TGACCCGCGGGTCGAATTGCAGAGCGTAGTTCGCATAACGCGAATCGTGAATCATCCCGAGCAGTTGGCGGGATCTGTAATTGAGCATGGTCCTGTCTGGGGTCGATCCGCACAGGGCTGCTCTGACCGACGCCAACGGCGTGGGCAAGACTAATGGGCGGAATGTCGGATCTACTATTTCGTCCCCCGGGACATCGCTGAAAATCCCGGAGTCGCCAGGCAGATTGACGAACAGTGTTCGAATGTGATTGATCATGACTAGAATCCTGCTCCGGCAATCGCCACACCTTTTTGGAAACTCGCCGGAGCGCCGCCTTGTCCGAATCCCTGCAAACCACCGGGGCCAAATAACCCTGGGTTGTTACCCAACACCTCAGGGACAGTCCGGATCATCATGGTAAACTCGGCCATCTGAAATTCAGGATTGAGCATGTTCAATTGCATGTCAGTCAGGAATCCGCGGATCACTGTAGTGCCGACCGTAACCTCGATTTCATTGTTCGCGTTCTGCTGATTGGATAGGCGATTCTGATCGAAATAGGCCATCGCATAGTCGAGGCCTGTCCCGCTTTCGAAGTCGCAGAAAACACCGTACGACACGGGACCACCAATCGCCAGACCGCTGATAACGATTGAGCCTACTCGGTCACCAAATACGTAGACATACACGACGTTTCCCAGACTGTGCTGCAGCTGGTAGTTGCAAGACTTTGACACGCCCACTCGAGAGATTAACACTCGGTGCGTATCGAAGCTCAGGATGGGATTGAGCTTGATGAATCGAATGAGACCGGCGGCCGGATTGGTACGCATCACCGTGATACGTCCAGGGAAGCCGTCTAGAATCAGCATATGTCACCTAACCAACCGCGGCCGCGTCACCGGGGCCGGCGAATTTAAGAGTTTTACCGGACACGTTGCGCAACTCACCCTTACCGTCGGCGATCTTGAGAACGAGCTCGCCTGTAACCTTCATGGTCGACGCACTCGCATCCGCTACCTTATCGTCGTCGGCCTTCTTTTTCTTAGCCTCTTCCTCCGCCATTTTGATAATCCGCTGTTCCATGATCTTCGCCTGGGCTGCTGCACCGCCTCCGCCCAAGACTTCACCGTCTTCACCCATGATGGCTTTCTCACCCGCCGCATTTCGTCCAGCGACAAGCAGCCGCATATCTCGCATTGTCTTTTCACCGCCGGCCAATGCCTTGATCCCGGCATCCATTTTGCCGGTACTGATCATGTCCTCTGCGTCTTCTTTAGAAATCCCCTTTTTCAACAACAACTGACGCATCAATTCCTTCGGGTCTTGACGGCCACGCAACTTGTCCAAGTCCTTTTTCAGGTCAGCATCGTTCCCGTTCCTGGCCAGGTCTGCCGGCCCGGCTTCGATTCGTGTCAGCACGTCCATTCCGCTCTTAATGTCATCGTGAGCTTGTTGAGCCGCTCGGCGGACATCGCCCACCTTGCTTGGGTCCACCCCGTGCAAATCGCCGGCAGCCAGTTTGGCCACGTCACCACCTGTGTACCGGTCGGCCAGCATCTGCAGTTTTTCTCTTCCTTCGGCCAGTCGCTCCGCGGCTCGGAGTCCGCGACGGCCGCCCTTTTTAAGGATGAAATCGTCACCAGAGATCGCCGCGGCGAGCAGGTTGCTCGTACTACCCATCATGTTTCCGGCATACTCACGCATCGCCCGACCGCTGGCCGACCCCCAGAATTTATCTCTGTCAGCCGGAGACAGATTCTGATCGCGGAAAATTTTGCGAGCATCGTGAAAGTCTTTGACAGCGTCACGGGCTTCTTTCCCCACCTTGGGGCCCATCGTGTTGTACAGGTCGCCGACGCCTTTGATATCTTCCAGGGCTTTCAGCACTCCCGGATTATTCTTGTCAGCACTGACCAGCTCGTCCCTGATCGCGATTAGCTTAGCGTGGTTGGCTGGCGACTGGTCCTTCTCGTAATCGGCATAGGCCGAGTCGAATCGATCCTGTAGATTTTTCAAGCGTTGCAGCTGAGGGCCCAAAGCCTGACCGGCCGCTCCCAGATCGATACCCCCCGTTATCTTGAGGATGTAGTCCTGCATTCTCATACCCTTCTTCATTCCCTGTAATCCACCCATCAGATTACCGAGGATCGAATCCGGGGCCGCGAACTTCGATAGAGGCGTCTGAAGCAATTGGCGAGCTGTGTCGAGCTTCATCTGTTTACTGGCCGCGGCGATGTTATCCGGATGGTTATTTTGAAGAGCATTTACAAAATATCCAACCTTCGCACCGTACGCGTTATCTGACGCGGCCTGATCGAGGGATCCGTACGCGATATCTCCAATGGTTCCATGGGCGTTACCAAGACGACCGCCAACAGCCGTGCTGATCGCTGAACCCAATACGCGACTTCTCTCGACAGGTTTAGACATGTCTTCTCGAGACATGCTGAACAGAGCCTCTGTTCCTTTTTCGGCCGCCGTAGTGGCCAGGGCGTCGATCTGCTCGTGCGTCATCCCGGGATTTTTTTCTCGCAGCTGATTGAAGATGTTATTCCGCAGATGCTGTCGTGTGGTCTCCTTCGCGTCGATTGGCTGCAGCTGCCGGGTAATCCCGCCGATGTTGAACTGGTGCAGGGTTTCCTGATTTGCCGTAGTTTGACCCAGTGCCGCACGAATTTGGCCGGGTGTGAAGCCCACGCCCTGCATCATCTCCATAAACTCGCCCGGCTTTTGATGCATGGCATCCATCGCATCGCCACGAATGATGGACTGAGCGAACTGTTCAGCTTGCGACCCGGCGGCGAATTGACCGCCCCCGCTTGATGCACGCAGACGCATCATCACTGCCAACTGATTAGCCATCACTGAGCCAGTCGCTCCGGCCCGTTTCGTCATGTCGAGCTGGGCCTGGGCATTGCGATCCAGCTGACCGAACGTGGGGACCAGCCCCTGCAGGCCAGCGTAGAAGGCCATGCCGCCCTGAGCGATCTGTGGGCCAAATACCGGGTTGAGACCCATCTGATGAGCGAACACGGCGCCTTGCATAGTCATCTGTTGGGCTGCTTCCAGCGGGATCCCTGCGACCTTGGCCAGGTTGTGCGTGCTGCGAACAATCTGTGTCAACTTGCCTGGGTCGAACTGAGCCATTCCACCCATCGTCAGTGACTCGAGACTGTGCAGCAGTTGGGCCATCGGGGCATTCGGCTGCCCATTATCTCCAAAGATTTCCCGCATGGCCGTGATGGTCTGCGAATACTTCTGAATTGTATCTTTGACTTTCCCCGCGTCGAAAGCCCGCAGTTTTTCGGAGACTTTTGGCGTCAGTGCTAACTTGTCGATCTCAGATCCGGACATACCACTGATGTCGTGGCCCATTTCACGCAACACTGACGACCGGTCAAATGACGGCATCAATCCTCGCCGTGTCAGCTCGTCGAACGCCTGACCAGCTCGGCCGGCTGTGACTCCGTACATTCTTGTGGCATCGCCCGTGTTATACATCGACATGACGCTGTCACGGACGGCCGCGGCTGATGCGGCAGACATTCCCATCTGGCCAGTGACCGGATCCAGCCGGTACCGTCCACCCATCATCAGGTTGTGGTTCAATAGCGACGCACTGCCGATTCGGCCACCAAGGCCTTCCAGCACGTCCGGCATCAGCTGGGCCATCATAGGGGCCCCTTTAGCCAAGAAGGCTGACAGGGCCTGGGCCGAACCCATTGTGGACACATTCCAAGGCGTTCCGGCCAGGTGGGCCATTCCACGCATTGAGTGCATCATTGTCTGGGCTTCGGCGTGCCGAGACATGTCCATCGAATGCTCATACATCCGCTGAAACTGCAACCGCTGCGACACGTCGTACATGTTCTGCGAGTGGCCAAAACCCAGCGGGAACATCCCCTGCTGGCTCATCGCCTGCTGCAGATACGGTTGAGCCGCCATCTGCATGCCCATTCCGAACATGCCGTTCCCGAACGCGTTGCCAAACATGTTAAAAGGCTGATAGGCCGCACCGGTCGCAAGTGGTGCGTACCCGCCGATAGTCGGCATCATGTTGGGCGATTGAAACATCGACATCAGCGTTTCCTGTTCCTAGTTCGCGGCTTGACCCTGGACAGGGCCAGTTTGCGAGCTTCTTCCTCTCGTTCCTTGTTACTCTGCAGAGCGCTAAGTCGGCGTTGATTCAGTTCCTCGACCAGCAGATTCACCTGCTGACGATAAGCCGGATCGTTCATGTCACCGACAGCTGTATTGTACTGCTCGGCGATCGCTTCGTGTTCCCTCTTTTCAACCGCCGTGTTGTCATGCCACGGATAAATCCGCTTGGTGACGGCGTCGTAGGCGTCTGCCGCGTCCTTCAAAAACTGGATATTTAAGTTGTTGTCCGGGATACTGCCGACCAGAGCAAGGCTGTGCCGATGTTTGAATTTGACGTAATCTCTATCGGTTTGATCGCCCAGCTCATCCAGAATAAACCGAAGACGTCGCCACCAGGCCGGGTCTTCGAATCTCGATTTACTGAAATCGATCAGCCCGGCAGCGTACGCTCGCATACTCAGGATGAGGCTCCGGTCGGTTCCCAAAAATCCGGTGTATCAGCCATCTCCTCCAGTTTGCCGACCAGACGGCCGAAATGGCCGCAGGCTTTTTGAATGATACGGAAAGTCGATTCGTTACGCATGGCTACGCTTCTGACATGCAATTCGATCCAGTCCATCGGGGCGAGCGATTGCTCGGCTGGCACTTTCTGAGACCAGAAGGTCTTGGCGCCGGGGTTGGTATCCGCATCATACCCGTCCGGAAAATCAACCGTTTTGTCGGGGCGGTCAACCCGTTTGATCTGCAGGGCCAGGCGGAAACGGTTAATCATCTCCCATCGTTCTTGCATCAGCTGCAACTCGTCGCTCTCGACCTTTCGAGACACAGCCTTGTAAATGGCATCAAGCTCAAATGACGTCAGTGTGCGAAACGTGATCTTCAGCCCGCCGTCGTAGAGGCTGTAGATCTTCTCAAATGGCACGTCACCCAGGCTGGCATGAAGGAAGACCATCTTGTCAGTCGATTCAACAGACACGTCATCTAACACGGCCTGGTCCCAGCCGCAGTGCGGACAGTTTCGATTGGCCGCGTCAGCACCGGTTGGCGACACGGATGCAGCGGGCGATGCCGTGGCGACTGGAGCTGCTTTAGCCGCGGCCGGCGGCGGGCTCGAGTCGTCGAAAATCTCGACGCTTCGCTGCGCTTGGTCAAACGCCGTCTGAATGGCCAACGGTTTCCCCGGTTCACCGAGAGCTTCCCCTTGCTCCTGTCTGGCAAGCTCAGCCTGAGCCGCAGCGATCTCCGCCCTGATCTGGGCCTGTTTCTCTTTCGGCAGCTGGTCCAGGGGGATGGGATTGTACTTCCCGGTCGGTTTGAAATCCGGCGGAACAGACGGCACGAACGACTGGCTTTCCTGCACGATCCTCTGCACCATTTCACCGGTGTTCGACGGCAGGCCCTGGCTCGTGTCTACACCGATAGCCTGAAGTTGAGCCTCTTCGTTTGGGTTTAACTTAGTGACGCGATAGACACCGCCAGCGATCAGCGGCATCCTCCCCAGTGTGTTTGGAGCTGTGGGGCCGCCACCCGGCATAGCCGACATCAGGTCGCCTGGGGTTTTGAGAGTGTGGGGCGTGACGAACTCGCTCATTTGATACCTTTCAACCGAGGGACAGGAACGTGTTAAGTGAGAATTTTTGCCAGCTGCCAGTCGCAGGCAGCCCGCTATTCGACGTGTACGGATTACTCTGGCTGGCTGTTCGATCGACGGCAACACCATTTGGGCCAGTTAACGTGGACGCTGCCGGAGACAGCATGGCCTGGCTGCTCGTACCGAATCCGATCAAGCCGGGGAACGGGTAAAGCTGATTGTTCTGGTAGGTAATTCCCTTCTCGTTCCACGGAGATCCTCCGGTTGCATCACCAGCACGAACCATCCTTTGCCACCGCGACTCGACCAGCATGAACGACTGAGTGCCGTATTGAATCCCATCATCGCGGTAGCTGAAACCGATCTGAGGGACCAGGGCCTTGTCTCCCTGCTCGCCGGTCTGGTAATAGGCTTGGCTGAAGTAGCCCCAAGACTTTTGTCCGTCTTGCACCACCGACTGAGCACTTTGATTGTCTTTGGACAGATCGTTCGTGACCTCGGATAAGGATCTTCCCTCGAGAACGCCCATGCGTCCGTCTGGGGCGGGCGTACTGACTTCTCCTGTCACGTCGACATTGCCAGAGACGAGCATACCCCCGCTAAGAACGGCCGTTGTTCCATTGATCGTGAGCGGGGTACAGATGATCGCGGCGATTCCTGAATAAAGATTGACCTGCTGAATGTTGCCGTTGCTTCCGAAAATATCTCGAGAGACGTTCGTGATGAACCGGTCAAAGTCCCGGGCATTGATCTGCACGTCAGCCGCACCTTGCCCGGCGTCCAATATGATGTTGCCCGAAGCCACGTCGCCAACACCCGTGCTGATGTAAACACCGGCCGTCCAGACTGACAGCGGGGCTGCCTTGCTCTTGAGCAGGATGCCAGACGATTGCACGTTTTCGCCGATTTTTCCGTCGAAGCCCTGAGTTGGCCCAGAGCCTGTGCTCTCAACCAACACGCCGACAGCCTGCATCTGCATGTTGGCCTGGGCCTTGATCCGTACGTCTTTGTTGGTCGCCGTGATGTCTATCGAATTTCGAGCCCGGGCGATCAGATCGTCACCGGCCCAGGCCACCAGGTTGCGACCGGGCATCATGTAGATGCTGCCGGGGCAGCTCATGTAGATGTTTCCCCCGGTCATCGAGATCTCTGACCCGTACCCGTCGCCGAAGACAACGCCCCCGTCTGGCAGTTGATGGATGTACGATTCAGACTGGAAGAAGTCAGTCTGCCCGTATCGGCTGTCGACGTTGAGCTGTTTCGCTGGCGGCAACGGCAGGGAGCTGGCCGCGTTTGTTCCAGTCAATCGGGAGAAGTCTAGCTTAGCCTGATTCGACCATCCGGAATCCGATTCTTGGGGCAGGTTGAAATCCCCGGTATGGTAGGCGAACGGATGCAAGGCCTTCCAGTTGCCGTTGTACGCTCGGAAATCATTGGTCGTAGCCGCTCCGAACAGAGGAGCAGGATCCGGCGCCTGCTGCACGGGCAGGTTGCCAACCTGGTGCGGTGGCCCCGACCCGAACTGACCAGACGCCTTGTAGTTCTGCGTGTTATCGCTGTCATTCCGCTGATCTTCTGGCAAACGAATCCGTTTGGGGACGGGGATGTTCACGCGTTTGGTGAAGGAGATCGAGTGGGCACTTCGCAACAGATAAGAGCCATCCAGGCCGACGCTCTCGTCAAACAGTCCGCGGTCCAATGTCGTCTTTGGCACATCCTGGTATCGCTGCACACCGCCAGTCCGGCCCGGCACGATCAACGCCCGTCGGCCGCCCTGACCGAGATAGCCGCCGTAGCGCTGGCAACGGTAGAAGGGCTGTGTGTCCGGGTAGGTGGGCTCTAGCTTCGACGTCAGCCCCTGGTATTGGATTCCCTGGTCATTCGTATTCATCGTCAGCATGCCGGTTTTTGGGTCCAGACTGCCGACTGACTCCCACGGGTAGACAGCCATCCCCTCGTAGTCGGCGATCTCCCCCTCGTCATCACGGATTTGCCGCTCATGACTGACTGTCTGCCAGTCCATGTTCCACCCGGCCAGTCGCATGTAGCTGTCGAAGTAGTTCAGGAACAGGCCACACGTCTCGTTAACCCGCAGATAGGCCTGGAAGGAATCCATGAACAGGCCGATTCCCGTCTCGGACATGTACCCGAACTCACCGCTGCCCGTACCGTCCAACGGGCGGCCGCAAGAGAAGTCTTGGACAAACCCCTTGTTGGACAGGTACTTGATGAAAGCCGAGTAGGCCCCGTCGACCATGAAGCCGACGCCAGAGCCGTAGTTGATTTTGTCGGGCAGGAAGTTCGAATTGACCGCCGCGGACAGGGACGGCACCACACCGAGGATGACGCCAAACGACATGCCGGCCATCTTCAACACGAGGACGCGGGCCCCGACAGGCAGAGTCGACATGCATCGAACGCCAGCCGGCTGTAGACCTGTCGAGCTTAACTGACAGCAGTACTGGAAGCCTTGCCCGGCCTCCATCTGTACGCTGTACCAGTTGTTGTAGGGGATGGCGACCCGGATGAAGCCCATTTTGATGGGCGCGGACGGGTCAGGCTGTGACAGTCGATCAACAGCCCGAGAGAGCCAGGGATTTTCGGCGAAGTCACCAGGCGTATCACGCCCGGCAGCGAGGCCTGATAATTTGCGAGCCAATTCCTGGATACGGGGGTCGGCCGCGGCCCTAAAAAAATCAACCAGATCCATCTACTCACCTCCGGTGGGGTGCGGTTAGTCGCGCCAGTGGCGCTAGGGCTTGCAGCTTATCACAAACCCAACTCAACCCGGAAACTTATTTTCAGCCGCCGCCGTGGTCGGTGTACTCCATCGCGGAGAAGATGGCCGAGCTGCTTTCATTGACCACCATGTCGCCGGCACTGACGCCAAAGCCCACGTTGGTGATCACCACATACTTGCACAGGAACGTCGGTGAATTGCTCGCACAGCGGCTGACCAGGTTGAAGGCGATGTTGTTCATGGCCGCCTGGCAGACGTCGCCGTAGGTCGCGTAGAAGGCTTGCAGCAGAACAGACGGGCCGATCACTCGAGCCAGGCTGATCTGTCCTTGGGTTCGTCCGCCGATGTAGTACACCACGTCCTGTCCCACTTCGTACAGACGGGTGACGGACTGGGCGTAACCGAAGTTGGCTGTCTGAACCAGGGCACCGGCCTGGATCTGGCCATTCGAGAAGGTGATGCTGGCGTTTTGTGCCGCGAACGAACCGGCGAACCGACTTGCAGCACCCGAGAAAATGTCAGCAGCCATATTCACGCCTCCTTGCGTGGGACTCTCGTTCAGCGAACCGAACGAGCGATTATCGACTAGAACGAAAGGTTAATCACGAACTGATTCAAAGGAGCCGGTGCCGTACCAGTGACAGTCATGTTGACCGTGTCAGCTGACAGGGCACTGATTTCGATACTCGCGATCGTCGCGTCGATGATCTGCCCGCCCAGACTCGGGGTGAACAGTTCCGATTTCAACACTTCGATCAGAGCTCGTCCTTCGACCGTCAAGATGTTCAGCAGGGTTGGAACCGCGTTGACCACACCGATGAACGGAGCGAAGGTCTCAGCGAATCGGTAAGAGATCGAGTCGATGTTCGAAACGATCATCTCTTCGCGTTCGTCGAGAATCGCGTACGGGCCCGTCGTCACAGCGTGTCTCGTGTAGATGTCGCCCGACTGCGGGTTGGACGTCACGATCCAAACACCGTTGCCAGCCATCTGGTCGAGCTGGTCGCGGTCAAACTTGTTGACCGTGCGGGGTACGGAAGTGAATCCGGTGATCTGAAGATTCGTCATGCCTTGCTGCGGGACAACACCGCTGCGGAGCCCGGCGAGAGCACAGCACAGAAAGTACCCGTCGATTGTGGCCGAACCGGTGTTGATCGTGTCGGGCCAGACAGCTCGTACTCGAGTTGAACCGAACGCACCAGCCTGCACTTGGATGGCTGTCGCCTCGTCGGTCGGCGCCAGATTTCTCCAGATCTCGACCTTCTGTGGCGTTGAAACCGGAACCGAGCTGGACGTCGACAGCAACAGGGAGTCTTGATTGAGCACCTGTGCAACCGAGAAGTCGGTGAAGGTGAAGTTACCGAATCCGTCACCGACGTACAGGTAGCGAACGATGTCACCGGCTCGAACGCCATTCGTTACGAACTGCCCGTTGAGAGCCGGAACGGTGAGCAGATTGTATTGGATGCCGACTGCGTTCGGATTGTCGATGATGGTTGCCAGAACGGTATTGCCGTCAGTCGACGTGGCGGAACTTACGACGGCCGAAGTCGGCACATCCTGCAAGGCGGTCCACATGACACGCCACTGGTTGATGGTCGGGGACGAGTAGGCTTGCACATGCCCCTGCCACAACTGCAGAACCTGCTGGTTGTGCGTCAGTGGCACAAGGCCATAAACGTCCGTTCTTCCGGCGATGACTTGCAAAGCGGCCTGCCAGGCAGCAATCGAGGTCGGGTCCGACACAGCCGTGTAACCGACCGCGGAACCGTTGCTGTTGGACAAAGCCAGGAACACACCATACGACAGCGGATTATCCGGATCCAACTGGCCCGGAATGGCCGTCAGGACGCCGGACGGATCGCTCAAGCTGTTGAACGTGCTCACCAGGTTGGTCAGCCACGCCCTGTACTGGACATAGACGCGACCGTAGTTCTGCGACACAGACGAGTTGACCGGCAAGGCCAGCATGACGCCGCCGCTGGTCCACGTCGGGTCGTACCCGACAATCCCGCCCTGGATGCAGATTTGCGTTTCGGACGTGTTCCAGTTGGTCTGAGGAGCGAACCCGAGACGGTTGGCCGAGATCTGCAACGCAGGCTTGAGGATGTACAGAGACACGTCGACCGATGTGCCGGCCGGGATGTTCGGGTTCAGGTTGTTGGCCAGCACGATCGTCTTCATTGCCCCGGCGGCCTGGGCGGTCACATTGACCGTGTATCGATTGCCCAGTCGAAGGCCAGTGCCGGCAAACGAGATCGTCGTGCCTTGCGTCCCGATCGGGACAGCGAAGCCTGTGGTGGGTACGGTGGTCGGTCCGCTGATGTCCAGCCCGAGCGAGTCGGCCACGGAGATCTGCGGTTCAGACGAGGAAGAGAACAGCCCTCCCTGGGTCACTGTAACGATGTAGGTCGTGTTGTTCAAACCGGTGTAGGTTCCACCCGAGGTGGGCACGGACGGCGTGTAAGACTGGTTGACGGTAACCAGCCAGGTCTGTCCGACAAGCAGGTCAACCGCCGAGATGTGGCCCTGAGCTTGAGCCGAGATCGAGCAGTGGGCCGACTCGTCTTCGTGGAACGTGACTAGCAGGCCGCGGGTACCGATGGCGGTTGGCGTGCCGACCGCGGCAGGCACAACAGACGCCTGATTATCAGTGCCGCTGCCTGAGGTCACCTTGACCGTGGCCGTGGTGTAATTTCCGTGCGACGACGAACGGGTGACGGTGATCGAGTAGGTTTCGCTGACGTAACCGCTGGCCAGACCGTTGTAGCCGGCCCCGTTGACCTGAACGCTGACGCAGTTTTCGGGTCCGGAGACACGCATCACGCTCGCGCTGAACGACTGAGCTGACGGATTGCCCGGGTCGACGAATGCCCCGCTGACGCTTGCGGCGATCACATCACCGACGAAGCCCTGCACGGTACTCCATGTGGTGTACGTGGTGGGACCGATAACGGTTCGCACCCTGGCGATGTCACCAATCTGGACGTCGCGGGAATTGAACTGGCTCGATCGCGGGTAAGTCGTACCGTTCGAGATAAATGAAAGGCTCTGTGACTTGATCTCGTTTGGGTAGTTGGCGACCGTTTTGATATCGCCACCGCCTGTCGCCACCTCAGAGAAGTAGTTAAGCAGGGCGTTCTGGATCCAGACCTGAGTGTAGGTCAGGTCGATCAGGCTGCCGGCCGGCTGATTGGGCCAGGAGTAGCAGTTCTGCGTGGTTGGATCGTAGTACCCAAGGAAGCCCTGTTCCTTTTCCGAGGCCTGCGAGTATCGGACAAGCTGGCCATTTGGAGCGGTGATGTGGGCATTCAGCGGATGCGCGACCGAGGTCGGCAGATTGTTCAGCTGTTGAAAGACTTGGACTTGCGGGAGCACGTAGCTCATGGGCAGCTTCCTTGCAACTTAGACTCCGGCAATCCCAGCCGGATTATTTCAACCCGAACAACGCCTTCAAGCCGATTCGTCTCAGAACGGGAGCCTCATACCGGAGTTCCCAGTTCTCATCGTATGCGATCCCGACTGTAATTGGAACGCAAAAGTTCTGTTGAGCCTCTTCCAGAACGGAAATTTCACCAACTTGCATAACCTGATATTTCTGCAGATTCAACTCAGTGGTAATCGCTCTGGTGAATTTCGTCAACCGTCGCTGCACCTCGGTGGCCAGTAATTCCACCCCGGCGCCTGTCCCGTAGATGCAGAAAATCGTGTGGCTACCAACCCAGATTGTGCTGAATTTCTGGTCCATTGTCCGGGCGTCAAACCCGGCAAAATCGCCGACAGACAGCCTGGCGTTCTGGTAGGCGTTCCTTTTGATCAGGACGGCCGGACGTCGTTCAGTTCGGTTGGGGTCGTAGTCGTAAGCGTCGGCAATCAAGATTGTCGCGGCTTCTTCCGTAGACCACAGGAAGGCCCGGAGATCGGGCTCCTCAATCTGATCCGGCTCATTAAAACAGCGGATAAGATAATCGCGAAAAAATCCTGTCAGGACCAATGGACGCATGCCCAACGACGTCAAATTGCTGGCCAGGTGCCCGAGGAAGCTGGCCTGACCGTTGTTTGTGGGCTGAGTCATTTGGGGGTCGCACCAAACATCTGGCGAAACACGGATGCCGGATCAACCGAGAACTTTTTAATGCTGATCGTGGAAAGGAATGGTGACTTGGCCGAATCGGGAATGCTGTGTGCTTTTGGGACCGTTGGTGCTTTCGGCAGTACGGGCTTTGGTAGCTCCGGGCCTAAAGCGGGAGACCGGGGAAACTGACCAAAATTGTCTGGGATACGGGGCATTAGTTCGGCAATTGGATGTTGGGCAGATGGTCAGGAATCGTGATCTGGTAAACGGTATCAGAGAAGGGAACGACTCGCAACTCGGCCACAATGACGATCGGCACGCCGCGGAACTCTGCCTGGTTAACGATTCTGTGCACGTAGTATCGGCGATCGTCGTCTTCACTGACCCAGACGTCGTCCTCGCCCAGTTGGGGAGCTCCCAGCATCCGGGCCATGACGGCGACACTGTCCGTGGTCTGTGTGCGACCGCCCGCGTCAATCTGAGTGTGGTGAGCGTCGAGTCCCAGGTCGGCGTAAACGCACGGCAGGGGCAGGTAATATCCGCCTACCCATTTTGTTCCGTAGCACGTGGCACAATAGGGTTGTCGAACCTCGCCGGTCTGGTAATCGAGACAGACCGGACACTTTGTGCCGTGGTACTTCCGTTTGAGTAGAAAGCCTCGAGTGCTGGCAAATCTGTGGCGAATCGATTCCTTGCGGGTGACTTCCCTGGCCAGTCTCCATCCACGGACGCCGAGGGCGCCAACGCCTGATTGGGGATTCGAATAGTAGATGCCCGCGCTGTCGCTCAAAACTACTCGGTAGTGGGTCCAGTTTGTTTTGCCGAAAACTCGTTGATCAGGGTCGATTGCGTAGAAGGTGTCCTGGATCGACATGCCGACGTCTTCCCAGTCGTCTGCCGTAGCGACGCCTGATCGACCAACCTGTAATTGGAACGTGAAGGGCCCGGGGTCATTGAAGTCAGGGCGTAGATCCCACGTGACTCGTGTCCCGCCGGCGAAGATGTTGTTCACAACGACGCGCAAAAACGGGTTGCAATCCGAGATACATGGAGCCACTGGACAGGGCGTAAGAGCGGCCGCCGGGGATGTCGTCGCGGGTAGTAAGACGATGGGCATTCAAATAACTTTTTGAAAAGGTATTGATTACACCACGACTGTGAGCGGGGTGAAATGCGGGCCAAAACTGCCCGATCCACCAACTGTACCAATTTTTGTTGCCACGAGCATGTAAGCCCCGGGCGCCATAGCCATCGGAAGAATCCAATGTCCGTTGATGTCAGTTGTGCTCTGCCCGACGATGTAAGTTGCCGACCGTCGACCGGCGTTGAAATCTGCCAGTCGAAAGGCCTGGATGACTGCTCCCTCGATACCACTACCTTGGGGATCTGTGTACTGCAGGTTGTTTGTACCGCCGTAATTGTGATCGACCAGAACGGGCCCAGCACCACCGACCAGCGTTTGTAACGACGCCATAAGTGTAAGGATGGCCTGCGAGTCGGCCGCGTTGATCAGGTAGGACGGAACGAATTGCACGTCATACGTCGGTGCCAGGATTCGTTTTCCGGTTGTCTCGGCAAAGGTCAGGGTTCGTCTGCCGGCCAAGGCAAACATGTTGTTTGGCAGATCGAGTCGATAGATACCGCCCTCGCGTTCTTTGACCCCGCCCGCCACATTGTTATTGGGGTGGGAAGTCACAATCGACGGCAGGTCTGTTAACACGATCGGCGTGTCAGCCGTGTTTCCGCCGCCCGACCAGGCGCAAGCCGGAAAATCGGTAGCAACTTTGCCTGTAACGGCAGCACCCGAATCGTCTGCGAAAAAGACGTCGGCCGAGATCTGCACAGAACCTGGGGCAATGATCACTGCAATGTCTTTCTGCGTCTGAGCAAAAGACCGCTACTGACAGATCCGGGACTCCCAACAAATCCGTATCGACGACCCATGATCCCCGGGGCAGCTGAACCCAATTGGGTGATCCCTCCGGATGTCGGAGGCGGCGGAGTGGGACCGATAGGCTGAGAAAAGCTGTACTGTCGGCCCATGATGCCGGGTGCAGCCGATCCCAATTGAGTTAAAGGGGGCATTTTTTCAAGTAATCGTGAAGGTGTCGCCGCTGACAGGAGCGGCCGTCAGGGGGGTGACTGTAAACACGCCGCCCGACGTGTTGCTGATGATGTTCGTTCCTTGGCCTCTCAAAGCAACAGTTGTCGTATCCTTGTCGAAGATGATGATTCGCTGGAAGAACTGATTGGCACCCGAGGCGGCCGGCGACAGGCTGGACGTCACGATGCTGGACGTCGAACTGCCAACGCCCACTGTAGCGATACCGATCGCACGTGCCGATCGATCCAGTCGAGCGGCTCCGCCCGTGTTACCGGCGATTTCTTCAATGTCCGATTTCATGTTGCCGTTTGCGCTCAGGGCTGACGGAATCCTGGCAGTAAGGCTGGCAATTGTTGCCCCAGAGAACGCCGTCGAGTCGGAAAGAATCACGGGCAACACAGCCGCGGCAATTGTCGCGGGCGTTGCCAGCGGATTGGGGGCTGTCCCGAGGAAGTCTTCGACGTCCACTTTCGGGTAATGGCTTGCATCGACTCCAATACCCGCACTGTCCCCGGCCCATTGGACCACATTGACGTCAGTCGCCGCACCTGAGCTGTTGACCAGGGGCAGACCGCTGACCGCTCCGGCCGCGTGGTCCGGAATAGACCCAGCAAAGAAGTCTTTCGTGTCCCTCCAAACAATGGCGTTATCCGTGATGGAGCTGACTGTGGCGGTGATCATGATCGACGCCATGTCATTCAAAGCCAGCGTCGGCAATGTGACTTGTGCTGTGTATTTGCCTGTGGCCAAATGGGTGATCGTGACAGTCGCACCGTTGAGAACCCCGTTTACGTAGAGCGCTCCGGCCGGCAGAGAATCTGCGTCAGACTGCACTCCCGTTGCAAAAGCACGAACGGTAAACGCAATAGTAACTGATTGGGCTGACCTGACGCTCATAACATGCCTCTTCCTTGAATAATGCTCGACTCGAAAAGAGATCCACCACCGCCGCCGCCGCCACCTCCACCTGCATCGGTATGCTGTGCAGCCCCCACATCCAGCTTCGTTGAGGTGCTCACGCCTGGAAAGGCTCCAATGGCGCCCAGTGCACGCAAGAGAGCGCCGCCGCCGGCCGTTGAATTGAGCGAGAAGTCACCTCCGGCCGAATTGTTGAACGGGTTCGCTGACAAAGTAATGTTACCAAGCTGCGAGTCGAGTGAAATGTTAGTCGCAAAATTAGGCGTGTTGCTGCCAGCCGCACAATTGAGGAGAAGCATGATGTTTGTCGCGGCGGTGCAATTGTACCCGACTCCCGTGTTGCCGTAACTAAGGCAATTCACGCAGGTCACGTTGACGTTGATCGCCAGGGCGGCAGCACGAAAACCGTCACCAGCATTCCCGAAAGCCGTGCAATTGATAAACACTCCGAGAAAGCCTGATGAAAAGAATCCGTGGCCGCTCCCCCCGCTGTTGTTTACTGACAGGCAACCTACAGCCATCGGCACGTTTACGATGCCTCCAAACGAGTTTGACCATGCGACGCAGAAAATAATCGGACCGCTTCCGATTATGGTGTTGCTGGTTGTGCAGCCGGTTGTATCGCACAGAACAGCACCGCCAGCGCCTGCGTTGATTCCGCTCGCCGTGCAATTTTTTGCCGTCACATAATAGGCGCGGAGTACGTTGATTCCGGTCGATGTCGTCTTCAACGCGCCATCAACAATGAGGAAATTCGCGAGTGATTGACCGGTCGCCTTAACAAGCGTAAAGGCCGAAATCGCACCGCTTGCCTGCAGGATTGGCCTGGTACTGCCCGTTGGATTGTCGGTCCTCAAAGCGCTGTACCCTATGACAGTCGTCATCTGTGAGTTCGCCGTGGCATTGGGCAACGTTATGCAACCGCCGCTCACGTTACCGGTGGCCGATGTGATCGAATAGGTGTTGTTGCCTTTGATGTAGACATGGTTCCCGGCAACCATGTTTGCGCCGGCCTGACCGGGCGACAAGAGACAGCCGCCAACCGTAACCGTAACGCTCGACCCGCTGGCGAGCACCGCACCACCTGTCACCGTGCACGAGACACCAGCCGTCACTGCCGTCACTTCATAAATTCCAGTCGTGTTACCGCCGCCGCTGATAAACAGCCCGTTGCCGAGCCACGACTTCGCCGCTGATGCTGTGGTGACAGTTGTGGTGGCTGTCGTTGTGGCCGTGCTTGTCGTAAACGAAGCGGTCCCGGCCTGAGAGTAGTCGACTCCACCAGTCCCCGAGGCTGTCCCAGATACGTACGAGCCGTTAACGCAACCAGCGACAGTATTGACCGCATACGGCCCGGGTGTTGAGTAGAGGACCGCGGCGCCGATAGCAGCGTTTACTGTCGCAACGCCAGCGGCGACTGACGTGATTTTGTACCAGCCGGGAAGCCAATTCGTTCCCGATTGAATGAAAACCCAAGACCCCACGTCACCGGCCACGAACGTGTAACTAGCAGACGAGATCTTGTAGACACCAGGGGTAGTCGTGTCGCACGATAAATTCGTGAGAAAATTGGCGCTGCCCGGATTGAACCATCCAGAATTCAAATCGTTTCCCGCGTTCCCATCGGAACCCAGCGGGGCGACTTCCAAGCATCCAGCGGCTGCAAGAGCCATTAGTACTTCTCCAAAGAAAATCCGGCAGGCAATTTTCCGTTAAACAACGACTTAAAGAACGCTCTGGCCTCTGATTTTGTTCTTGCCAAACACCCGTCATCCGGGCGTTGTGGGGATCGCCACCGCGGCATTGTTTGCATCGCTGGCACTGACTGGGTGTTATTCAATTTCTTGTTTTGAGGCGGGGCAGCTACAGCCTGCAACGCTTTAACGGCGGCGTCAGGCAGGCTCTGTTTGACTGATTCGGGTAGTTTTGAAATATCAACGCCATTCGGGAAAAACCGAACAGCTCCGAGATTTGATTTGTCTGCCATTACTTGCCGTCCTCGATGATTTTCATGAAGTCACGAATGCCGCCCGATCGGCCTCGATTATAGCCGTACAAGTAGGCAGACAGCCACAGAGTTACGGTCATAACGCAAAATGTGAGTTCAACCATGTCGAGTCTCCTCGAGCAAAAGTGGCGTTTAATTCATGGTCAGCGTGTAGTAGCTCACGAGTTCTTTGGGATTGTCCGTGTCGACTTTATAAAAACCGAACAACTCGAATATGTGCAGAGTTTTGGTGATGGAGTTGTAGTAGATCCTGACGTCTTGCCCATAACCCAAATCCGGATATGGGGTCGTGTCCAGGTTCCCGAACTGCCAGATTTTTCCGGTAGGCACTCGCCAGACACCGTTGACGTCCTGAGTGATCTCGGCCATTGCCATCCCGCGACCGCCTGGCACGAATGCCCTGCCGACTCCGTATACTTTGCTCCCGACTACGAACATATTCGACCACCACTCCATCACGTTGAACCCAGCCGGGAACCAGCCGCTCATGTCCAACTCTGAGTAGTCCAGGGATGCGTCGAATGACGTCCCGTCCGTTGACGTACTCACCCGGCTGATGGCCACCTCTTGGTTCGCCAAGTGGTAAGCAATCCAGCCGGTTAGCCCCGGCAGCTCTCCTGGAGCAAATATCGTCGCGTACCCTGTGTGGTCGACGGCGTAGGGAGGCCCCACTGACGGGTATGGGTGCGAGACGCCGCCCGAGCCCGGGATCGGAAAAGTCGGAATCATCACGCCCCGGTTGGTCCATGTGACCAGATCGCTGGAGTCGTACATGACCGTTTCTTGGATGCCGCTGGCAATGCCCGAACCGGATGGGCCACCGCTTTGAATTTCTGAATGGACGTAGCAGCGTACCTTTGAGTTGGCTGCGTCCCAGCAGAACATGCCGGCTTCCACGTCAACGGAGACACGGTCTGGCCAACCGTCGCTGGAGTGATAGGTCGCGTTACCCGGTATAACCTGGGTCCATGACACCGGCTTGATTGACGGACTTGAGGAGAAGCCCATGTAGACCCCGTCGCCCGTGCTCAGCGGATGGTCCGCCGTCAGCATCCAAATGTAGTCACCGTGGACATTGGCCAGTGACGGACTCCAGTCGCGCAAACGTCGACAGTTGCACCAGAACAATCCTTCCGATCCGAGCTCATTGGTCGTGATGAAGCTGGAATTGACAAGAGTAACATTCGAGAAAGGCGCTGGCCCGGCGCTTGTGTCGGCCGCAAATGTGTTAGCGTTGAACGGCAGCAGAGCTCCGCGATTGTGCGCCTTCAGGATCTGATTGTCTGTCATCGCCCCCTGCGGACCGCGGGAAAACATGGCCTGTTGCATGTAGCCGCTCATGATTCCGCTCTGACTAAATCCTCCCAGCGAGATTCCTGTACAGAATGAGAACGTGGCGCGAGCCGTAATTGACGCTTCCGCCCGGACCAGGTTGTTCGATGAGTCGACTACGACAACGAACTGAACGTTGCGGGCTGCGTCCACGCCCCACGCGACGCTGTAGATTTGGTTCGCCACGATTGTCGTATTATTGAACGTCGTGGTGATGACCGAGGCAACGGGGGATGTGTGGTCGTACGTTTGGATTTTGAACTTGTGTGTATTATCCGCGCCACAGAAATAGCTGTTGGCTCTGGCGAAGCAATAGGACGCCCCTGTCGGAAGGGTGGAGTACCGGACGCGGGCGAACGCGGTCCACGAGCCCAACCCGCCGACGTAACGCGAGATTTCCAACTGCCCAGCGGAGTCCGCGTTAGGAACCGACAACGATGGAAGCGTGCCGAATGATCCTGAACCGTCAAAGAACGCCATGACTGTGCTGCTAGGACCGACGGCCGCGCTGGATACGTTGGTGAAGTTGTCCAGCAGGTTGATTACCGCCGGATTCTCTGACGTGCCCGCAGGCATGGAATCCGCACGTGTCCCGGACGAGATCGCTTCCGTGAGCTGCCACCAATTGTCGAGGCCAGTGAACTTCAGTACGTCTTCGAAGCCCGTTAGTTGTCCGGCGGGATTCTGAATGATCGTCCAATTGGTCGGCTTTCCATTTGTGGTCAGTGATCCATAGAACGTCGCGGTTCCCAGGTCGATATTGCTCTTGTAAAGCGTTAATGCCGTAGCCGACGTGGCCGCGGTTCCAGTGAGGTTCTCGGAGATCGCGGTCGGAACATTTACGATTGTCGTGTGATCCAAAACATTCAGGTCACAAGACAAACCCTTGAACTGAGCATCGACACCCTCGGTGGCGCTTGCTGCGACATGCGTAATCGAGTTGTTTCTGTAGATGTTGCCGATGAAAACGGATGTCTCGCCTGCCAGCAGCCCATCATTGCCGTACATTCTCAACGCTGATTTCTTGACCCCTGTGAACGTGCCGTTCTGGTAAAGGTTCCACATGCTGGGGAAAGACAACTGCGGACTGACACCGAACCTTGACCATGTCCCGTAGGCATAGGTAGTGCCGGAGCAGGTTGTCTTGTCTACGACGCAGTCCAACGCCCCACCAAAGAACTGCACAGCCACGGCCGCTGTGACGTTGGTATCGTTGACTTGTAACGTGTTGTTGTAGATGAACGCCCTGGAGACGATTCCGAAGATGTTCACAATTGAAGTCGCGTCTGGCTGTAGTAACCACGGATGATCGATCACGATCTCTCCAGTGGTCGCGTTCGTGCTCACGACGTTCGCCCACTGCCCCTGGCCAGTCCCACCTGAGATATGCATCTGTCTATTGCCATCCCACGCAGAATTGATGCTAGCGGGCGCGATGAACAATGAGTTGGGAGACGCGGATACCACGGGTCCGCTGAAGGACTCATGGTTCTGCTCAAAGCAGATCTGCTCGCCCTTATTCGTGTCCCCGGAACTGTCCTGCATGTTGGTGGTAGTATTGCCGCCGATGTACAAGCAGTCTGCCCAGCTCTGCGACCCGAAGAAAAGACGTCCTTCAGTGTGAAACGCGACCGGATCAATCAGACTGCACGGGCAGTTCCTCATGATCACGTAGGCGCCGCCCCACAGTGAGACCGGGCCTCCGCTGTTTAGATCCAGACCGCATAGCAACGTGCAGGTGTCGATCAGAACGTTGTTAGTATGGTTTCCGAATACAGCATATGCTCCGGTCTTGAAGGTGCAGTTCATGAGAACCATCCCGGTGCCGGCGGCCGGAACGTTGCAGCACCCTCCGCCGCCTGCCGATCCGTCTCCAGCCGCCAGATGCACGTCAATCGTGCAGTTCACGAAATAAACGCACCCGGTTATGCCGACGAAGGTGTTGCCAAACGTTCCGGTCGCGCACGTCAAACTGACGCCGTCCATCTTGCCTTGTTGGTTCCCCAGCCACGTAATGGCGAATCCGCTATTGAATCCCGTTGTCGTCGCCAACGTCGTATTGGTCCCCTTGAAACAAATTGAATTGCCAGCAGCCCCATTAGGGATGAGCTTCGCCGAGAACAGATACGTCGCGTTACTGTTGAACAAGATCGTGGTAGGTCCACCGTGTGCTGCACAAGCCGCAATCCCTGTTGTGATCGCCGCCGTGTCATCGCCTCCGGATGGTGCACCCATCGTATAAACAAAGGCACTGTAATTGATCCCAAGGGCCGTCGTCGTTGTGATGACCAACTGCTGCGGGCACAGTGACCAACCGTAGATCCCACCGTGCCAATTGTGGCACCAGACGTTATATGTCCCTGTCGCTACAGCCGGGATGGTCGCTGTGACCAAATAGGGGTCGACATACGTCGTAGTCAGATATCGCCCGCCTGAGCCGCTTACCGGGATCAGATAAACGCCGCAGTTAGGCGACCCTGCGTTGTTAGAGAGATTGCGACCACCAATGTACAGCACATCGGTGCCGTCTCCGATGCCCGATTGACCTCCGGTAGATAGGGTCTGTAGCCAGCACGCCTCTGTTTTGTTGATCGCGACCGGCAAGCTGCGTCCGTGGGAGTTCTGTGCCCACAGAATATACATGCTGTTCGCCGGCAACGAGGGACTTGTCGCTATCGACGCGCGACCGGTGGTCTGCGCCAGCGACGTCGCGGCGACCAATGTGGCGTTGCCGCTATTGGTCTGACCGAACATGGAAAACGTGTCAGTAGAGCCGAGTTGAGCGGCCATCAGGCTCAACGCGTTGTCAGGCCCAGCCTGCTTGTTGTAGGCGTATACAATCGGCGCCAAACCGCTGGCTGACCCACTCATGGTCGGCGAAAATACGTCAGAACCGACGGGCAACGCCGGATTATCTGCCGGCGCTACCGCGACAAGCGTTGGAAATATCCCACCGCCACCGCCGCCACCGCCACCGCCAGTGGTCTGCATAACTAAAACGCTGTTAGGCATTCGTGTCTTCTTTCAACTCGTTGAATTACCAGCCCCAGCCCAGACCGCCGGCACCATTGTAAAGGCCAGCCCAGCGGTACTCTGATCCGGCGATGCCCATTGCCCGTTGAGCGTTAACCGAGACCTTCTTGGTGATCGTGAAATCACGCCATTGGCTTAACATCTGTTCGGCCGCCTGAATGTACTGCTGTTCCTTGTTCATGTCGTCGATCGCCACCCCGGCTGCCTGGTAGGCCAACTGGTTTCGACGGTAGGTGTGGGCGGCCGTTTGTAGCAAGTATCCTTGAATACCCCATAACCACGCCTCCTTGAAAGGAAATGTGTGGGTGCTGTACCGCGGCGGGACCGGAGGAGGGATGTCGTTCCATTCAATGATCGGTCGCGAGATGGCCATGCCCAGTTCGGCGTTGTCGAACTCAACTCGCTGCAACAGATTGTTTTCAACGAACGAGCTGTCTCGCATGGCCATGCGGATCTCGCTGAGGGTCGGGGGCCCCGGGTTGCTCATCGCGTCAGCGTCAAATAATGACCGGCTGATGCAGATGTAGGCCCGCTTCCCGAACATTTGAGCGGGACCATTGAAGAGCCCCCAGTCAGTCACATAGACCCCGCTGCGGTTGTAAACCTGCGGAGGCACGGCTACCTGGATCTGGCCCTGGGCACTGCTCAGTACGGTGCCAGCTACCTCGATAAAGGGAGCCCCGCAGAGCGATTCACCGGTCACCTCGCCGAATCGGACACGGACAGGTGCCCCGTCATCGGCGTCGAGCAAGATGGATGACGAACTGATGCCAAAATCTACGTTGGGCATGCAGCTCGTCAGGTCGATCGGGGTTCCGTCGTCGTTACGGACGGTAAAATTCAAGACAGCAGCAACGCCAGACGAGAATTCGAAGGCCTGCTCGCGTGTCAGGATTGGGCAGCCGTCGAGAGTCGACGTTGGCGCGGCTACGTTGTTCAAATCGTCGCATGTGACGTCTGATGCGGGCGAAGTCGCGCTATTCGGCGGGACGATAATTGGCACAGATGCATCCTTGCAGGCCAGTGGCTGGGTAGACTCAGAATACCAAATTCAACGGCTCATGCCAGTGTTGATAGCTGAAATACGGGTTTCGGATCTCCAGGTCGGTCCTTAAAACTGAAAATGGTCGAACAATCCATGCATCTGATCTGAATTGCCGCGGTGATCGTCTCGCCAGACGTAATTTCGACTTCTGATGTGACGTTTTGATGTCGACAGTGAGTCACGGACGGAGTTTTGCTCGCCAGTGCGGCCCGCAGAGTATCCATCTCCTGCTCTTCGAGTGATTTGACGGATTTTTCAGCCGTCTGCGGCTTGATCTCCTCTTTTTTGTCGCTCAAAACAGTCAGTGAGGGCCATCTGGACGGCTTGTCAGGGCAATCTTCAGTCGCCCACAGGGCCTTGTCCTCTACCGGGCACGTGCAAATGCTGCAAATATCTCCATTGCGATGCGGGCACATCAAACAGGCATGAAGACGCAGGTCGTAAACCGCCTCATCGACGTCTGGCTCACCCGCCATCTCGTATTTGAACCGGGCTTTGGTGTAATTTTTTGCCGACGTCCACCATGACGGCACTTCTCGCTTGTCTTTCGAGTCGCAAGAGAACACGTGCAGGCCGTTATTGTACGGGTGTGCTTCGACAGCCGTCCATCTTGTATGCGCACGAAGGAATTCACCCATCGCCAGGTTCATCCCGGGCTGCCCGTCGGCACCGGTATCCCCGTAGGTCGCCAATCCGGCGACGACAAGCCAGCGAGATGACCAGGTTTCGCAGTTTTTCAGGACTGCAGCGAGGTCGGCTGACGTTTTGCAGGCGCCGATGAAGAGCAAACTCGTCTCATGCGGCCGGTCCGGTAACCACATATCAGCGTCAATCGTGATTTCGTGGTTCATCCCTCTGGAGAACGCAGCCAATTTGCCGAACTGCTCGGTCGATCGTACGTAGCTCGTCACTTTGTCCGGTCTTCCGGACAGCAAAGCGACTGTTGACGGGCCCACTCGATCAACAACCTCGGTCACACGGTCACAATCCATGGCCAGTCGTCTGAGCGTCGAGCAATGTTCGTTGATGTAGCTCGTGTGCTGCACCACCTGGCGGTACATCGTCTCCAGGGACGGCGGTAAAACGGCCTGTGATTCGGCGATCGCCCGATCAAATTCAGCCTGGGACAGGACCGGACGGAACAGGTCCATCAAAATGTCCTGGTCGAGGGCCAGATTCTTGTACCAGATCAGGTAGTTTCGGAACTTGTCGACCGTCATCGGCGGATTGGGATTGGGCAGCCAGTCACCGCGGAACAGGTGCCACCAACGAAGGAACGGCAGACAGAGCACGCGGTTTTTTCTCTGTCGAAACACCTCGTGAATCATCCCCTCAGTGCCGCCAAAGCCTTTCAATCCCTCAGGGATCCCCGGCCAAGAAGCCTTGATGCAGGCACAAAGTCCCATACCGTGCATGGGAATCTCGAACGGAGGTCCGTTTGGATCCTTGCTTCGCTCGTCCGTTTCCCAGACCCCGTACATGAAGTCAGTGCCCCACTTCTCGGCCAGGTGATCATTGCGAGCGTCGCCCAGCTGATCGTAGAGCAGGGGTCCGTGCCATAGATCTCGGTTGAACGGGTTCGCTCGAGCAAAGGTCATCAGCTTTTGAAGGACGCCAATCTCTAGCAGGACGTGCGAATCAATGGCGCAGACCACTTGGCCCGTTGCCTGGGAGAAGATCTCATTGTGCGGCGGGGCTGTCCCGACAGGGTCAGGAAAAGCCGAGTAGGTCACGCCAATCGACTCGCAAAACACTTTGAGTCTTTGCCCCTGCGGCGTGTAGGGCTTGTTATCGATGACCAGAATCTCGAGCTCGTCCGGCGTCATCCCGTGATGCATCCGCAAGCTTTGAATGGTCATTGCCGCCGTGGCGTAGTCGTCCGCTACGGCCATTCCCACGGTCAGTTTCTTAAGCTCGGCCGCAGCTATCTCACACGCAGTACAGGCCATGATTGCTTTCAGGGTAAAGGATGACCGAGGCAGTCGGTCGTTGTCGGACTGAGCGTTGCCGAGATCGCCGTATCAACGCAACAGCCGGTACCGGAACTGACTGCTGCAATCATCACGTTGCTCGCGGTACAGTTCCACGAACTGTTCAATTTGTAAAAGACCGGGTTCTCTGACGAGACGTTCAGACGAAGAACCCAAACACCACCGGGGCCATTCGGTATCGGGTGTCCCTGATTATCTGTAACGGACGAGCCGTTCGGATACCACTGCAAAATAGCAGCGCCTGGAACCAGACCACCGAATGTGCATGTTGCCCCGCCGGGCGGCCCACAACGCGAGGGCCAGAAACAAGTCGCATTCCCAGGCCCGACAACGTAAACCCCGTTGTACGATGCACAACTGCCGCCAGTGACAGATATGCTGTCAAAAAATCCGTTGATGTTCGCTTTCCAGTACTTTGTCTTGCACGGGCAGCCGCAGCACGGACACTGGCCCAGCATGAAGAATTTCCGCCGGTCACGCGCGAAACGATCCCAGTTTCTCGGCAGCGTGGGGTCGAGAAATGGTTCCGTTTGATCGACAAGTTCTTGCGACCACAAGTCGTTATCAGGAAGAATTATCGACATCAGCAGAGTCTCGCGGCTGTCACGGCCAACCCGTTCGTATCTGGCTCCCAGGTCAGTTCGACATATGGTGGGTTGCCATCGGGATCCAATTGGGGAATGTCACCGAATCGATTCCAAGCTGTGATCGTGTAACTGTTCGCCGTTTCAACGCCCGTGTTGGTCAGGCCCTGCGAGTTATACGTGCCGGCGTAGATCGTGACGACCGCTGATGTACCGACCAACCAGCCTGCAGTCGGTAGCCCGACGCATTTTCCTTTGAGCGTCAATAGAGGCACGCGTTGAATTTTGGCCGTCGTCCCACCCACATACGACGGACCGATGTAAGCAAACCCGTGAACCGTCTTGAACAATTTCCACGAGCCAGAGGTGGTACCCAGCATGGCTCCAAATGTCATTGATCCGGCGCTCGGATCCATCAGGCCAATGCATGGTGACACATTCGTGCAGACACCATAGTGGCCTGGGGCGACTGCCTGACCCCCGTTGATGTAGTGCAGATAGGTGCTGCCGTACGCGTTAGGCCGTTTCCCCAGGATGACGTCCGTAGCGTTGATGACCAGCCCATTGTAGGCCCGGAAGACACCATAAGCCGGACAGGTATCTTCGCCGTCGTTTCTCCACCAGTTGAGTGTCTGGCCTTGCGTGCCTGTTTGAGCCCCCTGCGGGCCGCCCGTCCCTCCGCCAGGGCCGCCTGAGCCGCCTCCAGCAGGACCGGCCGGACCAACCCCGGCCCCCGCCCCTGCCGCACCTGGGGGTCCTGGCGGGCCGGCTGGGCCTGCGGGGCCGGCTGGGCCGGTTGTGCCCGCGGCACCTTGAGCACCGGTTGCTCCGGCGCCTGGTGACGCGTACGGGGTCGGGATCGACACGTCAAAGGGGCATTCATTGATCGGGTCAGGGGAGCTGGGCACCTGACAGTCGAAGGCGACCAGCAGGCTCTGGACCCGTCGGATGAATGGCAGGTTACAGCGACTCGTATCGAAGACAGGCCCCAGGACGTCCGTGACGATGTGATCCGGGGACATGTAGGTGATCTTCAGCGTGGCAAGTTTTGCTTGCGGGCTGGGCGACGCATAGACCTTGAAACCACCAGTGGACCCACCGGTCGGGATTGTCAGGATTTGCAGGCTGTTTCCAGACTTCCAGCTCGATCGGTTCACCAGTTGTTGAACGGCCGTGCTCAGGTCGTGCGTTGTGTAGGTCTGTTCGGCGATCAACGGGGACGAATTAAAGACCCCGGTTGGAATCTGCTCCGGGGCGTACGGGGCGATCGTTGCCCGATTCAAAAAATCCGGATAGCTGACGATGGGAATGCTGTTGTTTTCGTTGCAGATGGCAAACTGAACAGCCGTGTTCTGCGCATTGTCCAGGACACCGGCACAAGTGAATGTCAGATGGGCCGACTGAATCGTCGCACCCTGGTTGATGGGGATGTTGCGAAACAGGAAGAAACTGTTCCAGTAGTGATCGTCCGACTCACGGTGGCCCAGGCCGACACTCAACCCGATGTTGTTAAACACAGGGTTATTGCCATGACCGTGGCCCGACTCGATTTGCCCGTCATCAGCCGGATTCAGAGCGCTGACGGCAATCGTCTTTGTGAGCAGGGGCATCCTTAACCTGTTGTTTCGATTTTGTGACGCGGGTTACAAAGAGATCGAATTGGTGCAGCAAGTCGCGAAATTCCTTACCCTCGTGCACACCGTCGATGTACGGTCGGCATTGCACGGCTTCCAGGTAACCAAGGGTCAGTCGGAATCGCATAACTTTTCAAAAAGGTAAATCAGATCTTACACAATCCGGGAGAAACTTGCCCCTTCAAGGCCATCAGGTCGGCTCTAACGCTCCACCCGGGAACGTCACCTTGCGCAGGTTCGTTAAGCACGTTCACGGCTTGGAACCGGCAGGTTATCCGCGGGTCGAGGCTAGCAAACTCGGAATTCGTAAACCATTCGAACGATTCCGGACTGTGATACGATCGACAGTTTGGCGGGCTCTCGTCAGTGGCACTTGGCACATCAATCAACAGCCAGCCGCCGGGGATCAACGCCCTGTACGCCGTGTTCATGAACCGGATGCATTCAACGAGCGTCCAGCTGTGCATTACATTCGTTGAAACAACAACCGTGAGGGAGTTGTCTTGAGGCTGCCAGTCGTCGAGCCAGCCATTCACGTAACAGCCTGGATAACCACGGCGTCGAGACCACTCAGAGACCAGCGGTCGCAGGTACTTAGACCGGTTCTCCCACGACTGCTGCTGAATCATCGAATGGCGTTTGAATACCGTGTTGTCGTTGTGGATCCTGTACAGGTAATGGCAGGCCCCGGTTGACGCGAATTTCATCCCGGCCAGGTAGGTTCGGCAAATCAGGTCATGGTCGTCGCCTACAACCATGTTGCAGTCGTGACCGCCCAGTTTCTCGTAGGCTTTTCGCGTCCAGCAGCGGACATGGTCGGGGGCAAAAGCCAGGTCACACAGTGACCGGGCCGTCACGTCGAAAGACTCTGCCGCGTAGAACGTCCGGCCGTACACGTCCATCGGGTAGTTTCGCCAGCCGTAAGCCGGGTCGTACAGGACCGGTACCTTGGTGTCGTCCATGAAACTGGCCGTGTCGCTGTAGATGAAATCCGCCCCCAGATCAGCCTGTCTCTGGATGGCTGCCAAGGCGCCCGGCAGAAGGATGTCGTCGTGATCAAGCTCGATCAAGACGTCCCCCAACCCCTGACCGAAGGCAAACCGCTTTATAGCCCCAATGAGCGGCTCGCCGACGTACGGGACGACTCTGACCCGGGAATCGGCCAGGACACTGTCTGGCAGGCGTCCAGCGACCTCTGGCGATGGGGTAATGACCCATTCGAAGGGCATGTTGCCCTGCAGTTGAAGAGACGCATGGGTCTCGGCCAGGAACTGGGGATTGTGCGTCGGAGTGATAATGGAGAGCATGAGCCCAGCATAAAACGATAGGAGTCGACAGTCCATACGAACTGTCGACTCCATCGCCCAAACCGCACCAGGAGAATTCGACGACTAGGGGCTGCCTTGACCCGGAGGGCCAAAGACCACGTTGGCCAGGAACGGGGCCGTTCCGTCCGGTCCAATCGCCGGCCCGGCACTTTGCCAGCACGGTGAGAGTTGGACGACCTGCCCGTTGAAGACCGTAATGGCCGAGCTCTCTTTGTGCCCCTTGTCCCAGAAGATGGGCTGCGGGGTGTACTTGATCTCGAGCAGGCCCTGATTGATCGCGTTGGCCAGGGCGAAGACCGATCGCTCGCCGCCCAAACCGTTGGACACGTAGTCCATGATGTAACCGAAGCAAGTGTATTCCTGTTCGACGCCGAGCAGCTTGCCGTGCGGAGGCAGGAAATCAAAGTAATACGCTTGCGTGCCGATGTTCCTGACGGAAGACATCATGCAGTCTGTTTGAAACGTAGCCATTATTCAAGCTCCAGGATTGGAGATGGGATTGAAACTAAGCAGCCCCGGACATTGCCGCCTCGGCCTGCTTCAGAATGACCACCGAAGTATACAACTCGGGGTCACGCATCAGGTCGGCAGCCACGGCAGACCAGTTGGCTCGCTCGTTGGCTACCGCTGATTTCTCGTAGTCCGTCACGATGCCAGCCTGACGAAGCACCTTGCCGACGTGCTGGCTGATCTTCTGGTACGGACGGTTTTCGGGTTCGTGAACGGCGCGAAGCTGGCGACCCATCATGAGCAGGTCAGCCGCGTCCTGTTCGTTGTCGACTTGAATGCCCAAGCTGGCAAGCTTGCGGAAGAAGACCTGGGCGTGCACCTTGGTTTCAAGGTTGTCGAAGGCCATTTTGTAGATGGCGGTCTGCTCGGCCTGCGAGATCGGGGCCGCGGCAGGGGCGGGAATGGTTTGTGCTTCTGACACTGTGACCTCCTTGTCGGTGTGCGGGTTGCCGTCCTGTGGCATCAACTGAATTTATGATTGCAGAAGAATGTAGGGGTGTCAAGCGGCTGATAGCTAAAAAAAGGGGCCCAAGATGGGCCCCCGGATCAACAGTCGGTCAATAGGACTGCGGTATCCGTAAGTCGAGATTTCAATTCAGCGTCGCCCTCTACTACCATATCAACATGAAACTCGCAGGCGGCACGCAGTTGCGCATCCCACCGCGGCGTGTTGAAATACTCGTGTTCCATCAAGACATGCCAGGCTGCCCTACAAAACGAGGCTAACGTAAGCGCCTCCAGCATGTCGTTGACCTCGACCGCATCCGCATCGGTCCCGTTGCCGCCCCAAAGTTTGATGGCCACCCAGGGCTCCAACTTCTTATTTAGAAAAGCTATAACGGTATCGCGACATTGCAGCTCGATCCGCGATTCCGCTGACAAGTAGCTAGGCAGTACGGCCATGTTCCGCTGGCCCGGTGCCATACGGTTAAACCAGCGGTGTTGTTCGGTCATGATTCAGTCCTTTAAGCGGAAGGGAAAGGAACTCCACAATTCGGTTAATCGCGGTCAAGACCGTGGCTATGAGCGTAATCATGCTCACGATCGGAAGCCTCAACCCGTTTCAGTTCATAAGCGTCGGATGGCCACTTATGACCGTGACGTGCAACAGCGCGATCCACGAGACGTCCGATATTTGGCCAGAGGACAACTGCTCGGTCAGCGAGGTCGATCAGTTTAGCCTCGATATCGTTCATCAATTTGATCACCATATCCGACTGGCATGTCGGATATTCTCGCATTCGATTCACACCCTGATGATATTTAACCACCAGATCGATGTACGACGACCTGAACAGATTGCTCGACACCCGCCTGAATATCTTGAGCGACTCAACCTCGACAAAATCATCCTTGCTTCTGTCCACGTCGGCGACAAGATGCCGCAGGTATCCAATCATTCCCTTTCGTGTCGTACACATGATTCAATCCTTGCCTGTAGCGGGAAATGGGTAAAAAACAATAGCATGCAGAGCCTGGAATACCACCAGGTTGACTGCGTCACGGTCTTGTCGTGACTGGCCCGCGGCACGTTGCGGGCGAAATTGCGGGGTCTTAAGTGCTCTTACATGTCACAGCAATGTGCGACAATCGACGCGCGAGGATTTATGTCTCTCGGGACCCCAACGTCGGATGCCCGATCTACTCTGGTCAGGCTCGCAGAGAAAGAGCCAAGGAATAATCCTTGCTCTTACATAGTCTATGCCCGCTACAAGCGTTTTATTTAGCCACCCAAAAAGACAAGGCCCCGCAATTTGCAGGGCCTTGTGATTTGACTGACTCAGGACGACTACACGTAGTCGACGCGGGCCACCGACGCCGAGTGGGCGAGGGTCATGCCGATTTCTTCGTAACAGAAGAAATCAAGCAAAAATGCCTTGGTTTCGATGTACATGGTAGTCGGGACCAGCTCATAGAATTTCCCGAAAAAGGCGGGATCTGCAAACTGGTAGATAGTCGAATTGGGAACGAGCGTTTTCTTGATCGTGATGATCCAGTTGAGCCCGATGTACTTCTGCTGGGTCCAACCGTTGAGCATGATGTCTTCGGCCGTGTCACCACCGACTTCGTTACGTCCGAACTTACAGACGTCTTCGATCGTCACGTGGTTGGCGAGGGCCGTGTGGGGCACCAGGTTGAACGGCGTGTTCTTGATGATCTTCTTGCTGTCGAACAGCGAGTCACGAGTGATACCGCCCGGATAGCGTTGCCACTGTGCAACACCGCTGGTCGGCACGGTCGTGCCCTGCGAGATCATCGCCGTATTTGCCATACCGATGAAGCGCGAGTCTTCCTCTGCTAGCAAATCTTTGAGAGCATTGTCCGAAAGGACCTGACGGATGTCCATGATCCAGGTCATGAGCTCCGAGGTGTCCTTCTGGAAGCGAGGGGTGAACAGACGGCCGAAGCCGACCATGTACCTGTCGCCCTTGATGATGTACCCGTCCGGCAACGTGCCGAACCCGACCGTGACAGCGGCCGGCGAATCCGGTTCCTTGTCAACGATCATGACGGGCTTGTCCGTGTTCATCTGGCGGACAAGGTCTGACGGGCCCACAGGAATGGGCGGAACGATACGGCGGGCGAACCCTTGTTCACGCATTTTCGTGCGTGTGAAGTCATTCGCCGCGTCAATGGCTTTCTTCTCTTGGTTCCGGTCACCTGATCGGAGCTGTTCGAAGAACGCCATATTCAACTCACGCGTTTCGTCCTGAGTTTCGCGGGACATCGAAAAAGCCTCCTTGCTTAGAACTTACGGGCCTAAACCAGGCCCGGGATTGACGAGGAAATCACGACTAGACGACCGGCAAGAAGCAGGTCCAGAAGGCCAGGGAGTTGAATCCGTAGCCGTTACCGACAACACCACGCGACACAACACCGACAATGGTGTCGGTGCCCGCGATACCGATGGTCAACTGACCGCCAGTAGCCGACGAGTTGTTGGCAATCGCTTTGAGGGCAGCGTTCGGAACATAGCTCGCTGCCTGTGTGAGGTCGTAAAAGGTCGAAGCCAGCTCATACGCACCCGTGGCGACCAGGCACAAGACCTGACCGGCGGGGACGCCAGCGACGAAAGCACCGACGTCCGTAACTGCGTTGCCACCGGCAACCGTGACGTCAGGATCGGTATTGTTGGGCATCACGAACAGCGGCATCTGGAACCCCGACACGCCCAGCTCAAGCTGGCCGACCGAGTTCAAGTGGGCCACCATCCCGGGGATCACCGTGACCGTGACGTTGGCTGAAACGGCCGCGTGGAAGTCCAACGCGTTCATGTTCGCAGCCCAGCCCTTGAGCGCGTTCAACGTATTTGCGGTCATTTGACCAGGAACGGACATTTTCAACCTCCTTGTTGATTGTAACGGGCTGTTACTCAGCCCGAGAACTTACTGGGAACCACGCTTAACGATTGTTCAAAATGGCCTCACGGAACTTGGTGTCGGCCGCAGACTTCTGCCCGCGGACGGCTCCAACGAACGGCGACGTGCCGGCCGTTTCGAAGCTTTCACCGTCGCCTTCGCCCTGGCCCAGACTGACCGCGGCCAGTTTGACGCGTTCGGCTCGCTCTTCTGCAAACTTGGTCAAAATCGAGTTGATCAAGTCGGGCAGCTGGATCGGATCAGCAAACAGCTTTTCCGCGGCCGCCTTGTCGATGGCCGGCACCAGGTTCAACTTGATACAGCGTTCGACCAACGCGGGAGCGGTCGATGCACACTTCTGCAACTGACCGTCGAGCTGTGCCAACAGAGGCATGGTTTGTTCCGAGAACTTACCAGCGATCTCGGCGAACTTGACGATCTTCTCGCCCAATTCAGGTTTCACTTTAACACCCTCCGTGGCAGTATGATAAATGAACGAGTTTTGAACTACTTGATGCTGGCCGAACGCGAGACGATTTCAGTGATAAATGATCGCATCTGATTGACCGCCGACTTGGTCGTGTCAGCCTGTTTGGCTGCTGGGGTGGCCGAGCCCATCTTGGGCGGGGGACCACCCATGCCCGGCGGGGGACCGCCGGCACCGGGAGGAGGACCACCAGCACCGGGCGGAGGTCCGCCAGCGCTCGGGTCCATGCCAGGGGGAGGGCCACCGGCGGCTGCTCCGGGATCCATCCCGGGAGGAGGCCCACCGGCACCCGGGGGACCACCAGCGCCACCAGCCGCAGCCTGTTGAAGCATCTCAGGCGAGATACCGAGGGCTTGCAGCAATTGGATGACTTGTTCGACAGGCACGGACGCTCCGTCACCACCGGCGCCCGGGGGACCACCACCATCACCGGGAGGGCCACCAGCGCCTGGGGGAGCCTCTTCGTGAGGCGATTCCGGGGGAGCTGACGAGTTCGATTCGTCCGGCGAAGCACCCGCTGAGGCGTCCGAGGACGAGGCCTGTCTGTAATTGTGGATGACCTTGGCGACCTTCTCAGCCTCGCTCGAAGCATTGATCATGACTTCGACGAGTGCCGCATTGACCACGGAGTCCAAGGCTTGCTTGTCCATTCCCAGCATTCCTGCCAGGTCATAGCCCGCGGCTGCCGCGGCGTCGGGACTGACCGGTGTCTCAGTCGCCTGTTTCGCGGGAGCGACCGGAGCCGCTGTAGCTGCAGGAGCTGCGGCGGTCTTGGCCGAGGTCATTTCAAGGGTAACTGCGGTCATCAGATCGTTGCCGATCTTGGCGAACTGCTCGTTCAGGGCATTCAACCCCTGCATCGATGCACTGCCAAACTTCGGAACGATGGCCGAGTTGTCGGTCCTGGCCGGGTGGGTCGATTCGCCACCGATCGGATGATCGGGGTGGCCGCCGTCTTTGTCGTAATCGTCTTCGACGCCCGGGTCTTCACCCGTCGGCGTCTGCTTGATCCCGATGTTGGTGCCGTCAGCGGCACCCATCGTGCCGACATGCGGGGTCAGTTCGGATTTGTCATCGACGGCCTGGCCAACCACATCGCGTTTGATCACTTCCGTGTTCTCGGCGCTGCGGGCACCAGTTTCGGGCGGGTGGGTCCCATTCTCCAGTCCTTCGGACGGGTGGGTCGTCTTGCCCATGCTGGCGTCGTTGGATTGCTTCTGAACAACTTTGTTCAGCAATTCGTCAACGAGATCCATCACTCGAGCTTCTTTGGTCGCGGCCATCCTTGGTTCTCCCTTGTTCGTCCGTGAACTGTTAATGGTGATTCTGATGTAATGCAGTCACTGCTGTCAACGCAAAATCGTCAGTTAGTTCTGCGATTTTGCAAAGTGCTGCCAATTTGTAGACGGCATAGCGCTCGGCGATTTGCATCCCGTCAGCCGCGCTCGAAGCTGATTCAGTGATGTCGGATGCCTGTTTACTTTTTACAAAGTTATTGTCGGTCGTGCCATTTAACGCGGCCAACCAGCGTCGATTTTCGATGTGCTCGGGCAGTACCGAGAAGTCAGCCGCCTGTTTTCGTGCCCACGTTTTTGCCGCGGATGTAGTTGTACGAGCTGGCTGAAAAATGTGGCCCGCAAGTTTTTCCGGAAAATCGGCTGATCGAATCAGTCGCGTGTAAATTCCGGTCAGTGCTACTTGTGCGGCCTTCTCAACCTTGGCGTCGCCCGACCACAATTCACAGAAGGTGTGCAGCGGCAGAATGATTCCCTCGTCCGCCAGGGCAGTCAGCGCCTCGGCGAATTTGGTCGTACCGGGTTTCCCTAACTGGGCTGTCGAGAACTGTGCCGCCGGCGTCGCACCATACACGGGCGATACCGGTACAGACTGTTCGAGGACGGCGAAGGCACACGCCAATTTGAACTGCGGCTCGACGTGTGGTCGGCCTCGCATGGCGTAAGAGAAGGCGATATCCAGCGGCACGGTCAGACCGATCTGTTCAGCCAATTCGGCACCGCCGACCGCTGAGCCACTTGCCGCTTTCATCAGGTAGTCAGCCATTCCACCGTAAGCGATTCGATCAGCCGGACGGACCACATTCGAAAAGTCGATGAATGTTGGATCCGGATTATCGACATGCAGGACATGGCCGTCTTCGCACACGCGGGTCAACCTGTTACGGCATCCGCCATGTTTGCAATGGCCGCCCTCGTCTTCACCCAGGCAGTACTCCTCACGGGTCGGTGCCAGGTTACCACACGACGAGCACTCATCGTTGGGTACGGTGCAGTTATGGCTAATGACACCGGCCAGAGAGTACGAATGGTCGTATTCGACTTCGAAATTCCAGACATCCACATTCTCCGCTTCTGTAATTCCGATTGATTTAACTCGATAAGCTGTCGTGTCGCCGACCGGATATAAACAAACCTGATGCTCCTTTTTCTTCTCTTTCGCTGATCGCAAATAAGGATTGTTCGAAATTTTCTGCGAATGCCCAACCAGAGTCTCCAGATCGAAATTGGAAACATTAAGGGTGTATTCGATGCCTGAACCCTGATAGCCGGAAGTCTCGCATTTTGCGTGATCGATTTTGTAAATCGATGCGGCGATTCCGAGAGTCAGCAACAGATCACGACCCTGCATGATCAAACCGTAATTGCAAGAAGACCAGTGTCCACCTTTTTTGTCACACCAACCGTCGCCGTCAAGCCAACGACCCATAAATTCTCGTTTAGCTTCGTTGGTGGCGTTGAGCAACTCCGCGGGGATCGTTTTATTCCACACACCAGACCCGTGCAACCGCACGCACCAACGAGCCAATTCAGAGGAATTAACCAGGATCGAAAATGAAACCTTGCTGTTCTTTTTAGGTTCCAGATTGCACGTCACGTCCGGCCAGTACGCTTCAACCGCAGCCGGAACACCTCTTACGGCCCAGTCCGCAGCGTTGACAGTGTAAACCACGATATTTGGATTATCTTTGCAATAACTAACGTTACCTTCTGCGATATATGTTCCCAGCAAAGCGGCCAGGGGAATACTTGAGATGCCCGCCACACCGGGCACACGCGGAAGCTTTCGACAGTTAAGCCGGTCGCCTGGCTGCAAATGCTCAGAGCATTGCCATTCAAAAGCGGTCGCACCCTCGGAAACTTCACGAGCCCATTGGCCTGCCGGTCGTTGTCCTTGAGACATCGCCGCGTACTGCGACAACAACTTGGCGTACATCGGGTGATCGGATGTCAACTGCAATGGTTCAGGTAAACCGTCAAGTTTGATCGATAACAATTTGCCAGAATACTTTCTGCGTCGCAATTCAGTGACCTTCTGCCATCGGTCAGCGTGCGTAGGCACCAACATGCCAGGACGAATTGATTTGATCGGGATATAACCATTTGGCGTGCAGATCAGCGATTCAGGATCCCAGATGCAAGCCATGCTGCCAGCCAGCTCACCGGTCTTTTCGAGTTGCTGAAGTTCGCGATCGGCTACCAGGCCACCATTACGGTCAGCCGCCTCTTTTGTCCCATTCAAAAAGATCAAAAGCTCAACACGATCCATCGGGTCGTGGTAAGCCGCTCTCTTAATCACCCCGTACGACTTGCGGGGATCCTTGTTCTGGTGATTGCGGTAGTACCGGGCACGCTTCACAAACGTGTCGATCGTTCGAATCAGGTTGGCCCGTTTGAATCCATCTCCGTTACGGTTGGCCAGATAACGTTCGGTGGCCCCCATCGCAATCTGATGAATGGGGACGTCTCCGGGCTTCAAATCCGAGTGATCGACCAGGTTGGCAAATGCGTAACCGGCTCGCTTGATCAGCGAGTTACGGTCACTGCCAATCAGTCCGCGGCTGGATACCTTGACCATCTCGGTCAGGGCAGTGCCGAAGTCCCAGCCGGCCGGGCTAATCACTTTGGTCATCATGGGAGTTTATCTCTTCAGGAGATCTGTCAGACCGGGTTTAAGAACTGGAGCGACGGGTGGTTGATAGTAGCTGGCCAGAGCAGGCAAAGCCGCGTATCCGAGCATACGCCCGCCGAAGCCGGCGCCTCGTCTTAGCATGCCGCCAGCTGAACTGGCTTCTACCGCGTTGGCTTTCATTCCAGCGTTGCCGATCGCTGTCATTGTTTTGTCATACCAGCCCGGTGGACCGTGCAATCCGCCAAGCTCTTTCATGTAGGAACTGCCCATCCCTCGAGGGGAGTGTATCCCGCCGCCCCAAAATGGAGCTTTGTCAGTCTGCAAATTGGTTAATGCTGCTTCCATTTTCTTTGCGATATCGTCGGGTGCACCCATCCAGGTTGACGGCGATCCGACATTTGGATGAACATTCAGCGTGCTGGCTAGTCCGCCAAAATCCTTTTTACCCAAAAACTCGCTAGCACCGGTTCGGATATTTTTCGTAGTCAATGGATTGTGAGCATTTCTCCAATTGTTGAACCCGATCCCGCTCTCGATCCCTATCGCGGCTGGGGCAACTACTTTGGCTGTCGTGCCAGCATAATCACCACCGAGCGTCTGGGCCAGCAATCCAGCTCGAGTCGGATCCGTCGCGTCAGGCTTCATAGGAGGGAGATACTGGCGGATCAAACCGCCAGAGGCATCCGCCTCACTCTTTGCCGTATCGATCGACTTCGATGCGCCAAACAACTTCTTCAGAGCAGGCCCGTGCTGAGCTAACAGTCCGAGACCCCCGCCCACCGCACCGCCGGCCAATCCGCCCATGAGGGCACTTCGGCCCGGGTTACGTCGATCCTCGTCGGGGCTCGTCAGACCGGAGAGACCACCCATTGCTGCCCCCAAGGCAGCCCCACCCAATCCGGCGTGAATGGGCGTCGCGTTCTCGCTGTAGAATTTGCCAACCTGTGGTGCTGTCTTGTCGAGGAACTCGGTTGCCTTGTTCACATACGGCTCGACGTAGTCCGACAAACCAGCCGCCTGCTTGGTAAGACGAATCAGAACGATTCGCTTCGCCAGCATCTCGGCAGCTTCCTTGATCGTCGTGGCTTCCAGCGGCGTTGCGGGCGTCATTTCGTGTCCTTCTTTTCAGGCGCCGCCCCGAGTGGCGGCCGTAGTCCGCGAAGATCCTTCTCCAGACCGACCAGTTGTGACGTCTCGTGCGGTGCCCGGTTGCGCTGCAGGACAGATCGAAGCTCAGGTCCGAGAGCGATCGAGTGCATGGCGACAGTTGGTGCTGTCTGCGAGATTTGATTGTAGGCGTGCAGAACCTCTTCCGGCTCGTAGCCCTTGATCACTTCGTCATTCGACATCATGTCTCGCAGCATGGCCGTGATCTGGATGTTACGCATAGCGTTTTCGTGATCCGGATCGTCTAACGCGGTGACAGCAGACTCAACTCTTTCGCCCGTAGATTTGGGCTTAGGCAATGTTGACCCGAAAGTGGTTCCAAGCGCTGTCCCGAAAATAGATCCTCCAGCCCCCACTTTTTCAGACCCACTTTTATGGGCCCCAGAGGGGCCGTATACCTCCTCTCGGGCCGTCTTAATACTGGCTTCAAGTTCAACCAGTTCACGACGGGCGTTAACGGCCAACTCGCAGGCGGCCAGGGCTTCTTTGATCAGTGTGTACGGGGCCTCTGTCCAGACAACCGAGTGCATCACTCGGGGGACAACTGCCGCCTGCTTCTCACGTCCCAGGCTGGCACCCACGACCTGCATCAGAGCTTCGGCCGCGGGATCTGACGCGACTGCGTAATGCACCTCGGAAAACGGCAGACAATTGGCCCGTTTGAAGTATCCGGTCAGCGTCTGCATCGAGGCGACCATGTTGTCACGGGCGGCCGACGACTTGGGACGGACGTCTTGAATGCGGCGTTGGCCGTCAAGGATCGTCTTCCAGGCGGCGTCTTTGCGTTGCGCCGGGGTAAGAACAAGAGGCTCCGCACTGGCTGCTTTTCGCGCAGGAGGGCTAGTCAGACACGGTGCTAACCAGTGCGGAGCTTTTCGGTAATCGTCCGAGACGGCTGTTTTGCTCAGGCGCTCGGACGGTGTTTCAATTTTGTCAGGCCAGATCTGTTGGGCGGCCTTCTCGTGGTCAGCCAGCGGGATATCCTCAAACCGCTCCATGATGCTGGCAGCTGCCATCTTCCTCTGGGCGTTCACGCGACCCGTGTTGTACGCGCTGCAAAGCAGCTGCAGATGCCCGCGGGGCAATTCCAGCTCTTGAGCCACTTTGACCACGGCGTCAGTCGGGTCATCCCCATTGTCGACGTGTCCGACAACGTTTTTGACAGCCGACAGAAGCTGAGTCTCAGCTTGTTTCGAGAGGGTCTTCATGCTTGCCATCCTTGGCTGTTAGCAACTTGGATTCGCGCTTCGGTGCTTCCGGGAACTTCCTGTGTCGCATGTGTTCGACAGACGCCAGATTGCCTGTCACGACCGCGTAAACCTGTTGATCGCGTAACTCGGCCGCAAAACCGTCATACTCAAGCAACTGCGGTGACCTGGCTCTCAACCAATCCTCAGCCATGTCACCCTTGATGAATTCGATCGCCTCTAACGTATGTCGCACAGCACCCGCGACCATTTCGATTCGATCTGTCTCGTCTTCCTTGGCCTTCATATCGGCTTTGGCCTGACGAGCCATGTCCAACAGCTGTTCTATTTTATACTTGTTGGGCGTGTAGCAGTAAACCGCCAGAGCCGCTTTGCGGATGATTCCGTCGACGGCATAGTCGGTGACATAGTTGATGACTTCTTCTGGTGTCTGCGGATGTTCCAGCTCTCGACAGCCTGTCAGCATGAAGTTAAGGACGCTGACACCCCCGTGGTAAGCTAGCATTTTAATGGCCAGTTCGTAGTTATTGAGTTGTCGGCTGGCTTCGGGGCCAAGGATATGCCGCAAGATCCAGTCTTGATCGCTGATCCTGTCCGAGACATTGAAGAACAGCTTCTCGTACCATTCAATCGAGATGGGTAACATGCCCGTGTATCTCGCGATATCGGGAATGGATTGTCTGGCCAGGAACCGCGATTGCAGAAACAATCGCATATCGGCCCCGTCGACATCCTGATGCAATTTCAACGCGTGGTAGCAACCCGGGTACTCGAAAAACAGATTCTTTTTACGCTCTTCGTTGTCGCCGCGGTTCTGCAGCATGTACTGTCGCATGGTGCGGACGTACGAGTCGTCGAATCGCTTGTTGCGTAATGGGCACGGTGAATGGTTGACCATGTCCAGGACTCGTTCCCACCGCCAGTCAGGCCGCAGGGTCGCGTCCCCAAAAACCATGTCGTCAGTAGTGAGTTCGGGCCCTTTGTAGGCCAAGTCGGTGAGAACAGGCATTCTTGCTCGTCAGTTAAGATCGCTGGCGCCGTTAATCGAAGCGGCAAATTCCTTGGGACCAGACCCCTGCGGGGCGATCTGAAGATAGATCATGTGAGGATTGCCGAATCCGATATCGCCGTCCATATTGAAGAACGGCCAGCCCAATCCGCCCTGAGCGAAGGCTGACACAAAGTGAATCGGGTAGATGTTGGTCAAGGGAGGCATGACCATGTACAGCGGGGCCGGATCAGGGCCTGGACCACTACCCTGGTCATTGGCGATCGAGATCTTTTCGCAGGCGGTCACGCGGTTGTACACGTTAACAGTGAACGTGCATCCGGCACCACCAGTTTGCAAAACGATCAGCTTGCCGATGAATGTTCGGCTGGGGAACGGAATCGGAAAACAGTTGACCTGGCCCCCTGACACATTCAGGTCAGAAGCCAGTGTTTCATAAGGAACGGCCATCGATTTTCCCTCGTTAACTTTTCAAAAAGTTACGTCAGTCAGCACGAGCCACGTCTTCAACGTTCGGCGATCCCATTTCACCCATGTCAGGGTTCATCGAGTTCTGACGAAGTTTCAACGTGACGTCGCCGCATTCTTCAAACGCATTTCGCATGGCATCGATGAGATCGGGCGTCTCGGCCGCACCGTAGTGCTCTTTGACGTCATCCATGTGCCAGTAGAAGCTGAACAGAATACGCCCGATTCGGTCAAGCCCAGTCATCAGGTCGCTCAAGTAGCGATCGACCACGCTCTCCTGTCGAACCGAGTTGAGCAGGTTGCTCAAGATGGTCGTATCGAAGACTTCCTTCTGGCCAGATGCCGCCGCATTTTGGACGCCCTGGGATGACGAATCCTGACCCTGAGAGAAGCTTCCCGACCCGGCCTGGTCTGTGCCGTAGGCGCCGGGGCCAGTCCCTGGATCGGGGATACGAGTGGGATCGTAGATCCAGGGATTGGTTGAGTAGGCATTGAGTCCTGGAACTTCCAGGTACTCCTCCTGCGGATACTTGTTGATCGCTCCGCCGTACCACGGGAAGCCGGATCCGGTCGGTGGCGGCCCTTCTCGGGGAGCACTCGGGCCCTGATCAAGCAGGTCGCCGCCGTAGCCGGGCCACGCGTCAGCCCGCTTCTGGTAGAACGGTCCGTACAGAATCCTGAACTTGGCCGAACCGGCTTTGGTCACTTTGTCCATGGCCGCGTCTGCATCATCAATCCCCAGCCCAAGGTCAGCAACCATCGCCACGTAAGCGGCTTGTTTGCTCATGCGGCGCGTGCCAAACTTTGTCGACAGAGCGATTTCGTCTGACCCAACCGTCCAGAGCTTGAGGGACGCTGTTTTCTGGTAGATCTGATTCTGCACGTCAATCAGGTTGCCAGGCTGGAGCGGCGAAATTGAGTCTTCGTCACTGTCATCTTCTGGGTCAAATGGGTCTTGGATCTTGAGGATTTTAGCGCTGTCGGGGATCCACAGTTCGCCACCAACGGCGTGGATGCTGGAGCCCTTACGGCCGTTCAAATGCAGCAAGGCATTGTAATCCGTGTAACCCGACGGATTGGGCGGCGTGTCGCGGTCGCCCAATCCGTTGGTGCTGTAATTTCGCGACATGTGAGCGTACTGTGGTCGCTTGTGTCCGGTCTCGTATTGGACTCGGTAACAGTCATCATCCAGAACGCTGTTCACTGTAAACGGCAATGTACCGCGGCCGTCACCGGTCAGCGCGACATACGTGCTGTCCTTGGTCATCTTGGCGGACGACAATCCGTCGAACCAGGTCTTGAAATCGAACTGGCTTTCAATCGGCTGGCGAACGTAAATGTTCGTAGCGTCCGAGTTGATCCAGTTGCGGGCTGAACTTTGACCTTCCGCTCGGACGACAGTCACGAAGGTGTGCTGCCCCTTGCCGGAGTATGGGCGATGGATGATCAGGCACTTCTCGAACTTGCCGGCCCCGGCCAGCACCTCAGCCAGGGAAGATCGAGTTGGATTCGTGTAGGCCGTATGGATCGCCGTGTTGTACAGGGTCGACTTGTCCTGCGGCAAGCGTTTGTCGGTGATCACGACGGCGCCGCGGCGGGTGTCGCCAGTGGCCTCTTCGCGTGATCGATCGGGAATGTTGTGCGTAAAACGTTCATTCGGATCGACCCGCATAATCTTCAAAGCCCCCAGCTTAACGGGGTCCTGGGGGGTCAGGTCGGGCAGTATGCTCGATCGGGAACGCGCGACTGCCACCTTCTGCGGCTTGAACGAGAGAATGCTGCCTCGATCCGACGCCTCTTTGGTCAGTCGGGCTTTGATGGTCAGTAGAGCCTTCTCAAAGACGTCCGCTCCGTAACACCGGTGCATGGCCGCCTTGACGTTCGGGAATCGGTCACACAGATCGATGGCCATTTTCACGGCCATCGGAGATTCGCTCAGCAGGTTTTGGGCTGTCGCGATCTTCGCGTAACGAGTGTCACGCAGAGGGTTGGTCGTACAGAGACGAGCATAGACGGGCATGAACGGCTTGGCCCACTCTTGGATACGCGGCATGTCGCATGAGTATTTGCTACCGCGGTAAGCGTTCGTGAATGGACGCAGGTCCGGCCACATCCCGCCCATCTGGAACACATCCTTCTGCGACGCCTCGCCCATGATGTGTGGCGACTTGCTGAGCAGGAAGTTGACCCAGTTCTCCTTCATGGGGACAAACTGCCCCTCGTCCTTGTTCTGAACGAAGAGCAATTCCTGGCCGCGAAGTTCCCCATTCAGGAAAAACAAAGGCATGTACAGTCGCTTGGTATCAGCCTGGAAACCATAAACGCCGACAGCTCGTGACATGTCGTCGTTGCGGTCAAGCAGCTGGAAGCCCAGCATGTGCTCGAGCAGCCTGGGGGCTTTTTCACTCAGGAAGTTATAGCCCAGCGAGGCGAACGATTGTTCGAAGTTCCCTTCAGGATCGCCGCCGATGTTAGCGCGTTTCGCGAGCGACTGGCTACCTGCAAGCAGAATGGACATGTGGCGTCATCCTTGACGAGAAGTTCGATCAGCAAAAATTTACGGCCCGAGTAACGCTCTCACTCCGATGATGATGACAGCGACAACGACAAAAAATCCAACACCGAGAATACCTACTATGAGCGGCAAAATCGTCGGAGGCATCGCTTGACCGGTCCCCTGGTTCATTGCCCAGATCATCCAACCTGTATCCCCAAGCACGAAAATTCCGACAAAGATCCAGTACAGTATCCAGGTCAGACTCATTGCGAAATCCTTTCAGACCGATTATAGGCCCAAATTTTTCGCTCGGATAGCTTGAAGGCGTTCTCTGGCCAGAGAAATTGGAGAAGCGGTCGCCTTTTTCTCTGCCAATTCTTTCACACGCAGACGGACGCGTTCTAGCTCGGCCGCCTTATTCAAAGCCGACGACACTGGGTAATCTTCGTGGAGAGCGATATAAGCCGGAGCTCTCAACGCACCCGACTGCAACTTCTCCTGGGACTTCACCCGGGCAACCCGCCCCACGAAATCGTCAGGTCGATCATGCATCTGGCGACGAACATCGTCAGAAAAGCCAGTGCCAACACGGCCGAGAATAGGACCATCAGGCTCAGCAGAGTACTCAAAGCCGCCGGCATGAGTTCCAGCAAGACGGCCTTCGCCAGGGAAAATACCGCGGATGTGAACGTCGTGATCTTCAATGTACTTAGCCTTCTGGGGCTTGCCCGTTGGAGAGTGGATAACGATTCCTTCCTCAGTTTTCGGGTGATCCCCGCTACCAATGTCTTTCCACAACTTCAGCGCATCTTCCGGTGTCTTGGCTTCGTCGGTCAAGTGAAAAATGTCCTGCGGCAGCGACGGCAGAATGCTCTTCAAGTGTTCCCGACGTTCAGAATATGGCGTCTTGGAGAAGTCAATTGGCGTGTTGCCAACCTGTTGAATGTCGAACAGTGCGTTACGGAGCCGAACGCCTGAGGTCTCTTGTTTTGCCAGCGAGTGAGCAATCGTTGAGTTGAGGATACCACCAAGTTCGCTGGGATGAATAACCGTTTCTTTTCCTTCGGAGTCTTGCTTGACCCCGTGTAACTCACCGCGCAGGATGCTGTTGTGGTACTCAGGAGGGATCTCAATCCGAGGCCGGCCATGTAACACCTTCTCCGTGTGAATGATTGGTTTTCCTGTCGGCTTTGATGCCCGGTACGAATACAGTTCGAGCTGATCCTTGAGCAGTTTGACCAGGCTCGATGCACCGTCAATCTTGGCCTGCACCGACGAACCGGGTTCTAACTCCTTCAACTTTCCTTCGACCTGTTCGGTCGGAACTTTCTTGTAGTGGATCTTCTGGTACGGCAGCGGCTCGGTCGGCGTCGTGTTGAGCAGCAGGTGATTGTTTTCACCGAAGCTTTTTGGCGCCACCACAGTGAACCGCTCGGGATGCTTCATGTGAGCTGTCGTAAAATGCAGTTTGCCCGGACCCGACTCGGTCACCAGGGCCTTGCCCTTGATCTGACTCTTGACCGTACCGGCCCCGTATTCGCCCTCGGGAATCGTGCCCGACCAGCCCCCGTAGGAATGCTCGTGAATTGGCTGGTGGACAGCCAGATGCTTCTTCCCAGACTCGGGTAAACCCTTCGGCACGGCCCAAGAGTGCAGCCCCTGCTCCGGATCGCCAATCCTCAGATCAGTGTGGGGACCGGCTTTGGTGGCGTTATGGAGCTGTGTAAACAGGTCATAGAGCTTGCCCGTTTCGAGCTTGGATAAGTCTCCCATCTCGTCGCGAGAAGGAATTCCCAAGGCGTCATCGCTCGACTTGCCAAACGCGTTCATGACGGCCGTCTGAGGCTGCATTACGGCTGTTCCTGCGTCATTGGCCAACCAGTCTCCCATTCGAATATACCACGGTCGATTGGTGTCCTGACGCCAGCCGGCCGGCATCCCGTAGTGCAAACCTTCGGCCTCTTGACGATACGCATTGGTGTCATATGCTGCATCGTTTTCGAAGCCTGGAATTCCGGTCTTTTTACCGAGCCACCCAATCGGCTCGGCAACTGCGGCGCCGATACCGAGAGGCAAGAGCTTTGAGGCGGCACCTACTCCTAATCTGGGAACGGCTCGCACCAACGTATTTTTTGCTATCTGCTGCCCAGCTACATTAACCCCGAGATTGGTAGCCAGGCCAGGCGCTATGGCTTTCGCTTGATCCCATACTCCGGGTTGTGCGGCTGGTGCAACCGGATTAGGCAGACCGGGAAGATCAGTCCGCATCTGTTGGCCAAACTGCTGCGGCGTCATCGTGTTCTTGAAACCGGCAGTTGCCGGTGCCATCCCGGCGTCGTACCCGGGCCCACGCAGCAGATTACCGGCATGATGGAAGAAGTCACCGAACCCGTTGATCGAACTATCGCCCAGCACAGATTGAGGCTTCGCCTGCAAAGCCGGCGACGGTGGAGGAGCAATCGGTTTTATTTGAGGCTGTGGTGGCGCCAGTGGTTTGATGGGAGCCGGTTTCGGGTCGAGAGCCGGGGCAATCGGGCTGCCAGCTGCGATTTTCATAGTCGATCTCTGCGGTGTAACCACAGTCGGCCGGATAACGCCAATGCGGCCAAAATCCACAGTACGGGCCAGGCCGGGAACATAGCTGGTACCCTTTTCGTCGCTGCCGCCGCCACGGTGGACCGAGTCCAGGAAGCTTGCCTGCAGCCCTGAACCTAGATTCCTTGTCATGGCGTCCGGGTCGTGCTGCAAGTTGTACATACCGCGAACCATGAGCGGATGGAATAGCGGCGGATCTTTGTGCACGTGAACCGATTCAACTCCAAAATGCTTGAAGTCCGGCAACATGCTCGATTTGACCTTCGTACCAATCGTGTGGTGCAGGTAGGGCTTCTCGAGATACTGGCCGATTGCCTGGTGGACAGGCAGCGTGTGACTGCCTTCTCTCGGCTCGTAATCCCGTTCGATCGTGTCGAATGGGACAACGTCGTCTGGCGCGTGTTCGCCGATCTCCGCGTCGAGCTCGACGTGATTGATCAGACCACGACTGATGAGTTCGAGATTTCGGCGATTGTTTCGAACACCAGAGTCGGTCAATGCTTTACGCATGGCATCCACAAAGTACCGGCGACCTTCACCAATTCCCTTGTGCTTGACGATCTCGGCCGGGCTGGGAATGCCCTCACTGAGCACGTCGCCAGCTTCAACCGCGTCGCCCGGGGCAACTGTCAAAGCCAGCCCGTGCGGCACGTAATGCTCCAGTCCGTTCACCTGCACGTGCAAACCGCCGCCAGGTGCCTTGGTAATCTGCTGCACACGCCCGTCTACTTCTGAATGCGTTGCCCCGCCAGGAAATACCTTGGGGATCTGAACCAGGGCGTTGATCCAGGCAAAGCCTGACACTGATTTGGATGCTCCGGCAACGCCCCCTGCGTGCTTGGCGGACAAGGTGGCCTGCGACAACGGCTCAGAGATCGCCTGACCGGCCTGCAGACCGGAGAACGTTCCTTTGGGCGGCAGACCGCCAGTTTCTCGAATGCCAACATCGCGTGAGTAGAGACCCCCATCAGGTGCCCCGCCAACAGTCGGGCTGCGTACCAGAATTCTCTGAATGCCGCCATCATGCAGGGACTTCAGAACCTTGGGCGTCAGAACCGTGTTCCGCCCAAAACCACCAGCCGGATGGGCCAGCAAGGCCCCCACATTGTCGTTATCGTCGACAGGGACTGGCAGGCCTCGGACCGTATCGACCGGAGCGTCATCCTCATGCGTCACAATCAGCCGGTGGGTCGCTTGATTGAGTTGTTTCGCCAGGAAGCCTGACTGGGCTGTGCCCAGCTTCACACTGACAATGCCGTGACGAGCACCATAGGCCCCAGCCCAATACTCGGCCGGCGACAGGCCCTCAGGGTAACTCCGCAGGACGGGGATGGGCACTGGCCGGTCGCGATGGTCGACATACAGCAGATCGGACCCACGCAGAGAATTGAGAGCCATCTTCTTGCCGCGAGCGCCTGACTTGATCTGCAAGGCGATCGGATTGTTCTCTTTCAAACTCTCGTCGTAGACGGCGTTCTCTTGTTCTGACTGGGCCTGACCCAGGAGTTTGACGATCTGGGACTCGCGTGCATCATCTGACAGGTTGTCATTGTCGAGCAGTGACTGAACCTGGCTTTTGATGCGATCGCGAATGACATTGGCTGACCCGGCCCGTCGCATGGCATTGAGCCCGAACGAATAGCCGCCGAGTTGCTGAGCTGCGTCTTCACCCAGCTGGGTCAACTTGTGTGAGATGTCCCGGTACTTGTCGGGGTGACGTTCAGCCACATCCCGCAGCAGGTCGGTCAAGCCCCTTGAATCCAGGGTCTTACCGTTACGCAGATCTTCGGGCAGAGCCTCGTTGACCAGCAGCTGACCCATTTTCCCTATGAAGGTCGCGGGCATCTTGCCTACCTGCTGGTCTCTGTAACTTTGTAAAAAGTTATTGGGTTGGTTCGGACATGACCAGGTTGTCGACGATGACTGTTTTATCGATCCCCAGTGTCTGCAGGGCCTTGTTGAATTTTTCCGGATCCTCGGCCGTTTCAACGAAAATGGCCCCATCGGGGCCGTACAAACTGGCCAGCGAGATGGGGGTTCCGTCGTCTCGGTAAATGACGACCTGACTGACTTCCAACCGCACGGGCGGCTTACCGAATCGTTCGATGGCTTCGATGTACATCAGGCAATCTGGTCCTGTATGGCGGGCAGGTGACGCATGATAAGGCTGGCCGCGGCGGCCGACGTCGAGAGTGGGAGAATGCTTTCTTCCGAGTTGCACTCACCCTGGTCCATGAATTTGCGGGCCGTCTCGTCCGCCAGGGACGCCTTGTCGGTCGCCTGGTGCTGATGCTGCTGATGCTGCTGCTGTTGCCCGGGGCCGGCCGGCTGCATCGGCTGAATCGGCGATATCGAGCTGGCCGGGGGCTGTGGAGCTCCCGTCATGCCAGCATTCTGTGCACTGGGTTGCTGTCCCTGTTCCTCGGTCGTGACCATGTCAGACGCCGGGATTTGAAGACCCAGTGCGTCGATGATCTTGGCCAGCATGACGTTCAAACGGTGAAGCTCAACACCAACGTCGAGCTTCATTGGTTTGCCTCCGGGGCCCATGCCACCACCGGCACCCCCGCCACCACCGCCCATTTGGGGCAGAATCTGCTGTAACTCTTGTCGCAGGACATTTCGAATCATTTCCTGGTCTACGGCGCCACCGCCGGAACCAGACGAGCCAGACTGCGAGCCGATCCCGGAGATCTGTGACGGATCGACAGGGCCGCCCTGTGCGGCACCTGGGTCACCGCCGGGCTGGCCACCTTGCTGGCCAGCCATCTGTGACGGATCCATTGGAGTAAACGCGACCTTTGCGCTTGCAACAGCCGTTTTTGCCATTCGCAGCGCAGCAAGATTCAAGATGGACATAGCCAGTGGCTCCAATGGACTGAATCAAAAAAGGAATTAGCTGGCCGGAATGAGTTCCGGGGTGCCAATGGTCACAACCAGACCGACGGCTACCGAGGCCGAAACGGTCACCGGGACGGACGGAGCGGTGATGACCGTACCGTCAGCCAACGTGGCTGTGACGGTAAAGGCTGTCGAGCCAACGGCGACTGCGACAACTTCGCACGACAGACCGTCAGCCGACGGAATCAGCTTGACGACCGCTGGGTCGGCACCGGCCCAGACAGGAACAACGGTCAGTGGAACTGCGTGGCCCGCGGCGTTCACAGCGCCCACGGCACCGGCAACTTGCTGAAGATCAGTCAATGAAACAGAAGCAGACATGTTTCGCCTCCTTGCGATTGGTTATTTGAATGTCGGACGACCGATGCTTACGACGAGTCTGGCCGGTTTGTGGTCGACTCGTTTCTGCATCAAAACTACGTACTTTCGATGATACCTGAAAGTGCCTGAGACCAGGTCATACCCGTGGTTTTTCCAATAGCGGATCTGGCCTAGCAGATCGCCGTACGAGGATGATTCGAGTTGCAGCAGGTCAGGAGTCATGCTTGTAGTCCTCAGTATACGCTGACAAGGTCAAGGGGAGCAAGATGGTCAGGCTGATAGCTAAAAAAAGGCTGATAGGGAAATTCCCTACCAGCCGCTACATCCGTCAGCCTGTTGTTCCAGGTTCGGGCTGACGAGCTCTGAGATCGAGCTTAGCCCTCTTCATCGCCAAAGGACCCATAATCGGATCGGCCATGAGCAGATTGGCAACCCGTTCAGTTACCCGTTGAACGTGGGCTTTCGGGTCTGAACTGTCCTGCAGAGCTGATTTCGCTAACAGTCGGCAGGACGTCTGGCAAAGCATCACCGTCGCGTCCAGATCGGCTAGCATCTCGTCGTCGGCATCATTTGCCGAATCCGAGTGCAGCTGCTCATGACCCAGGCTCACCCCGGTGGACTGATAAAGTATTCGAATGATGCGAGACTCGTCAAAAACTTTGTCTTGCAGCATCTGCTGGGCCTCGCTGTCTAGCCGCTTTGCCATTTCAGACAACGCGGCTATTGCCAGCCTCGCCACTGTATGGGCAAAACGATTAGTCGGTTTCTTCATGGCTACTCCCGTCGTATTTGTCGTCGACAAGGTCAGCGTGGAGCATCACAACCAGACCATGACGAATCGCTAAAACTGTTCTGCGACGTATGTCAAAACATGGCGATTTCGGCGACGCTGCCGGTATGTCCATAATCGATCGTAATTTCGATCGCCCCAAAGCCAGATCGCGAAACCGTTGATCTTCCCGAGCCCATCCGTCAGTCAAATCAATTTGTTTGGTCATCTTTACACCTTTTAAGCGGGGGGGGGATGAAGCAGCCCGGTTAGACCGGGCTGTAGACTGCGTTGATTCGCATCATGTCGAATGCATCGAGATACTCAATCACGCGTTCCCGACACAAACGGATGCGGCACAGACGCCGCAAATTTTGAGCTGTCAGTGTCTGTCGCGAAATCTTGTCTTCTTCGTCGTCCAGGCGATGGAGTCGTTTGGCCAAGCTCGGACGGAGACGATCACTGGAAACCATTTGAAATCCTTTCAATTAGTTACAGGAACGAAAATGGCCCGGATTATTCCGGGCCAGCCAATTTCTTCTGGTAGTCTCTGACGGCTATCGCCTCACCGCGCAATCGTGAGTATGCCTCTGGATCAATGTAACCGCCAGGGTCGCCTCGGAGCGACAAACCGAGGTCTTTGAGAAACCGGCGGATATATTCGACTGTCCAGAATCCGAAACCTCGGATCATTAACAAATCCGGTATGCTCATTTCGCACAATTCTTCGATCGACTTCTCCAATTTCTCGACCTTGGTTCGTGTCATTTTGTTTAGACCAGAAAAATCGCTCATAACCCGAGGCACAGCGATTGCCGGTTCATGCTGGTCAAGAACAACAGCCATATCACGTAACATTTTGGCCTGAGCCTCGTGCCATGTCGCCAATAGTCTGGCCTTTGCGCCGGTCATGCTGACACCTCAAGCGGATCGTCTTTCACACGTAAGACTTCACCGAGCAACTGACCCGATTTCGAATAGAGCGTTGCAGTATTCAAACAGTTGACGCGATCGAACAGCGTGTCCGGGTCAAGATCCGTTTCCAACTCGAGTGTGACCAGCCTCGTTCGTTCGTACTGGTCCATGCGTCGCTCGAGCTTAACCGTCATCTCGACCAGATTGATCTCGAAGTTGGGCTCCTGGGCCTCGACCGGCAAATACCGAAGTGAGGGAACCCACACCCCACCGACATTAGCTTCTCCCAGGCCGCCCAGCGACATGGGGCCGATCAACGACCGAAAACATCTGTTGTCTGTTCGAGCTCTCACGAGAAAATCAGCCGCTTCGGGACTTGTTGGGATAATGTGCGGCCGTCGCTCGTTCACGACTTCACCATCCGGGCGCCGTTTGAATTGGTCGGCGTACGTCATTCTGAATAGGGGCATGTGTGTGTCCTTTTAGCGGGATACAAAAGAAAATGGGCGACACCGAAGTGCCGCCCATACAAGGTTTATGCCTTGAAAACGCTGGTTATTTAGCTTGTTTTTGTTTCTTCTGCACCTTCTTTTTACTCAGTCTGATAAGCTTTTCTGTGGGGAAATACACAGGAACCATGGAGTCCTCCCCGACAATGTTTTTTCGCGGACTTCGTCTGACAGTGACCAACCCGCTCTCGATAATCTGTCGGAGCACCGCGTTCGCTTTACGCAGGCTGTAACCTGAACTGATTCGAAGCTCCTTCGAAGTAAAACCTCCGTCGTTGTCTTTCTTTGATGCGGTCAGGCGATTCATCTCGCTGACCAGTTGGTCTAAAGTGATTTCGCTGTTTGTCGTCATAGTTCAATGATCTCCGTGGCAGATGGGGCAATGGACCAGATGCGTTCACGAATGAACAGCACGTTCGAATCTCTCGCGTACCGGATCACGAGCCCGCCAAACTGAGGGGTACTGATTCGGCCGCCAGGAATTTTCCACACGAACGGCGTCTTGCCCTGCCAACAGGCAGTCACAACAGCACGAGCTTTGCCGTTGTGCGTGGGAATGTTCGTCTCGATTGCTCGATGACGGTGGCTGCGAACGATGATGTCTGGTGGGCGTCGTCCCCATCGTCCAGCCTCAGTGAACGACTCGACAAGCTCCTTGTGGATGGCCGTCGACTCGTACGCCTGACTACCTGTCGTCCCAATGTGGTGCAACAGGTGAACCAGCCCGGTGCCGACCATCGTCCACAGGTCGTATCGAGCGAACAGGCCGTCCTCGTTGGGAATTGCCCCCAACGCCTTGGCCACTTCTTCTTCCTTCTCCGCAGACTTCCCCACATGGGCCTCAGTCCCGCGGATGTGGTAGTAACGCCCATCACAGCCATCGACGATCGGTCTCATCAGATCAATTGCCATCTGAGCCTGTGTGGCCAGATTGTGCGTGATCTGCGTCGTCGAGTTGTGATGGACACCGTCAATGCAATCGCCGTTGTGAACAACGGCGTACGGTTCGCCATGAGTCGCGTCGGGCACGTGCTGGCCCCAGAACTCGTCCCAGTGGCCTTTGATGATCTTCTGCAGTGGTGATGGATGGACAACATTTGCCTGGTCAAGTTTGACCGGGCCTGGCATGATCGCCAGCCCACACCCGCAGTGCGTGTCGCTGATGACGACCAGATTGTTAATCGGTTGTTTCTTACTGGCTCGCTTTTTTGGCATTTACCGTTCCCTCGGGTTAGGTTTCGACTGTTGAAATTCCGTCAGCTTCTCCAGCCTGATCGTCATCACCGTCATCGATTGAACCGTCGGTCAGGGGGCCGGCAGTTAGAACTTGGAGAGACTTGTCGGCATCCTCCGACGATCGTTTACCCTTCCGTGATTGCGATTTAACCGGGAGTCTTCGCAGTTCGTCCTTGAGCTTGCGTGGCATTTTTGCCTTCCTGGTCCATGTAAGAAAAACGTACTTAAACTTCTGACATCTAAACTTTCTTCGCCGGTCGTTTTGTTCTTTTTCGTTTCGTCCTTTTCTGTTCTGGAATCCACTTCTGTAAATCGAACAGATCCGGTCGGGTTTCTTCGAAATGCATCAGAGTGAACAAACCCCAAGTCGCATGCGCCAAGTGGTCTTCAGTCTTGTCCCCCGATCGCCACTGATCGATATGCTTCATCAGGTGATTCAGCAGGTCGCTGGCCGGAAATCCTTTCAGCCAGTTACCCACACCATATTTCTCTGCTCCCTCTGCGTATGTCTCGGCCAGTCGTCGTAGGCCAATCGGTGAAACCAGATCGTATCTCACTCCCGCCGCATCTGAACTCCGCACTGCACCCGTTTTGAACTTCATTCTCTTTGACGTCACGGCTTCATTGCCTTTCCGTTTCGACGAACAAAAAATTCGTCATCATGAGTAAACAATCTTTCAGTAACGAAGCGAAGTTCAACCCCCGCCTCACGCATCATGCCATCAGCTCTCGCGATGATGTCACCCCACGTACCGTTGTCAGCGTCAGCCGGTCGGTGGGTCACCAGCAGTTTGATGCCGGCCTGGATGATCGCTCGGGCACAATTAGCGCACGAGGCCCAGGCCGCGTACATCACCAGGTCACTGGTCTTAATCCCCAGTCTCGCGCACTCATAAATCGAGTTGCGTTCCGCGCACTCGACGTACTCATACTTGAGTGGGCGTTCCCACCTGTCAGCCGATACGACGACTCCGGGGGGAAATTTGTTCACAGCTTGGCAAACCACATCGCCGCCAGGTTCAACCAGCAGCGCTGCGTTTTGCGTGCGGGGGTCAGGTGATTGATCGCGAGCCAGAAGATACGCCTGTACTAGATATTCGGCGTCAGTCATCGCATACCAGCCCTTCTAGGTTGTCAGCCACCCAGCAAATAGACCATATCAAGGGCTGATCCCATAGACGAAATTCCAAATAATCGGGAGGAATTTTCGGGGCTGGCTGTAATTCACGGCAGGCTTCGGACTTACGTCATTTAGATAATTGTCGCTGTCTGTAATAATTGCGGTGATATTGGTTGTGACATTGTCGGCAACGGCAACTTACGCCATTCCAACTAGCCTTGTCCGTGTAGAACTCACATTTCAATTTGTACTGGACACAGCTAGGGCACCACGCGTGGCCGGCCGGAGCGTGTACGTTTTTATTACGTTTTTGCTTTTTGGCGTTTTCAACCCGAGAAATGATCTGAAGATTTCCGATCGCGTAATGCCCGTCTTCTTTTCGATCCACAGAAGCCGATTCAATCAGATTTCCATCAGTAACCCATGCGGTATAAGCCGGAACAGCCCAGGTCATGAATTCGTCGCGAGTCATCCGGAGTTCAACACCAACATACGTCTTATTTTTCCCGTACGGGTTTCTGACACGATACTTGATCAAATTCCAAGCTTTAACCGCTCGGCCGTGGGGGGTTTTTGCGAAAGCTTGTTGCTTGATGCTGTCACAATCTTTGCAATGATGATTAAGCCCAGCGCCTTTTTTACCGTACGCGCTAGTCGCTTTCAATTTACCGCAGTATGTGCAAATTTTGCGTCGAGTCATACAACTCCCCCCTCAATGGAGAATTGTCACCGAATCCTGCACGGTCAACTCTCCGCGTCGATAAGCGGCAATAGCGTCTTGCTTATTGCGAAATGTGATACTTCGACCAATTCTATCCGGTCTGGTTGATTCGAACAATCCCATTAGCATTTCGTGCCGTGGCATGAACATGGGCGTTCGAAAGTCGGCCGGGCTGATCAAATTGCGAGACGGCAGCATTCGCTCGACAGCGTCCTGCACTTCCGCATCACTCACAGGCACATGGTAGTTCATCTGATCGCCATCAAAGTCCGCACCAAATCCAACCGTCACCAGCGGTGACAAGTGAACGGCGTTACCTTTCACCAGCTGCGGCCAAGCGGCCATGATCCCGTACTTATGATGGATGGGCGCCCGGCTGTAGATAACTGGTCGCGTCTCCAGCTCATCAAGCAGGGCTTTCTTCGCCAGCGGGGTCTGATCCTTGTGAGCCTGCAGGGCATTCGTCAACGGCATGCCTTGGCGTTTAAGGCGACGGACTATGAAGTTTTTGTAGACGGTCCAGGCTCGTTCTTCGGGAAGTCCAATGGAATCCATGTCGAGGTCGGCGTTGGGCTGTACAGTGGCACGCCCAACAATATCCACAGGGGTACTGAGTAATCGGGACTGGACTGAGCCCCACTTGGGACTACTTCCGAAGATCCCGGCAAGCAGGCCTTTGACTCCCTTCTCGACCAGTTTCGGATGGCTTGGGTCGCCCAGGCCAGTGACTGCTTTGAACGAGTTATATAACGCAAGGCGTTCTTGACCCACGTTTTCACCCACCACCCCCTTCAGCTTCTTGAGCGTCGTATTCGCGTCAATCAGCTCTTTGTAAAGGTAATTGGCATCGGAAATAATTGGTTGGCCCGAATCGGAAATCTTCGCCACCTGACGAAAGAGGGGGGGAAGAATTGGTGCTTTGTCGAGCATCCAGTCTGACGGGTGGATCCCCAGCGACTTGGCTGCTTTGAGATACCCTAGTTTGCGAACGGCCACATCACGGGCTGTTTTCTTGCCCGACTTGATCTGCATCCTGGCGAGCAAAAGCTCCTTGTCCAGATTGATCCCCTGCAGGGCTTTGAACAGAGCTTGCGGTCCTGTACCGTGCGAACCGATCGATTCAGTCCCAGCCAGAACCCCTTCGAATTTGTTCTTAGTCAGGGCCAGCAGTTTACGTATAGGCTCTTCCATCACCGGATTGGGCATCGGGTCGGCCAGCGTTACGTGCGACCATCGGCGGCCCATATGCCCGCCAGTCAAAGCTGGATCGAACAAGCCGCCGGCCACCGGGCTCAGATCACCGTCAAAGTTGACCGTGTTCCCATTTTGCAATTCGCGGCCGCCCGACAACTGGTCAATGTCCTTGTTCGTCAAGGCCATGACGTTCATGCTGGCCCCGTTGCGAACTGGGTTGATCCCAGCAGCTTTCAATTCGTTGATGAATTCCTCGTAAACAAGCGGGATACCGGGCTCGGGCGGGCGGTGCCCCTGCATGAAGGCCAGCCAATATGGTTCGTTTCGCTGGCCTCGTAACAATTGCGAATCACGCAGCAGATTCAACGCACCGTGAGACAACAGGGCATTCGTTTCCCCCATGGACAGCTTCTTACTTGACTCACCGTCACCACCCTTGGCCGGTACACCGCTGAGTGTGTAACCACCCGAGGCACCGCGACCCTGTTCTTTGTCTTCGGCGATATGGTGCAGCTTCATGATCCACTGCACGCCAGTCTTCACGCCGGGGATGTATCTGTTGGTACCTGGGTCGAAGACCGTCTCTGTGTCGGGTACGCCATGCTTCTGGGCTTCCTGTTCGACGAAGGCTCGCAGGTCGGCAATGTTCGAAAAATCCTCAATTTTGTACGGCTTGCCAGTCTTTTCCGCAATCTTGCCGAGTGTGGCTTCGTGGATCTTCACCGGATTGAGTCGCGACGGGATACCAGCCGGATTCAGTAACATGTCGAATGGGCGACCCGTGCTGTCACGCGGCATCAAGTCGTCCGACAGAATCTTGCCGATAACACCCTTGGCGCCGAATCGGTCACTCAACTTGTCTGACTCCTGTGTCGACCGCATAGACGTCACAGTGACCATCGGTCCTTTGTCTGTCTTCACTACGTCGCGGACGATACCGGGTGAGTTGTACGACCAGGTCACCGACGCGTCGGTGTGCTGTAGCTGGCCCTTGCGATGCACTTTGCTTTGCGAGTGCTCTCGCCCCTTTGCCAGCAGAATGAGTGGGTGGCCGTAATCAACAACCGTGCCCGGCTTGACGACCCCATCCTCGTCGATCGTGTCCAACTGCTTTCGGTCAAACTTCGACGGGAACAGCGACACGTATGGCGCTTTGCCTTTCTTATCGAGTGCGTCACCCCAGGTCGCGTCGTGCTGGTACAAATGTTCTGATCGCAGTTTCTTGGCGAAGCTCTCCGACACCAGCTGGGCGTCTTCGTAGGTGCCGGCTCCATACGGCATGTATCCGATGTAGGCGTTCTTGCCGATCGCGATTGCCCCGTTGTCGTTGGTGAAGTTGGACTTAGCCAGAAGATCGTCCGGACCGACACGCTGGCCCGGTTGCACCATTGGCGTATTGTGCAGTCGGCTACGGCGATTGAACGGAAACGAGTCATACAACTCGTAGTTCTGCGTCGTTCCGTCGTCGTGCTTGACCGTGATGGCTTCCGGCGATACGGCAGTGACCTGACCACCCTGCTTGGCTCGCACGGCACCCATGAATCCACCGAAGTGTTCGTCAAAACTCTTCTGCCCGCCCGTTCCCGGAACAGCCGACTGAACGAATGGGGCTTCGGGGTTCTCGAGCGGCAGGGCTTGCGTCAACATACGGGCACCCATCACTGCCCGCTGGCCCTTCAAAGCCGACTTCATCGGCACCAGATTGGTGACGTCGCTGAAGACGTGTTCGAAATGCGGCAGCTCGTATTTGACATCGGCTTTGGACACATACTGCAGCTTACCATTCAACATGGCTATGATTCGTTTGCCCGGTTTGGCCATTTCACCCGGGAAGGCGATGGCTGAATCAGCCACGTCCTGCGGGGTACGCCACTCGAGTTGCCCCGTGTGCAGATTGGTGAATTGTTTGGCGAGCTGCCCATCAGCCTTACGACGGACCTGTCCGGCGATATTCAGAATAACGCCAGCCGCCTCGCTTTCGGGCGTCTTCAGTGGATCCATGAATCCGAGATGGCTTGGCTGTACGGCTCGGGACTCCAACGGAATGGCTGTCGTGCTTGGTAGTCCACCGACACCCATGCTGGTGATCGTTGACATCTTGTCCAGCAGTTCGAGCGGTGATGTTTCCTCAAGACCCGTACCGACACCGCTGGTGAGGATGACCGAGTTCAATTGCTTCTGGAACGGTCGGGAACCAATGCCCTGCAGATTGCCACGCTGACTGGCTTTGAACAACAGCTGACGGCGAATGTTGCCAGCATCGCGACGAATCCGTTCCGAGAACAAATCCTCGGGCGCCATGATTTTCTGGTAGGCCAGGTGGTCACGATCGTCGGGCTCAACTTCGCCCTTTTGCAATTGAAGCAGTTTCTGTGTCGTTCGAAGAATGGTCTCCGGTCCGACATTGGTAAATGGGTGCCCGAGCGTTCGTTTAGTGACTTCCGGATCGAGCTCCATGGCCTGAAAGGCATTTACCAGTTGCTCAGTCGTGTGCGCCTCGGTCTGATTCTCGGGGATCCGCGGGAGAAATTTCCCGGCCAGTTTCTTTACGTCAGCCGGATCGTTATGCGTCAAGTTGGTCGCGGCCAACTCGGGGCCCCAGGCGTCACGCAATTGATGGTGGGTCACGCCCATTGCGGTGAGCAACGACACTAGCGGCGTCTTGGACTGGGCTACGCGAATGTAGAACACGCCTTTGTCAGGATCTAGAAAGTAGCGGTGGCTCAGCCCCTTCCCAGGCATAACGTTCGTGTGGGCTTCAATCTCGCCGTTGCCTCGAATACGGGTAAAGACACCAGGCAACAACCGCATCTGATTTCGAACGGCGTATTCAGTCCCATTGTGGATGAACGTACCACGGTCCGTCCGGTAAGGCACGTTAGCCAGTGTCACCCGTTTCTGGTCGACCAGCTGGCCTGTGACGTTATCCAGAAGCTGGAATGTGCCTTTCAGCGTCCGGCCAAGCGTGTCACCTGTCAGAATGGCTTTCTTCTGGTCCTTTAGAGAATACTCGTCCGGGCCAGAATAGTGGACGTCGGTCAGCTTTAACGTGTGCTTGGAGTTCGCCAGGGGCTCCAGGCCTTGCGCAGCCGTCAAGGTGTGGTCAAACAGCCTTTGACGCGCTTTGGACATGTCTGTGAGGCTGTCAGGCTCATCCTCGTGGGCCGCAGGGCGCATCGGCTGGAGCAGGCTGCCGGAGCCAGACAGGATTGACATGGTAAGATGGGCTAATTAGCCCTCCGGGGTGGCGACCAGGAACGGAGCCGTTGAAACCTGGCGACGTCTCTGGCGTTCTTTCTCGGCCAGATCCAGTCGGTTCGCCTCACTCTGGCTCTTGGCCACACTGTACCCGAGATGGCCGCCGATGGCCGCCGTAAGGGCGGCGACGGTTGCAGCAGTGCCGGCCCCGAAGGTTGGCCAGTTGGCCTGCTTCTGCCAGATGTCGAAGATTTCATCCAGTTGCTGTGACAGCTTGGACGCCTTGTCATCCGCCCGTTTGCCTGTACCAATCGGCTGATGGCTCAAAGCCGATTCAAAATCTGACTTGGCCGAATCGACTTCTTCCTGCAGCCCTTTGTGCCGTTGTTTGTTGAGCAGGTAGTCCATCAATTTGTAACCACCGAAAGTGGCCCCAACAGCACCAGTCGCATGCAGCGGCATGGCCCACCAGGTGTTCTTGTACGGTTCGAGTACGGCGATTTTTTCTTCTCGCTGAGGTCTTGTCGGCACCTTGAAAGGCAGGACGTTGGCTGCGGCAGACGACGGCGTCGCCGGCTGCGAATTCCGGTGGAGCATGTGGATAAAACCAGATGCACCGCGAGCAGCCATTCCGGCGCCGGCACCAAGAAGCAGGATCTTCTTGAACTGCTCCATCGCCAGTTGCGAGTGGGCCGCGTCGAGATCAATTCCCGGGTCAGCTTTCTTTTGCATGATTACCTAGACCGTTCCTTCAGGTAACTCGGGCATGCTGAGCATGGTCGGAGCGGCTACCGCTTTTCGCTCCCCACTCTCCTGCATGTAAAACTCACCCCATTCAAGATAGATGAATGGCTGAGCGGCTGCCACTTGCCGCTCGATATAAAACAGCCTGAACCAGCGATTGGCGATCTTGTCCATTACGCCCATGTATTCAGCGTGGTCCTTCGGATCGTCAATCAGGAACTTCTTCAGTTTGAAATCGCAGATCCGAGAAACTTTTGATTCGTATTCGTCCTCATTCTTGTACATGCTTGCCTTGCCGCGGAACGGCAGGCCGTCATCAATTGCACGACCCCAGTGAACGGCAGCTCCGTTCGGGTCCTGCACCTGATTCATGAATTTCAAAAGTGGGGGTGCCATCAATACCTTCCGGCAAAGTGCGGTTTACCTGCGGCTTGCACATGCTCGTGCATGGCTTGTGTCTGCCGGGCGTACTCAGCCCAGCGTTTGTACTGATCGACCAACTCGTGTTGTTTCTTTTCCTCAATGTCGGTCTCGTCGACATCGGTCAGTTTTCCGAGACCGTAACCGGCGCCCGCACCGGCGATACCTGCACCGGCCGCTCCATACAATCCAGCTGTACCGATGCTGCCAGCGACATCTTTACCGAGACCCCAGAGATCTCGTAACGTCGAAAGACCCAATTCGGCCAGTTTGAGGGCCGGAACGGATCCCACAGACGGCTGCTTCAGGGGCTTGGTTCCAACCTCGGCCGTCGGCGGTTTAGGCGGGGCCAGTCCGGGAACAGCGGCGGACTTCGTGACCTGCCCATGCAGATCTGAGACATGGTCGGCGATTTGATCGAACGACATGCCCGACTCGACCAGTCGAGTCAGAAAGGCCACTTTGAAACGATCGCGAGGCGTCATCCATGACTCCCAGGCTAAAGATAGATATCAGCCGGGACACTCACTGTGACCGGCATTCTTCGCGTCAGATCCCGTCGGGCTGTCGGGTCAGTCGGCATGCCCTGTTCGCGGGCTTTCTGGAGCACACCGTGCATTCGGTCCACGAAATCCATTTGTGCCGCGATCTCGTCGTAATACTTGACCCACTTAGGATTCTTTCGTCTCAATCGAGCCATCTCACTGATTGCCAGGGCCCTCTTGGCCGCATCGGCAACCGACAAGATCTCGTACTGACCAGTTTCTGTGTGCTCGATACGGATCAATCCACGCTCAGCCCAGATCTTCAAATGGGCATATTGCACCAAGCCGTGATTGCCGAGCAGGTGAGGTGTAAGCAGTGCCGTCATGGTTTTTACTTTTTATAAAGTTATGGCGAAAGCCCGGGGCACTTTGCAGCGCCCAGGGCCTCGCCAGTCAACGGACAGGGGACAGACCACCCATCGACGGGCTATATGTGCAGCAAAGCTTTCTGGGCCGCGGCGACGAGCAGCGGGATCGACTGATGAATCAACGGATCAATCACAGCCGTCGAGACTATCGCACCGAAGTGCTGCAGCTCGAGAGGACGAATTTCCTTCGTGTAAACTTCCATCAGAATGGTCGAGATCAACCCGGCCACGTCAGCACCGGGTGACAAGAACGGCTTCACGGCAAGCATGCCGGCAGAGACGAGCTCTTCGAGCAGAGCGACTGCCCCACTCAACGTGATTGGCCCTTTGGCTTTGGCAGCGTTGAAATCCGCCATGACTTTCGACATGGCCTGGCTAACCGTGGTCACGAGCGTAGTCGTGTCGGTCGCCGGTGCGGGAGCTGGGGTAACAGGTGTGGTTGGGTCTGACATGACTGACTCCTTTTTAGAATGACTACCTTCCGAACAGCATGGGAACGACCTCAGAAATGATACCGGCATACATACCAGTCCTTTTCAGCTGATCCTGTGTACTCTCAGGCATCCCAGTCAAAAGGCCGAGGACTCCCCCTACCAGTGCACCGCTAGCATAACCTACTCCCATGCCCGCGGCAATATGGCCCAGTTGCATCGGCGTGACCCACCCGGCCCCAATTCCACCCGGCATCTGCTGGGCCAACGTAACGGCTGACGTGGCTGCCCCTCGAGTAGACAACGGGATATTCGGCGAGACGTACGGGTCTCCCCAGATGGTCTGATTGAACTTGTCGACCTGAATTGGCGGGATGTCACCAGTCATTCCTGAGTTGTCCGCCAGGTCTCTACCCAGCTTCTCTTTGACCGAATCTACGGCCGAGCGGAACAACGGCGCGACCGGGAAATGATTCTCTGGCATGATCCCGCCGGTGGGTGGATGATCAAGCGTAGTATTGTCGTTGAACGGGAGATTCTTAGCCTTGTTTGTCATGCCATATGCCAGTCCTGGCATAATGCCGGCCGCACCACCCAGCAGGGCCAACGTCTTGCTGAGACGCCCGCGACGCCAATCATTGGGCATCATCTTCTCGCCAATCCATCCCGCCCCGTAGCCAAGACCGGCGCCAAGTAAGCCCGATGTCAGCATAGAAGCAACTGGTCCAGGCGTATTGGGAACAACGCCAAACAGCTTGCCGGGCGTCAAGTTCATCGTGTCTGTCATTGACCGAACGACAGGCGAATAGGCCAACTTGACATAGTCACCGTCTGGGTCAGCCCAAATTCGAGATGGGACACAGCCCAGGTAGGCTTCACCCAACTCGTGTTCCAACGCAAATTTAAGCCAGTGTAACCGATCGTCACTGACGTCAGAGACCAGGATCAGCTCATTGTCTGGTCCCTGGGTAAGCGCAGTTTCATCCGGCAACGGGAATCGCCCGAGGATCTCCTGAGCCGATTTGGCCATTGGTCGACAGGCTTCGGCTCTGGCTTCTGCCAGGCCGACAATCTGCTGCCAGGCCGATTGCTCGTCTGTGGAGATCATGGAACGTGGACTCTCTGTGTTGTCCCGGTGCAGCCAGCACAGTCATCATGACCGCAGACGCTGCAGATAAATTTGCGTGGTACGGGAAGCGGGTCGGCTGGTTTGTCGTCGACCAGGATCGACTTGCTGATCTCGTTACGACCCAGTACACCCTTGCGACGGACTCCGACAGTAATGTGAAACTGGAAGTCATTGTCGTGCGGCAGCGGAGTGAGACCGTACGACTGTCTCAACGTCTGTAACTCCGGACTCTTAACCTCGAGCATCCAGACCTTGCTCATCTGCGGCCAGCCGGCAGGCTGAACTGTTTTGAGCTGCCCGGTCGTGTAATGAAAGTGTTTGCCACGCTCGGTCAACTTGCCGGGCCCGCCGATCGCCGCGATATCCTCAGGGCGGAACACGCTGATGTGCGCATCCAGTTTGCCTGGTTTTTCGCTGTGACTTGGGAGTTCAACACCCGGCTCGTCAATGGCGCTATAAACGCCACGAACCAGGGCGTTCGGGACGGCCAGTAAACCCCAATTCGAGGGGGTAACATACAGCATGCCTGAGAGCGCGTGCACTACTTCCGGGGCATCCGCCTGCTTGAACCGCTGCCCTATGCCGAAACCTGCACAGTAGACTTCGCGGACCCAGCTCGGCGGTGATAGTTCCCCGAACAGTAACAGCACTTTGTCGCTCCTATCGGCGTTCGGTGGCGACTCTTAGAGCCGTAATCTCTCGCCCATGCTTTTCGACCACACCACCAAGCTTGTTGATCTTCAGGTCCATCTCTCTGCGGTCTTCGGCACAATGCCTGTCCTCTCTATCACTGGTCAGAAATTTTCCAAGCAATGTGGCTTCGAGGACCTTCAGACGGTTAATCACGTCGCCTGATTTTCGACCAACCCAGTAGGCGTGGCCGATCAACATGATAAGGATGCCGCACAATGCGACGATTACTTCAGCCCATTCGACTGTCATGGTCAGGCCCTTGTGCTAGGTGATGCGAATTTTAACGGACCTGCTGAACGGTCACAGTCGTGTGTTTCCCGTGGCGATGTTTGTGCTTCGTCTTGGTCACCACACGGGTCGAATAGCTCGGGGCCTCCGCGCGATAGATGACCACGGGCGCCTCGTAAGCCGCAACCGGAGCGCCGTGGTTGTGGATGACCACCGTTTTGTGGTTCGAGCCGAATAACCACCCAGCGTCGGCGCTGGCCGGCAGCAACATCAAGCAGAGACACGCGATAGTTTTCATGACTGGTTCCTTGGTGATTTTTGGTTAAACGAGATCGCCATTCTTCAAGCCCCCGGGATCCCCTACCCCAGGTCCGTGCTGCCGTTTGCGGACGACAGCGTGTGACGGCAACATGGGCGCATCCGTCACTCCACCAACCGCGGCCAACATGAAGTTACGCCGCTGTTTTCCTTGTTTCGTTTTCGACATCCCTTCGAGCACGCAACATCCTAACCAGTTGGCGCCTGCAACTAACCTGTAGAACGGCACTTTAAGCAGCTTAACAGTATTTTCAACGGTCTTCCACCCTGTATCCCAGCCGTTTGAGAACCAAATTGACAGATTCGTTCAGTGGCTGGTCGATTCCGGCTCGATCTTTTTTCTCGGTTAACAGCTCGTCCACCGTACGCTGGGCAGCAATCAGCCTCTGTTCGAAGGCCGGTGGTTTGATAATGGACGTGTCGACCAGGAGCTCCACGATTGCCAATAACATGGCCGAAACGTGGCGGTTCATAGCCTCTTGCTGATCTGTCCACGCTAAGGTCTCAGCCACATCCTCGTCCGATGGGTTAGCCTGGGGAGCTGACGCCACTTGCGGTATCCCAGCTGGTTGTGACGGCGGCGGTGCTGAAATCATTTCTGCCGCCAGCAACAATCGGGCGGCGTCCGGTCTGTAAACGAAACAGCATTGGATTGATCCAGGCACGGCAAACACGTCGGCCAGACACGGGTAGTTAACTGGTTCAGCGGAGAACCCGGCCCCGACTTCGATCTTCGAAGTGGCCATCTGCGCGAGAAACTGCCCCTGAAATGTTTGCCAGTCGTCCGGGCCCTGCAATAAGGCGAACATCTAAAGCCTTTCAATTGAGAGGACGAATTGGACCACCGTTACGCACCAGCGTCGGTTGTCTGGATGATTCGGCGATCGTCTGATGGTGTTGGTTGCTGTTGGGGTCGCCGCGTAGTGGATGATCAAGATGCCAGGATTCAATGTGGAAATCAACTACGATGTTACAGCCAGCCTTGAACAGACGCAGCCCCAGCTCCTGGTCTTCACCGCCGAATGTCGTAAACTTCTCCCAGAAACCGCCCAAGGTTCTGGTCAAGTCCAGCGGCACGCTCATGTGACACGACCAGCAGAATCGGTAGCTTGATGGCGGCGTGGCCATGTACCGCTGCCTGTCGCCGTTGACTTGCTGTTGCAGGTTGCGATAGACGCCACCCAGTTCCAGTCGCTTGTCATCCTTGAGGTCGAAGCCGGCGAATTGCCTCTGGACGTCAGGGATCCCCGTATTCATGACCTTGTCTTCAGCCACGCGTCTCACGCGGCCCAGCACCACGCTGAGGCGGTCACCGTAGGTTTTGTGCTGAGCTACGACGCCCGGGCTCGGGACAGTATCGCCGTCCATAAACAGAACGCGGGAACCAACGGCAAACTGTAGACCCCGATTACGGGCAGCGGCCGCCCTGAAAGGAACTGTCTTGCCTGGTAAATGCACATATCGCCAACCCGGCATTGTCCCATATTCATTCACAACGGCCATTTCCTGATTGATGTCGCCGTCGTCTGAAACGATCGTCAGATTGAAATCTTTGTCGGTTTGACGATTAAATCCTTCCAAGACCAGTCGCAGGCGATGCGGGTCGTTACACGTCGGAATAACCACCGCGAGCGGGAGCATCTCAGTCTTTCCAGTACGGGTTCGACTTCACAGTGATCTGGTCGACCAGATCTGGGTAGGCTTCTGCTTTCGCGTAAGTCATCGGCTGGGCGTTCCAGGCCGAGAACGGTTCGAACATGAAGCTGCCACAGCGAACCAGGCAGGATTTGAAACACTGGCGTCGCTTCTCACACAGCGGGAACAAGGCCGCACTAAATGAGAATGTGCTGTTCGGAATGAGCAGCATGTTACAGTGGCGTAATAGCACCCAGTCAGGAACCCAATCCAGCTGTCGCGGGTCGGCACTTCGCAAATCGTGCCTCAGATAGTTGTAACCGGTCAGCGGTTTGGCCCGTAAGTCGATGCCTAACGATTCGGACGTCTGCGGATTGAACTTGGCAAACTCCGGGACAAGTGCCGGAGTCTCGGTCGAGATGAACAGAACTGGTTCATCCAGCGTTGGCCACAACGTCTCCAACAGATCCAAGTACCAGGCCACAGGTGTGATGTAGAACATGCCTCGGCCGTAATCACCGCGACGCAGATGAACGCCCACAATCGTCTTGCCCATGTTTCGAAGTTTGGTAACAGGCTCAGACAGTCGCTCGGTCACTTCGGGTTGCAAGTCAAACAGACTGGTCAAATATGCCCTGTTCGGAGCGTAGTAGCTGGTGTGATATTGGCCATACCCGTGATAATCGAAATTGCTGCGAGAGATTCCCTTGGCTCGCTCCGTCGGAAAGATCCCCACACCCCGTCCAAACGTCTCGTCATGCTCGACAGCTGTCTGCAAACCACGGACTGTCATCGGGCTGAAGTGCCGTTTGAACAGCTGATCGCCCACCCACGGGGGTAGCTGCAACTCGAGATTGTGTACTCGGGCGTAGTCGGCCAGGAACATCAGTTGAAAGATCTGATTCCCGAACCGGCCCATGCGGCCGAACTTGGTCATCGTGATCACGCCGCTCATAGTTTTGGCTTCCTCTCGGTTTTGACAATGTGATAATCGTGGCAGTTCAAATGCAACACATCGCACGGCGAACCGACTGCCTGGCCAAGCTCTGTCTTCTGCAGAATGATGTTTGCGTCATGCCCTCGCCCGAGAACGCGCCAGTTATGTCGCTCCCCCTTCGCGAAGTCGAGCAACTCGTAGTAGTAGACCGGGATGAGCATTTCTTTCTCGGGCCCACCGCGGTCGTACGTACTGTCTCGTCTCCATCTGTGCTCATAGATCAGATCGGGAACGGCGAACATTCGGTTAGCCGGGTCAGCCATGAGCCATGTTCGGTTGATATAGAAGCTGTCGGCCGAGTCGTAAACCTGTCGGTGCCTGAGCGTGCTGCGCCAGGGTGCCGCGAGGTAGTCTGGCTGCTCGTGGTCAAAACGGGGCTTGTCGAAGAATCGATCGAAAGCCTGGTTGAACCGTTGTCGGTTCAATACCCAGTTGCCCGTGTTAACGAAACACCAGAAGAGCTTCTCGGTGGTCATACGAGCAAAATCACCCGGACCGATGATCTGGCCCCCCATGTGGCGGTAATCAAAGTTGGGCGCCGCGTAAGTCGGGCACAACAGACGAGTCGGATCGCCCAGGTTCTCACTGGCAACACGGAGATAGTCCGGTGTGATTGTGTTGTCTGAATCACCAATGATGACCCAGTCACACGTTGATCGTCGCACCGATTCGATCTTGTTACCGAAAGGCCCGCGGTTCTCCGGTAGACGAAACATCTTCACCTTTGGCAAATGGGCCACCAGTTTGCACAAGGCGTCGTAGTCGGACGAACAATCGTCCGAGACCACGATCTCCGTGACTCGGTCATCCTCAATTGGCACCTTGAGACACTCTAGAAACCAGGAACCGTTGCCTGTCTTGAGCGTCTCGTTGTAAGTCGTCGTCGCGAAACTGAACATAGTTAACCCTCGTTAGCGGTGCTGTGGACACTTTGGAACGGGCTCTGTAACGGCTCCTCGTCGCTGAGTGCTGCAACTTCGTCAGCGTAGTTCATCCCACGCCCGGGCTTAGGCAACAGGCGGCTGACCATAGCAGCCAGATCACGTTTAGCAATCTCACCAGTCTCGCGGATAACTGTCTGCACATCCTTTTTCGGCTCAGGTACAGCGACATTCGATTCAGCTGTCGTCACAAAGTCAGTCACGTCAGGCAGCTCGTCGACCGGATGTCCCCATTTCAATTGAAGAGACAACCGTGAGCAGTACTGCACGATAGTTGCACCGGTCTGGCCGACCAGTTTGGCATGAACACGAGCGAGCAGGGCGTCGTCTGGATCAAAAAATCGGCCGCACAACTTCAGGCAGTTTTCCGACGTAGGCGGCTTGAGCTCAATCATTCGGTCAATTCGTCCAGGACGGCGGAGGGCCGGATCCAGCTTCTCGACGCAATTGGTTGTGATGATCACCACAAGCCCGTCACTGGTAGCCGCGCCGTCGATGCAGTTAAGAAGCAGGTCGAATCCTACCTGATCCTCATGACGTGGCGTGCGTCCGTCATAGGCATTGTCGATATCCTCGAGCAACACAATACACGGCCCGTTGCTCAAAGCATAACCCCAGTGCACCTCGAAATCCTCGTCAGTACAGGTAGGCAAGGCAATTGCGAAAATTGGCATATCCAATTCCTCCCCCAACGCTCGGGCAAAGCTGGTCTTCCCGCAACCAGGTTGACCAAACAGGCCGATCCCCACTTTCCAGGCGATCATGTGATCGTGATACCACGATTCTTCATGCAGCCACCCCTTAACAAAATCGGCCAGCTCTTCTGTCTTTTCATCGAATACCAGACCACGGAAGCCTGCTCTGTCGGACATGGCGACAGGCTGGACATCTTCCAGAGAATAATTCAGCGGTAATCCGGGAAGAATGCTTACCAGGTTACCACTTCCCATGCCCTGAATCGTTCCCCCACGACTGGCTCTCGGTTCATTGCCGTCCTTTGTGACGTACATTCCACGCTGGCCAAACAGCCTCTTGACGTAAAAACGGCTCTTGCCAGCGTTGTTAATTCGTAGGGCGGCCACCGAGTCAATCATCAACTGGTGAAGATTGAATGTACCGCGTAGAAAAGCTAGACTGGCACCAATTCGTCGGTCATCAGTAGGGTCTGATGCTGTGTTCGCCGAGCCGCTTTGCGTGGTCTTCTTGTTCAGCCACAGAGGTCTCCAACCTTTCCAGTAAATCGTGCCAGCAACCGGCGGCACGGAGAAGAGGACAGGCAATGTTCGACGGCGACGCGGAAGCGGCATCCACCACGTCAAAAACATGCGTGGACCGTAAGGAGTCGACGTGAAATTCTCAGTCAGATACTGGATGAAGATTTCCGACTGCCACTGATGCATGTCGGCCGTCACGAACAGCCAGCTGTACATCCACTGGTAGATCATTCGAACGTACTGCCAGCAAGTGGTCAGCACACCGGTAAGGGCGGCGCCTCCGGCCAGAAGCCAGGTGTATTCGGGCATGATAAACTTTCGGTAAGAGGTAACTTTACGAAAAGTTAACGCTGCGGGTGGGGATCGAACCCACGGGTCTTATACCAATCATGGCTGCCGGGCAACACTGATCCCGGGATGCTTTCGCCATCGTGTGCTTTGATCACACCAAGCCTCCGCAGCGGCAACACAAATCAAACAATCACAGCCCACGAGGGGTTGCAGAATTCATGACCAGGGATAACAAACAATTGACGACCGGTCGTCTGGCAGAAGGCATTAACCGCGGCCTGTACACCATATGTCGCACAGTCAGGCACGTAGTCATGACCGGCAAACACGCCGCCGGTTTTCATCTTCAACAGCCAGGCAAGGATGTCAGCCTCGATCGCCCAGCGATTGTGATTCCCGTCGAGGTAGACAAAATCAAAATAGTGATCCGGGAAGTCGGTTACGACGTCCAGCGACATGCCACGGATGATCTCGTACGACTCGGCTGGGAATTTGGTCATCCGGGCGTAACAATCTGCCATGTTGGCGTCCTGGCCAGCTTGCGGCTGGTTGCAGCCGTCGATGTACTCGGCGACAGGCTGCTCAATCCACGGATCGACCATCCACAACTTCTTGCCTTTCCATTCCTTTCGCAGGTACTCAGCGTGGCCGCCCTCGGCCGCACCAATTTCAATGCCGAACCCGAGCAAGCCCGCCGCATTCAATACGGCTGGTAAATGCTCTCGTCCTCGGCACGTTTCAAGTAAATTCGCTAGCGAACTGTCCATACTGCGTGTCCCTGGCTTGAGTTTCTGGAACTGCCGCACACAGGTATCGACACCTGATCTGGCCCATCACCCCGTCCAACACTGTATCAGGTTCAGAGCTCGTGTCGTCGACTGCATTCCACGGCTGCGGAAAGAGCAAGCTATGCCCTCCGCACGACTTAAATCGCTCGGTGTGGCCGGCGTGATCGTCAATTAACAGAGCTTCTCTGCCGGCCAGAAGATGCCTGTGCTGAATGACTACTAGATCGGAGAACTTTCCGTTCACATGGCGTTCACACCATTTCCATTTATCTGTGATAGCCCCTATCCCCCATCGACCGCCAGTCACGATCACCCGCGGTGCCCGGAGGTTGGTCAGCAGGTTGCGAGCCCACGGATATGGTTTGACCTTTTTCCAGATCAACGCCGAATCGCGAATAAGCAAATCGAACATGTACTTCTTCGTGACACCCAGTCGATCCTCGATCGTGGCGCCGGCCGGCCAGGGCTCAGCGATCAAACTTGGTCGATCCAGGTGCTCGAATATGGCCGTAGCCAAATTGGCCAGGACACCTTCAAGGTCGACAAACACCCAGGAAATTGGAATGTCATCTATTCGTCGGGGGGCTTTACCGTTGATATAGCCGTGTGCCATTACTGACTTTCGAGAATTTTGATGATCTGCCAGCTCGCAGCCTCTAGCGTAAAGTACAGAGGATAGATGCGATCGAGGTTATCTTGCAATCTCGAAATCTCGTCCTGAGTCATGCTTTTGAGTTTTTGAGGCAAAGCGGCAATCTCGCTCTCAGGACACAATACACAGAAAGCTGGCCAGTGAATCTCTTTGGCGAACGGAAGCCACGGTTCGTCATAGATGTAAACGGGGATCGCTCCGAGCTGCATGGCTTCGTAAAGACGAAATGACGTTTTGCCGTACCCACGCGGTGCCAACCCGAAGATTGACGCTGACAAGCCGATCTCAAATTCAGCCTGGGGGTTCGGCCCAGGCTTGCCGGAGACAACAAACTCCGGATCATGCGCGTCGGCAAAAGCCTTAAACATAGACCGCCTGATTCGTGCACCAGCTCCATTCGGGTTCCAGGACGACCGGCCGTGTACACCGGCCTCGGGACCGCCGCAGTTCATCTGACCAGTGAAGAAAGCCCTGTTCTGCCTGGGTATCCCTCGGCGAGGATGAGCGTCGCACAACAGGGGAATGGCCACATGGCCTGTACCGCCGGCGCCGAACACTTTGATGTTGGGCGGCAGCGTCTCGTAAGGCCCGTCATCATTCTGAACGACAGTGAAGCAAGGGCCTAATGCGGGACCATGCTGATCGAGCCACTGTTGAATCTCCGGGTCAGCTCGAAAATCAGCCCGTTTCTCGCGGTTGCGGTAGCTGACGTAATTGTTGGTCCACAGAATGGGCAGGTAGTTCAAATGTGTCTTGATGATGCCGATGTTTCTTTTGGCAAAATCGAGGAAAAAGCTCTCGATGTTCGTTCGCGTATGCGGCGGGTACGCGTGAAACGGGCTTTGGAAACGTGCTGGCACGTCAACGATTTGCATTGTTATACCACGCGGTAAATTTTGTTGAACTTGGTCTGTTTGTAAAACTCATATCCCTGAGCAAACAGTAGCTGGTCCCAGTCGCCCGACAAGTCGACACCCGTGTTGTTGTCCGTGTAAGAGATGTACTCGACGCACATCACCTTCGGTCTGAAGACGCTAAAATCAATCCCCTCGATCACCTCTCGCTCGTGACCTTCGACATCAATTGAACACAAGTCCCACGCGCCGCGTTCAATTGCCGAACGCATAAACCCGGGGAACTGTCGCAAGATCTCAGTCAGCGTCATCGTCTCGACGACAATGTGTGTTCTGACGTCTATCGGCCAGTCAGCCTGCAGAGAACTCACCGACCCGCAGTATCTAAGCAAGGCGTAACCGGTCTTGTTTGACGCGGCAACAGGGAAGATGGCATCCCCAGGACGGTGACGCAATAACCGTGGCTGGAACATGGGCACAGGCTCCACGAGCAGACCACGCCAGCCTCGTTTGTAGAATTTCCAGGTGTTGCTGCACTCAGACTGGTGGTACGACCCGACGTCAACATAGAGTCCGTACGGATTGGGCAACAGCTCGGCCAGGATCTCGTCCTCTTCAGCCTGACTGCCGTGGTCTTTGACAATTGGATGCAGATCAAGATAGGTGTGCAGCCCCTCGCTGATCTGTTGGTACTCTCGCAAGTATTCGTAGCTGGTCGGATGGTTTGACATCACAATCCCTGTCGTGCCAGTAAAACGTTGTAATTCTCGTAAATGCCGATCGGTTTGAACCCTTGAAACGCAGCCACCAGATCATTAACCAGCCAGCAACCTGTGTACTCCTCAATCACAGAAAACTCGGCATACACAAAACGTGTACGATTCAAAAATGTATCCTGTCCGCCGGCGAACACCAGCCGCTCGGCTCCCTGTACGTCCATCCACACAAAATCGACCGTGCGGCCAGGAATCACTCGGGTGGCCCAGTCGTCTAAACGCATCGTGGGCACTTCGCACTTACGATCGAATGTGCACCACGGATGCTGCCATAGATGGGCATTCGGGGGCAACAGACTGGACGACATGTCCCAGTCTTCACGGTCAGCTCCAGCAGTGGTTCCACCGCTCATATGCAACGTCATGACGCTATTTTTGTCGGCCAGAGCCATCTCGTGCAGGTGAATCCGCGGGTCTTGAATCCTGGCTTTGAATTTGGCGATTGGACGTGGATCGCACTCAAACGCATGTAGTTCACCCTTGGCAAACTGCGTCATGAATTCCTGCGTGTCTTGCCCGTCGTTGCAGCCGATCTCCAGGATGAGGGGGGCATGCGTGCGGACCAGCATGAAGATGTCCCGTTTGGACAGCTTCTTGGGGAATCGAGTCACCTCTGGTAGGACAGACGGATCGAGCTTGGCCATGCTTCACTTTCAGTCTGTCAGGATGGTTGCTCGGCCGGCAACCTGTTGTAAGAAATGCCGTTTCAGTCGGTCAGTTCGTTCTTCAGATACGAAACCCTTCTTCAGGAGCCCGAGCATAAACCCGCCCTGGCAGCACTGTTCGATTTCCGGTATCAACGCATCGTGTGTCTCAGCAAACCGGTTTGTCCAATTGGCGATCTCCTCGTAGGTGGCCCCGTTGAGTGAGCCGCCAAACGTGTGCGCCTCCATAGTCAAGTAGTCTGCCGATCGAACAGCTTCATCGCTCTGTCTATTTCGCATCATGGACCACTCGCCGCCCTCGCAATCGATTTTGACTACCAGACCATCAGTTTTGGTTTTGAATTTTGCGACCAGCGTGTGCAGCGACCGGCCGATACATCCGACGTTATGCGTAGTCTTGTCGCGGTCAACTGGGTCAGTCCAGACGTCGCTCTTGAAATAGCCGTGAGCACCGGTAATCAAGTTTGGATCTTTGCTTCCACAATGAAGCATCTCGATCCCGTCGTCACCCAAAGCGGCGACTATCAGTCGGATACGCTGCCCGGAAATCATTCGGCACAATGCGGGCTGGTTGCCAGTTGGCGGTTCAACGCAGATGATCTCCGCCTCAGGCCACAGCAGACGGCACGCGGTCGAAGCCATGCCAACGTGGGCGCCGATATCCAAGACACGTCCGACTGGTCTCTGCAAGAGCTGGAAACCGTATACGTCGTTCAGGAAGATTTCTTCGTAAACGAAGTTGCAGGCACTTTTGGCCATGGTCAAATGTGGTTCATCAAGTTGAAGCATGTCGTCTTTCAATCGATAACTAAGATGTTCAACCCGAGGGCGTTAAACGCCTTCAGACCTGGGGCCGGTCCGTCGCCCGGGTTATAGCAACAGTAACGCATGCCATCTACCTGTTTTTCAGTTAGTCTGATGGAAAACAGCCCCTGCTCTTTAACGAATTTTTTCAATTCACACCAAAAATCCCGAGAACGCCAGAGGTCATCCATGCTGGTCAATCTCCTCGACTACCTTGGCCTTCTTTACCTGCTCGGCAATCCACGGGTACGTCCGTTCCAGCCCCGAACGCAGATCGATCCCAGGCACCCAGCCAACCGTCTGTTGGAGCCGTGTACAATCGGCGTTTCGCCCACGAACTCCTTCCGGCTTACTGGTATCGTGAAATTTGGTGATCTTCTTACCGGCGATGCTAGCTACCAGATCGTACAGGCCATCGACGCTAATCAGCTCGTCTCGCCCCAGATTGAGCGGGTCTCCGTAGTCTGACGCCATGATCCGTATCAGGCCCTCGACACAGTCATCGACGTGCATAAACGATCGGGTACATAACCCGTCGCCCCAAACCTGCACCTCACCGCCCTCTGGCGGCAATTCGGCGATCTTGCGGCAGACGGCGGCCGGCGCCTTCTCGCGACCGCCACGCCAGGTACCATCGGCCCCGTAGCAGTTATGAAAACGGACAATCCTCGAGTCCAGCCCGTAGTCCTTTCGGTAGTACTTAAGAAGCTGCTCCATGTAGAGCTTCTCGAATCCGTAGCCCGGCTCGGGGTCGTACGGGAAGTCATCATCTTCAGTGAGCGGAACGGAATCGGTGAAGTTCTGCTTGTATCGTGCCAGAACGCACGCCGTGCTGGAGAAGCACAGTTTAATGTCGGATCCGCCAAATCGGCGAACGCTCTCCAGAACCTTCAAATGAATTTGCGTGTTGTTACGGGCAACATCCGCCAGTGACGCGGTAATGAAGCCAATACCGCCCATGTCGGCAGCCAAGTGGTAAACCTCGTTGATCGCGTACTCATCAAGCAAGTCATCCAGACCAACGCCTGAACGCAGGTCTCGCTTGTAGAATCGGCTGGCCTGAGACGGCGAAAACTCGGGCGTCTTAATATCGACGCCCAGTACAACATGCCCCTGGGCTACCAGGGCATTGACAAGATGATGACCGATGAAACCACCGGCCCCCGTGACAATGATCTTCTTCATTCTGCACCTTTCGGTCGGTATAGATCAAATCCTTGCAAAGTCTGACGCGGATCGTCACGAACGATAGAACAAACCGCAGGCAAGCCCATGGCAGCTAAGACACCGTTCAACAGGCCTAACGTGCCAACCATACTCCGTTCATCCTGCAATACGCGAATCGGATCGCAAATTATATGCGGATGATTGGTCATCTTGTCGTTGCACGGCACTCGATTAGCGATTAACGCATGCATGGCTGCCGGATCCGAATGAAACGCTGTGTTCAGACAATCAACAGCCTTCTGAACAAACTCTCTGCGATCGACATCAGTCATTTTTCACTTTGTACTTTTCCAGAACACCGAGCAGCAATCCTTGCTCCGCCGGGTCCAATTCCCAGACACCCTGCTTCCCATCAAGGTGTTTCATAATGTGCCGGGCGTTCCAGGTATTAAAACCGTGGCACATCCGCACGTAAAGACCAGCTTCAGTCTTGTTTCGAATTAGGATGCGTTTCGGGCCCCAGTTGCGTAGCCAAAAATCTGAATCCTCAGCTTTGGCCTTGGGCGGGTATCGGCCGGCGCCCCGCGGATGAAGAATAGATCCAGCAATGCCCTCTTTACAGCCGTATCGAAAAGAGCAATTGGACACAAACGAGTAACGGATCTGATACTCGAGCAACACGCAGGCGTCTTTCACGGCGAATGCCATCTGCCGCTCGATCCGCTCCGGGTGGTACCAGTCATCGTCATCGGTCTGCGTAATGAACTGGCCCTTGGCCACGTCCAATCCGATGTTTCTGAGCTCACCCAGCACCTTCCCTTTGGGGACGCGGACCTCTCTCAATCGGTGGTCGGCTGGCCTGGTTATCGTATAATCGCCGTCGTTGATGACGATCAATTCGAGATTGGTGTAAGTCTGTTGGAGCACCGAATCGACGGCGATCTCAGCCAGCCGCTGGCGAGCCGGGTCTTTACCGGTGATCATCACAGCCGTTACGAGAGGTTTTGCTTTCACAGATTACCCTCGATGAGAGTTGTGGCCAAACCAGCCAGGCACAATTCGACTCGATTTGAATTGTAGACGCCGGCGATCCGCAAAAAACAAGAACTCGCTGCATGAACTGGGCAGTACCGGTGCACCCAATCAACAGCGTGCGTCTTGTCTAACGTCGTGAGCAAGCCAACCACATCAATCAAAAAACCCTGCTCGTCTTGTAGCGAGTCAGGGTGAATAGCTGGATAAAAATTGATCTGCGTGCCGTCGTCCTGACCGGCAACTTCCGGGGCATCACACCAGTAGTAACGGATTTGCTCTACTGGGGAATACTCGCAGATTGATCGGGTTAATCGTTCACGAACAGCCCCGACCAACGACAACAGCCACGGGGGCGGTTGTTCGCCTTCCCGGGCTCCAGCACCAAGAACCTCGTCAGTGTCGTCGAACATGGATCGGCCTTTCAAAAGAACCTGGCATCCATGCCAATGGATCATTTCATCGAAGTATACAGCGGGCAGAGCAGTTGCACGATAGCGGATCGTTACACAAAACTGACCACGGGCGAAAGGTCTGGATCGAAACCCGTTACTCAGTCAGCCTGCCACAACTGCTCGGGACCAGTATCGAGAGTTTTTCCAGCTGGTCCAGATACGCTCACAATCGTATCTCAGCATCTTCCGTCACGGCGTTTAGCCCCGATGAGCAGCTAAGACCCTCGTGGATGATGCCCCTCGCCCATGTTTCATTAGAATCCTGTCGGTTGTGGGAACTGCGGGGCCGGACCACCGCCAGCCGCCCATGCACCTGGTTGGGCTCCTGGAGCTGCCGGAGGAGCTTCTGCTCCGCCTTCCGGTGCTCCACCCCCACCGCCATTCATAAAGTGGTGAAACAAGAACGGTGCCAACATGGCCAGACCACCAGCCCCCGCCATGCCTGGGCTTCCACCCATCATTCCGCCGCCAGCTGTCAGCAGACCGGCCAGAGCCATCAGCTTTCCGCCTGGATGCATGTTCTTCCACATGTCCCATTGGCCCAGCCCGGGGATCCCGTTCATCATTTCGTTGAGACCGTGCATCGGGTTCATCTGGGGGATGTGCTGCTGCATCGAATTCATGAAGGCCTGCTGTTCCGACTGCGGCAGTTTTTGAAAATTCGCCGGGTCTTGCACCATCGCCAAAAGCGACTGGGGCTGCACGCCGTGTTTTTGTGCCGCCGTTGTCAACATACCGCTGAGGTCGCTCTGGGCCTTATTTCCGGCCAACGTCACCCCTGCGGTAAACGGAACCGTCGCTGCCCCCGCGGCACTAATACCGCGGCCAAGTCGGCTATTGAGCATGTTGAACCCGGCTCCGCCACGGGCTCCCAACGCGGCTCCAGCCAAAGCACCCGCTGCGGGAGCTGCCCAACCGCCTGAGGCGTCGCCCTGTTGATGCTGATAGCCAAACTGGGCACCAGCCCCTAATCCGGCTCCGAGGCCCGCACCAACGCCCATACGAGCTCCTGTGTTGACCGCTGTTCGGCCCATGCCCATGCCGCGAGACCACATTGACGGGGCAACAGCCGGAGCTGTAGCCGCGGCGGCCGACGCCGCCGGAGCCATTGACGGAATAGAACCGGTCGACGGCATTGCCCCTAACGCCTGAACACCGGGGCTAGGGGTCAGCGGCACATGGCCGCCAAAGCTGGGACCAGCATTCAACAACGGAACCTTAGCTGAAGCCGCTGCTGCCATAGGGAGCGATCTCGGCGTCGAACTCAACGGGAGAGCACCCAGGGCTTGAACACCGCCAGGGACTGCTCTGCTCGCCAACTGGGGCACTGCTCGACCGACACCGCCCATGCGGCCAATCGCAGCTGTGACATTCGAGGGCAGGCCAGGCCCCGGCCATGCCAGCTTCTCGAATCCCTGTTGAAGCTCGGCGTAGATGTCCGGATCAATGTTTGCCGATTTTCGGATACCAGCTTGGATCTGGCTGGTCGGTAGCCCGTCCTCAAAACATCTCGAGAAGAACCCCTGAGCGAACGGCGTCAGGCTGAGCCACGCCTCAGACTTCTTGAGCGAGTCCCAGGCTTCCTGCCCCTGCAAACGGAAGGGCTTGATCTTCGGCGGTTTGACTGGTTCGGTCGACATGGCGCCGCCCTCACAATGGGCCATCTTCGGCGGAGCGATGCCGTGCTGGGCGGCCTGCTGTTGAGCAACCTGGGCCACACCGGCCGACGTCGCCGGGATGCCGGGCGTTGGTGACACGATGGGCGGCTTGTACGCGGGGCTATGAGCGGCCAAGGCCCCCATGCCGTAACCGCCGGGAGAGCCGTGAAATGAGCTATGAGGAGCCGCGTTAACGCCAGCGTTGGCCCACAGAGCTGCTTTCTCGATCAATGTCATTTTACCCTCTCGTAACTTTTCGAAAAGTTATCAGACGTACTGCGGCTGTTCTTTCTTCCGGTTCGCCAGATGATACAGCAAAGCACCCGCGGCCGCTGCACCCAATCCGTACTTCCATCCGTGATCGGCAATGTGTTTGCCCCAACCCGAATTGGCCGCCTGCGGCGGAGCGGGGGCGAACGGATTTACCGTGCTCAACCACCTGGCTGCCGCTGGTGAGGGAGCAGCAAATGGGTTCTTGCCACCGACAGGCACACCGTGCACACCGAACGGGTCACCGGCGGCCATGTTGTTCGTGAACTCATGTGCCCCGATCCCGTGCTGAGCTGCCATGCCGCCCAGGACGTGAAATGGATCGGACCCTAGACCAGGCCCGGGGTGGGACATCGCCGGAGGAGCAGCCGTGGCACCCGCGAATGGATTGTGCATGGCGGCGGGAGCCAGCGGCTGTGACGTGACGAACGCATTCGACTTCTTGCCGAATTTGGCTTCTACCTTGGCTTTGACCTGTCGGTAGATGGCTGAGTCTTTTCCATGATGCATGGCCGCAAAGCCCAAAGCCGATCGAGCATGCTGTTTGTCCGGCACCGGGTAACCGCCTGGTTCCTCTTTTTGTTTCTTGGTCTTGGCGTGCTGCGGATGAGCGAACTCCGACTTGGGCATACTGGCCCGTTCACCCTCGGTCAGGACATGGGCCTCTTTCTTTTCTTCGTGCGGCTCGAACATTGGTCCTGTAAGTTCATTGGCAGCGTGATGTGCCAATAAAGCACCAAGTCCTGCCCCGGCCATCGTTCCCAGTCCAGTGTAATCCTCACCGGCAATAGGATGCAGGGCTTTGTTTCCAATCGAATACACAGCACCGATATTGCCCCCAGCTGCCGCCCCGGCCACGGTCCCAAGCCCCATCAAACCGCCGTGGGCAGCACCACGTATTGTCTCTACACCGCCTCGCCCCGGCGATGCCCCCGCAGCCCCCACCAGACCACCCAAAGCCATGCCGGCTCCACCAAACAGCGGGCCGCGTTCCTTCATAAGCGACGAAACGGTAGCCATTAAATCGTTGCTGGCCGATTGCTTCTCTTCTACTTCCTGCTCCAGGCAACTGGGGCAGGGATTGCCTTCAGTGCAACCGGGAACCGGACAGCCTTTCGGCCCGTAGAGAGCCGCTTTCTGCCCGATTTCTTCAAAGGACCATTTGCCCATCGTCAGATTGGACGGATGCCCCAAGTCCATCATGCTGTGCGGCGACATCACGGACATGAACTGATTCATGCTGTCAGCGTCATTCTCTCGCTTAATGTCCGCCTGGTACGCCGGGTCAGACAGCAGATCTCGCTTGACCGCGTTCTCGGGCAGACGTTTCATCATTTCGATGATGCCCTCGTTCTTGGCTGATCGGCTCAAACCAGTCACCAGCCCGGCGGTCCCGCCAAGGCCCAGAGCCCCCAATGCGGCGCCTACGCCAGCCCCAATAGGCGATCCGTCGCGTCCGGCCCCGATTGACGCACCGGCCAGTCCGCCAACACCAGCCCCGGCCAGTCCGGCCAGCAGACCTTGTCGCCACGGCGAAGCCAGCATCGAAGGCAGGGGAGTCCCGTAAGACTGAAAGATCGACGGGAGCCATTGTTTTTGGCCGCGATGCACATCTAACAATTCGTTCTCAGTCAAAGCCCGTCTATGCTGCGTTGGCATGAACTGCTGCAGATGAACGGCGGACGGAGACTCGTCGGCTTTCTTCTTCACGTGCTTGGGCAGCTTCTTCCCCTTGGGGGTGGCCGCTTCAAATTCAGCCGCAATCTGCGGGTGGTGAATATGCAAGTAGGCACGTTGTGCCTGTGACTCCATCGGCATGACGACATCCTTGTCTTGAGACCTTGCGAGGGATCCGATTGAATTATCGCCAAATTGGGCAAATCACGCAACCGACAAGCTGATAGCTAAAAGAAGGGGTCCGGCTCACATTGAGCCGGCCCCTTCCCAAACAACCCATTCGCTTGTATTGTCTGTCTGCTTATTCCCTTTTTCTCCACTGAGTGAGAAGGGACATGGCAGATACGGCCATCACAGGCTTCCGCCCGCGGTCGTTAAAAATCTTCTGAGCCAATTTGAGACTCTTGCCTGCCCCGCCCTTCTTGCTCTTCTTCGATATCAGCATCAATCGATTCCTTTCGAACTAAAGAGAAATTTCGCCGGCCAGACCGAGCACCTGGGCTGTCTGCAGCAGGGCCTGGTCGTCAGCGTCTTCTTTCTTCAAGGAGACTAACTGTGTCTGCAACTTGGCCTCTGACGCTGCCAGCTGGGCCGAGTGGTTCTCGAATACCTTGCGAACCTCAACCAGTTGTTGCTGAAGCTTGTCGATTTGCCCGGTAACACGGACAATCTCCTCCTGTCTCTTTTCGGCTTTTTCCACGATCAGATGCAACCGGCCGAGCATGGCCTTCAGATCTCGAGCGCTGGTCTGAGTTACCGCGGCGGCCGGACGTGGTGGTTCGATTGTTTCCACTTCAACGGGCGGCACAACAACCTCACTTACCGGTACAACCAGCGGTTTCTCGACTTCGGCGTCAACCTCGTACTTAGTACCGACCTCCTCGTTCGCCCTCAGCAGATCGACGATCTTTTGCAGGGTCTCTGTGGACTTATCCGCTCCCTTCGACGGAACGATATCGAATTCCCAGGCCGAGTCGGCGGCGTGCGGCCGGCACCACACTCGAATTTTCGACGCCCCATACTCGGAAACCAGACCCATCACACGGAAGACGGGTGTCCCTTTGCGATCCCGTTGTCCGACTGGTCGGACTTTCCACTCACCGTCACGAACAACGGCCTGTAACCGGGGCAGCAGCATCTTGAAAGCTTTATCATGATTCCGTTTGGTGGTCGGATTGCGTTCACGGCCACCATCTTCATTGATCAATTTTGCGGGCATTCACTCACTAAGATAAAAAACTAACAAATAAAAATGGGCTGGTGGCAATCGGTCCACCAGCCCATTCGCCGCCCGGTTCAGGCAGCTTCTTTTGACGACACGGCTTCTTCTGGCTTATCTTTGCCGGAGTACTTATCGTCAATCATTCGCAGCAATGAATCGACGTCATTAGCTTTCGGATACAACCGATGCAGCTCTTTGAGAGTCGCGTTGGATTCCAATGCGGCAATCGAATTAAGCCTGACGGTCGCGTACAACTCTGTCGACAGCTTGCGTCCGTACCACCATCCGTACGGATTGACGACCGAGCTGTCCGTCGATCGCAGGATGCGTTCGACAGCGACCGTGATCTTGGTGTCCCGCAGACTATCAACATGAACGCTCATCAACATGATGACCGCAGTCTCATAGTTCTGATGAATCAGAAACTCATGAATGGACGTAGCCGCTCTCAAGCACGACGTCGGGGCCAACTCGCCCAGCGGCGATTTGGCTTTGCCGTTCAGCAGATCGGCGAGATCCCGCAGCTTTTCGCGGAAGGTCACGTCAGAGACGTAGTTAACGCACCGAGTGACAGCGTCGTGTGTGGGCACGTAGAGATCGTATTGTCGTTCGACGATCTTGTTGCCAGGCGACACGGCTTTGGGCTTTTCGCGGAGCTGGTCTTGACCGGCCCGCTTCTGCGCTTCGAAAATCGGATCAGGGGAATCAGGCGTCTGGGCCAGAACGGCCACCATCAGCAGAGTAAACATAATCTTGTACCTTTCGTAGGGGAAACGAAAACAGAAACGTGAGAACGTGTGCGGGAAACCTGTCGACGTGAGACCGTCATCGCAGCGTCGACAGGCCCCTCCCGCTACGGACGGCCTAGAGAATCGCTGTCAACTGCTCGAGGGCCTCGTTTGCCTGAGCGAACTGCTCAGCTCCGAACGAGCGTCGGAGCTGGGCCAGCTCCAGAACATACTCCAAATCGACCGGAGCCGTGGCCTTGGCCGAGGTTTTGGCCTTCGCCTTGGTCTTGGTGAGGCCGTTTCCATTCGAGTGGCCGTTTCCGTCGGAATGCCCGTTCGACGCCGAACGTGACGGCTCGTGGTGTCGCTTTCCGGCTGCTCTCGCGCTATTCGCCATGTACTGAGTGATCAGATTTTTCCACTCGGGCCTCTTCGCCGCCACAGCCTTCGTGATGGCAGATGCCGTGGCCTTGGGATGATGGATAGCGAATTTGTTCAACGCCGCGGTGATTTCCGGATACTGTCCTCGCATAACTCAACCTCATTTCTAACGGGAGCAAGAAATGAGTCGTCGCCGAATGGATCGGACAAACAACGACTCAGGGAACCTCTTCGTTCGTGTCGGAGACAATGCGGTCGTAGTAGATCAAGCCGCGTCGTTGGACCACGACAGCCAGTCCGTAATCAATCTGCATGCCCTCCATGACTGATGCATTCGTCCGGTACGGGGCAAGTGTGACGGTCTCGTCCGTAACAGCGAGTACGACTTCGCCACCTGGCCACCCTCCCCGCTGCCTGTGATGCCTCAGTTTCACACCCCTGACCAGGTGATCAGAGATAGGTGCGTCACTGTTGGCCAGTTCTTTCGGCGACAATGCCTTAGTCAACGCCATAACACCCTCCTTGAATCAAACAGAGAAATGGTCATGTAAACTGCGGAGTACGTGGCACCAACGGCGGGCACTTTGTGATCGAGATCGCATCAGCTGACGAACTGGACGGGCGCAAATCAGCTGTTGCCAGATGCGTATCAGCGTCCGCGTAGTCACCAAAGTCAGCGTCGTCAGGCTCATCACGATCAGGAGTTGTGTCTGGCGCCAAATGAGCAATACCGACCGCGACTACCGGGGCAGCGGCCTGTTCCCCGTGCAACCTCTTGTAGTCCGGGTGGCTCGGATTGGTGTTCGGCATCGGGGGGTACGTGTAGCCCCATTCCCACAAACACAAGTTGTACGGATAACAGAGCAACCACCAGGCTGTCCGTTCCACAAACTTGATCAACCGCCAGGTCGGTTGTGCCACAAACTTGATCAACTCCCACACAGCTTCGAGCATGATCTGTTCCTTTGCAGCAAGTGTAAACAATGAGAGCACTGATTCGGCTATAGCCAAAACAGCGCTCTCGTTACCAATATACATGCCGCGAGAAACGAAGAAATTCAGGTGTCGTCGAACGTGATAAACGCCCAGATCAAATGCTTTCTGTGGAACCGTCGATCGAGGATATTGTGAATCGGCTCACCTCGTGTCAACTCTACACAACTGTTCATGGCGATGGCCCCGAGCAGGTAAGCCAACTGAACACCAACATCATCGGGCTCGAACGATTCGGTCTGGTTGAGGACCGTCATGTAGACAGAGCGAATCAACTGTAAACGTTTCCTCGGCTTGAGCTCAGCCGCTTTATCCTCGGCTTTAGTCATTTCGTATCCACTGGTGGTTCGTAGTTCATGTACAGACACTCGACACGCTGAGGCTTCTCCTTCTTCGCGCTGGCCTTGCAATCGATCTTGATCTCGTAACGAAAAAAGCCGTTCTTGCGGGCCCAATTGTCATAGAGATCGCTTTGGTAGCCAGACAAGATGAACTTGCCCTTGATACCAGTCAGCGTATTCAGCAGCCCGACGTGCTGCTCCCCGGTCATCTCGAATCGGTAGACGGCCTTGGACACCCGCGTGGCGTGGAAGTAGGGCGGATCGCAGTAAAATAGGGTCCTTGGGGTATCCTGCCGCTTTATAACCGGGCAGGCATCCTGGGCTTCCAGAATGAGCACCCGTTTAAGACGCGTGTGGACCTCTGGGAGCCCGTCTACAGCTGTCAGCCACGCTGACACCTGTTCGTTCATCCCTCGACGTGTGCGGCTCTTGGTGAGCGTGGTGAAGGCCTGCATCTTGCCTTCCCGCGATTGGCGGCAGCCAACGAAGAACTGGAAGGCCAACCTGGCATCCGGGACGGCGAGTATAGGTCGAACCACGCGGGAGTACTTCCAGAGAGCCTCACTAACCGGTGCCGCTTCGGCCAACCGCTTGAACTCGGCAAAAGCCTTCTCGTCCTGTAGGGTTCGCCAGAAATTGACGACGTCCCCGTCGATGTCGTTGATGATCTCACTCTTCTCGAGATATAAATCAGGATCCGCGGCAAACAGCACAGCACCCGTCGCGAAGTGCGTCTCGACGTAATGGTCGTAATCATCTGACGGCGGCCGCAGTTGGTTAATCTGGTCAGCCAGATAATGTTTTCCACCAAAACTCTTCAACATTGAATTCACTTAGTTTGTCCTTAAAAGAAGACTGCAGTTCCGGCTTTCCATCATGACATTGCTCTCACGGCGTGGGCGGAGTCTTTGCACCCACGAACTCCCCGCTACGAGTTGTATCCGGACGCTATTGGTAGCGACACGCCACGTACTGCAGCCACAAGACCAGTTGGATCCTGGTCGGCGGAGATTGGATTCACGCAGGCTTCTCGATAGAGATGTCCACCCCACCCTCGGGATGGATAACGATCAGTTTCTTCGTTCGTCGGACCAGAGTCCCCTGAACACGCCGCGACCCGACTAGCTGAGCCCAAACAAGCTCGCCCACAGCCGGGTATGGCAGGCTAAAAGCATGCTTCGCCTTTGCCTTGTCCTTTTTGACTTTTACCACTTCTCCTCCAATTCTTGGTTAATCGTGTCTATCGCAGTTTGAACGTCAGTCATCACTGTCGGATCGGGCGGCGGCGTCTCGTCGCGGATGATGATTCTCCCACGCCGGCTCTTCGTTGCCTTTGTCACGGTTGGCGGGAAGCCACGGCACAGGATCGACACGACAAAATTCAGAATTTCATTCTGCAACTGTCCGCACTCATAGCTGTCCGGCGTAAGATGAGCGGAAACAATCTCCTTAATTTGCTTGGCGATAGTCGTGTATGGTTCTTGGCACACGCGACCGTAGAACAGATCGCGATGCTGGAACGGTTTGCGAATCTCTTTGGCTTCTGCAATCTTCTGTTCGCATTCATGCAGGAAGTTACTACCCCAATGCGTAGCCATATACTGAACAACCGTTGCAGCTACGATCGAGTCTCGATCTGAGATATACGACACATAGGCTGCATTCTCAGGCGTCAGAATACGCTCCAGTAACGTGTAGTGGTCTTCCCGTGCTGGCTTGTTCAACCGCTTCCATTCGTCAGCGTAGATACGCTCATCGACGCACGTCTTTCGCTTCGAATTAACGCCTTCGTGCGTTGGCGGAAACAGCTCGAGGTGGACTTCTTTGCGGGGTGGCGGCCAGTCAAACAGAACCAGCTGAGTTTCACTCACTGTTGATCCCAGGCCTTAGCGGCTGACAACATGTTTTCAAGTAGTGTTTTATTGGCCAGCTTAACCGCCTCACCGTGCCAACGATCGAGCGTCTCCGGGGGAGTCATTTCCAACAGGTCTAACTGCGTCTCGATGCGGGTGATCATCCGTTGGATAGGCGTACGCCGTTCCGAAACATCAAGATTGAGCGGTGTTATTTTTCCTCCTTTAATCAAATCGGCAAAACGACCCATCGCCCGCTCGCCCTGGCGAGTCAGATAACTAAACGATATCTGGTCCTGCAGCAAGTTAACCCACAGGTCGCCGGGACGCAGGAAGTAACCAGTTTGATCAGTCACCCAGTCCAACACTCGCTGATTTAGTGCCGCGTCGACATTGTGCTCATTGCCTTGGAACTGTGGAGGCCTAGTCAACTGAAACTTACGAATCATCTCGGTGTCCATCACCATCGCCTTTCGTGTCAGCCGCTCTTTGAACCTGCTCGGCCACGAGATACAGCCGCGGGACAATTCGATCGATCTCAGCCCACTGCGTATCAGTTACGTGCTCAGTCGATTGAAGAATTAGAGTCAGCTGGTTTTGCATCGTCTCCAGTTGGTTACGCCTATCCCAGAGTGGATCTTCCGTGGTCATCATTTCTCTCCAGGGAAAAGTTCGTGAGTGAGACCGTGGATTGTTACCGGGATGCAACCCACGCACATAGCCTGCAGCCCGGCGGCCACGTTAGCCAAAGCACAAGCAGCAAGTGATCCATTTGCATACTGCGTCATGGCGAAAACGGCCATGAACTGATCGCCGCAGCCTGTCACATCGACCGGATATCTGGGGACAGTCAGCAGCATAGGACTACTGGTCGCGGGTGTCGCATAATCACAGCCGCCACTCCCCTGTGTTGTGACCACACAAGCATTCATCGCGTGAGCCAGATCAGCCGCTGTCATCCCCAATGATTTTTTACGATTGGTGACAAAGTAAGGGAAGTACTCCCCCTGACCGCGGTAAGTGTTCATCCAGTGCGGGTCATCCGGGGGATCGACATAGCGAATGCCCAACGTGCCAGTCTGACGCGGCAAAGCCTTGAACAAGGCCTGGGTGCAAAATCCTTTGTTGTAGTCGCTGATGATAATGACATGGGCGTCTTCGAAGACCACGCAACGCTCAGCCTTGACCCGCAGCTCGTTCGTGGTCAACCGCATCGGTCTGACGCATTCATTGTCAATGCGCAGCATTTGCTGATGGTACCTGTCCAGAATGGCCCAGATTCTCGTTTTCGTGGGCGTGACACCCATCGATCCGTCATGGAATACGCCACGCGTGTCGACATTAGAACACTCGAGCTCGTCCATTAGCGCGTGTGTTTCCTCTGGCGCGTCGTCAGGACGCCAGATTCGTCCGAAGAGGCTGACCTTGGCGCCCAAGGCCGCACACATCACAGCCACACTAGCCGCACCGCCCGGCTGGATGTTGGTATGGCTCTGTTTCAAGACCTGCACGGGCGCCTCTTGGCTCAGCTTGTGCGGCCCGCAGAAAATGTGGTTATCGATCATGATATCACCGACGACCAGAACGGGCAGATTCTCCCAGCTTTCAGTGATCTTTTCAAACTCTTGTGAATTCATGTTCCCCTCCCAACGTAGAATTAGCGTTGTCCCAGAAAGCCTGGCCCGTCAGACCGATTATTGAAACGTACAAGGGCCTGCCAGCTACTCCTCGAATCATCTGCACCAACTTGGTCCCGTAGCCTTTCCGTCGATGCTCGGGCGTAACGTAAACGCTCAAGTTGGTTTTCGACTTCTCCTTCAATAGCACACCCGCGCCGATCACTTCACCATCAAAGAATAGCCCGGCGATCAGCTCAATATCGTCGGGCCTCTGGTAGTGCTCCTGAAGCGTTCGGCCCGGGACGTACAGGGCCTTCAGCAGTGCTGCCAGGCAAAACATCCTCTTCGCCCCCTCGTGAGTGAAAAGAATGATCTCTGCACCGTTGAAGCTGGCAAACCATCCGTCTAAAGCTGAGGTGCCGGTCATTCTTCTTCCTCGCCCGGTAGAGACAATCGAGGAAATTCAACAAGCGAACCCTGGCTCACAGCGACATCCTGCCGCGGTTCACGACGCCAGTACTCCGCACGCAGGTGGTTGGCTATATCCGCCGGGGGCATCCGGCATTCTCGGTAGATGATCTGATCGAGCTCCTGGCAAAGACACCAGAGCACGGAAAAGATTATCGTAAAGAAGAAATTACATACAACCATCGTCCAATGGTCAAACCAACCAGCAGTTAATGAAAACAGAACGCACAGAGCAGAGAACACCAGGCAGCCTCGTTTGTGCTGCTGCAATCGACGCCGCTGCTCTCTACGTTCCAGGACATCACCAACTGCGTCCACGATTTTATCTGGAAATGGCGTCATGCGAAGAAATCCTTCGGCCAGGGGTTGCGAGTACCGTCTGTTGCAAACTGCATCAGCTTGTCGATCACCATGTCAGTAAACTCGGGGTCAATGCCCAAAGCTTTGCATGCGTCACATGTCCTGGCAATAGCCAGATATTTGGAGTCACCGCTATGCACTTCACTGATGATGGAGCGTAGCAGCAGAAGGACCACTGTCGCGGCTGGCGAGTTCCCAGAGAATCCTTCGACGATCTGTATTGCCGATAGGACTGCAACATCCCGCTCCAAAGGCTGGAGCGGTTTTCCAGTCGGGACTCTGGACAATTTGTTCGTAGATTCCGCACGTGTAACGAGGATGGTGCTCATCGAACTGCTCGATCTGTACGAGGAATTTGCAAGACAGGTTAGTCGGGCTGGTTACAGCACCGAACGGACAGGGACGCTGTTTACAACAATAGCCGGAACCTACGCAGGTCCGGCCATCTTCTGCGAGTTCAAGCATTTGTGTTCTCCTGAGATCAGCCCACCTCAGCTGCGATGGCATCCAATTCCATCTTCTGCTTCAGCTCGGGACTGATGATCGCGTTAAGACGAGCTTCCAGCTTATCGAGAGCCTCCTTTTTAGCTGTCAGCTGGATCTGATCAATCCGTAGCGACAAATCCTGGAACCAGTCTTCCACGCTGAACCCGTTCCACACGAATGCCGGGCACGGATCGACGCCCAGGCGTCTGGCCGCGTTGAAGAATGACTGAGACCTGTCGATCAGGAATGCGCCGATGGTCACCAGCTTAGACACGTCGCACAGTACATGAACATTCACAGCCGTGTTCTGTTGACCGTCGATAAATGGAAATGAACAATTGGTCTTCCAAACCGGCCGCTCGATTTTGCGAATCTCAGCCTTCTTGGCCTGGACCTTCTCGATCAGCTCCATCGTCTGTTTGTCTGCGGCTTTCGCCATTAGTAGTGACTCCTAAACGGGTAATAATTAACGTCGAACTGGGCTCCGCTGGCCAGTTCCACCCACAATGTTTGACCGGTCGGCTCAATCCACTCCATCATATCTCGGTGGCCAAGCGACCAATGGTCATATCCCGCCCGGCCCCCAGGTTTTATCGCCACCGCCGAGTAGGTGTCTTTCATCAGCGCGCCGGAGTGCACATTCAACCACAGGTGACCGTACGCCTCTTCGTGCGTAATGATCGTTGGTTGAATGTGAGTTCCTCGTGAACCACAACGCAGAAATCGACCGTCTGGTCTTTCAACAAACCAGTTCTGATTTTTGGGATCAGCCGTGGGCTTCAAGAACAACCGTTTTGGCGGGCTTCCGTGTACCGACTTGTTGTACTCGTCGACCAATTCGGCGTAATTCGAAGCAACGACGGCCGTTTCCAATGTGGCCAACTTCTTGACATTCTTCAAGTACAACCAGCGTTGGTACTCCGACTCTGCTTTCGCGTTGTAGAACACGAACAATTTCTGTTTGAACGGCCCGGATGTACTGCCGTTTCGATTTCTCCACAGCCCCTGATAGTAGTCAAATCGGCCGATATAGATCAGCGACACCTCTTGGTACGTCAGGTACGTGGCACCGGGAATGAGATCCTTAACATGCACACGTTGAGCCTGCAGCTTGGTAAAACTAACGCACTCCTTGTACTCCTTGGATGCGACAGGCAATAATATCAGGCTTTGCTTGTTCCAGGCGTACACACACTCAGCTTCCAATCCCTTGCCGCGGCTACAGTCGGATTCTTGCAGCAAGAACAGCAAATTGGGAACTGTGATCTCAATTTCGAAGCCACGCGGGTCATACACGCGGACTTTCTCAATCCTCACGTTGTGGCCCCAAGACTGCTTGGCGCCGCCCACCTGTCTGTTGAGCACAAAGCCATGCCGGGGCTTGTTGTCGTACTCGACCGGCTCGATCGTCTTGTCTCGCCAGCCCTCCCAGGATTTCTCCTTTTGTAATTTGCCGGAATGGTCAAAGAAGATCACGTACGCCAGTTGCCCGGTGTACGTGTCTTCACGTTTGTTGAACCCGACCTTGAGTCGATCAGGCACGTACAGCTGTGTTTTCACTGGCTTCCTCGGGTAAAGAATTGATAACTTCGTCCAACTTGTCGATCACTTCCTGCTGTGTCCGGCCGGCAGCGTCATTCCAGTGAGCTACTCCGTAGCCTGCGGACAATGACGGCAAGAGACGTCTGACCGCAGCAATTGCCCCAGCGACCAAATCCGGATAACTCGACTCGTCAGCTGCTTGTGCCGCCGACATTACAATAGCGTACGTCACACAATAACATGTGCGTCCGTCTCTCTCACAGCACGAGCGGCGTTGGCACCAACCCTGCCGAATCAAATCCAGTGCCCCAACCACGACATCACGGATGGTCATGGTAGATTCTCCAAACGGTTGTTGATCATCCTGGCGATATCCTTCGCCGTGTCATACTGAATTGTGCGCTTGAATGATTCCTTGTGGGCCTCCGGATTGCCCGCGTCCCGCGAGAAATTCATCGATGCTTCTTTCGCTCTGGCATCCGCCAAGAACATGTAATTATTCACCAGCATCAGAATGGACTCCTTCCACTCCTTTGTCAGCTTCAAGAACGCCGGCGGGTACTTAGGCTTCGGCGTCCTCTTCCTCGGCTTCTTCTTCAGCTTGCATTTCTTCGAGTCGGGCATAGTACCGCTCCTTTACTTCGTCAAAATTTTGAGTGATACAAATATCAACGCCTTTCGATCTCCCGTACTGCAACAGCATGCCAAGGAGCGTGCACGAGTCCTTAGCCGGATCCCACTGTTGTGACGCGTCAATAAACATCGCGTGTTTACCTTCCGCGGCGATCTCTTTGACCGAGTCTGCCATGTCCGGCAGATAGAACTCAACCGTGTCGCAGACGTTCTGCATGTACTTTGAATGCTGCTCGTTAGTGAGTGGCTTAGGTTCCTTGAGGCTGACAATCATCGGCCTTCTCCTGTACGCTTAGAGCCAGCTCGACAGCCTCTGCGAGCGAGTTACTGACTATTGTCTGGTAACGGAAATGCACCAGCTTAAACGCCCCGTCCTCGACTGACAATTGCCATTCTGCCAGCTTGGTCCGCCACGTCTCAATCACCCCGCTCAACTTTTCAGCCTGCCTGGCTCGGTCTTTGGCCTCATCCAGCTTGGCTGTGAGCTCATCGAACGACGTTGTCACATGGGCATTGATTTCAGAGATTCGCTCCATGTGCTTGGCAATCACCCTGTCGCACTGCCTAGCAGTCGTATAAGCCAAGGTCGAATCAACCCCTCTGGATGAAATGGCCTGCCGCAGCGTGTCAGCCGCCTCGGACAGAACATCCGTAAAATCGAACAGGATCTCAGCCGCTTTGCGGTAATGGCTTTTCACGATGGCCATCTCGTGTTTCAGTCTGCGAAGATTGTTGTCTCGCAGCTTGAGCTCTCGCTCGTGCGACAGGATCGGATCTCTACTATGCATTGGGCTTCCCCGAATCTTTCGGTGACTTTCTCCGCGATTCCTTCGCCAGAACAATCGCCTCGTTAAATAGGCGAAGAATGTCCTCCTTTCCTTTGGCGACCTTGTCGTTAAAGTCGATCAGCGATATAAACCGTCGATGCTTTTGCAAAATTTCGTCAATATAAGCTCTGGCCACTGCTCGCCCAATCAACGAACCGGATACGCGAGTAATAGCCCCCGAAGCGCACAGACCGACAAGCCGCCTGTCCGAACACTCGATCAGTTCTGCAAAAACGGCCTCCCTCGTTACGTGCTTGCCTCTACGCACACTCATATGCGCACCGCGAATCCACCGTTTCCGTTGCAACAAATCTCTCGCCGCAATCAGAATCTTCACCGGCGATTTGAATTGAGGCCTAGCTGTCTTCTTCCTCTTCTTCGATTTCGCTCGCGAGAGGCTCGTCATTGATCAATCTACCTTTCTTGGGAAAAACACCAGTTTGCACAACCAGACGAATACAAGCTTCGCAGATGTCCTGAATGTCTCCGTCACGGCCTTTGGCAACCGCCACGATTCGAAATTCGTTGTAATGAACTGGGAACCCCTGGCCATCATCCCTAATCACCCGGTCACAGATATTACAATGTCTCTTGATCATCTAATCTCCTCGACAAAATGGTCGTTTGAATCTGTTCCCGCGGATCCGTCGGGTTGTCGCCGTCCTGATCCAGATAAGACAGCCGCCGCGACTCACCAGTAAACTCGGACGGATGCCGGTAGCTCAAGTCCTCGAAGTACCACTCGCTGAGACCCCAGACTGAGGACCATGTATTCCAGTGGTACTGTCAGACAGGCGCCACCAGTTTCCCCGTCTTCTCCGCCCAATCAACGAACAAAGCACTGGGGATCTCCACCCAGTGCTTGCCATCGTGAACCCCCAGATCGATACCGCCGTCGATCACATCCTGATCGGTCATATATCTGTCCTCTGGAATGTGTGACGCAGTTTCTCCCGCAGATTAGACAGCCCGGGTGTCACCGTCAGTCCGTAGATCTCTGCCGGAGTAAACCAGCCCAGACCGAGCGTTCCGTCGAGCGGCAGGATGGGCCCAGTTCCCTGCATCTCGTGCGACATGATGTACGTACGCAGCTCGACTTCCTCTTTACAGCTCGGCGGTCCGAACAACTGCACGTCAAAAATCTCTGTTGGCGGCTGATACCAGACACCGATCTCTTCCCGCAGCTCACGAACCAGGGCGGCCGCCGGGTCGGAATCAGTCAGTTCCATCTTCCCGCCCGGATGACACCAGCAGAACGCGTAATCGGGCCCCTCCCGCTGAGTGAGGAGAATCCGCTTGCGATCCTTCGACAAAATGATTCCCGCTACGACGACTTGCATGATCGTTCCTTCTCGATTTCATTGTAGAGATGTGTGGCCAGATGGTACGCTTCAAAACTCTTCAAACGACTGTGAGTACACAGTTGATCCAGCAATTCGGCCGCTGATTTCCAATCGTGAGCCAGTGCCCGTCGTTTCACCTCAGTCAAGCAAGAAGGCGGAATCCGTTCCGCCCCATGCTTGTCATCCGCCCATTCTCGTGCCATTCGGCCCCTTTCATGTCCACATGTACTTTCGAACGGCGATGAGCCTGGTCAACATTGCCTGATCTTCAGCTCGAAGATCGCTGTAGGAAATCCCGGCCTGCTCATACGCGTCCCGCGGGGCTGTGCCTCTGGGATATCGGTCGATCACATCGTCGATTCTCCTCAGCAGCACAGGACGTAAAATCCACCAGTCGTAAAGAGCAACCAGTTCGATATCGGCTTTCCTCCTGGGCTCCTGCACTTCGGCGCCTGCTCCGTATTCAAAGGGATTTTCTTTCTCGATAAAATCGACCAGGCACTGGAAACACGCGTGGAGCATCACTTCGTCCCGGTCATTCCACGTTGGTGGCAGGGTCTGAATGCGGACGACGTTGTACTGGTGCCACAGACGGCACTTGAGCCAATACCACGGCTCACGCACAAGCTGTCGCCATGTGCGTGACAGCCGGATCGGCAACGTCCACGACAGGAAGAAGCGTACTGGATGATGCTTCCTTGCGTCCTCTTCGAATTTGTCCCACTCCTCGACCGTCCCGGCGTCAGGTTGGTCGGGCACCTCAAACCACATTCGAAATGATTCTCGCATCAGAATGAATCCTTCAAAAAGATTTTATCGCTAGCCTTCGGGCCACGCCCGATAACGCTGATCGGGCAGATGCTATCGATTGTGTCGGCGATCTCGACCCACGGCAAGGCCGTCCACTCACCTGGCGATCTGTAGACGGAATCCGTCCAACGATGACACTCGTCGGCACGCATACGAACGTGCAACGACTTGCCATCAACCTGATCAACGCAATTGACTGCCAGCGAATCAATCCCTTGGGCACTATCCAATGCGTACTCGAGCAAAGCCACATCAGGCCATCCAAATCGCATTCTGCCCTGGTATTCGTTGTGAGGATTGTAGGGATCGCTCAATCCCATCACAGATAACTCTTCGGGGCTCATCGCGGTAGGCAACGGGCCAGCGCCATGTCTCGTCATGTACGCTCGGATGATCCCGAGCTGTCGAACAGACGTGAAAATAACGTCATTTCGATGAATGAGTTCAAGAGCTGATCGCGCAGTCACATCACTCCACGTCGTGTGAGGAGAACACCCGTAATGCTGATCCAACAGCAGCCCCTGAGATCCCTCGAAGATCACGACTTCGTCACTTTTGGGCTGTTTGAACTCTAATGGAAGAACCCGCCAAGCCAAATGGAGTGTCGCAATATCTAGCAAAGCCCGGGCTTCAAGCACAGCGCTGAACTTGTGCTGTAACTCGTACCTGGCAATCATTAGCTCGAGCTTACCAATCAGCCTGTCATACCAGACGAGCTGACTCGAATTGGACACCAAATCAGAAGCAACGATCGCGTCAGACCCGTACTTGAGCCAGTACTCCCGTGTAGCCCCAATCCCCATGCCGCACGAACCATTTTGAATTGTCTCGGCCGATTGTCGGTTGACGTATTTGTGCACCCGCGTTGCGATCAGACAATCAGGATGAATGGTCAGCAGCCTCCACGGATCCCCGAATCCGAAGTTGGATTTCAATGACTCAGCTTCGTTCCGCATGGCCAACGGATCGATGATCATCGGGTAGTGCAGGTAAGTCATCGCTCCGGCCAGTGTGCCCGCTCCCCACTGTGAGAACTTGTGCACCCGGCCATCTTCAGTTGTTACGGCGTGCGAGGCCTGGGCGCCGCCGCAGTAGCGAATGACCAGCTTGCTTTGGTACTTACGAACCAGTGCGTCAACAATCGATCCCTTGCCGCTATCGCCGAAGCCCAAATCACACGTGATTATCGCCCTCATCATCGGTCTCCTGTTCGGGTTGAAGTTTGATGTGATCCGGATCTTGTCTCAATACCATGCAGAGCTGCTTTGCTGACGTCGAACCCAGCCCGGTCATCTGGGCCACCTTGTGCCACAAAGGACCATGCAATTGGCTGATCTCCGGGAAATCGGGATCCGCGTCTTCTGGAAATCGCTTGAGCATTTCGACCAGGCAGCTGAGACGGCTGTATAGCCACAGTATCTCGGCCGCCATAGTCTTAATGTGTCGAGGTGAGTCAGGATCGCCTTCATCTGCCTCTCGCACCATCTGCATGAGTTGTTCTGGTGTGATCACGCTGACACCTCGTCGCTGAGAGCAATAGCTCGGTCCAACGCGTCCAGAACCTCTTGTAAGGTTCGTTCGGGCTTGTCATTCCACCCGGCGATATCCTGATTGACCACCCCAACGGCCTGGCTGAATCGGGCCCTGGTAGCGTCAATCGTGCCATAGAACGCGACTAGCCGGAGACTGGACTGGAAATCGGGAGACAGGCCGACTGCAGCTGCAATAGCGCCAGAAACGCAGAATCCGCCACAATCACCAGCAGCAATATGGGCTTTCGCATCCGCGATCCAGATCGACTTCCCGTAACGGTCCCTCGCAAAGGACCCCTTTAGCCAGCCCCAGCGTTCAATGAGCTGCTTGGCTTCGATCAGAGCTTCCTTCGGTGTCATCCTCACTCCTCTAATAACTTTGTAAAAAGTTACGAAAAAGGCCCGCCAGACCTGTCCCTTGCGGGGTGGTAGCCTGGCGGGCCACTGCTGAGAAACTGCCCTGTACAGGAATCGAACCTGTCCGAAGATCCTTGCATCTTCGTACCTACCGTCAGAACGGATGCCCCCATACAAGGTGGAGCAATCGCGATCCACTCAACGGGACAGAGCATAAAAGCCGGTTGCCCTCTGCAGAAGGCGGCTACCGGCGGAGCCTCGAGCGATTGCCCCTGTGGCTCGTCTAGTCGATGTCTCAATTAGCGACTACCGGCCAATCCGGCGTATAACTAATCTCAACAACCAACGCACACCGCTCGGGATGCGTCACGAGGTACACTGCCACAGGTGTCTGGCGAGATTTGAACTCGCGACCTTCTGGATCACAACCAGACGCTCTAAACCAATTGAGCTACAGACACAGTGGAGGCGGCGGGAATCGAACCCGCGTCCTGGAGAGTCTCTTCTGCTGCTTCTACGTGCATAGCCTCTTAGAGGCATCCCATGCGGATAAAACCGTCACTCACGCTTGGCTTAGGCAGCCATTGCGGGCACACAGACCCGTTTGTCAGCCACAGCCGGAATCAACTTGTTACAGTCGACAATTGGTTTTTGATCAGCTTTTAACGTGGCCAACTGATCAACCACGGCACGCTACAACAAATTCGAGCAATCAGTCGAATCCAATCGCCCCCGAATAAAGCTTGGCCCCAGTTTAACCTGGAGCCAAGCCACACACAACGTCACTTGCTGCGAGTTGGATTGGTTACCAACCTGGATCGGTATAACCGTGATCTAACCTGCACACACGGCTTCTGCGGATTGAGTGCACCCTTTGCGACTCGATATGTAATCCTAGACAGTCGGTTAAGGTCAGCAATGACCATCCGGTCATAGCTCGGAACTGTAATGTACGGAACACATCGGTTTCTTGCGGAGGAATCCCATCCCCGGCGTACGCCAATTGTGAATCTTCCGTACATCAATCATTGACTAACAGATTCGCTGCTGGTATCTGTCACGCCGGCATTGTCGGCAGGGAGGCCCCGCTAGATGCATCCTGTCACCAGGACCGGGCCCATTCAATATCGATCCACCCCGTAGTAAAGTTGCCGGAACACCCCGGCGGCCGCAGCAAACAACTACACCTGTGCCAGACCGCCCGGTTCACCCGAATCGGCTACGGCCAACGCACCGGTTGCCTCGCCCGCCTTGGCGCCGGACTTGATCAGAGCATCCGTCACCGCACCGGCCACGGACAGTTCCGTGCCCACTTCGTGCAGATCATCCTTGACCCTCGTTACATCGGTCTTGCCCTCAGCAATCCCGATCTGCGTGGCGATCAACTCTGTGATACCCGACGGCTCTTCCAGTTTGATCACCGCATTGGTGAGCAACTTAGTCCAGCTGTCGAAGACCTCCCTGTCGCCATAGTACGTGGTCATATTCGGGATGATCACGTACACCTCAAACTTGGCTTCCAATTCCTTGACGATGTCCTCGATCGGAATGTCCGACTCGAGCTTATCGCCAATCAGCTTCTCGACGAGAGCCTTCTTCACCACCGGACGACACATTTCGTCAGTGATGATGAACAGGTAACCCTTCTCGCCGCGCTTCTCCAGGCAGTCCATTGCCGTGTGTCTGGCCATGTAGTACATAGCCAAATCATGAGATTCGTACTTCTGTCCGCCGCCGTCGCCTTCCAGGAAAAGATTGCTGATCGCCTCGTCGATCTCGATCCCCGCCTCGAACTGGCTGATCTGCAAGGGCATGGTATCAGGCGGTCCGCCATTCCTGTCAGGTTCGGCATCACCGATACCGCCGATCAGGATATGTGGATGCTCCAGGTAACCTTTGCGGATGAGGAGCCCCATGAGTTTGGGCAACGCGTCCCGCACGATCTCCGGCACCTGGTTCAACGAGCCTGTCACGTCTTGCAGAATGGCCACTGCTTTGGTCGTCGGGTGTGTGGCTGAATCCCTCGATTCACGCATGATCTGCCCAGCAAACGGGCTGGACGGACCAGCCTTGGTCTGAGGGGCCACAGCAGCGTGTGCCACAACTGCGCGTCCCTGCAACTTCGCTTTTGCCGATCTGTCGCTGTGGTCAAATCCTGACGTGGGAGATGACGCCCGCATCGTAGCCTTCGTCTTGAATGTGTCATCACTCCAATTACTTCCACCCATTTTGCAATTCCTTTCGAACAATCCGTACTACGGCCAGACAACAAAGCCTGGCCAACTCCGCGGCCTTCTCACTTTTCAGCCTTAATAAACTCGAACTCCACGGTCCCTGTCTGCTGATTCGCAACCCAGTGGGCGACACCTGCCCCGACTGCTTGTTGCCTGACGGAGCTTTCGCCGAAATGCCAACCACAAATAACTGAGACGGTGATGACTATCGACACGCACGCAAACAGGTTGGCCAACACCCATTTTTCGTCGCCATTCATGTTTTGCTCTCCTTGTTCTCTACGGCTCTCACCTTCGCCTCGTCGGCTGACTTGGGGAATTCGTCGCGGCGGGAAATCCACTTCATCCAAAAGTCATTGCCGAGTCCGAGCTTGTCGATGTCGCAGAAGTTGTCAACACTGGTCGAGTAATACACCCCTTCCGGGATCGGCTCTCGCTCTGGGGGAGCAGGCTCCGATACAGGCAGATTGCGGATTTCGTCGATTACGTCTTGGATTGGCACGAACATTGGCCAACTCGGGCTGAACGGCTCTAGAAGCTGCTCTACTATTTCAGCCGCCGGTTCCCACGATGAGACGGTGGGAGCGGGAGGCAGGTGCTTGAGGCGGTCGATCTCGATTACTGCCTGCTGCAACAGTTGAAACGTGTTGTTCCCACCGCCATAGAGACGCAGGTATTCTTTCGCGTGCAATTCAAGTCGCTTCACCAGGAGTTCCCCTGCGCCATCCGGCACGGTCGGGGCTGCTGGTTCTGCTACTGGCTCGGACTGCAATGCCGATTCGAGGCGCTCGGCAATGGCATACGCATCTCTTGACGAGTATGGGCCGTCGCATTCCATTTCTCTTGCCAGACGCTTAATGCGAGCCACCACGTCATTGACTACCTCGCGCAACGCAGGCGACGGCAGCGTAACGCCGCGCAGTTCATCCAGGATCGTCGCCCTGGCAATCGCCCGGTGTTCAACCGATGGCCGCAGGTCTTGGGTCCACAGCTTGTCGAGCGCGGAGTCAACAGCCGACTCAATCGTCGGATTTGACGACAGCGTGAGAGTGCGGAGGTGCTTCAGCAACGATTCTTTTGCATCTTCAGGACTCATCATCCTGGTCTGCCATCCGTATTCTCCAGCCCATTTGCGGTTTTCAATTATCCACGCATCCACCGCATCCTCAATCGACTTGTCCGTGGCTGGGGCTGGTGGGTGTAGCCAGTCAGTATCATTCGTGAATGACAATTCCCTTCCGCAATGCGGGCAGAATGTGGATGGTGCGGCGGGAGCGACGACGTAACGCCATTTGGTCGCGTAGCAGAGTGAGCATTCCTCTGACCATCGCATAACTTGTAAACCGAGTCCGCAGCTTTTCTCCATCTCCCACTCGATGATCTCGCCGACAACCGGCATCTTCCTCGGTTCGTCAAACGGCGGGTAGACCCACTCGCAGGATCGCGGATGCTTCAGCCGGGCGAGTTCGTCCTCAGCCTTAACCATCCGCCGATGCCATTCCGCCACTCTTGCGAGTTTATCGCCAGACATCTTGCATTCCTCCACAAGCGTCCACGAATCAGGAATGTAGCCCGACTCCAACACGTCAACGCGAAGCTGCTCCAACGCCGTCTTGACGTGCGAATGCACCTGATTCAACTGGGCCTGCAACTCCACATTCCGCGACTTGAGTTCGTCGTTCTCCCGTCGGACAGTACGCAGGACTTCGCGAATCTCCGCAAAAATTGCAGCCACCTTACCGTGCGCGGGAGCAATCGCCGCATCGAGACGCGTCGCCCAGTCAAGGTATTGTGAATCATTCATCGGCATCGGTCATTCCTTTCATAGTCTGGGCGGTACCCCATAGTTGTTCGTTCGTAAATGGCCAGCAGTTACCATCCTGCGGCTGCGATTTCTCGTGTGCTCTCGCGCAGGCACAACACGGTACTTGCCAGAAGCCATACTCGTCCAATTCTCCGCTGCCGAAAGTCAGGCCGCCATGAATCCCGGTCGATACTCCACACATCGGATTGCCACACGGCTTGTCTTTAGTCGCCACCATCGTCATCCCCCTTTCGTGGTCGATTCTTCGTCAATCAATTGCTCGAGCGTCACAAGTTCCGAGTCGGGATATTTATTCAATGCAAAGGCAATCCAATGCCACTCTGGTAACGCGGCCGCCCGTCGCCACGATTTTGTCCAACGCCAGAACTTCGCGCCGCGATAGAGTTTGCCGTCAGAGCGGCGACGCATGAAGAATATGCCAACTGGGTAAAGAATCATCGTCATCCCCTTTCGCTTTCGTCGGCCACAAATATATGAGTCTCGCGCCCGCATTCGCTGCAAATCACGTCCGTCAAGACTTTCGCTTTCGTTGTAGCCAGAAACTCCAGTATCCCCTTATGGCGGGCGGTGCACGATTCGCAATCGCTGACGTCTTCGATTTCAATTTTCTGGAGCATATCCCTCTCTCCTCTCTCGGGTCAGTGGTCAGTCAACTTCCGCCAGACGCTTCATATCGGCCATCGCTTCCTCGTTCGAGTCGAAGAACCGCACAGGCGAAATCTCATACCCGCTGGCTTTGTAGATTTGTTGGGCTGCGAACAGTGGCGACGTTTGTTTCTCCAATTTCTTACCCGCCTCGCCCGCGAGCGTCACGACCCATCCAGCCCGGCAATGCGTCGTCTCGCACGTGTGCCAGTCGCTCATGTTCAGAGCTTTTGGCTGTGAGACTGCGGCATAGATTGTCTTGTGGATTTCGGTGATAAATGGAATTTCAATAGTGACTTTTTGAGGCACTATGCGGGAGCAGCCGGAGCAGCGGGAGCAGTCGTAGCAGCGGGAGCAGTCGGAGCAGCGGGAGCAGTCGGAGCAGCCGGAGCAGTCGGAGCAGCGGGAGCAGTCGGAGCAGCGGGAGCAGTCGGAGCAGTCGGAGCAGCGGGAGCAGTCGGAGCAGCGGGAGCAGTCGGAGCAGCGGGAGCAGTCGGAGCAGCCGGAGCAGCGGGAGCAGTCGGAGCAGCCGGAGCAGCGGGAGCAGTCGGAGCAGTTCACCAATGACTCTAGCGCCTTTCGCGCCGCTTCCTCGCTGCCCCAATACTCAATGCTCGCGGAGTTGTTTCTGTCATCATACAGGATTCCGTTTTCATTTCGGATTGCCATGGTGGTTCCTTTCGTGGTCAGTGGTCAGTCAACGCGATTGTTGGTCTCAAAATCCTGCCAACATCAGATCGGAAACAGTGGTGTCGCTAAAAACTGGCCATGTGTCGGCAATTAAAGTGCAAAGCCTTCCATCCGGTACACGCCAGTTCCCAAAGATGTTCAAAAAGGCTATGCCCATCTTTACGCTCCGCTCCTGTCGGTCGGGGCTGGCAGGGAGTTGCGGGATTTGGCAATTGCCGTCGCCATTCGGTCTGACCAGACCCGCAACTGCGTCAGCTTGCCAGAAATATATTCGTCGATGCACCTGTTGCCTTCTGCTTCCAGGACGCGATAAGCAGCAACCGCATCGTCACGCTCTCTCGTCACGGCTGCGAGTTGCTGTTGGAGTTCTCCATGCTGGAACATGAGCCTGCGGATAGCCAAGGCTGTCATGTTTTTCGAACCGTCCGGGTGGGTCATTGCCGCTGCGATTACTTCAGCAATTTCGGCTTTTTCAATCTCAGAGACAGGCGTTCTGAGAAGATCAAGTAGAGACATATCGTCTTTCGATTCGGTCATATCGTTTCTCCTGCTCGCTGTACGCGGATGACTTCATACTTATCAATTGGTCCTACTGTTTGCGATCCTCATCTTTTCGATTCCGTTCCATAGCCAGCTCTGCGTTGATCTCGTCCAGCGAGTTCCCAGACACTGGCTTCTTTGCCGCCGTACATCGAGCACTGCCCAGTTCGATCGCCAAAGCCAGAGCCTGTTCCTCGGTCATGTTTTTAGTGCCTGGATACCTGCCTGTCACGCCACCGACGTAAACCGATGGACCGGCCCGGCCACCATCCGGGAACACAGTGATTGTCCGTCCGTTGCCCCGCAGTTGAATTTGTTTGCCGCCCTTGCTCACGATAGCTATGAGACCGGCTTCAATGATCTTCAACTGCAGAGAATTCGAGATTTCAGTCATGGTCTCACATTTTCAGTTCTACGAATTTGGGATCCCCGTACACACGCTTAGCCAGGCGATCGAACTCGTCGTACAGCTCAAACCCGTCAACCGGCCGCTGCCACTGGCCTTCGCACCTGCAGCCGTTGAAAAACATCCGTAGCGACTCTTCTGACGCCTTAAATGCCGTCCACCGGCTGACGAGGAACGCCGCCATGTGAATGTCAGCCCCCGAGTGGGTCGGCCTCTTCGCGAACGCCTCATCCGGGTAGTACGGCTTGTACTTAAGCGGGTAGCTCTTGATAGGCTGCCCCACGGCAACCGACTGGCCCCAGCCAATAATCTGGACCTGGTGATTCTCAGGCCTGATCATAACGTGCTCGGGCGTGATGGCAGAATGGACAATGCCCTGCTGGTGGGCGAACGCCAGGGCTGTCAGCAACCGCTTAAAGATCCACACACTGTGCCTGGCATCCAGACGATGGTGCTTATCAGCCACCTGCTCGAACGTGAACATGCCCGGCTGGTGGACGAACACGTTGACCCGCCGCTGGAACCGCTGTTTGGCCGGGAACGACTCGACCAACGTCGGGTAATAGGACCGCATGTTGTCCAGGTTCTTATCGATCGCCGCCTTCTCAATCGCCAGCAGGACCTTCTGCTCGCGGTCCAGAAGGGCCTCGGCGCCCTGAATGCGGCTGACCTTGATCGTGTAGGTCTGATCGGGCTCCGACACCCCAGGACGCAGCAGGATGCGGTTCCTGGTCACGGTGGCGACAGGTTTGACGATGTCCCTGCCTGTCGCCACGTAGACGTCAGCCACGTCTCCTGAGGCCAGGCGCCGTTCCACCGTGTACGCTCGGGTGGGCGATGTAACTGTCATGGCCGGTCCGCGGGCCTTGTCAGCCAGTTGACCAGCCAGGACGAATAGCCTGGTCGCCGTCTCTCGACGGTAGGGATGCTTGTCCGGATGGCAGAAGATCTGGATCCGTTGCAGCGTTGTGTCGACATCATCCCCGGCGCCAAACAACGACCGGGGATCGTTAATCGCTTCACTCAACCGCTTTTCTAATTCTTCAAGAGTTTTGTACTGCATCACGATTCTTTCTTTTAGACGTCGGCTTCTTTCAAATCGGCCAGCAGCTTCCTCATGGCCTTCCACCAGTGCACCCGTGACGAATGGTAATCCCAAACGATTCTGTTAAGGTATCTGACATCCCGGTCGTTTTCGTCCTTTTCCCAACCAGGAAGATAAAAGTAGGCGTCAGAGACACGACCATATCGCAACTGATTCAGGGCATTGGCCCAGTTCGGAGCCGTGGCGGATGGTGTGTCTTCCAGCCCGAGCGTCATTCGCCATACCGTGCCGGCCAAGCAAGCATAACAGTGCTTCGGATTCTCACCCTCGTCAGGCCACCCAGGGCGAAGCCAGGTATCCATGTCTACGTGGCAGTCCGGCTGTTGCTCGAACAGTTCCATGTCGTGCAGAGCTAGTTCCAACAGCTCGTGCAGCTTGGTCATCAGTTCGGGATGTACGGTTGTTCCTTCGCTCATAATGTCCTTTCTTGAAGAAAAAGTGACCAGGTTCTTCGGTTACACTCCGCCAGTCAGTGGTTAATCCGGATCAAACTCGGTCTTCAACTTTTCAAACGCCACCTTTCGCGTGAGCTTATCGCGCTCTTTCTGCTCAGCCTCTGCTGCTTCCTGTTGTTGACGAGTTAGCCCATCCCAGGACGGCACTCGAGTCATATCGGCCACCTTGTAGCTGATCTCCCACGCCTTACCGCATTCCGGGCACTGAGCAATGTCCACACTGCAACCGCTGTAATTGCGTGCAACACAGACCAGCGTAGGTCCGATCTTGTGCCCGGCTCGACTAGATGGCTGTGGACAGCGTGGACAACGGATGAAATCGTTAGCAAATTTATCACTCATTGAACTCTCCTTTCAATCGTCGTTTTGACAGGGGCACGAAGAACCCGAATCCGACCCGCAATGCAGGCAGTACTCTTCTTTAATCGCTGAGAGCACCTGTCGAATCAGATTCTCTCGAACGCTGAACTCGACTTTGGCCAGACTGTCCATGATACCCGCGGTGTGCATTTCAATTAGAGATCGATGCGCAATTTCATGGATCTGCGCATCGATCTCGTCACGGTCAGCATTGTCAATCAAGATGGTTGTCTCCTCCTGGTGGTATTGCCTTAGCTAATGGCCTCTGACAACCGGAACACTTTCCACCCGCGATTGTTCGCAGACCATCACAGTCCATGCAGTAGCCAAAGTCTCCACCGCCGACTATGGCCTGAATAGCCGGTATGGCCGCCATTTCATCCGGCGTCAAAGGTCGAACGTTTTTCATGCCTACGACCCGTCCGTTGCCTCGTTGTGCTTATCAAGAACCGGCTTTGCATTCAGAAGCTGGTCGACCAGATCGGCAACCGTCTGCTGCCTGTCGGTGTTCTCGTCACGCCTGGTCGGAAGAATGTGTTCTTCGTACCAGGCCTTGCCGACCTTGAAAAGCTCGTCAGCCAACCGTTGAACGTTGTCTTGAGCGACCACATAGTCCAACGCCGAATATCCCAGCGGGTTGTGGCCCTGAAAAATGAAACTCAGCGCCTCAGTCTGCGCGTCAGCCTTACAGTACTCCTTCCAGAGCTCTTGTTCACTCAAAAACCCGTGCCAGGCGTTAACCTCGTCTGTTGTCAGCCAGGCAGCGAAGCCTCCAGCCAGTGTGATCACGCTCTGCTTTTCCGTCCCATTTGTAGACATCGTCGCACCGTCCCTTTCTGTAACTTGTTAAAAAGGTAACCGCCGGTCAGATTACAAACCGGCGGACTTGATCATCCTCACACGGCATCCACCCGCGGCGAAGCAGGTAATCTCGCCGCAGCTCTCCGCGAGCCGTCTTCCCTACCGGATACTGCACTACGTCTTCCAGCACCAGCTCGGACGCCAGCTCACAAGCCAGGTCGTACAACTGTTGACCGAAGCCCATCCCCCACCACTCTTCCGGCAGGTAAATCCCCAAGAGGTACATCCTCAGCTCGGGCGCGAGCTCCAACGACAAGGCACTCAGCTGATGTCGTACCGCGTGAGGAAACAGCTCCAAGCGAATAGACTTGCCATGCACAATCACCTGGCTGTGCAGCGTGTACAGGTCGTGCTGCTTGAACACGCTGACAGCAATCCCACGGATGGCCTCGTCTCTCTCGGTCATCTCAACCATTCCATCCCTTTCGCAATTAGGAGCTTAACGGCAGTTCGGCCATCTTCGAATCCGTCAATCACGTATTCAGACTCGTCCTCGTCAATTTTCAGACGGCGACCATCAAAACCAGTCATCAAACCCCGCAGGTACTCTGGGTCATACCCGCGCCTCGCCAGCTGGGCGATTGCAATAACAAAACCCGGGTCATTAAGTATCACCGGCGAACACTCGTCGACGTACAGCAGCCCCAACAGACAGGCTTTGCCCTCGTCCTTTTTTAGTGTCGTTCCCTGCTCCGGAGTCAGCTGGTGTTTGACGTACAGATCGGGAATCAGACTTGGGTCAATTCGTTTCATCAATGTGTTCCCTCCCCTACAGACCGCGGTTTCGATGCCGAAGCGTCGTCTTCTTCCAGTGGTTTAAGCTCGGCGATCAGTTCGAAGACATGGTTGAATTCGTCTGATGACCAGTAATTGATCTCGTCGGTGCTGCTGCGACGAGTGATCCACTGCATGGGTGGAAAATGCTTTGGCAGCAGCGTGCCCCGCATGAACGCGTGTAGCTCGACGACATTGTCGCCAGTCCAGTAAAAGACCTCGTACGTGTCTCTCTTTCTGGCCAGCATTGTCGGCGGTCGCGTCATGAACTCCAGGAGGGACTTCCACCCGTCGTTGAAGGCGTCTTGGGTGATTCTGCTCTGGTTGTTCCCCGTCGCGACCTGGAGCGTCTGGCGGGCCCTCTCGTACATCTGGTTGTTTATCACTCAGTTCTTCCTTTCGCAATAGGACCACGGGCATCTTCTGAACGTACGGAATGGTGAAAGGATTGACCGTCTCCCAGATGGCTTCGCGGTCTGTCGAAACACAAGCCATCTGGATCCCGTTCTCGACGACCAGGGCCACGAATATGCCACGGACCTTGGGATTCTGCCGATGAACGACCCGGTCTCCGGGTTTGAATGGGGAGACCGGGTCATGCCACCAGTGCCACGCGATACCGCTGTAGATCGCCATGAACGCAAACAACGCTATCAGCAGACAACCCACACGCGCTCGATCGCTACTGGTCATATCCCTCTCCTTCGGTATTAAAGGTTCGCCGCTCGAAGATCGCTCAGCAACAGAGTCATGTCGTGGAGCCACATGTCGCGGTCGTCGTGGTAGTCCACAACCACTCGGTCCATCGGCTCGGCCGGCTCTGCTCGATCCATCTCCTCTTGCGCCAGGCTCACGCTGCCCGCCCGCAGGTAATCGATTGCGTAAACCCACCGGCGAGCCTCTTGCCGCACATCAAGCGACTCGCCGCTGACCAAATCTCTCAGGTTTAGCAGTCCCAACGAATGTCGTAACACAGTTCCAGCCAGACAAGCCTGGCATTTATCCCCAGGCCTTTCACCGGTCCACAAGAAAACGGACATATTCACGACACAGCCTGACGTATTCTCGTGCTTCTTCAGATCGGTCAGAGCCAAGTCAAGCAGCTCGTGCAGCTTCCACGTGTTCAGTTCCTGCCAGGTCAGTTTGGTCTCGGGCATTGTCGGCTCCTTTTTAGATGTTGGCGGCTTTGAGTTCAGCGTGAAGCTTTTCCATGGCCTTGAACCACTTAGCCGGACTTTTGGAGTACACGGGTGTCTTGCGATTCTTCACGGGCAGACGCTTACCGCTATCGCGTCCCAGCGCAGTCAGTGCCTTGTCAACTTGCCCGCATCGCAAATGGTCCAAAACTGTCGTCCATTCACAGGCTGCGCGGCGGTCGTCTTCGGGTAGCGTAGACGTCATAATCTCGATGTCTTCATGACGTGACATACCAAACGTCTGCTTCATCACAGACCCGGCCATACAAGCAAAACACGTGGCCAGCGCCTCCGGCTCTTCGTCGTCAAGGGCACGCGGTTGCAACGTCTCCAGCCATGTGCCCATGTACACAACACAGCCTGGGGTCTTCGCGTGCTTCTTGACATCACGCAGGCCGATCTCCAACAGTTTGTGCAGGGACAGGTCGGCCATCATCTGGTGTGTGAGCTTTCTCGTCGCCATTCTTCTCTCCTGGGTTGAGTGGACATTTCGTTCGATCACGGACGCACAGCTGACAATCACCAGCCCCATCCGTGTCATGAAGACAGACCGCATCCTTAGGGCTCATCTCAGCCCCCGTCTCGAGCACGAACATCTTAGCCACCTTTGGATCAGTGATGTTCGTGTCGACTCCCGTGCCTTCCTTGACCGCGGTTATCAATACAAATTGAGACCTGGCGGGCAGCAAGGCGATGATCCTCGCCAATGTCATCGGTGATAAAATTCGCATCCGTGAGTCCTTCAAATAAACTGGCCCGTCTCCACCCAGTGATCGAGACGGGCTCGCATTCTAGAAACTGTGTGCCCGAGCAATTCGGCCCGGGCACACATGGCGTCAAAACTGTTCTCAGCTTCGCGGCAATACAGCTTCCTGCCGTCATCGAGCGAAATGACGCCCCAACCGGGCATCCGACGTCCGTTTCGGTAAGCACAGCCCACAGACTTCAGACTGACGACGTCGGCCATCACTTCGTCCCGTTTTTGGCGTGCAGATCCTTGACCTCAGCAGTCCAAATCCGTTCTTGTGTCACTCTCGTAGCGTGGATCTCTTCCTTCAGTCGGGCCACCAGCCAGGTCTGCAGCTCCGCGATTATCGTTTTCGGGAGCACCAGAGAATCCCACATCATCTCATTTCCCTCATGGAAGATGCGGACGCCCAATCTCTTGGACGGAACTTTCTCGCAATCATCTCGCGTTTTGACCAGCGCGTCGTGCACAACCTGCAGTTCATCCCAGTGGTCAGTGGCCTTACGGTTCGCGTCACGGTTGATTTTAAGCATCGCGGTGCTTCCTTTTCTTTCTCGGTTTGATTGGTACAAGTTCGCCACGCACAAACTTGTTTTCCCGGCTCACTTCCTGGTACCGTCCCCAGTCGAATCGCTCGTCTGTTGGATGGGCCCGCTCGATCATGTCGCTGTACTCGGCTTTTGTGCCAGACAGGCGACGACTGGCCTCAGCGATGAAAAACACAGCCAGACAATGATTGAATCCATTCTGCTCAGCTGCCTCGATCTCAGACAGTGCTGCTCTCAGCTGGGCCGCATCGATTGTCATGTACAAGCTCATTTGAATCTCCTTAGATGCTTGCGAAGAAATTCACAGCCCGCTGCAGCAAGGCCAGCGTCGTCAGACGACATGAAACATGGGCAGGCATGCCAGTCACCAGATGCCAGCGGTAGAACCGCTTGTAATAGCTGCTGATTGTCGTTCGCTCAGCCTCGGTGAACTCTTTGAGCCAAGCCCGTTTGACGCGTCCTGATTTTTTCTTGTCCCAGCCCTCGACCAGGACAGGATAAGCAACAGCCTGTTTGAACATGTCGCCCGTGAACACCGGTTGCAGCTGCATCCTTCTGTTCGCCGGCGGATCCAGCATGGCGAACTCCTCGGGCGATTCGGGCCAGATGGACATCTGCCGTGTGTTCTCCAGCAACGGCTCGTTCCAATTCATGTTTTGTTCCTTTTCAATTTCATTTTAGCCTCGTCCCAGCGATTGATCGCCCGGTCAATAAGCGAACACACCTGCCTGCCAGTGAGATCCATTGATTCGGCCATGCGTGACATGATCGGCGCGGCAAAAGCACCAGCCTCTGACGCCTCGCTGATCAATCTCGAGAATTGGACGAAGTCGACGCTCCATAGAGGACACCAATAGCCCTCGGGCGGCAGGCGAATCTTCTTGACATCCTCTGTAGTGAATCGTGTTGCCTCGTCCGGACCGGCCCATTTCTCCTTTTCCTGGTTCCACCATTTAGTGTCGAATAAGCGGTTACCGATCAGGTACATCTCATTCTCCCTATGAAGCTTGGTCTTTGGTGACCCACCAGATGTGTGTGGCGTCATTCGGAATGTCCCGTACACCCGACGGATAGATGATCTGCTGACTGTGTTTGCCAGCTCTGACCGGATAGCCGCGGCCATCACAGTCCGTTAGAACCAGATTGTCGGCCATTGAGATAAATGTGCCGACGTCAATCAGCTGGCCCTGGCCGAACTCAATCTCCTGGTCGTACTGCACGAGGGCTGGTGCGTCGTCGACTACGGCTCGCAAAATTGTGAAGACCAGCTCCATCGGCAGATCCGACTCGATTGACACTTCACCGTCGGGCCTCACTACCACAAAAATAAACTCGGTTCCTTCCATCTGCTGCGCCTTGAGGTGCCGCACAAGAGGATCGAGTAACACACGCTGCGGAATCCCTGAATTCACTTCGTCTCCCTACTTGTTGTACCATTGAATGTGTGTCGCGTCGGGGGGCACCAACGCTGCACGGGACGGCTTGATGCAGAAGCTGGACATGTTGCCGTCCCGCATCGGATAACCGCTCCCGTCATAATCAATAAAACCCCCAGTGTTCACAGCCTCGAGCCACTCAGACAGCGGCATAATGTCGCCATAAGGCGCCGGCTTCATGTTGTACTCGACCGGATGCGGGTCACAGGCATTGTACAAGGCGATCCATCGCTCCCTTGTGCTGGCGGTGATCAGCCTGATGCGCAACAGATTCTCATCGACCCCGTTAAAAGATCGATTCCTGACCGGCTGGCCGTTCTTCTCGTCAGCCAACTGCAATTCGTCCATGATCATTTCTTCAAGCGTCAATGCCCAGCGTTTCTCGAATTCGATGCCTCTAGCCTCGATGTTCGGCATGACGTTAAACTGCCAGAAATCCACACTCCCCAGCAAGATCAACGAGGCCCCAGAGCTACGACATCGCCAGCATGACAGGCCCGGCCGTCACAAAACTCGAACAGGAATTTCTCTAGTGTCTCGTCTGTTGGGTATTTCATAACCAGCCTATCCAGATAAAGAGGGCAAACCAGATCATTGTGAACATGGCAACCAACGCCAGCCAGAGCACCGTCATAAGACAACCATCCAACAGGCCGCCAACAAATCCTCTGCTGGCGGCCTGTCTCTCTTCGGGTGTAAATACCACGACAGTCCTTTACTTGAGAACCAGATCTTTCACCGGGCCTACTTACTATCGACTGGTTTTATCCATTCGAACTTTGTCACCCCGGTCTTCGAATCGACAGACCACTGAGCGACGCCGGCCTTGATAGCGTCACCTCGGACAGTTGATGCGCCTGAATATGAGCCAAGCACAGAGCCAAGCACAAATGTTCCGGTCGAAATCAGAACAGCCACGATGTAGACTACATCACCTTTGTTCACTTTACACCGCCTTCCAGTGCGTCCGGTAATTTACCATCCAACGCTCTCCACAGAGCGAGACATCGGCTGCGGGCGTCAGCGTTGGCATACTTCCAATCACAGCCACCTACATTTCCGATAAGTTCGACGAGTTCGGCCCACCAATCGACTTCGTACCGATCGTCATGAATCTTCGGCCACACGTCCCTGTGCCAAGCGTCGAGGCTGTTGAGGTAGTCGGGGACCGGATAATCCCTGGAGTCATTTTCAAGCTGATGTGTAACAGTACCATCTTTTTCTATCAGCACATATTTTAGCCCCGCGAACCTCGCCACAAACTCCAGCAACTCCGCGTCTGTGGGTTTCAGTTGTTGGCCGCGTGTCGTCTTAGATTCAGGCATCCTGACTCCTTTCATATCGTCTACGGTCCACTGCCTCAGTGTAGTCGCGCGCCCTCTCGAGCAGCGCATCACGAAACTGGCGATCAGCCAGTTGCCCTTCCAGAATCAACAAGCAGAACTGACAGTAACGCAGCGGCCGGCCAAACAACTTCTTATTTGGAACAACCGGCTCACGACACCGAGGCGTGTCACATCGTTCGGTCTGTTCCATGGGTTAGCTCCCTTCCGCAAGCAACAGACCATTTGGAATTGTGGCCATAAGGAACTGACCGTCTTTCCCCAATTGCTTAGTCAGGGCTGCCAGCTTGCTGCGGGCGACAGGCTTGAAGATCTCGGCGCCGAGCAGTCTGTCATTCTTGTCGAAATCCAGATTGCAGCCCCACGACCGCCACTCCGTTGATGAATGGTCACCCGACCGGAACTGGATGCGAAGCGACTTCACCTGGCCGGTTGTCCGGTCGACGTCAATCTCGGCCTTGTAATTGGTTCTCATTCTGGCTGTCTCGACTGGGGGATTTGCATGAGGGCCTCAACCAGGTGCATCCGGGCCTGTACGCACTGAAGCTTGACGTACAGGTCATCACGCTCATCCCTGAGCTTGTTCAGCAGGGCCACACGTGCCGCGTGCTGCGACGCGTGGAGATACCTGGACTCGACGTGCTTTCGGCCACCAAACGCCTCGGAACCAGCCAGCAAGCGTGTCTGTCTGACTGTCCGGTACGCGACAATGAGCTCAGACTCGTGAAGCTCGCCCCGGTTGTCAAACCAGGCGATGAACGCTGGCGGCTGCTGCGTCTTGCGTTCGCCGAAGCCCTTGTAATTCGCCGGTTTCTTTTTATTAGCCATCGGATGTCCTATCGAGAAAAACAAAACACCCGGCAGCCTAACCACCATATCAGGTGATCGTGGCTGCCGGGCGCCTCAACTCATTGAAACGTCACTTCACGAAGATCTCACGTGTTACCAGTTATTGAAGATGTCCCACGCGGCGGCAACAGCCGAATGCCCGTTGGAGATGTACGTGAGGGCTTTATAACAACAGTCATTGGAGCCGTCGCTGTACGCCTCGGCCGCTTTTTCATAGTACATCTGGCTGTCGGGGTTCATCTCCATTTCGGGATGCCCCTGAGCTATCTCGCAATACCTGTTTCCACGTCTTTGATGGCACAGAGCGCCGACTGCCGTGTTATGAATCCACATGGCGGCGGCATTATCATTGCTGACGGCGACCAGGTAGTAGTCGCGGATCTCTTGTCGTTTGTCGGCCGGTTTCGAGTTGTAGACCCCCTTGTTGATGTCCTTGACGAGGTCCCGCAGTGAGAAACTCCCGCCTTTGATCGCCGCGTTCAGGCACGAGCTCAGACTGTCAGCGGACTCCATGTCCTCAATCAATTGCTTTTCATTGTCTCTCGCAGCATCGGCGGAGTGCTCGTCGGCCCTCACGTCCTGCAGCACGAACAACAGCGTCAACGAACACACGAAATTCAAAAGCCGTTTCATAAAACACTCCTGGGTTAAAGAGTAGAAAACAAACACCGAACAGACTCACTCAAGTTGCTTGATTACGGCACCCCTCTCGAGAAACAGGGAAGGTCTTGGAAATTGTCCACGCCGGTCGGTTCCTCGGAGTCGTAGTATCTGCCCTCGTACGCGACAAAGCAATGGTAGCCGTACAACTCGATGTCCAGCTCATCGGCCGACTCGTCGCACAGCTCATCACCCCAGTGCGACTCAGCCCCGTCAATCAACTCACACACAGCCCAAGCGAAGTCATCACACAGTCCCGAGTTGATCCCCATCCGGCTGACACAGTAGATGTCCTCGTATAGGACAACCAGCGCCTCAATCGCCTCTTCGATCGTCAGATCAAGCTGTCTCAGACGATTGAGCTCTGCGTCAGTTGCCTCAGCCTCGGTCTCACGCTTAGTTTTAGACGCCATCAGCCCGATCGGGATCGTTTGGCTTGATGCCGTCTGGTCCGAGTGTTCCGTCTTTGACAATAGTAATGGGTCCATCCGGGGTTTGCTCCTGAGATACGAGTGTGCAGGGAATGGGCTCTCCAGACTCGAGCTGTTCGGCGAAACGTTTCAGCCGATCAATAGTGACGTCGCTGGGGGACTTTGGCAGGTAGTCCAGCAAGTCGGCTATCTTCAAAGTGACTGTTGCCTGCATAGCCTCAGACAGAGCCTCGGTGGCTGTGCAGTTAGACAGGATCGAGCCGATGTACTTGCTAATCCGCGCAGAGTCATCCGGGTCATCCGGCTCGACATTCATCTCGATTAGAAATTTCATCTATCGGCTCCAGTTCTAAACCAAATGGCAGACGATCTCTGACGCAACGGCTCACGTACATGCCGTCGAATCTATACTCCCGACGGCCGATGCTCAATTTCGATCCGCCAACGACAATATCCGTATTCGGATAAAGCTCTCGAAGAGCTTTGGCCAACGGACATCCCCAGCAATCGAGGTAATTGAGTGGCGGATCGAAATGTCGTTCTTCAACACGAATTGTCATTCTTTTTACCCCTAGCTAGTTTCTTGGTCAATTTGACGCTGAACAGTCTCCCAGCGTGTATCTCCTTGAGGACGAACTCGCCGTCAAACCGGTAAGTCACATCGTTGATGTCGGCGTCGTCCCCGCCAACCGCGATGTCCTGCTCAGGGAACATCCTGCGTAGGGCCATTGCAACCGGGCAACGAGCACAGCTGAGGTAGCCCAGCGACGTCGCGTAGGCCAGCTCATTTACGTCCAGCATGAACTCATCAGGAATCTCAAGTTCGTTTACAGCAGACATGCCATACTCCTGTTGAAATTGATCACGAATTGTCATTTCTTCACCCATCACTCATCCTCTGGGCCAATTGACTTGCACCGGTTGAGCCAGACGGTCAGTGCCACCTGGGATTTGTGTGGTTTGCCTGTCCAACCAAAGCGTCGCTTGACGATCTGGTATTCGTCACCCGTGTCGCTAACCACGAAATCCCCCACAATCGGTTCAAAGCTGAACCTGGGAAAGTCCTCACCGCCGCGGCCGCGAGGCTTGAGCTCGTACTTCACGATGATCACATCGTTCTTCATATCCGCGAGCGTGGTAGCTGTGGCATAGATCATCCTGTGCACAATCTGAGGCTTGTCCTCTGGCTCGGGCGCCGGCGGAGGATCTTCGGGTCCATCATTGGGGTTGGGCACAAGCTGAGCCTTTGACCCGATCGACAAGGCTCTCGCCTTTTCTTTAGCCCTGTCAAACCAGACACCCGAGCCGTCGTACCCGTCGTCAGGCTCCTTCGACTGTGCCGGCTTGTATGACCTCGGTACGAAGATGTCCCCCGCTTCCGCGACCAGCGACTGATCAGCTCTGGTCCAGACCGACACCAGCCTGACCGGTTGCTCATCCACGCAGGACCACAGATACGCACAAGCCAACAGCAGGCCGGTTAGTTTGCAGTAAATCACGAATCACCTCCTTGCACTTGGGGAATTTGATCCACCTCATCAGGTGGATTTTCAAGAATCTCGGGCCACTGACTACGCTGTCCGTCCATCACTATGTAGGTCTTAGGCTCATCGCCGTTGTCGACCACGTAGATCAGCAGGTTCGAATCACTGCAGTGATCTGGCGCCAACGCGATGCACCAGCCGTTTCTGCGTCTCTCGATCACCATCTCGGGAATGCTCATGTGTCCCGTGTGATCGGCCGGACGCCCCATTTGAATCGTCAGCCCGCAGTGATTCTCAATCAACAGCTCGACGAGCGGGGCAGCGAAGTCCACGTAACCGCAGTCAGGTCCCTGGTAGGTGGGAATCCTGACCAGGATGCTGCGGATCGCGTCCCCGGGGTTAAACACTGGCTCGCTCATTGCGAATCTCCTTGTCCAGACGACGTTGCCATTCGGCGAAGGGCTGCAGCTTGTCCCTGCGTTGGTCCGGACTCAACACAGACCACCCATCAATCAGGTTGGTCACCGACAACGGGATGCGTTCGTCACTGGCTATTTCCATAGTCAAACTGTGCGTCCATGCAGCAAATTTACTCGCACTATTGGCTGCATTCCGGATCATCGTCAGACAACCGCACTTCTGACCATTCGGACACTGGCCCACATCACCTGAGGGACTCGCGAACTGAAACAACAGCGCTCCGTCGAGCCACGCGGCCTCAGTGCTGGATCCAGGCAGGTTTATCAGCCTCTCGATTTCCAGGTCATACTTGTCAAGTTCACTCATTGCGTCTCCTTTTATTGGTCGTCCGGGACAGCAGTAACGTCGTTCTTCCTGAGTTTGCGGGCCCCAGCCATCCATGGCTCGACAGTGATTCCATTCAGACACTCGGCCAGTGTGGGCACAAATCCGAGATCTTCCAGCACGTGCCACATGGTGATATCTCGGACAAACACCCGTTTACCCGATTTGTTGATTAAATCCGGGCCAAACACCTGCTCGGCCAGGATGATTCCGAATGAGTTGTGCAGGATCAGCCGATGCCGGTTGTCGGCCAAGTGGGCCTTGGTGCTGTCCATCCACTGGTGAATGGGCAGGTAGTCCTCAACAACCCCGCCCCACTTCAGCATCGATCGCTCTGCGTGCACTAGCGGATTGCTCATGCGACCATCTCCTTCACATAGTAAGGGTCAGGGAAGCCGGCCGCTCGAACCGCGTCCCAGTCATCCGTCTCGTCGATATCGAGCCAGTTCCAATCACATTCAAAGTCAGTGGGCGTCTGGCCGGCAAAGAACTGGTCACACAGCCTCTTGCATTCTGCCAGAGCCGTCTCCTGGTCATAGTAGACCTGATTGAGGACATGCTCGCCATCTTCGTAGGAGTACTCGTCGTTGTACTCCCAATTGATGCCCAGGATAACCCAGGCCTTATCCGGTTTCTCTGCCGGAAGGGGCGAGCCGGGGATAGCCAGTGGCGCCGCAGCTGCCCGCCCGAAGAACGTTCGTCGACTGATTGAGTCAGACATGGTATCTCCATAACTTTTTGAAAAGGTAAAAGACCGGTCAGGCCGCAGATCCCGCGGCGGGGCCGGCACCGCCTTTATGGTTTCTGTCCGCGTGGATGAGTAACGACACGCGACAGTTCGGTTCCGCTCACGCGGCTTACGGACGATGCAGACTCATGTGTCAGTGGCTGACCAGCCGTGGTTGTTCTTGCAGTGCAGCATGACTGTCCCGTCATCGAAGTGGTAAATCTCGTGCGTGTCCCAGAGCACATGGATGTCTTCATGCGTGTAATCGAACTCATTGTCCTCGATAGGCTCGATGGGCTCGATAGGTGCGTGAACCAGCACATAAGTGGTCACTTCGTCGGCCGGCTCGCCGCACTCAGGACACAAGTGGGGTTGGAATTGCATCGGTTACAGCTCGCTTCCGTGGTACTGGATGTCGAAGAAGGCCGGGTCGTACCCGTGCCTGGCTGGGAATCGGATGTCGGGGTACTCCTCACGACGATCAGGCCAGGCGTCGTAATCGCTGGTTTTATCGGCTGCCTGTCGGACTGTGTCGTTTGTCTTCCGCACGCGGACAACTTCCATGATCAATCCTTTCAAACGTGCCAAATTGGTTAAACCAACTACGCCTTAGGCAGCTCCTTCTCGAACCTGGCCGGAGCGTCCTTATCGAGCGAGGTCAGCAGATCGTGCAGCGAGTCCAGGTTAGACGAAATGATGCACCACGGCACACCGAGCTCGGGCAGGGAATTCGCTCGAAGAGCCAACAGCGTAGCGTAAGCCGTGCCAAAGATGTCGACCAACCGGTCCCGTTCGCAACGCTTCACAACGGATGGTTGATCAGCCTTCTTGGTTTTATCTGCGAACGGACGCGACCAGGCATCCGCAAGGATTTGTTGCAGTCTGTCTCTGGCTATGTTCGCGGTTATCTCGTCCGAAAAGCAGGCCGGACAGACCAGTACTTGCAGCGATAACATAGCTCCCGTGGATCCTTCACATACGTATTGATTGTCTCTCAAATGCGAGTCACAAACGTCACAGCCGCACGCCGCACACCGAGTGCTGCCGTTGTTCTCGCAGTGAGCCCAATCGCAGATTGTGATCTCAATTGTCTTTTTCATGGGGATTCCCTGAATTGACGCCTACGCGTGAGAATCCGGGTGAGTGTGTCCCACCCGGCCCGAATAGCAAAACCTGTTCCAAGCTCAAACAACCTTTTACTTCAGCTACAACACACTAACGCCCGCTCAAGCTCCGGCTCCCGCTCAGGCTCCAGCCCCGGTTCAGGCTCCCGCTCAGGCTCCAGCCCCAGTTCAGGCCCCCGCTCAGGCTCCGGCTCCCGCTCAAGCTCAGGCTCAGGCTCTTGCTCCGGCTCAGGCTCCAGCTCAAGCTCCTGCATTTTTGCTTCGCAGATCGTTTCATTTAAGCCTCCCGAAGCTCTCGATTGACGAAATCTGAACGTACCAGTCTGACGGAAATCCCTGCGCTTCCTTCCAATCCTTCTCCAGCAGTGGCCCAGTCTCATAGACGATTGCTGCGTCTTTCAGGACGACGCAGGTGTCATTCACTCCAATGAGCAACCCGGTGTAGATGTAATTAAGACAGTAGAGCGTGATCCGCTCGCCCATGAAAGCCATGAGCCCATCGCCCTCCACTTCCTGCACGTTTACGAGTCTTCTCATTTTGATCTGCCACTTTCATTTGAAATTGCCACTTTCACGAAATGTCGTTCCAAACCCTCTACGGGGCCACTCTTCCATTTGCCACGAATGCCGCGTGAGTAATCGGCCAGCCTGCTACCAGTGCCAATTCGCACGCCCTGGCTGCCAAGTCAATCTCCCAGAGCGGGTAGCTGACGAATGTCGATTCCGGTGAATGCACGCGAAGCGACAGGAAGGCCATGAGCGACCGCGGATTGCAGGTCACCCAGCAGCCTGAGTAAATGCCAACATTCAGGCCATCACGCGCCAGCCCTGGATCGAACCCCATTTCCAGGTTTTCCAGGTAGTGGGCGTAGCTCCTCTCGTAGTCATCCCTCAGGTTGCTGCAAAGCTTCTCGAACTTCACGTCATCTTCGCACCGCAGAAACTTTGGCCTGCCTGGTTTCCAGCCGTCCACCTTCATCATGGGCCGCTCACGGTCAGGCAGGTAGAAGATCGGCTCCAGTGTTTTATATCTGGCCGACTCTTCGTTGTAAGAAAAGCCGATCCGGTGCCGGTGCCACTCACGCCAGACAAACAGCGGTGCATGCACAAAGAACGTGATCGCCGAATGCTCAAAGGGAGTGCCGTGCCTGTGCTTGATGAGGTAGCCGATCAGGCCGGCCGTGTCCTTTTCTGACCACGGTTCGCCTTGGCTGTTCAATGCGACTGGAATCTCACCGTCTGCATCAAAAATGCATCCGGCATCTTCCAGCCACTCGCGACTGACGCGAACCCCTTTTCTCGCAAAACTTAAGGCGGACGGCCCGTTTGTGCTCACCTTGGCGGCCGCCACAATCATGTGGTCCCCTCCCATCGCCTGCACCACGCGCACATCTACCGTTGATTTGAATTCCATTCTGTCCCCCAGTCTGTTTGAGTAATGATCGTTATTTGGCCTTACTTCCAGGTACGCCCCGTGACCTTGTCGACCAGCCTCTGCGCCCGTGCAAAACCCCGCAACGCAGCCCGTCGCCTGGCGAGCGAGACGCCCTTCTCCCAGAGGAGTTCGAGTTCTAGGATGCATTCAGGGATGCTCCTCATGCGGTGGATAGACTTAGTGAGTTCGCGGGTAGACGCGGGCATCCCGCTCCGTACCATAGTGGGACACCCACAACCTGACAGCTGCGGCCCGCACATAGCGAACAGTCTCGACTCATCGTCGGGATGTTCAGCCGCGCCCCACACCCACCGCTGTTGCACGTCATTCCACGGCATCCGTATCAGCCGCTCAATGGCCGCGTCGTAGAGGTCGGATTTTGATTTAGTCTTCATGGCCTTGTTGGTTTCTCCTGTTCTGTCTCGGGTGGATTGGTGTCTGTCTTACTGCCCAGTTCGCTGTTCGGGGTCCTTTTTCTCCGCTTCGACCGGCGAGTCGCCCCACAGGTCTATCGCATCGCCAAAAGCGATTAATACCGCCTCCACCACCCTGTCAGCCTTGTCATAGGCAGCCTGCGCCCCCGGTACTCCGTCATTCGCAGCAGACTCGAGCTGCTCGAGCCCCTTTTCGGCCAGGTAATAAATGCTATTCAACGCGGCAAACAGCTCAGGCGCCGCGGCAATCAATTGACCGTTGCTTCTGTTGTAGACGGTGGCAATCGGCTGAGATCCCGTATCACCATTTGGTGTCCCGTCTGCCAGGCGAATCGTCATGAACCCATTCGCATCCGGGCATTCATCGCACACCCATCTCTCTAATTCTGACTCAGACATTGTTATTCGTCCCCTTCTGTTGCTTTGATGATGACTTTGCGGGCATCAAGAAACGCTTGTGAGGCGGGATCGGCGACCCACTCTCCGCTAGCCGTTTGCCTGTGGCCTGATGCGCCTGTGCGGGTCAACAAAAGGTTCCCGTATTCGCATAGGCGAATCAATGCGTCCAGCAGCTCAGGTGCCGCCGCTATCAGACGGCCATTGGCGTCCTGTTCATCCTCACTCAGCACATACCGGCTTTCCTCGTCCGCTACGACGATCTCAGCGATGTAGATGTCAGGATGTTCGCCAGTCGGATCATCCGCCACGACGAACTGCATGTCCTTGCGCCATGGTTTGGGCGTGTGCTTTGTCGTCTTTTTACCGGGCATTGTCGCCGATCTCCTGTTGGTGTGGGTTTACTTGCCAGTTCGCTGCTCGTTTTGTTGCTCTCGACCTGGGCTTATTTACCCTGGCGTTCTCGAATCTCCTCGGGAATAGACAGCTCCACATCCAGCAGCTCTCGTAGCGACAATCCGTCATGGTTCAGCTCGCACAAAGCCTCGTTGATCAGCCTGTACGGGTCTCCCTTGCTGAGCCTTAGTGCCAGCAGCACGAGGGCTTTCAAAAAGGTGTCTTCATCAAATTGACTCGTGAGTCTCTCCCTCGGCCCAATCCTGGCTCGACATTACCCGATTGATCGCAGTTGACCTGTCAGGCAGACAGACGCCCACACGCGCCGTGTTGTTGCCTCGCACCCTGAAAGCCGTCCACAGATTCAGGCCTTCGCAGATCACAAATCCCAGGCAGGCGACCGGATTGCCTATATCAGCCAGGATGCCATCGCCTGACTCAACTGCCAGCCAGATTGTCACGCCAGCCTGATTGTGCGGGGCGGCGACAACGCCGTAGTTCAAACTGTCCTTCTTGCCTGCCATGTTCTTTCTCCCTCAATGGTGTTTGCGGATCCCGGAAATCAGCGACTTGATCATCGTGACGGCGTCTTCCCCATGCTGTTCCCGCACGACATCCTCGCAGGACTGTCCGTCGGGCGGCTTGATCAGCTCTTCGTCGAATTTGATGACGTCAAAGCCGGTCCGCGCGTCCAGGTAGGGCTTGAGCGGCCGTCCAAACGTGGCTGCGAATTGTTTGCCCCACGATTGGCGATTGTGGTGTTTCTCAGCCATATACATGCAGTCTGTCTGTAAAGGCATTATCAGTCTCCCCAATAAAAAGACCCGGCAGACTGTCAAATGGACAATCTGCCGGGCAACTTGAACTTGAACGGACTCAGTTTTCAGACCTGGGATTTACCAGGGGAAAAAGGCCAGGATGTCCCCGTAACTCCCGATGGCGGCCGTGTAGCCCGCGTTGGCCTCATAGTAATCCCCGCCTGGAGGGCTGGGAATGTCGGCTGAATGATAGGCCGCCTGAGCCAGTCCGAAGGCTGCGTCGGCCAATTCCTGCGCGGCCTCTTCGCTAACGTACGTGGTTGTCGCTACGGCCGTTCGGGCATCTTCGATGTTTTTGCGTGCACCTTTTGTGGGTGTTGCACTAATATCCATTTTCCGGTGCCCTGATTTGCAGTAGCTGTTTCCGTAATCGATGGAGTACCAAAAGAATGCAAATTTGGCGTTAATTTGGCCAATCTGCATTCCGTTGAGCGGATAGACGCCATGGTTCACGTTGTACTGGATAATGGCCACCGAGACCGCGTCGTCATTCGCAGTCTCTTGGATGCCCTCCACGTGATTCTGGTACCAGCCACTGGCAAGATCAATGGCTTTATCCGCCGCACGGATCTTTTTTTGTGTCACCGCTAAAGTACAGCAGCCGGTGACACACGAGTACTCGCAGGGTTGAGCGTTGCAGGGGGTGCAACAGCCGGTGCCGGGGTCTGGCGGACACGGTTGAGCGTAGGCCACGCTCGACGCACAACACAAAACAAGAACGACGCTCAAAAACTTCTTCATGCTTCACTTCCTTCTGTCAAAACACACAAAAACTCTCCACCGCCTTCAGACGGGGGAACAACACCTTACTCGGAGCCATCTACCTGCGTCAAGACTTTTCGGGCAGGCAAACAGGGTCAATAACGTAATCCTCTCCGACCTTGAAATGGGCAGCCGCTTCCTGGCTAATTGAGTCCAACGTGATGGACCCCACCGCCCCACCACCGGGCCAGATCTTCGCATTCGCGTGAACATCCGGATCCGTCACGGCGGCGACTGCGGGTGGAAAGCTGACCGGCTCCAGGCGAACAGCGAATTGCTCGCATTTCTCGTAGATGTATCGGCCGTGCACATTCCGCAAATAGACCCCGTTCGCGTCAGCTTTGGGCCTGTGCCCCGCAGACGTTTTGATCCACTGGCATCGAAAAATCATCTTCATGGTTGATCTCCTTTCTTCGGGTTTAAGGGGAGGCAACTGCTGGCGGCGATTGAGCATTCCGAGAGCCTGCTGCATCGCAATCCACAATTCTCCGTGCGTGCTGACTTTTGAAATCGAGAGCACGTTACGAATTTCATCGAACGACGGTATCCACCCAGAGTCTGGCACGGTCAGGACTGCTGGTTCAAATTCAACGCGGCTGCTTCCACCGCCGTCGCTGCTTTGCGTGTAACACCCTCGGCCGTGCTCAAGGCGACCTTCCTCGTCCGGGACGTTACTGCAAACCTCGCAAGCGTAGTCTTTTCTCTGCTCGTAGCTCAGGGCTGGGACTGGCGAAGTGGGGGTTTTCGGAGTACCCCGGTTCCAGTATGCCTGGGCCAATTCCAGTTTCAGCCTGGAGAGTTCGGCGTGTAAATCGGTATTCGCTGCTCTTGTCCCGGCCAGCGACTCACCGAGTACCCACACAGCTTCAGCCGCTGTACCAAGACTCCACGGATAATCTGGCTCCCGGCGTTTCGCTTCGGCCTGAGCGTGCTGGATGTCTGATCGCAACGCACGAATCACTTCCTGGTCGTTCGTCGACATTGGCAGCTCCTGTCACAGTAGGGGTAGTGCGCACGACTTTTCCAATCGCTGCGCGGCAAAACAGTAAATTTCTTCGAACGTACGACCGCCGTAAAAAAGCCAAGATGCCTGGCCCTCACTCAATCCAAGCAGTTTCCTGGCATCCTCAAAAACTCTCGCGGCATCGGGTTCTCTGCCTCCCATGACCTGCGCCCAACCGCCGACGCAGTGAGAGCTACCGCAGTGCCAGTTGGACTGATCCCACGTTTCAGGGTGCTTTATGATCTGATTAACCACCTGTCGCAGCAGTTCATTGCCGCGTGGGAACGTCTTCTTCGTCGGCTTTTTGGCTTGTTTCTTGGCCATGTCGTAACTCCTTCAGTGTGAATGGCGCCAGGGATGATCCTCAAATAAAAGACGCAGTTCTACCTTTGGGCGTCTTCCACCGGATCCAAAAGCTGCTCGACTCCACGTGTAACTCCCTTCGTTGGCTGGTCTGCAATGGTCTGCAGATATTGCTTGGCTTTCTCGTATCCCCAAGCGTGGATTAACTGTTCCCACTTGGTTGTTTCCTCGAGAGGGAACAGCTGCTCGGCTGTCGCTTCGACGTCCGATTTACTCCAATCGATCGAGATGACCCGCTTGCGCCAGCCAATAATAATCGGGCCTTTGGTTGTGAATACCCGCAACCAGGGCCTGTTGGTGCAACACGACTGGCTGCAGTAACCGTTGGGGATCCGCTCTCCGTAAATGGGCATCCCAAAACACTGCAGCAAATCGGCCACGATCTTATCGCCTATTTGACGATCCTCCGGATCATTCGCGGTTCGCATAGCCTGAATTTTGCTGTGAACGCGTTCGCATTCTGCACGAACCAGGCTATTTTCCTCTGGCGTCAGCTCTAATCCGGCTACATGGATCTGCACGCCCAGACCGCCTCTGTGGCCCGTCGTCTCGATCAGGCCGATCCGTTTGTACTGCTCAGGTGTAAACATCACGATGATCCTTTCTGATTACCACAGCCTATTTCGTGACAGGCTGTACCATTGATGACAACAACCTGACAACAGCTGCACCGCGGGTAATAGGCCCTCTCCGCCCGGTCGTAGGTCGTCAGATCGAATCCCTGGGCCCTTAAACGTTCTCCGAGCCGGTTGCGTTTTGGTTTGGTGGTTGACGGGGTCATGATTACTCCTTTTCTCCCAGAAACTTAGCCAGGCGCTTGGCCGCCGCACGACGCCAGTCGACGAGACCGGAGTCCAGACGATCAACAGTGGTCGAATACTGGCCGTGTTCGTCATCGCACACGACCCAGATTGCATCGAGAGGGTTGGCAGCCAGCTCGGCTTCGAGCTTGGCCCTCTCCTTGTGAGCGGTGACCGGCAGCTCGGACAACGATTTCCTCGTGGCACGGTAGGCGTCCATCTGCGACATGCTGTTCGGAAACAGCTTGTCAGTCTCCTTGTTGTTGAGCATCGTCCGGCGAGAACCGAAGAAATTGCTGTCCCGCGAGACCGGATCGGCCTTCTCAACCTTACGAGGGCCGGCGTCAAACTCGGTTGTTGTTGTCGCCATTTGTGCGTCTTTCTTTTAGGGGTTAATCGAGCAAATCGAAAATGTCGTCGTAATCAACAGCACCAGCCGCCTCACCTACAATCCGTGTGTTCTCCTTGGTCGCGTCATTGGGCAGACCGTAGGAGATCCCCTCGCGCAGAGATGCCTCACCGATGAAACCACAGGCTGTCTCGATCTCTTTTCCGTGAATGTCCTCTATCGCGTAGAAGTAGCAGTTGCCATTGCACCAGTCGGTGTATTCTGTAAGGAAATCTACGCAGTCTTTCTTGCGAGAGGCGTAGGTCTTGGCGCCAATGTGGCTGGCTGATTCTTCCCAAATCGCAAAGCCGGCCAGCGAATTGCCGTCCCACTCCATGTCAGGCGGATTCGCTGTGCCGGCAATAAACCACATGCACAAGCTGTGTTCGTGGTACGAGAGCTGAAAGGCCAAGCCTGTATTGAGCTTCCTCTTGAGCCATCCTTTCGGAATCCGGTCCTGCCACGGATCGGCCATCAGTTCGCGGGGATGCCTGTAATTGGCGTGCAGCGAGCAGAAGCTGTAAACCTTCCAGTTTCCATCCCCTTCGCAGGGACTGTCTGTGTCTCGGTCGTACTCAATCCGCACCTCGTACTTGATCTCGGGCTCGTCGTCTGTCATTGCACAACCTCAACGTCAGCCGTGTCAGGAATGATGTGCTCGATCGTGACCTTCGAGCCGGGTGGAATCACAGTGAAAAACCATTTCACCTCGTCTCGAGATTTGCCGGGCGTGCAACTGTCCATGATCAAAAATGCCAAAAACAAGTCCCAGTCCTTGATCCTGGCAATAAGCCGGTCCAGTCTGGCCTGATCGACCTGGCCTTTGGCCTCGAGCCGTCGGAACAAGGCTTGAGGCTCGTCGTGGTACTGCACAGTCGTCAGCATATCCTCGTCATCTGTCAGTTTGGCCAGATAAGCCCGGGCCAGCGACGCGTGGCTATTCGGGCTTTCGATGGGCACCCGCACACCGGACACGCCTTTGAACGCGTCGTGCACCTGAGCCAAGATCATCAACCGTTCTGCGTCAACCGGGGAGAGCTCGGGGCACCGCAGGTGCAGCACGACCATGTTGCTGATCAAATGGCCGACATGTGCTTCAATCGTCCCTTCCGGATGCCCGGGCCGCGGCGTGCCGTACTTGAGGCGTGCCACGTGCTCCGGATCGTCCACGATCTGATTGTAAAGCTTGGTGTAGTACTCTGTGTCATGCAGCATTGGGTTCTTTCTTGAGCTTGGATGGGGGAGGGGCTTCGCAAAGCAGACCAGCCTGTCGAAGGCAGCTGGCGGCCTGCAGGCCGTCAAATACGCCAAAATTGTGTTCCTCTTCGCGGTCGGGCAGGATCGACAAGCCGTCAAAGCCGGCCCTCAAACCGCGTAAATAGTCGATGTCAAAGCCGCGGGGGACTAGCAGGTCGATCGTCTCGACCGTTGTCGACGCCCGCACATCAATTCCCGTGTTACACATCAACACGGCCAACAAGCAGCCCTCTTTCGAGTTGCGAGCCCCGATTTTACCTGGCGTGGGTGTCATCCCGTGGGCCAGGAAAAGCGTAGGAATTGTTCTGGGATCAATCCGTGTCATCGTGAGTCCTTTCAGTTAAATGTCGCCGAAAATGTGCTCCTGGGCGTTTCCTGGCGGGTAAACCATCAGCGTGCCCGGGCCGTTGCCTTCGGGATCCCGAAGGGCAAAAAGAACCAAGTCATTGTCCATCTCGATGACAAGCGGGCTGAAGTCGAATCCCGCCGCATCTTGCTCCTCAGCGCTCATGTACGAGACGGCTCGGATCGTTCGGCCCACTAGGAGCTTGGAAGCCTTTCGTGCATGCTCATTCATGTACTGCATCCGTGTTTTTGCTGCGGCCATGGTCATCGTCCTTTCTTGGTTGTTTCGTGCCTCTTAAACAGCTTTTGCAACTTCCACATTTCAGACCACCAATCGGCACGTTGCCACCTGTAGCCGGGTATCGAAACATCCAGAGGCATTTTTAATTGCAGGGCAGGCCGCTCCAGGCACCTCAAGGCCGTTTCGACGTCGCCGCGACGCAAAGCGTCCAAAGCTATCGCCCATCTCGGAACCCTGGATGACTTTTCCTGCAACGTCCGGGCCCTGACTCTAGGTGGCAAACGATTGAGCATGACGGCCCCACCCAAGCAAGTTTTGCATTGATCCCTGGTGACAAGCTGATTCGCTGGAATGTTATAAATGCCGGATTCATCAGCTGACATAAACCAGGCAGACATGTGCAAACCGCCGTGCTTTTCCTGCTCACGTGCGTCATTGAGTGCCAGAGCCAGCAGCTCGTGTACAGGCAGCTTGTTTAACGCCCGATCAGACCGATCGATCTTAGATCTCGCTCTCGTCACTTTCTTCTTCGTTGCTACCTTTTTTACGCCCATCTTCGATCGCCTTTCGCCGTTGCAACGACAGCCAGTGTCGTTGCTTGTCCAGCTGATAGTGGTTGAGTTCGAAAAAATCATCGACCAGCACTTTGACACTCATCGGTGTGTGGTTGCTGGCGTTTGTAAAATCCAGCTCGATTCCCTTGCTGTGCAAGTAACCCATAAATTCGAGCACCGCCTCATGTTTGTGCCTGATTGACGCCCAATGTGCGATTACCCCAGGGAAAGGGCCAGGCTCCTCAGCTGTTGACATGTGTGTCCTCTCGATTTCTAGGGCAAATGGACCAGGCCGAGCACTGTCCCCATCAAGCTTGATCGGCCGTATCGACGGTAAGTGAACGCGTCAATCAGTTCGAACCGGCGTTTCTTGTTTCGAGCGAATATCCGCAGCAGAGCATCAAGTCGCGGATTCAAAGCCAATTCATCCCTTTTTGTCGTCCAGTTGTCTCGGCCGATGACGAAACTGACTGCAAGCGGGCACACGGGAGCAGTCGCCGAAAACCGATTCAGCATATAAGGCAAAGCGGCGGCAAAATGTCCAGTCAGTGGGCAGCACGGATCGATCCAGGCGCCAGTCCAGTCCAGAAATTGTCGATGAAATTCGTCCGCGTCGCCCATCTCAAACGGATCGATCATCCAGAGTCGTTCGGCCTGAAAATGGATCGAGCGGGCTGATCTTGTCTCGTACCCGATGACGTCATCGCAGGCTGTTCGCCAGCGTCTTGCGTGCGGCTTTCCTCCAAGTATGTGCTTGCGCGACTTCAGCTGCACGTCCCTGAATCGCTCAACCCCGATGAACAGCTTCTCCGGGCAGGTAATGGCCCGTTGAAGCTGCCGCTCCCAGCGCCAATAAATCGCCGGGTAGGAGAACACCTTGAGCTGCCTGATGCGATATTCCTCGAACGCGTCGACAAAGAATTTGGTAATCCTCAGTCGCTGTTCCGACTTCTCTCGGTCGCCGACTTTCCGGTCTATTTTCTGAAAGTAAGACCGGTCGAATCCCCTGGCTAGAGGGCGTAATTTGTGCGTCTGTATCCGTGTTTCAAAGTACATTTGGCTCTCCATAAAAAGCCGAAGGCAGCCAGCTGCTTTGCTTTCGCCGGTTAACTCGGCGTCTACGCTGCAACTGACTGCCCAGACCTCGGGAATTTTATAGGTCTCATTCACCCGGCCGACGGTGATCTACCTGGCCGATCATTTCGTATAAAACTGAGCAGAATCTTCCTCGATTAGGTACCAGTACCTGGCAATCTGTTCTCTGGTCGTCCGCAGCACAGTTCGCTTTCCATTCCTCACGACAACCAACGGAGACAGCAACCAGGCAAGCAGGTCGTAATTGTGGCCGCCGCGTGGAATGGCCAATCCTGTCGGCCGCTTAACCAGTTGCTGTCTACGCATGGCTACTCCTTGAGATCGAGCCCGTCACCAAGAATGGCGTAGAGCCGCTCATCGCTCAGGCCTTTCTGCCGGTGCAAGTCGATAGCTGCTTCGACTTGCCAGACACGGTATTCGAGCTCCTCGTTCTTCGTAGTTGGAATCAACGGGCATGACTGACTCGGTGCGGATCCATTCATCTCCACCCTCCTCGATCTGGTGTTTGTCGTAACCAACCATGGCCTGGACACTGGTTCCTCTTACTTCAGCTCTCGAATGAAGTAATCGACGACCCGCTCGGCGTCAGCCTCGATCAACGACAGATCGCCCGAGTGCTCCAGATGCGGGTCGTAAATGCGGCTGGGGTCTCTGACGAGCAGCTGATGCACCTTTTCGAGATGCTGAGCTTTAGCCAGGGCTTTTGCCCAGGCCTTGTGCGCCGCTTTAAGGTGCGACCATCGCAGGGGCTTGCAGAACTTGAACGCGGCCGAAATAGACAGGAACAGGGTGATATCCCTGATCGGCTGCCATTGAATCGACTTCTTGTTGTTGTTCAACGCGTATAGAATCTGCTTAGCCTTCACGCCCATGATGACGCTCGTAGAAAACTGGGCGTTCTGCTTATAGCCTTTCCACTCGATATTGACCCGTTGCTTGGTGGCTGCCTTGCAAACAAATGGCACAGCCGAATCGATCAATTCGTTGAGACCACGCTCGGCGTCATAAGCCGCGTTTTTGGCTGCTTGCCACCTGTGCTCAGCCGCGGTTAACACGGCAACCCTTCGCCTGGCACGAATGTCACCAAACGACGGACGAGATGCTTCACTGCTCATGCTTGACTCCTTAACTTTGTAAAAAGTTATCGGTTACAGTTTGACACGGTCTTTGGGCACCTTGATGCTTTCCAGCTCGACATCTTCCATGAAATTCAGCGTCACTGTCACAACGCGAATCTTCAGATTCTTGCGTTTGTCGAGCTCTGGCGGTAAACGCGGAAGAGCAAAATCCATCCGCAGTACAGCCGCATCCCGGCCACCGGTCGTTCGAGGCCACAGCTCCGGTATCAGAATCTCGTCTTTAGCCAGCCAACCGCGAGACTTCGACCAGATGTAGCCTTCACAGACCAGCATGATCCGCTGCGTGCTAGTCAAGGTCGGCCTCCACGAGCATCTCGCGAACCTTCGCCTCGTCCAAGCTTAGTGTCGACGATATCCGCTCGACCGCGTCAGACAGGCTATCGTCGGATTCGAACAGCTCCCCGTACTCCTGCAGAATCAGCCCAAAAGACTGTCCGCTAGCAGATTGAAGTACGGCGTACATTCCCACACCGGAAGTCATTCCATCCAGCTCGCCGAGGCCCGTGCTTTTAACGATCAGCGTATCTCCCGGCTTTATCGAGCAGCTGGCGACTGCCGCTTCATTGAATGCTTCCATGAACCGGTAATTGCGGTCCATCCTCGACGAATCACCCATCAATCTCTCCTTATCAGTTGACAACCAATTTGTCGCAACTTGGTCGCAATCTGCGACCATTCATCGCAACTATAAATAAGACAATGGGTTAGGATGACGACCACGCTTACACTTAGGCTTGCGGCCCAGTGCAGAACAGGCCGTCATGTAGTCAAATGCCAGATCCATCCAGCCCGGATCGCCCACTGGCCAATAATTTCCCCTCAAATCGCGTACAACGCCACCTGTGGCCTCGATCGTCGTGCAAAAGCGCCATAACGCGTTTCGGACCGCGACAGCGTCAGCGGGCCCGCCAGGGGCCTCAGGCGTCAGATTTGGGCGTCGGTGGGGTTTCTTTGGGGGCATTTGAGTTCCAGTTGGTGAGGATTCGGTTAACTAAGGTACCCCTTGTACCTAACTTAGCACCCATTGGGTTGGATAAAGCACTAGCTCGGAACTGACTCGTTTTAGGGGGGTAGCTCAAACTTTTACAAAATTGATGAGCAATAATCGCGTGTACAGATGTTCAAAAACCCGTAACTTTTTACTAAGTTATCTAGGGCTCGGAACGTCGCCAACGCAGCTGGCCATCTTGCCAGGCGTCAGCCTCATTCATTCGCTCCACGCCGGTCAACGGGCGGAGCCAACCGCCGCACTGTGTGCCCGTATGTGGCACCTCGTTACAGCACACGGTAGGCAGATCATCGGCCAGCGAAACTGGCACACGACGAATGCGAGAACATCTAGCACAAATCAGGATAAGGAACGGGGTCGCACATTCGACAGTCCCGTTCACAGAGCGGAGTGCTCGTTGAAGTACGTCTTCGGATCAATCGGACGAATACTAACCGTAGGCTCGATTTGACGAACCAACTGTTGGGTCTTGGTTAGAGCCTTGATAGCGCGACGCAAACCGGCTATCAGCTTATCGTCAGACGTCTTCATCAGTCCAATCATGGACAATAAAGAACTCTGGGCCTCGCCAATTGACTTGACCGAGTCATTGGCTGAAGCCCAGAGTTTGTATGAGTTCGATTTATTCGTGACAAATTCCTTTCATGGTTTGATTGACGGGGGTATCGGCGGCGTGGGTGTCGGACGGGGTGTCGAGTTCTGTGATGCGTCAGCCGGTGTGTCACCGCGGAGACCGAACGCGAAACCTAGTGTTCCACTGATCAGGCCGATTGCCGGCTGGATCTGATCGGAGCTGAACCCGGCCGTTATTAAAAACAGGGCACTGGTGACGGCCATCGTGATCGTGAGCATCTTCAACGACATGTTGTCGAAGTAACGACGCTCACGAATCATGATGGCAAATTGACCGAGCATGACGAAGAACCCGAACAGCAAAACACCGAAGCTCAAATAGAGCTCGATATCTGTATGCGTGGGCATTCGAATACGTCGGTCGACCCTGATAGCCATGGCCTGTTCAGCGTCCTGCTGAACTCTGTCGGCCGGTACTTCGTCCATTTCAACGGTGTCACTCGGGGCCATCTTCGGTTCAAACCGTTTCATCACCTGAGCGTGAACGGTCTGATCGGAGAATGTGTTGTAGACGATGTTGACCGCAATGATGACTATCCCCATTACGACAATGGTCCAGAAAAAACGAACGAAGTACTTCATGATTCGCGTCCTTGCGAAAAGAGATTAGTGGGTTTCTTTTTCCAGGTGATCCTGCAACGGCTGGTCGAGACCCTTCCAAAAATTGAGCCCAGTGCTCATCTCCAGAAAGTCGACGTCCTTCTTGTACGTGTCGAAAGTGGCTTTTTCGGGGTACTTCTCCAGGTTGGGGACCAACCATCCCCGCATCGTTACACTCCCACCGATCTTAACAATGTACAGCGAGAAGGCTATATGCGTGGGCACCCATATTCGATCGGCACCGATGGCTTTGAATTCGTAATGCGATTTCACCAGGCCGTCTTTACGGGAGACCATCTCAGGCAACCAGCACGGCGCCGTCGTTCTGTAGACAATCGTATTATCGTCGATCTCGGCAAACTCCCTGGCCATGTCCTCACCCTGCAGCACGATAAGTCGGTTGCACTCGGGCGTCTGCGGCATGCAGTTGATCATGGTAAACGTCGACTTCATTTCTTCCATGTCGTGCTCGTGATTGGCCGCACTGGCTGCGTGGCCTTTGTCTTCGCCCTGTCCAGCGTACGACTGGGGGTGAGCTCGAAATTCAATCGGGATCTCCTGGTCGGCAAAGAAATCCAACCCGATCCGTTTGGCCTTACCGGCCAGGTGCTTCTTAGTCAGCCGCTCGAGAACCCACAACGGGCAGCGAGTCATTCCGTTGTAGGCCGTCAATCCAAACGGTCGAACAAAGTAATCCTCGGTTGGCGTGTACTTGAGGAACGGATCCTCTTGAGGCGGCCTGGCCGCGGTAATCTGATAGACCGGCTCGTCGGGCAGGATAGCGACCGGATTAAGGTCTACCGTGATTGGTGCCAACTCCTCTGTGTGGCTCGACGATGCGATTTGAGTTTTTGCTCTGCTCGATTCCCAGCTGGTAACGCTCTTGGAGAGCAGAACGGCGAAACCCACGCCAATAGTCAAAAAGCCAGCAGCAAGAACCAATAGGCCAAAATCAGTTCGTCCCGCGCGTCGTTCGGTACTCATGCGAATCCCCCCTGTAAAGGTTGTTGAGCCAGTCGAATGAGCTGGTTTCTGCCAGCTTCGTCATCCGTGCTGGATGTTGTCGCCGATCTTCGCTGCTCAATCACAGCTGCGGCTTGATCATGCAGCTGCTGCAGCGAATTTGTTCGAATCCATTTGACCAGCGCGTTGGCCATCTTGTGGAACGCCATACCCAGATGGCCGTCTCCGCAAGTCCTGTCGCTGGCTGATTCACTGGCAATACCGATCGGCGGATGGCGAATTACCAAGCCATCGGCAAACTTGATAGCCAGGTTCATCTCGACGCCGATTACCGGCGGCTCGCACTTGCGGTGCCCGAGACTCAGATACGGGAACAAGTGGAAGAAGTACAACGGTGCATCAGGTGAGGCCAATGCGGCCATTACCGTATCCCAGACTGATTCTAAAATCTCAGGGCCCTCCATGGCCCTGAGACGGTCGATCAATGGGAGCCCAAACGACTCGGACAAGAGCCATCTGACAAACTTTGCCCCGTCGACGTCTTCACGCTCGGACGTCGATACTTCATTCTCTTCGCAGTAAAGATCGAAGATCCTGGCGTACAGAAGCTTGAGCTGTCCTTCAGAGATCTCCGACATGATCAACCCCCTGGAGCCAACGGATCTTCGACGCCGAACGCCTGAATGACTTGCTTGCCTGACATGGACCTTCCGAGAACGGCCTGATGGGCCCCCTCGTTCATCGTGCCCTGGACCGAGTCACGAGCCTTCGTACGAATCTGGACCGTGACTGGTTCGTTTCCGTCATCCAGTCGCAAACCAGTCCCCGGAACTTCCATCTGAGTCATCACGCTCTGCAGGTCGTCCACGTACTGTTGAGCAAACAGCTCGAATCTCTGCATTATTGCCAACACGACGGGATCAGTTGGAGGATCAGACAACAAGAATTTATTGACCAAGTGAGACACGAGTGTTGTGGCCATGATTGCCTTTCGATTAAGTAGATCTGGCCAAGTGCTCCCAGTGAGCCTTGAAGCCCTCTCGTCGTGCGATCAGGATATCCGGCGTGTCCTTAAATCCTGACAATGACTGGTTGATGATCGACTGCATTCTTGTTCGGGTTGAGGTCCAAAGGGAGTCCCTCAACTCTTCGGCGTTAGGGTCAGCCACAACGATCGCTCGAGGGGCGCCCAGATAGCTGAGCTCGAGATTGCAGTCGAGCAGAATGCTGTTTTGGCCCTGTTTCAAGTACTCATCTCTCGGCGGGATATCGTAACAAATGACAGGCATCCCGAGCGAGAGAGATTCAAGACACGCATATCCGAGGTTGTCGGCCGAATCGAGAATAACTGACCACCTGCATTTAGCCATCCTGGCCAGGTGATCCAAGACGGTTGACGCAGGCAACAGCGTAAATTGCTTGTGGAGTTTCGACCACTTATCGAAGATTTTGAGAATGTTCTGCGGCAAAGTGGTTATCGGTTTGACCAGTGTGACTGGATATCCTTCCGCCAGCAAATGATCGATCACGGCCAACCGAATGGTATCTTTAGCGGTAAAACGCTCGGGCATCCGGCAGTAATAGCCAGCCGGCTTTGGGTGAATGGCTTGTATCTCGCCCGGGGCATCCCACGGAACACAATGCACGGGCAAAGTGAATTCCTTCTGATCGAGAGCCCGCTTGACCGCCAGCGTCGGTGCCACAATCTCTGAGTAGAGATTCATGGACGACTCGTGCTTGGCTGTCAGCTTGTGCCACGATGGAACAAGCGTGTTCCTCGATTTATCGCAGATCAATTCTAAATGCGGAGGAATGTGTTCAAACCAGATCCACCAGTCGAAGGCTCCCATCACCGTCTCAAATGGGAGTTTCTTGGGCGACAACACGCCCCGGTCCCAGCTTGAGCCAACGGCTTGCGGGGACTGGGGCGAGTAAATTACAACCTGGGAGCCAAATGAGGTAAGCAGCTCGGCCAGCTGAATCGCGGCGAAGCACTGTTCTGACTGGCGGTATGATACGTACAGCCCGATTGCCATGATCGCATGATAAGGGGCTATTCGGCCAGTTGGAAGACCGGAGTCGGACGATTGAACTCTTTATCCAGACGTTCTTGCCATTCAGCAAACGGCTGCATCTTTGTCCGTCGTTCGTCCGGCACCAACTTGTCCCAACCCAGTAAAAACGTGACCATGCTTGTTGGCAAGCGCCAATCAGCGCGGATCTCTCGCGTTAATTCCTCTGTGTAAGCCACTGCGTCGTATGCTTTGACCTGGGTCAGGCAACCGCAGAACGCCCTTTCGAAAGAACAGTCCCCAGCGAAAGAACAGTCCTCATCGTCTCGGCCGGGGGAGCAGTAACTGAAGAGATACCCAGCCCCCTCGTTGTAGCCACTGCCCCAAAGTCGTTGGACCTCGCGAGCGGGCATATTGATCACTGCGTCAATCATCTGGTCGTAAACAGACATGAGATCCTTTCGTTAATGCGGATTATTGAACTGGCCGAAGACCGGAGTAGTGCGATTGAGTTCTTTATCCAGACGTTCTTGCCATTCGGCCAAAGGAATGAGCGTGGCTCGGCGTTCATCGGCCGACATGCCAGGCCATTTCCTTACCAAGTCACCCATATCAGACGGCAGACGATCATCTTCGGCAATCAGCTTCGTCAGTTCGTCCGTCCACGCGAACTTACGTGGTGGGTCTTCAAACCAATGGCTAGCTCTGATCTGGGTGAGACAACCGCACACTTTATTATCTGGTCTACACGACATAAATCCTCGCCCAGGCGAGCAATACGCGAAAAGCTCGCCATGCAGACGCTTGTGTGATTCTGCCCATGTGCTCTGCATTTGAAGCGGTTGCATTTTGATCACTTCTTCAATCATCTGGTCATAAACAGACATGAGAACCTTTCATTAACGGTGACGGTAGAAAGCGGTTAAAGGATTCAAGTAAACAGAACCAGGGAAACGGACAACCTTCAATGGACAGACCCACGACTGTTTCCAGAGACAATAATCAAACGAGAGCTGATCGCGGTGGCTGCCCTTAGCTACTTCAGCCCACCACAGCGTGTTGAACGACTGCACGGACGGGCAGTTCTTCCTGTAAATGATGCCCGTCTCTGTCAGACCGGCATTCTCCGGGTACTTCGCCTCGCGGTACCTGGCGACCTGAGCGGTCATCAGCCCGATGTCGTCTTTGCGAAGCCTGATACAGCTGCGGTATTCGGAGTAAACGCATCTGCGTTCCGTGTGGTTGTAACAACCAAGCTCGATGTCCTCTTGGAAATGCGACAGAAAATCGATCGGCGAATCACGCAGCTGAAAACTCCCATCCAGCCAGATCGAGTCACCGTGGTGCGGCAGAACGATGTGCGGGTTGATCTTGTGGTAACGAGCCAAACGCCGCGGAGACAATCCGGCCATCGGAAACGGCCGACGAATTTCCCACCCATCGACGGGCGTTGTCTGATCAGTAAAGGCGACCAGATGTATGCCAGGCAGTTTGCACGATGGTGGTCTGAGCTTGTCGCCGATCGATCCGAGAATGCATGTGTACACGGTCAGCGACATGATGCTCTCCCTCGTCACTGCTTGTTTTCAGTTATTGCTGGCCACAGTTTGTCGCGGATCGAGACCCAACCGCAGTCACAATTTGATTCATCCGGATCATCGCCCGGGCCGTAAGACTTGCTCGGGCAATCTGGCGCGTGGCGCCCGCACTTGAACAACATCGATACCAGCTCACTATACGTGGGCCAGGGGCCGCCCGCTATGCACACGTTGTTCACGTACCGGTTGCAGTTCTCAAGCATAGCCGCCTTGTCACCGACGTGCATGTCGAGCTTGACCCCGACCATCTCGGCCAATGGCTTCAGATCCATCCAGCATTTGTCGTCGGCCTTCTGAGAGCAGACAAGTTTGATCGCCAGCTCGAGCTGGCGAATGCGACAATAGTCAGTCTGCCTGGATGACGTGCCACGCCATGTCTCTGAACCACACTCAAATACGGCTAACGGATCGCAGGAACGAATCTCGCTGTATGAATCGCCACAATGCGGACATTTGTCTTCAATCTCGTCACTCACGATATTTCTCCTTTACGCAACCACTGCCCTTGGACATATCTGGTCCCTCGTGTAACCGATCGATAATGAAGAACGAAACTGGTGGGCACGACACAGAATTTGAGACCCTTCGCTCGCCAGCGTTTCTGCAAACGATCCTCGTTGAGCGTCATCTTGTACTGGGGATCGAAAACGTGATCAGCGTCAAACGCATTGTCCCACCAGGTAGCCGTCTTGGCGCACAGGCAAAATCCGTTGAGCGGAGAATTGATCGGGTCGCCTTTGGCTTTCAATCTAGCGGATGTCTCTTCAATGTCTTTTGTCTGATCTGACACTTTGTAGTCGGGCAGGTAGTTGAGAATGCCCTGTCTACAGCCGATGGTAGTTCCCGCGGCGTTCGATACAGGACCAGCTAAGGCCCAGCCATCGTCCAGCGCTTTCTGAATCGGTTCCCACCATCCGGGTGAGAAGATCAGATCGCTATTGCCGCAGATCGCGTAATCGAATTTGCCCTGTCTTGCCAACTGTAAGCCGGCGTTCCAAGACCTCGTAAGGCCGCCATTTTTGTCAAAGGTAACAAACCCTGTTCGAGTATGGTCGAATTGATTCCAGTTGTCCCAAAACTCAGGACTGGGTGCTAACTCCGGTGGCGTCGCATCATCAAATATACAAACAGAAATGTCCGGGGTGCATTCGAATGCGCTCCGGACAGTTTCGTAAACGTAGTCGTAGTGGCCGTATGATGGTACGACCAGAAATACTTTCGGCATCATTGCCCCTGGGGAGGTGGTTGCTGAGATGAATCCTGTTGTCCCTGACTGCTCTGTTGACGTCTGGCTTTTTGTAATCCACCACTGACGAGCTGGTGCATCGACGGATCGCCCTCACGCAGCTCTCGCAATTGCTTTTGCCGCTGTTCGTGAGGTAGCGACGCCAGGGCCGAAACAAGTTGATCGGCCGACTGCTGGAAGCTTTGCAGGTCGATCTGACCGCCGGGTGGCCTGGATTGCAAGTAGGCTGTTGCCGGCTGCATGGCGTCTGACTGCCCGGGGATCGGGGAAGGCCCAGACGCACTGGCACCGCCAGCACCGCCCGGAGGGGCCGCACCACCCGGAGGAGCTGCTCCACCGGCCGCCCCAGGCTGCCCGCCAGCCTGTGGTCCCTGCACCATGGCCTTGGACAAACCGGCTTCGTCCATCTCGTCTTGCACCTTTGTACGGATATCGGCCTGCTCGCGGGCCTCTTCGGCCAGACGCTTCTGCTCGTCGGTAAAGACAAGACCCAGACCGCTGAGCCCGGTCGTCTGAGAGACCTGTTGCCCGGTCATGAGCTGCAGGATCAACTGTTGTCGCAATGCGTCGTCGGCGTAGGTGACCCGCTTGTTCGCGGTCTTCACAGGTTCCCACTGCAAGATCTGGGCGGCCTTCTTGATGGCCCAGTTGAGGAACTGATTGCCGGCCCGTACAAGGGGCGTATTAGTCGCCTCAAACAGCCGCAGGGCCACCGGGGCCGTCTGGACGGTCAAAGAGCCGTTGTACAGCTCGAGAGGCGTCCCTGAGTCATTCAGGAGCTGCTGGAGCCCTTGGTCGAGCAACTGGCTCGGCGCCAGCTGACTCGCGTCGCCGCCTAAGGCCTGATACTGGATCGGGAATGGCAACGTGCACCACATGGCCGGGTCGAGTCGTCGACGGCGGATCATGTTGCGGACCTGGGAGCTGAAATCGCCCATGTCCATTGTGGCCATTGGATCCAACGCTCGGGCGCCAGGGCCTAGCGCTCCCGGGCGGGCAACCGGCGTGATCACCCGGAAGGGGATGATGTAATCCAGGGCCAGGGCCTCGTTGTACCGTTTGAGCACCTGTACGTAGTACACCTGACGGAAGTTCGTCAGGGCCCGCGGAATTCCCCAGCCCCTGTTACGGATACCGCTGGGCGTCTCTTCCCTCATATGGAAGAGCACATCCTCGTGAAATCGAAAGACCAGGTTCTTTTTGATGGCCTGCAGAACCGGCATGGAGACACGTTCCAAATGGAACAGGTTTCCTCGACGGATCTGAGTCTTGTAGTCTTCGGGGATACGCCATGTGTAGGCGCAATCGCCCGTCATCATGTCGTGCAGGATTTCGATCTCGTGCGGATTCCAGGTCTTTACACGGATGCGTTTCTCCATGTCCTCAGGATTATCGATGACCTTGAATGGCCCGTGGTACTGGCAGTGCGGGCAGGTCGCGATAAATTCGCAGGTCGATGGCGACCATTTGAATGCGAATTTGGGGACGTTGTAAACGACCTTCAACGGGTACTGGTTGCCACATCCACGACTGGCTGTCGGGCACATCAGCATCCGCTTGAACGGGACCATGATCGTAGCGAATGCATTTCCGTAGCAATTCTTCGTAAGAATGGCCTGATCGACGACAAATGTGTGCGTCTCCATTTCGGCACAACAAAAGACCTCGTCAACGATACCCGTTTCACGAATGGCCTTAATATGCACGTACTTGCCATAATTCGACTTCGAATTGAAATTCGCCTCGAAATTTATCCGGTGCTTAGTCACCAGAAAATCCTGGGGCAGCATGAATCGTTTCAACAGCGTGACAAAGTGAATTGTGCTGTCATAAACGGCATTTTCGCCGCTGTATTTTCTCAAGTCGGTAATTCGACGTTGAGCACGAATTGGCCCAGCACACATCCCGATGCGGGGCAGCTGGTCGACAATTACGTCCAAAGTCGCTTTGGCTATCTGCGTCAACAGGGCGCAACCATACGTATCCACAGTGCCGTCTGCGGCCAAAAATCCGCAAACAAAACCATACCAGTAGCTGGGGCTTTTATCGTTAGACGGCAGCTGCTTGTAATGACCGGGCAAACCGTGCAAATATCGCTGTTCAGGTCGAGATGGCCGCGGTTTCAATTCCCCACCGTGGCCATCAAAATAGGGAATCAATTCGTCGTCTTTCGCCGTATAAAAAATGGCGGCCGACTGCCGTTCATCGTTGTAGGCTGTTCCATCACCAAAAACAAAACCGTGACGTACCCCCTCAAAATAATCTTCATTTTTTTCTGGTCGGGGGGCGACAACTCGAGGAATACGATACCCGTGGTGCAGATCTTTTGTCTGGACGACAACCTTTTTGCCGGAACAATTCAAAGCTGTCCACTCATGTTCCGGTGTGGCCAAAATCGTTCGACCATCACTAAACGCCACTTCCAATAACGCCTGGTGACCGTGCGACTGGAAAGTTGCTTGTCGATACTCGCCGCCTTGCGACAGGACTTCAACAGTCTTTCCAGCCAGCTCTCGAAGTTTGAAAACCCCGTGCTTGGTCACGGCTTTCACGTCGCCATGGAAGCACGCCCTATCGATGTACATCTGCTGTTCGGCTTCCAGCAAACCGAAGTCCTCGACGAACTCCGTGTACTTAGATCGGTCATCGTCGCTGCAGTCGTTGAACTGGATGTCAGTCAAGAAGTAACTGCAGATGCGCTGCTGGGCCATGCGGTACGAGCCGGATGCCAGCCAGATGCGTTCGCACGTCCTCAAGGCCGATCGCATGCCCAATGGCATGTTCATCGACGCGACGTCGTTAAACGGATCAGGGAACTGATCGCCGTAACCGCCCATACCGCTGGGCACCGGAGAACCAATCATCAGGGCATCCTTGCGGTCTTAGGCTACTTGGACTGCGACGATCGCTCGGCCGCGTCAGCCAGCCGTTGCGTCGTATGTTGTTCGAGCTCTGGCGGGGCGCAGTTGCTGGCCTTCTTCAGCTGCGACAGCTCCTGTTCGCGGGGCGTCCGCCCCTCTTCGATTACTGCTCGCTTTTCCATGTTCGCCTCTAAATGACGTTGGCCGGATCGACCGGGTCTTCGGGCTCGAGAACCACCTTCATCAACAATGTTACGTGGTAAACACCCAAAGCGAAATCGAGGCCGGGATAATGATGGGCCTGATGTTGGGATTTTGACTTGCCAATCTGCAAAATCAGGGGTCCCGCTTCCCTGGTTCTGGTGAACGGCGGCGTATACTGCGTGGCCATTTCGAACCGCGAATCGTAGATCAACAGGATCAATGCGTCGGTGATTTCGACGTGATGGTACTTGGTACGAACGCCTCCCGCATCACCCAGGTTGAACATGACGTCCACGGTTGGCGGCATGACAACGGGTGTCAACCAGGGGATTTCCAGCGCACTCAGGTCGGCAATGGCCTCAGTCTCCAGGGGAGTGTAATCAGGCTGACGAGCTTCCTGCACAAACGGCTGAACCTGCTGAGGACGCAGCGAGTCGATTTGTTGCTGCATTCCCATCAAAGTCTGCATGATCACCGACAAGGCGTCGGGCTGCTGTGCCGGGTACATCGGGGCATTGGGATTGGGCAACGCGGGTTGGGCCACAGACGGAGCCGGCGACGTCCAAGTCTGAGACGCAGGGGGAGCCATCATCATCATCGGAGGCTGAGCTTGCATGGGCTGTTCCTGGGGAATATGTTGGGGTTGCCCGACAGTGGCAAAACCCGGCAAGATCACCCGCGGTGGATTGATCGAGGGCGGATTGGCCGGCGGAAGCATGGCTTGGGGATGTTGGACTACCCGGGGCAACTGATTCAAAATAACACGTTCGACGGGGACCTGCCTGGGCTGGACAACCGCTGCGGATCGTGGGGGATGCAGCTTGGCCAATTTCTCCATCGCATCTGATGGATCGGATCCCATCCGCATAGCCCTATTCACGTCATCCGGGGTCAACTTGCTGAAATCGATCAACGTCCCTTTGCCTGATTCGTCGGGGTTAATCACCACCATGCCGGCCTTGCTCTGATCAAAACCGGGCGGACTGCCCGTCATCAGATCGGCCATCGGGACCATGAAGCCCATGTCACTGGCGCCACCCACGCGAACGTGCTTATCCGGGTCGGGTGACAGAACACTCACGCCGTGCAGGCCCTTGCGGGTTTGCATGACCGGGCCGCCACCGAGCATCTGTAATGCCGCACTGTCATCGAGCATAATTCGTAGTCTCCTTTGGTCTCAGCATACGGCAATCCAGAGAAGAATGGAAGACGGCAGTACCTGTCCAATGGCTAAAACGTAAGAAACGGCGGCGGCCAGATCACCTGGCCGCCACCGTGATCGATCATTCAATTTGGGTCTCGCCTTACGCCCATAAGGGCGTCGTCAGCTTGCTTTCGCAACTGCGTAAACTGGTGCACCTGATCGTGGACGGCAATGGCCGGCTTTAATCAGGTCGAACGGAAAACCGATCAAATCCTCGTCAACTTTATTCCCAATATGGGGAATAAAGTTCAATCTACACATGTTGCAGGTAAAGGCCATGGTCCGCCAAACATGGCCGACTGACCCCAGTTTAATCCAGGGAAGGATGGCACATCCCAGGTCACCTCGGTAGTAAGGCAGCAACGGCCGCATGTCCCACCAAATGAATTGTTCATTCGGCAGATGCCCCGCCTTCGACTCAAGGTACCGCGCCGAAAGCATCAAACCCGGTTTTCCGCCAGAGATCTCCTCGCAGAACGCCGGCTCGCATCGACATTGCACGAGCAACAAACCGAGCCGGTATAACAAGGTGGTAGCCAGGTCTTTATTTCCGTCGCACAGCGGCAGCAGGTGCTCCTCATTTCGCATCGTCTGAATGCGTGTGCTACCGAACGTCAAAGCGTAAGCCATCAATTCTCTCGCCTTGATCGGACCGAGCTTGGGACCTCTCTCCAGTCCACGAACCGGGAATGAGGCTGTCCACGGCAGCGTATAAATGCGACGGTGACCATCGCATCCCACGAACACCACGTCATAGCCCTGTTTGCCAAACACGTCGGGCTGACGCAGTGTCACAGAGAGGATCTCGCCATCAACCGGTGCGGGAACCCCGAAATAGTCATGAACCTGTCGCTCGAGCTCTTCCTTGAAACTGAGGTTCATTTTTTTGAGGATAGAAACAAAGTAATCATCGTCACTTTGATCTGCCCCTCGTTCGTGAAACACGTACGCCTCGGGGAGCCAGTCTCCGGGATGGGCGTTTGGGCTCGACAAGTATTCGTCTTGCCACATCACAAAACGACGCCCTTGCGGCCTACCCTCTGAGCGTCGCGGCAAACTGTTGAAAAGATTGAGACGATCAACCAATCCACTGGTCAGCCGATTCATCAACGTCGTGTAAATACGAAGATCGAAACTGTGCTTTTCAGGATTTAACACGTCGCGTGGCATCATCGGACGACGCGACAGATAGCTCTCCAGGGTTACACGTGACGTGGAATCGCGCAGTTGCATAAACGTCTGCACGCCTTCGAACTCAATCAGCTTGTCGCCAACAGCGACTGGAGCCCCATCATTGTGAGGTTCCGACTCCGTCAAAGCTTTGTCGAGTAGATCATAGGGAATTTCAGCCACCACACAGGTCAGGCCGGTGTGGGGATCCTTGATCGTCGCAAAGAACTTGCCTAAATCCTCGCGAAGGACAACGGCGTAATGCCCGCTGAACGGCGCTGAAACATAGGCAGCTCGCTCCTTCACCATGACTGCGTTTCTGGGGATCGATGTCGGTGGCTTCGATAAATCCCAGAACGCCTCGTCGGACGTGTTGTACGTCCCCTCTGGTGTTAGTCCGAGGATGCTCTGCAAACAAATACGACCGTCGAAAACAGTCAAATAATGACGCCTGGCCAGAACAGTAGCTCGTTTATTGTGCCCGAAATACGCCACATCGCGTCCGGCCGGAATAGCCAGCACCGAGTGCACCATCGGCTGCCGTTGATAGCCTGACTCGGTCTTAACCATCGCACGAATAAACGGAAATGCCGGATCAAAAACGACGGCCATCCCGACACCGCTCCAGTGGTGTCGCTCCGGGTCGTTAGACGCGATCATCTCTCCCACTGCATTGAAACAACGGTCCTCCGTTCGCCACTCTTCATTAAGCCGATCCAGACTATCGATATCTTCGACGGTCTGGCCGAACAGATTCCCTTTTCGTCCCCCGCGCCTCACTCCTTTTTCGCGGACCTTCATGGTGACATCGCCTTTCGTTGAGCCCGACGAGGCACGCCATATTGGCGTTACCGCAAGTTAAGCTGCTTGCGGACAGCTACGACAGTTCATCCCCGCTTGTGCATAATCCACGACACGGGGTACTGTTTCGAAGCTAGGCAATCTACTCGCTGGTACATAAACTACCTCGCGAGGAACGGCGCCACGAGTCCTCTGTACTCGTGAGACGAGACTACCACAACGCGTTTGTTGACGTACGAACCGTCAGCATTTACCGCGTCGGCAATCCAGACTTTGATGTAGCCGTCGGGCACGTTTTTCGTCTTCGTGCCAAGAATGAGTCTTCCTTCCATCCTTCCGCCCGTAAAGATCCTTAACTTGGGCAACTCGCTCCTTGAATAAAAAATACCTCGCCGACAGGATTGCGGGCGAGGTCTAAAGCCGAAGCCAACACGATCGCTGGCCAGGTCTAAAACCGAACGGCTTCAAGTTATATGCCTGATTTCAGTCAAAAATTAAGCTCACGCGTACTCATCAAAATCCTCATCTTCTTCCTCGTCATCAGTCGCCAGATCCTCGTGACGCGGCGGCGTGTCGGGAACCACTGTCGGATGCTTTGATTCCAATTTGAACTGACCCTTAGGAATCGGCAACGTGTACTCGGCCCTGCCCAAGAAACCATTCTCCTGCACAGCCAGGTCCAGGCCCTGCGGTGTGTACCTGGCGGGCAGTCCCAAAGCGCTCACGTCGAAGATGGGCAAGACCTGCTCGCAGTCAGGCAGAATCAGAAATCGCTGAGGCTTCCTCGAGATCTTGGCCTGTCGGCCATGCACGACAAACACGATGGTGTCGGTTCCGTCGTACTTGCGAATCTCGGCCGCCACCTCGTCTTCGGTGCCGAACTCGTGAATAGTCGCATAATCTCCATCACGACAGACAACCAAATTCCAACAGGCATTAGCCCAATAGTCGGACGGCGGAGGGGCTGCCAGCTCACTGAGCGATTCCACGGTGTCTTCGCTCAATTGCTTCAACAAGCGACGATAGGTGACAGGGACCGGAGTCTTTGTCCTGATCCGCTCGCCTTTAAGCGCCGACTTCGCTGCCGGACTGCAGTGAGATAGGAACTCGTTCCAGGTCGACTTCGGGGCCGGCGGGGACAACGTCTCCTGGGTTGACGGATCCGGGGCTGGAGTCAGTTGGACCGGGTCGGGGCCCGTGGATAAGTCTGGCGGACTCGTCTGTTCCGGTTTTTCTTGGTTCTCGTCCACGATAGTCCACCGCTTTCGTGTAAATGACTGTGGTGGTCTGAGACACGACCTTTGCCATGTTACCGTGCGAAATATCAGTCCTAGTCTCAGCAGAGATGATAAGCGATTTGGTCTCGTCCACCCAGGCACTGATCGTCTCAGCCATATCCGGATCGTCACTGACCAGTTGCCAGGACTGCTCGGCGTGATCGCTGAATGCGTACGGACTCATCTTAAAATGTGTGAACCGGACGAACACCTTGACGTAATTCAAACGGCTGGGAACAACTGTCTCGGGAGTCGGATTGATCATGTGCCTGCCTTCTTGTCAGGGGGTGGCTCCGGCGTCAGGAAGGCCGGCTCAACCGCCCTGTCGGCCGATCGGAAGGTGATCAAGCCGGTCGCACCGGAGATTCGCAGCATATACTTGTCGTCCGGTTTCTGCTGCGACTTGAACGTGGTCGTAAGGTAGCCCAGTGCCACCTGGCCTCGCTTCGAGTAGAACCGGGGAGTCAGAACTATTTTCGTGTGTCCCGCGGCATCCTTCGAAACTTGGACATCAACTTCGGGCGGAAATTCGAGCTCAATCATCGGGTTTCTCTTTCGGTTTAGTAGCCGCGTCGAACAGCTGTTTGTAGTAGGCAGCGTCAGACTCGGTATGTGGATTCTTACCGTTGACCATGTCTCTGGCAAATTTCTGCATCCTCGGACTGGGGCTCCCGGCGCACAGCTGGGCCGGTGTCCCGGGCTCCATGTACAGCATACCGATATTCGTATCGGCCCCAAGAACAGTGATGTCAATGCTCGGAATCACAGGCGGCAGAATGACGGCCTTATCGTGCATCAGAGGATCTTCAATCTGCAAAGCCTGTAGACCAACGCGGACTGTCAGTGGCTGATTGCCCGATCCGTTTTCCTTCATCATGACGATCGAATCCATAAATCGCAGGAAGGCGTCTGAGTGCTCGCTCGGCAAGGCAAACAGCACGTGGTTCCACTCCTGGTTACCGTTTGGAGATTCGAGGCCTTTGAATATCTGTGAATTGAACCGGTGATGGTAGAACGGGACGTCCTTGCCGATCTCCGCCTGGAAATCGGCAAAGGGTCCGTTGTGCATGCCGATCTTCAAAAACAGAATCGCCGGAGTAAAGAAAGCCAGGCTTCCGCCCAGCTCAGTTAACGACTTGGCCTGGCCCAGCGGAAAAGGTTTGTAGCTCACCTCATCCGGGCCGAAGCGTGTCGAATTAGTCGTTACTCCGTGCGGCTTTGGCGTCATGGCAGTCTCACTTGGATCGGGTCTTGGTTTTGCCGCCGATCTTCTCAACCTTCTTCACTAGAAGCAATCCCAACCTGGTCGCGATCTCGGACGCAATTCGAACGTCGATCATCGGATCCTTCTTGGGTTCCCAGGTAGAATCAATCTGGTTTTCCGGATCGTCCAGCATGCCGATAGACTTCATCGCCTGCATCAGCGTGAACTTCTTGGCGGTGCACTGGCTGGGCAATAGAGCGCCTTCCATGTCACGATGGTCGGTGTTGCTGTACCACAAGCCGGCGGGCAAGGCTTGTCCCAGCTGAGCGGCGCCGAGTCCCAGCAGTTTGAGGAACAGACGCATGTCAAAACCGTAGAACGACACCTTGGGAGGACCGCTGGTGTAATGGAACGGCGTCAATCCCCAGGCGTCGGGGTAATGATCCAGCAGCCAGCCAGCGGCGGTCGAAACGGCTGGCTTATCGATCGTAGCTGTGTCAAACACAGTTTCGGCCTGCGGATCAAGGATCACCACTCGGGCCAGGTCGAACAAATGGACGGCGGGATCTTCCGCAACCCGTTTGCGGACATCCTCTCGCGCCTCCAAAACGGCGGCCTCGCCGGCCGGGATCGCATCAACAGCGTCTGGCGGCCAGTTGGGGACAAGCCCTTCGAGCGATTCCTTGACGCTGATGGAATAACCAACGAACAAAATGCTTGTGTTCTGCACGATTTCTTTCTGTAAATGAATTACCTTTTTGAAAAGTTACGGGGTGTACATGAGCCGCAACTTACTTGACGTAACTTCTGTCAGCAGGGCGTCGATCTTGTCCGGCATGAACCGGTCTTTGAGCAGCTTATTCAACGCGATGAACTGGCCGCGGATCGTCTCCAGAGCTTCAATGTTCTCAGGCGTATACGGTATCAGGGCAGACGTCGTCGGCTTCCAGTCGTAATGCAGATTGCGGGCCTCTACACCAGTATGCGGAAGACCGCTTAGCGCCCTGCTCCCATAATTCCCGTGTAGATGACGATGCATCTTATCGCCGTCACCACGGGTGGTTATCTCCACGATCTCGTACTGCAGACCACTAAAAACCTCGAATTCGCCTGTGAGTTGTTTTTCGGCGAGTTCCTCTGCGTTATCGTCGTCGTAAACAGTTGGCTGGTCATTCACCCCACAGAATGTGACGTAAATGAATCGCTCCCAGACAACACTCAGCTTGGCGGCCAGTTCGTCCCGCGTCGCATCTTTAAGCTTGTTGATGTCTTTATCCCACATGTTCAACTCGTACTGGGGAGCCAATGCGTTGAACTGTGTCTCGTACTTGGCCTTTTGCATGTAGACGGGGATCACGACGATCACGCTGTCAATTTCAAACTCCCACTCATCGATCTTCTTGCCGCGGGCCATCCTGTTCTCCTACTAGGGGACAATGAGCCCGAGGCCTCGGGCTTTGTCCCAGGTTTCCTCGTCGACTCGAAACGTCAAAGGACCCCACTCAATACGGCGGATACCCTCGACAGGATCACGCACGTCCATAGCCAGGATGCGAGTAAACTGGGCCAATGGGCCCCATGTGCTGTCTTTCGGATCCGTAGATGGAGACAAGTCAGTCTGAAAGCCGGCAATCAACACAGCGCCGACTTCTCTCAGGCCATTTCTCATGTTCTTATGCATGGCGGCAGCGTGTCGCACCGGGTCCATTCCAAAGATTGACGGCTGCCCAAGCTTGAGCAAGTCGTCAATGATCACAATGTCAACTGAGGGTTGTCGTAGTCGTTCTTGAACCAGCGACGTAATCGCATGTCGAAATCGGTCGGCCGACTGAGCCATTCCGTCAAAGATCTTGGCCGGCACCTCGACACACCTCTTAGCCGCGTCGGGGTGAGACTTGAAGTTAGTCAAACGGACGATGCGCATGTTATGGTCATCCGGAAGAGACAGCAGCAACTGCTCGATCAACACGCTCACCGAAGGCAGCCAGTAAACAGGCACGATGATTGACCGGTTACGATCCAGGGTCAGATCGCCGATAGCCAACGGACGCTTACGACGTTGTTCCTCTGCCTGCATTATGTCTGCGTGGCGTGCTTGCTTCTCTTCCTCCTCACAGGTGCCGATCAACTTCAACAGGAATGGCGTCAGGATATTGACGTGTCGGTCGCGGACCTGCTGCAGTGTGATCTGGTTGTGCTCAGATTCGAACATAGACGCGCTGGTGATCATCAACTCTGTCAGCTTCTCTTTGGCTTTTGCCCTCACCAGTTCGAGCATTCGATTTTTGGCCGTCTGATGCACGTATCTGGCTGTGGCTACAGCGTGAAAGGCCTCGTTGATAGCGTGGTCTGTTTCGCACAGCATTCGGCACTCGTTGAAAGCCGCCTCTTGCTCTTCCTTCGAGGGTTCGGCCGGCGGCTCCACAGGGGTCGCAGGATCAGGCATCGGTTCATCCGTCATTTTTTGCCTTTCGTTTCTTTTTTGATTTGCCGACCGGGTTCTTGAGTTTATCAATCACCTCGCGCTGGCCAGTGGTCTCAAACGCCGCGTCATCGAGATAGCACAGGCCCATCCGCGCCAGCACGTAGGCGTCGATCTCGTCGTCAGTCTCGTAAATGATTTGCCAGCGACGGGCCACATGGGCCTGAACAAAGCCCTTGTTGCAGTTCCCTTTTCCGGTCGCGAACTTCTTCAACGAGTGGGGCGACACTTCAATGACAGGGGGCCCATCTTTGCGCACCAGCTGATTTCGAAGAATGCCGCCGTACTCAGCCAAACCAGTCACCGCGGCACCCTTAGAGCCCATGCTGTAACCCTCGATCAAGATGAGGGTCACTTTGGCAAAATCAAAGCACGACAACACGGATCGGACTAAACGGCGATAACGGCGAATGCGATCGACCAGGGTATGTGTCGCGTCTGACTCGAAACGTCGAACGAGGTCTGGTTCGTGTTTTAACGGATCCCACAAACAGACGGCTGTGCCAGTCAGCGAGGGATCGATAGAAAAAATCATTCAAGATTCCTACTTGCCAAGACGGCGGATAATTCGGCGAATGTCCTTCCACAAGAAGTACAGTTTACGTCGCCAGGGCGGGAGACCGGACAATTTGATAAACCTCCTGGCGGCCGTCATCATGCTGTACGGGTGGTTGATGGTCCCTTCACCCAGATAGGCCATCCGTCGCCCGGAGAAGACGCCTCCGAGGACGACGCTTCCGAGGGCAGCCAGATAGGCCATAACGGCCTCCTGTCGGCAAGCTTGAAACCCGGAGCGTCGCAGGCATTCGTCAACAGTCTCTTCTGGCAGCTCCAGGCAGGACTGCGTAAAGGCGCACAACGCCAGCATGACCTCGTTCAGGTCGTCTGTCTGGACGTTGTTTTTGAATAGATACTCACGAAACACAGGCCATCTTTCACTGTCGATCAGTTGGGCGGCCCCCATGACCAGGTTAGGGAAACAGTGAGCCATGTCACGATTGGGATCGGTGAATCGCTGGTCGTTGCTGTCACGGCTTCTAAGCTGCAGGGACACTGGGTACCTCCGGTTTGTTCAGTCCATCAAACAAAGCTGCCATCATCGCCCGTCGTTCGGCTGGTCGGTCGCGGGCCTTCTCGGCTGCCTTTGCCATGTCAAATTCATCCCCGTACCTGACTCTCAGCTTGTCGCTGATTGCGTTGAACACGTTACCCAACGGGAACCCGGCCGCGTCGGTCCCGATCGCGATGTACCAACAGATGTCGCCCAGCTCCTCGGCGATATGAACCAGATCGAGCGGCTGGCCATAGAACAAATGCCTCTTCAGGATGTCAGCCAGTTCGCCGGCTTCAGACTGCACACCAAGCACGGCATGCATCAGTCGGGTAATTTCGTCAGCTTCCATCTTGGGCAGCGGGCCCGTTGTCGGCATGCTCTCCGTTTTTACAGCTACGTCTTGAAATGCGTTTGCAGAAGTATCCACATGTCCCTTTCAATTGAATGATTAACAGTTACGTCCCGACTCGACTGCCGTCTTCCCAGACAAACTCACCGTCGACGCCGACAGGGAAATGCTTGCCGCAATTGCAGCAAAACGTGCCCCCGTAATACGTCGGGTCTCTCGCGTACGTCTCGGCAATGGCTTGAGGCATTGTCGTCTCTGCGCCGCATCCGCTCTCAAGACGATCCTTAGTCCAGTATCGGCCGAGGCCAGACCCCTCAGAACCAGTGGACGGCTCAAAGAGCACATATCCAAACTGGTCATACTGCTCGTGTTCTTTGGCCGTCAGCTCGCGGGTGGGGCCTTTCGGACGACAACCAACGTGTATGTACTTGGTGCGAACTGGACGAACAAAACCTTTAGCCCGCTCCTCTTCCGAGAGAACGAGATAACAAGACTGTTGCCCGTCGGGTTCATGTTCCCTCAGGCACGGGTCATTCGGGTCAGTTGTCAGTCCCATTTGATTGCTCCTTAACTTTTTAGATAGTTACGTCAACACAGCTTTGGCCGGATTGATCCGCACCTTAAACAGGCATCGAATGCACACAGAGTCATCGAATTCTGGATCAATCCAGCTGTCGATCGTGTCGCACATCGTGCAGTAACCGCGGACGTACTGTCGTCGGTGTGTCCCGTTTTTGCACGTCTCAAAACCAACATCGCAGAGATGACATGGCAGCACAAGAGGGCGTTGGTAGCCTGGCGGGCACCCCTCAAACGGGGTCATCCGGTCACGACTCTTCCCGATGTCACGATTCCATTTCAACAAGGGCGACGGGACCGGAGTCATCACACCCTCGAAGACAGGCTGCGTCACGGATTTGACCGCGGAAATTCGCAACATGAATCGCAGCAGGACAAATTGGTTTCCCTGCTGAAACCTTGCCCCGGATCCTCGACGCGTAAATCCGCAATCACGACTTATAAACCGGCAGAATGAATCGCTCCAGAACTGCTCAGTCAGCAGCCCGGCTGTAAAACCAGCCAGAATCTTGAATCGGAAGATGTAACCGTGCTTACCCCTTTTTGTAATGTAGGGGCGGGCCTGATCGACATAGGCAGGTACCCACTCATCGATCGACTGGCCACGCCACGGCAGAACAACCCGGCGTCGGGCTATTCGGTAATAGTTACCACCCAACCGCCAGGCCAACAACTCGAGCGCTGCCGGGCTCGGCCGTTGCCCGATCAGGTATTTCACGCAGCTGGCCAGGACGGTCGGCTTTGTCATAGCCGGCATAATTTGACGAAGATCGCTAACCAGCGAGTCGATACTCTCGCCGTCAAATACACAGTTGTTGTAGTCGATCGTCAACAGGCTGAGCACGTCATGCCTGATCCTGGCTGTTCTCTGCAGGGCGAGTGGGAGTCGGGCGATCATGATGGTGGGACTGGGGCCGGAGGTTGCGCGGGAGCCGTCAACGCTTGTAAAACATGATTGGCCAATTTACTGACCTCGTCCCAGGATCGGCTGTAATTGACGAAAGAGCCAGACAGCTGGGCTGTCACCAAGGCCTGATATGTGTCTGGTGACAACACTGACAGATCGAGTCGGCCTAGCTTGTCCTCTGAATTGTCAGTCTCGGGCACATAGATCGTCGACAGGCCCGGCGCCGTGGGATCATTCAACAAACGCTGCCAGTAAAGATGGGCGTCAAATTGTGTTTCCAGCTCGGCCAGCAGGGCGGCCAGCTTGGTCAACACATACCGGTGATCTGTACCTTCAGCCATTGCTTAGTCCTTGTCTCGAAAAGCGATGCCCAAATAGAAGCGAAACATTGCCGGAGAATTCGGGCCGATTCCCCCGGGCGCAAACTCGTGCACAGCATCCCCGATTACCAGCTGGACGGCGACCGGCGAAAACCGCGGATGGTCGACGTCGCAGAAACGTTCCTTGAACTGGGATGCGAGTTGCATCCCCAGAGCAATGGCCGCGGCAATCACAGACACGTCACGCGCTTCCGGCGTGTTATAACCGCCAGACGGCGAATGCAGGGGCAAACGAACAATGTCTCCCTGTGACGTGAGAGACCACTTGGTCTCGTCCCCATCCAGTGTCAAAGGCACTGCCCACTGTTCAGACCCCTTACGAGGAAGAGCAAAAATCGGCTGGTCAGCCGTTGGGGATGGGTCAGAGTAATTTGCCACCGACGCCAGGATTGGCGGCAGGTAAGTGAAATTCATAACCGGTCAGCTCCTCTAGATAAAACCTGACATGTGAAATCGTGGTGCGACAAATCGACGTCGACACCACGCTTGAAATTTTGGCCCGCCGGAGTCTGATTCTCCCCGCGACGAGGGGCGTCATTGACTTTGACCCAATGACGGCCGCGGATATCAATGATCTGATACTTCTGCTGAAAGAGCATTTGAGCAAGTGACGTGTCGCCCCCGTTATGGCGAATGGTCGGATCGGGCCAGTCAAACTTGCGAAGCAGCGATGTGCGAATGGTCCACCATCCACCGGTAGCAAATCTGGTCATAGTGGCAACGGGGCCACCCGCGTACCAGGGACGGCTCTTGACCCACTCTTCCTGGCCAGGCAATAACCTTTTCTGCCAGATCTCGCCCAGCATGCCAACTGCCGGCTTTGTAAACTCGGACTCAATCAGATTCAAAAATCGAGCACCAGAAACGGCGTCAGCGAATTGCAAATGAGAGTCGTCGTCGAACCACATGGTCAATGGGGGCTTTGCTACCTGGGCCCCCATGACCATCGGTGGTTTGTCATTATGAAACATGCGACGCATGAGCGGATACTTCCAGACGTTCTTGCCGGGATCAAACACTTTCCAGTCGATCCCGTCAGGCAGAGTAGCCAGCCAGTCTCTGACAACACCCCGCGATTCCTGCGACACACCGTTAAGTCCAATTCTGACATCCGAGATTTTCCCGGGTATCAGAATTGGACAGATCGAACGCAAACAGCGTTCGGCCAGGTCGGTGTAGTCGCCGAATAGCAGGACATTGATCGAGATCATCAGCTAGGACTCCTTATTCGTCAGCGATCTGCGGTATCTCGGACTGCTCGGCTTTGATTCGATTGCGAGAAACTCCGCTTCGAAAAGCCACAGCAGCGACGATCTGTTTCTCTGATCGACCGCGAGCCCACATCCAGAATTTCCACTCGCCGTCAACCCATCGATAGATTTTGTACGTTATCAGGCAGCAGCACCTGCCTTCTTCTTGCCGGCCTTAGCCGGGATCTTGCTGGCCTTCGATTTTCCGCCGGTGGTTTCATTGCCCCCCACCAGCTTCCTGAATCGGAGGTCGAGCTTGCGCAATCGATCCAGTGTCGTCCGCGAATCGTTGATGTACTCTTCCATGTCCAGAACCAGCTGGCTCACATCGCCTGCCAGTTTCTCTGTGACGCTGGTATCGGACATCTTGTCGAGACGGGACAGCACGTAGCCGACCCAGATGGCCGTATTGAGATTCTGGCCCTTCTGGATGAAAAGAGACATCTGCTTGAGACCGGCCGCCGTAGACGACGGCTTTTTCACCGGACGTCCCGTGTTGCCGGTGGATTTGCGATTCATACCGACGCCATCGCCGCGGATCTCGTTTCGGACCTGGATGGCAGACAGCCTCTTGTCGACAACGCGTTTCAGCATCTTGTTGCGGTCTTTGGACGACGCAATACGCTTCAACTCGGTCAGGTGCTGCACGGTCAAAAGACCCTCGACAGCGAATTGCTCGATCTGAGCGCGGTCAGGCCAGCACTCAACCATCTCCATCGCGTCGTACAGGCGGGTCGGTTTGAGGTACGAGAAACCGTCCATGGCCAGCGATTGGGCCACCTTCTCCACGGAGTTCTCTCCGAACTGGTCCGGGTTCTGTTTGATCCTTTGCACTTCGGAGCCGAGGTCCCAGTGCTGGAGCAGCAGAGCCTCTTCACCCGCTTTGAGAATTCCAGCAATCGTGTTTCTGGACGTGAGAAGCTCGGGGCTCATGTCCTCGAGAATCTTAGCCAGTGACGCCTCGGTTGCTGCGGGAGATCTGATCAACTCAGTTGACATGAAAAAATCCTTTCAGAAATTAACTAGGTTTCCAGCCAGATTGTTTGACTGACTGCATAAAGACGTTGAACGGCTCGAGAAAGATTGGATCTTTCTCGTCGTCCATTGCGTAATCCAATCGGACTCCGCACCTCGGCAAACCGCGGACGGTATGAATGACCATCCCATCCGCGAAGCCGATTCGAGCAAAACAGACAGCAATAGGCTTGCCAATCTCACCAACGGTTTCGCACACGTCATCGTAGGCCTTAAAGAACGGCGTACCGGTGAATTTGCGAAACGTGAATGACCACTTGGCATCCAAGCCAGTCTGTTGCTTCTTCAGGTACCGGGCAGCCAACACGGCCGGAAACGTGGGGAACAACTCATTGAAGGCGGAGAACAGCAAGAATGGTCGATCTTCAAGCGCTTTGCTGTGGGCCAACACGGCTGCTTTCATTCCGCCGATACCGAGGATCCGTAATGCGGCGCTCACACGACCGTGTTCAAAATTCTCCTGGAGCTGCATGTGATACTCGGCCGATGAACCGATTCCACCAACCTTAGTTAGAAATTCATCTCGATCCATTACGGCAAGCCTTTCTTCAGTCGTTTCTGCTGCTCACGATAATCTTCGCCGGGATTGAATATGGTCCCAACGTTGATGTCCAGCGCTAGCCTCAGCCTGGCCAGCATGTCCGGGTCATTCTGAATCATCTCGCCAGCACGAGTCCAGCTGAACGGCTGGCCCTGTTTGATGTCGAGAGCCTTCGACCAGACGTTACAAGTCGCATCACCAGTCTGGCCAATGTGCAGGTCAACGATCTCACTGACACGGGCTTTTACGTCGCCAGTCAGCTCACTCAAGAACTTGACTGTCGACCATCCCCAATCCCAGCTGGTCCGTTGACGGCGGCACTCTTGTCCGGCCTCGTTGTTATACGACTCATTCCACCACAGCAAACGGGTCTGAAATGATCGGTCCGTCTCCCCGATGGAATTCTTGATGACCTTAATGTCGATACCGCGACCGACGAAATGAGCAGTGGAAATCTTGCGCTTCACAACGGTCGTCTTCAGAATCAACGTGCCCTGGAATTCGACCGCGTACCCGCCGGGCGCGTGATCGTCTTTGTGGCCTGTCTTCTGATTCGTCTGCGGTTTCAAGTGATTGGTGTAAAGAAACGTCATAGGCATGTCCGCCAGCTTGGGCGGAACAGACTGCATGAACGTCTTAATTGACCCGGCTTCGATCGCGAAGTTGCGACCGAAGTGGCCTTCCTTTTCACCCTTCTCCTGAATCTCCAAAGCCGACTTACTCATCAAGCTGTCCAACGCGAGACCTACAGGGTAGATCCGTCCCGGGCCTGGTTCAGACTTTGTCCCGTCCATCCGTTCGCGAAAGCGACGAATGTAATACTGGATCTTAGCCTGCCACTCCTCGAGGCTGTATGTCTCGTCGAAGATCAAGCCCTTCGCCGAGTAATTGAAAATCGAGTTGATCAAAACCTGGGACATCTTGGTTTCGTTCTCGATGAGGACACCCATACCGGTATTCTCAAATTCGTGAAACCAACGCAGAATCTCATAGATCAACGCTGACTTACATGTACCGGGCAAACCGACGATCTGGACCAGCAATCCGAGCGGGAAGATCGAGTTGACCATGGCCCATTCAAGGGCAATACACGGCATGGGCAATCCGATCAACATGTTGTTCGCATCGCCGACAACCATCACAGCCGACGCCCCGCCAAACTCTCGAGCCGAGTCGTCAACCATGAATCGAATCGTGTTGTCTCTAAGCGTGGTACGACAATTTGGATCGTGCCAGCCTACATTCTGAGCCTTCTTCGCTTTCTTGCGTTTGGGCTTCTCAGCATCCTGCTCTTCCTTAGCCATCTGACGTCACTCCCTAATAATTAACGGGAACACAAAACGTGGCGGGCTGCAAATGCAACCCGCCACGGGTCTTGACGACTACTTCGCAGTACGCGCTGCACTACGAGCTTTGGCTGACGTGTTGGCCGAATCCTTGGCCTGGATCCTCTTCTGCGTTGCCGGATCGGCCGGCGTAGCAGCAGGAGTAACCCCATTGGCTGCTCCCTTGTAGTAGGACTTCGGAGCAGCTGCGGCGGCAGGCTTAGATGCCTGAGCAACAGCCGGTTTGGCCGCTGGGACAGCCGGTCTGGTGGCCGCCGCCGGTTTCGGAGAAGCCGGACGCGCCTTAGTCACAGGCGGGCCAGTCTCCTCTTCGGGCTGCGTTTCAACTTGAGCGGCCGGAGCCGTACGAGGCTTGGTCGCCGGTTTCGAAGCAGCAGTACGAGGACGTTGGTCAGATCCCGCGTCATCGTCGTCAGGCAGCGGGGCCTCTTCCGTCGATTCGTCAGCTGCGGCATCAGGTTCCCCGTCATCATCGTCGTCTTCAAGCGGGGGCAAGACCTCGTCGCTTTCCTCGTCGTCATCATCCGCGTCAGGCCCACCCTCGGGCAAAGCCGTGTCATCGTCCCCGGCGTCCGGATCGTCCAATGTTTCGTCATCTTCCGGGTCGGCATCCTCAGCCGCGGCCTCTTCGTCTGCCGCGGGTGCCTCTGCTTCCGGTTCGGGAGGAACATCGTCCGTTGCCGGATCCTCAGCCACCTCGTCGTCGGTCTCGGGTGACTCGGGCGGTGTCGCGTCGCCTTCTTCGTCATCGATTTCGTCCGCGTCAGGCGGAAGAGGAGGAAGATCGTCCTCGTTTTCGTCGTCGTCAGTGACGGGCGAACCAGTCACTTCGTCATCAGCAGCCAGCTCTTCCTGCGGAGGAGCCGTCACGTCCGCTTTTGCTCGCGACTTCTTCGAACCAGAAACAGCCACGACCCTGGCTGCACCCAGGACTTTACGCACGTCGTCCGTCATGAACTCGGGATTGTCTGCCCAGGCCAGCGTCAGCAACTTGCCGACCGGCTTGAAGGCAAAGGCGATCCACAACGCCAGCTCTTCGTGAGACGGCACGTACAGCAGTTCTGACAAGAACTGAATGCGCTTCTTGATCTTCTCTTCGTGCTCGGACAGGTCAACCGAGAACTTCTCCTGGCGTCTGTAGAAGTAGTTCTTGCGGAAGAAGGCATCGTAGTGGCTGAATTCTTCCTTCTTGCCGCCACCCTTCTTGTTGGTCGAAATGCCGATCTTCGGCGCCTTAGTCGGGACCAGCTGATCAACAGGGAACAGCTCGGGGTCGTGCACGCAGCAGATTCGGCCGGTCTTCAACGAGGTGACGTCACCGTACTTGTGAGCCTTCTCGAAGTAGTCGTTATAGGCCGCCAGCACGGCTGCCGGATCACTGGTATCGTGATCAGCCACACCCTGCTGGAAGTTCGGATTGGCATCCACAGCTTGCGTCACGACGGCTTCACCACCGCTCTTGGTCAATTGGATCAAGATCGTCCCATCGTTCTCTCCGAGGCCGAGCGGAACGCCATTCTCCTTGAAGTAGCGGTCTTTCCCGTTCTCGTAGACGTAGCCCAGGAGCATGTACAGCACGTCCGGGTTCTTGAGCCCGGCTTCCTTGCCGTGAATGACCCCGTTCCACTGCGGCTGCCAGTTCGCGTTTTCCTTCGACTTGACGTTGTCGTGAGCTCGCTTGGCGTAGCGGTACAGCAGGTAGTACGGATTCACCTTCCAGGGGTCGTAGGACTCGTTGTTAGGGGCGTGCAACAAGCACGTAGCCCTTTCGCCGCCCTCAACGCCCATGTAACGTGCAGCCGGCATTGCCCTCACCCAGTCCGTAACGTTGTCCAGAGCCGGGTCGTCGGTGTAGCAAACGGGCATGAACTGCTGCAAGTTGTCCTTGTCCAGAGTCGGCGCGATGCGAAACCACAAAGGGCCCTTCTGCATCTGAGGCCTGATCACAGTCAAGTGGGAGACACCCGGGGCGATCGTCTTGTCGCCGATGGGCACAGATGACCCGATCTTGACGTGTTTCTTCAAACGGTATCCGTCGTCCTTCTTTCTGCCAACAGTTGTCGACATCAAATACTTCCTTCCTTCAAAATGCCAAACTTGTCGAGAAACTTACTAACTTCCTTCTTCAGCGCGACCAAACTGCCGTGATTCAAAATAGTGTAATCGCAATCAGATTGGCCGATTTCCAGCGTGTGATGTTCAGCTTTGATGCCTGGCCGGTCGATCCAGACAGCAATGTCAAACACTTGCTGATCGCGACAGGCCTCAAACTCCTCCCTGGCACGAATGCCAGACACGAGCCCGCGATCTTGCATGGCCAGCTTGGCCAGAATGGCTGGGTCTTCCTTGCGAAAAAGGTTACACCATTCGAACCAGTAGGTTCGGTGGTCTCGCCGCTGCATGTAAGCCTGGTCAGGATCTATGTTCAAACACCAGCCGATCATCTCTTTTACGGCGTTAGACACAGCGAATTGACCAAGATCAACAGCACCCCAGCCAGCCCCTCTAGAGATGTAGCAGCACGTCTGATCCTTCCCGCATCCGCCAGGACCATTGACGGAAATCATCGGGAATCGGCCGTCGTATCGGGCGTTACGCCACGTGGCCAGAGCCTGCTCTATCTCACGCCTGAAGCGGATTTTGGCCGCAGAAACGGCTTCATCGAGAGTGCAAAACGCGTTCATCAATAACGGGTCCTAAAGGGCCCGTCCCTGGGCGATTTGGTGGATGGGAGAGCAAGCATACCCGCCCATCCCGTACGATGCAACGCCAATGTTTTTCGCCGCTCTATTTCTTCTTCACGCCCCAGATGCCGGGCTTCACCTGGGTGATATCGCGGCCCTCGAAAAACGCATTCATGCAGAATACCGATCGGTCAAACCAGTGGCGTGTGCCGGTAGTCCCGCCGCCGGAAGACGAATTGCGCTGGCACCAGTCGCGAAGCATTCGTGCGGGCTGAATAGGGCCGTCTGGCACACGAAGAGACTCGGCAAAGGCTTTGGACTGTGCTCGTCCGCGTTCGAACATTTCCAGTAGTGCGCAGGAAACGCCGGCCCGTGTCACTGCCTTGACCCTCGATGATGCAAACAGTGCAGCAAAGTTGATCGCGTCAGCGTGCTCCAAGTAGAGCGCTTCGTAAATGGACGTCGGCTGAGTACGGCCATTGCCAGTCAGCAGGGTCTGGTATTGGCGAACGATCGTAGCCATGTACCCGTTGAGCTTGGGATCGTTAGAGAAAGGCGCATGATCCTTCAAACCACGAGGTTGCACGGTGTCATATGTTTTGGACCATGCGTCCGGACAACCCGCTTCAACTTTCATCCAGATCGATTTACCGGTATCGACGACGCACTGCATACGGTGCTGCCCATCAGCCAGATCCCCGTTTTCGTCAAAAATAATTGGCTGTACGTGATTGTCCACCCAGTCACCTCGAGCCATCGTATCGCCGAGGAGGCGAACATGAGCCCTGACCATCGTCTTACGAAGATTGGACCCATTCTTGTTTTCCAATATCCAGGCGGCCAGACCTGGAGTAATCAGCAGGTTGTAAGTCGCTCTCTTGCTGAAATCGATGTCGGTGGGCGCCGCAGCTGATTGCTTCGCCGTCAACGATTTGACCGTCACTTTCTTGATCTTACTTACAAATGACATGACATTTCCTTGTGAAAATTAAACACCCAGTTCGAGGGGTAACCCGTATTTTTGACAGTCTGCTTTGGTTATCCTTTCACCCCATCTGGCAAATACCTCAGTAACTGCAGAGAACCGGTAAGGCCCGTCGCCTGTGGAATCGCCAGATAGTGTGCACGGATAAACCGGCACCTGCTCTTCTAGGCACAGCGGCATCACAGTCTGCGCAACACTGGCGACCTTGCTAATCGGAACTTCAAGAATCACAGCGTCATGCACCTGCAAAACGACCCGGAACATATCCGGATCACCTGACTTATCACGATAATGGCACAGATTGGTAATCCCCTGCGACATGGCATAGGCCACCCCGCCCTGAATGGGGACGTTCATGAACTGTCGTTCAAACTCTGACAGTACTTCCTGATCTCGCGTCGGCATGACCCGTCGGAAACTACCGAAAGCTGTACAGATCCAGCCAGGATTTGAAGCTCTAGCTTTGCACTCAGCGTAAAACGGTCTCAAATTCGGATAGAGATCGAAAATGGTCTCCATGACGCCCTGAGCCTCGTCGACTGAAACATCAACCCCCTGCTCACGAGCCTCACGCGAAATGGCTGCAGCACCTCGTCCGTAGAACATTCCAAACATGATTCGTTTGGCGATATCTCGCAGGTACTTCTTGCCATCCTTGGTCGGCCCTGGCAACGACTTCAACCCAGCTTTTGTCGGAAGACATTTCAGACGAAAAGCCAGCACAGCCACATTGCTGTGGATGTCGTAGTAGTCTGGGTCATTCTCCGGCAATGCGTTACGACGCACATGCTCAATCATCGCCGCGTCGCCAGACATCCAAGCCGTCATACATAACTCGGCGCCAGTAAAGTCACTTTCAATAAGCAGACAGTCCTCATTGACCCAGGCACCAGGATCGCTGGCCCTGGTCGCTCTGAACATACTTCGAATCTTGTTCTTGTAGTTCTCAGCACCCAGAATTCTCGCGTAATCGTCGTCACGAACTTTGCTGATATTCTGCAACGGCGGATCACTCGACGACCATCGACCCGTTTCTTTAGTTGTCCAGATGTGTGTTCTAACTCGTCCGTCGTCACACATGGCCCACGGAATACCACCCTTGAAATCTCGAACCGAGTCCTCGTTCACGTAACGTCTGTCTTTCGGTTGCAGCACAGACTTCATCACCTGATCAACGAAACGGAAGTCGCGAAACCAGCGGATCTGCTCGGAGTACTTTTCGTTCTCGTAGAAGAGCAGCTGCAGATTCGACTTGTTAGTCGACGGGTTGTAGATATCCGTCTCGCGACGTTCTTCAATTTCAGCCCAGGATATCGGCCGTTTGCTGGTATCGAATATGGGTGCCAGCCTGAGGCTCTTAGCCTCTGGTGGACGCAAACGGACCATACCACCAGTCGGCGATTTCTTGCCATTCAGCTTGGCGCCAAACAGGAATTCCTTAACCTCAAGCGGTGATCTCAGATTCAATTTAGGCCACTTAGCCCACGCCCTGATTCGATCTTCTAGCTCATCGCGAGCTTTCATGAAACGCTCAGCCAGAACACGGGCTCGTGTCATATCCAGCGTGAGACCTGTTCGATTGATCTCGATCACGGCCGGCTCGACTGACATCGATCGCCAATACGCTTCACGACAGCAGTTACCCTGGTAGTCGCAGTCCAACAGATCATTCAGCTTGTGGTAAATACGGAGGGTAACGTCGGCATCGTAATTACCGTAAGGGACCAGGGTTGCATCAGGGCATGGACCATATCCCTCGAGCGACTTCAGCTTAATCTTTCTCTTGGCGCAGTAGGCTTTCTTCCATTGATCCAATTCCGCCCAATACGCCGGGGCAGACGTATACCGCAAAGATAAAGCATCCAATCCAAACTTGCCCGTCTCTTCAATAGCGTGAGCCATGTAAGCCGTGTTGGCCCCGCCTTCATTACGCGTGCGTTCCCACGCCAGCTGATCGCCGCGATTGTCCTGCGGCACGGCATACTGAGGACGCAGGTCCAATCCCCAGTGAATGAGGACTTCCAAGTCAGTTGCCAAGTAGTGACCGACGACTCTCTTGTCCTCGAAAAAGTCGAGCAATCGGGCAATCAACTCCTCTTTCGGTTCATCAAAACACCACCCGCCAGTCGAGTCTGTCACGACGATATTGGCAGCCTTACCATGAGCCCAGGAGAACTGGATTGTCCTCACATAGGCGTCACGATTTTGCGGATGACGCCCATTCCATTCGGCATCGACAGCAATAAGGCCATCTGTACATTCGTCATCTGCGTCCTGCAAAGTGAGTACCAAGTCGTCCATCGTTCGAATGACGCGATGGTCGATGTCAACCTCTTCCTGGCCCAGATCCTCACCAGCTAACATTCGTGAAAACCTAGATAAACTAGCTGCCAATCTAGGCCCCTCGGCCGGAGTACGCATGACGAAAGCAGGGTGCACGACTGAGAAAACTTTCGCCGTGTGGCGCAATGGATAATGACTATCGGATAAATGGTAATTGTACGTAAGGGGAACATCACGACCTTCAACCTCGGCCAACTTGACTCCCTTACCAAACACAGCCTTCACTGCATCAGCGCCGAGACAAAGAATGATCTCCGGTCGAACGATTCTTAATTCCATCTGCAACAGCGGAGCGCAGTCTTGAACCCACTCAGCTGCGAGAGCCGTCTTATCCCTCGGCGGGATAAATTTCACCAGGCTGGTCACATACCAGCTGGCCATGTCATCAATACCGTACTGACGAAGCATCTCGAGAAGATAGCTACCGGGTCCGCCAACCAGATTACGGTTATGCCTGACCTCATCCTGGTTAGGCGTCTTTCCGATAACCATGATTCGAGCACGACGCGGGCCATATCCGCCCGGAGGCATGTTATGCCTGTCGCCCATATTAGACGTATCCCATAAACTGCCAGGGACGAAATGGCTAGACCCAAAACGCGCTTCACGGAATGGCGGATCCTTGTGCCTGAAGCCGACGGGCATATCGAAAGGATTGTATAACGCGTCCTCATAAAACTGAGCGAGTTGTTCATTCACAGCTTTATCGTACGCTTCTTTCCTCCTAACGATCTGATCTTTCGACAGGACATGCGGAGGCTCGTCGGGCTCTCCAACCCACTGTCGGGCGGCGGCGACAAAAGACGGACCCGGTTTCGGCATCCCCGGGGCAGTAAATGGATAGACACGCAAACCGGCAACTGCCTGCTTGCTCAGCTGTTTTTTAGTATTGTCTTTCGACGCGGACAGATCAGAAATCAGCACACGATCAGCCATACCGCGACTCCTTAAATTGTTAACTTTTTGAAAAGTTACGCCCGTTTGAATGAGCAGAACACACCCTGCTCTGCCGCCTGTTTCTTAGCGATCTGCCACAGAACTCGTCGATCCAGATCAGCCGGATCAGATCCGTCGGGCAACGTTATCACGGCTACGCCCTTCACGATTCGGCCACGCAGTTCTTCCGCGACTTCGTGCGCTTTTTCCAACGCGCTCGGCTCACTATCCAACACAATCAACAACGACTTGTTCTGAAAATGTTTAACGAGCAAGTCGACTTGACCTGGGGAGATCTTGTCTCCGAAACCAGAGACGGCCATTGGACCGAAGGACCACACATCAGTCACACCTTCAACAACTACCCCGGTCGGATAGTGCTTAGCCCTGTCCAGGTTGTACAGGCAAAGAGACTTCCTCATGCCCGGGCAGGTATGGTACTTCTTGACTGACTTATTCTCACCCTTCCAATCCAGTTCACCCACATAGCGAGCCTGCCAGCCGACAAGGTTCCCGTCATTGTAGACGGGGATCAAGATACGCCTGTGCACGCGGTAATCCTGGGCAAACGCGCAATAAGACACCCCGTAGATTTTTGACAGGGTGTTTGGATCGAAACCGCGGCTTTCAATGTATCGTCGAGAAGCATGATCTTCATCGAGATCTTCCAACTTGTAAGTGATGCCGGGGATCACCACCTTCAGCTCGACCTCAGTCAGAGTCTTGCCTTTACGCAAATCCGTAATTTTCTGAGAACCGATATTGAAGTTGAACAACAAAGAGTACAGGTGTTCTCGGTCTTCCCACTCGGCATAGCAGTTCTCGTTGAAGCAATACACGAGATTCTTATTGAGCCCGTGCTTGTCGCTGACACCAAATCGCTGGCTGAAATAGAGCCTATGTTTGGTATCTCCGCATTTGGGGCAGCAGACAGCGTAATGCTCCCCCCAGTACCTCACCGACAAGACAGGATGATCGCGGCCGGACGCTGTCGTAATTCGCTCAGTTTTGCCGATCAGCTCGAGCCCTGGCGAGCCTACACGCACCTCGCCAAAACGTTTCTCGAGAGCCCTGTACAATTTAGGGTTAATCACCTGTCCCGGTTCCAGACGGCCAGATGATTTCAACTTAACGCGGCCGGTCGCTTTCAGATTACCCCTCATAGTCGGGTACTCCCAGACTGCCACGTTGAGCTGGGCGTGTTTCTTCTGCTGACATGGTTTTCTGGGCGTCGGCGTAACTGACAATCTGGGCACGTCGGGCGTCGTAGTAGTATTGTCCCTGAGTACTGCGGACTCGGGCTAGTTGTCCTTCCACTTTAATGATCTCCTGTTCGTGACGGGGCTGACGACGATGCTTCGTGCAGCGGATAACACAATGCCCGTTAGCATCGATGTTTCCAAGAACAAACGCGAAACTGCAGTTATCTGCGAGTGTCTTGCATTCCTGCGAATCGGAGTGATGCATGTTCGCCCACGCCGACTTCTTGTTGGCGGCGCCAGCCAGCTGATGCATCAGCCAGATCGAACAATTCATCGGCAAGGCGATTCGATCGCGAAGTTGCAGGGGCAAGTTGGCGAGATGATGGCGGAGCTGACTGTAATCCTGACCAGTTGCCGCGAGATGTTTTGCGACCATCACGCCGGCGTAATCGATAATGACCGTGCCGATCTGTCGATCAGGGTAGGTCCGCAGTTCATTTTGAAGAATCGCCGCCAGCTCGTCAACAAATCCGCCGCCGCGGTTAGGGTGAGCGCGGTCAGCCCCACTGCAGTCGATGAATCGTAACGACGAATTAAGAATGGTTGACGCATCCTCAATACGCTCGCGTTCCCCACGAAAATGTCCACTGGCGATCGCCCCTCTGAACATCTCGAGCTCATAAGGCTTAGGTGTTGAAGACGTCGACAAACCGGCCCAACCCTTCTCTTCCATCTCGTCGCGACGAACAACAGCGTGGCACATCAGAATCCTCTGTCGAAGTTCCGGCTCAACCGGCGATTCATAAGGCACCATGTAGACCATCTGCTTCGGAGCATCCGGGTTATCCCTCGCCTGCGTCCAGTAATACTGGGCACGCCTGCAGGCAATCTGATTGGCCAGCGTCGTCTTACATCCGCCAGTTGCACCAATCGTCACGGCGATCTCTCCCAGAGCATCCCCGCCTCCCATGAACTTGTCCAGAAAATCGATGCCGGTCGATGTCACCGGCAAGGGGCGGGGTTCCCAGCCAATCGGGAATGGCAGTTCGGCGCTGTCGCCCTGCAGGCTGGAAATCGCTTCCGACGCCACATGCATCTGCTTGAGAAAATCAGGCAGATTGCCGGGGCGTCGGTCTTCTTCCTCGAGGGACTTCTTAGCTTTGGCAAGAAGCTGCTCCTCCAGGAACGATCGAATTTTTCCGATCGCCCACAATGGATCAAAATCGGCCAGCTTGATCGAGTAGGCTTCTCGACAAAACAAAATGGCCTGACGTAGTTCGTCAATTCCCAGGTTCCCGGTCGAGCCTTCTTTGTGTCTGGAACAGTGTGCCTTCAGCTCGGCCCTGAGAGTCTGGAACTTGGGCATCTGCTTGTGTTTCGTGTAGTGCGTCTCAAGTACCAGCCACACGACAAACAGGATCTCCGAATAATTGTGCAGAATCTCGGCCGTCAGCTGGCCACGAACCGTCGTGAACACATCTTCGCGTCGAATGGCCGTCTTCATCATCAGTTCGACTTCCGCCTCGCTCAGCGTCGCGACAGTCGTATCAATTTCTCTCTTTTTGAATTTCATCCCTGTCATAACTTTCGTCCTTTGCACGCTAAACCGAGAGTCTTGATTACATAGGTCTTAAAAGACTGGGGAATCCGGTCTCCCCAAACCTCGTCGTAACACTCGCTGTCGCTGCTGTATTGGATCGCGGCCAATAAGAGATAGTTGTCGCGAATCTTGCGAAACGATTTTCGTTTCATACTGACAGCCCAACAGAAACGAAACAGGGGCGTCAGCTCCACATCGAGATCCCACAGTACGGCCTTGGTCGCCTCGATAGCGTCAACCTTTCGCAGACCCTGATACGTCAGGAAGGCGATTCTCGCTATGTTCGTCTGAAAATTGAACGAGTCACGCAGATCAGCAATCGCGATAGGACGCCAGTCATCGCGATATGCCTTGATCAGGCTCTCATTCAAAAGATCAGTCGGGTAATACGCTATCCGGTTTCCGCCAACCACGGCGATACGCTCGAAATAATGTCGAACAAAATTGCCAGGCTCCACTCCGTAAAGCAACAGCTTCTGTGCGATCTTCTGCCAGATCGAATCAGCCGATCTACCGTGCCCATTACCATCCCACTTAACCGACGGGATGTACGATTTACCGTCAATCAGACTGCGTTCTTGAATGTACGTGGCACGGACGACACCGGCGGTCAATTCCACCAATCTCGCATTAACCAGTGGCATACTTACTCCCATCCATTAGCCGCATAATTGGCTTCACGACGTTTGGCCCGCTGCGCAAACGTCTTGTTGAACTGATCGCGGTAGTCTCGCAAGATCCCGCAGTTCTTGCCGGTCTCGGCGCTTAACCTGGAGATACGGCCAGGAAGCTGAGTGTCGAGCGTCGGACTACCGCTGGCGTCGGCTCGAATCAGGACTTCCAACTGACGAAAGTCAACGCCCGTCGACCACACACCGGTCGCGATGACTTTCTTCAACTCACCTGATTCAAATTTAACCCGCAACTTACTGCGACGCTCGAGGGTCATCAACGGCTCATTCTCCGGAATGAGCCCCCACTTCGTATACCGGCGACGATGAATGGCGTCCAAGCCGTTCTCCGCGTAAACCAACGTAAACTCGGGCAACACCTGTTTCAAATGGACAGCGTGATCGATCGTGTTAACAACGATCAGCACTTGTTCGTCTGCCCGGTGTTGTCGAGCATCAGCCGCTATCAACGAGTTGCGATAATCGTTTCGCCAGATTCCGTGTCGGAGCTTCTCAACCTGGTCCATTCCGGCGCACGGGTCGTAATCCATTTCGACGTCTGTCCACTCGACTCGGATAGGCACAACCAGTTTGTTCTCCTCGCCTTCCTGGTAGGACAGCTGCATGATGATCGGGCCGAAAACCGATTCAACCCGCATGTCCTGGCCGTCCAATCGCATGTCGTGTGTGGCCGACATGCCGTACTTCCTGGCGTAGCGGTATCGGGTCAAATGCTCGATGTAGCTGTCACACGGAAGCTGGTGACATTCGTCGCCAAAAAGAATATCCGCATCCGCCGGGCTGTGACACAACGACTTGGCCACGTACACAGTCACCCGGTGACCCTTTTGCTTTTTGCCGCCACCAATCAAGCCAACATTCGGCAACGCCGTTTCGAGCTCGCTACAGATGTTGCGGCAAACATCCGCGGACACGGCCGTGATATCGATCTTGGCTTTCGGAAACAGCCGGGCAGCCAGGGCGATCAACATTGTCTTGCCAAACCCGGGTGGACAGTCGAATCGTCCTTGATCTTTATTGATCAGCAGCTCAAGAAATTCCTGTTGTCGGTATCGCAGTTCTGTGAACGAGAGCACGTTGCTCCAGTCCGGTTCGAAGATCTCTGGATGCGGGTGCGGGGCCAGATTACTCAGATTCACCTCGTGCCCCAGCTCGCGCAACAACTTTCGAATGCGAGGGTAGAAACCGTAGGCGCATGCCACCCGTTGTTTGTGATCGAGCGTGTAACAAGCGAGATCTACAAGCTGAAGCGGCGGTCGACCATCAGCCAGAGCCCGCTTACGGTCGAGACCGTAGAGGAACTCTCGCTTTGTGTACGTCAACGCTTTATCCAACACAGTCAGAATTTCCGGGGTCGTCGGGTCGATCACTATCCACTGACCACGGCGCAAAACATTGATTTTCATGGGCGTACCAACGGGGAAATCGAAATGCAATAAAGAACCACCAGGTGGAGCACGTTGTCGACTATGATGCACGACCACGGCGCCAGTGGTGGTTTGGCGAACTCAGTCTGGCCCATCACACGCATGTACCAGGCGACGAATTGAGTTCGATCCTGTGCAAAATGGGTGACTGCCACGATCAACAAAGCTGTCGGCGGCCACAGCGTAAAACAGGCCATTACGAGCGTGTACGAGATGACATGAATCAGACACAGGCTTGTGCTGGTCTTTTTATTTCTCGCCATCCAATCGTTTTGAATCAGATAGTCACCGATTAGGTGGGCAATAAGCCAGTCCACGAGAACTCCTTGATGGGGGGAGGCAAGTTTAACTTTCCGCGAATGGCGGTCAAGCTGAATCAGCCGGATTTGATAATCCGGCCTTTTTCTCGATTCTATCGACAACGAACTGTCCGAAAATGCCGGGCTGAAACGGACTAATGCCTCGGTATGCTCCGGCCGTTGTCATCAACTCAAGCAGATCAGGGTCAGTAATCTCTGTCGGAACCAGGCAATGCACAGACAGAGTGTCGCCCACAGCAAACTGCTCATGCACAATGAACCGTTCACCGCGGCGACGACGGTACCCATAACGAGGGCCCGTCTTAGGTGCCCCGACAATTCGAGGATCCCAGAGGATCTCGCGAACGGCGTCCTGGCGTTTGCCAACGGCATCAGCCGCAAAACAAATCAACGCTTTCCACCAGCTGGCGAAAAACAGCACGTCTACCGGTGTAGCTCCTCGAGGAAAGGCAAAACTCCCGTCAGGCTGTTTTACGTTTCCCAGACTGGGCTGTGAGAAGCGGATCGTGATCGTCAATTCTCTCATCAGGATTCTTCGTCCAGCCAGGCCACTGTTTGTTGCTGCACAAAATCGTGGAAAGCGTCGTCGTCTTTCTGGCGGTCAATGTACTCGATACACAAATCCAGAAAATCCTCTTTAGTTAACCCACAAATATCAGCCAAATCACTCAAGTGTCGCGCGGCGCCCACGGTCACCTCCCGTTAAATTGAATCCGGTACCGTTCCACCCATTTCTTAGCCATCTCGTGGAACACGGGAATCTTGGCAAATTCAGACTGGTTTCGTTCAATCGCCAGTGTAGCGATAATCCCGCCTGTAAAGTGAACCAGATCGCGGTAGGACGATTCTAGCCGCATCACAGACGCGGCCAGATTCTGATGGCCGATCGATGGCACGCGGTCTTCGTCATTCGGCCAGTCGTCGTAGTCGTCATCTCCCGGCATAGTCATTCCTTTCCAGATAGTTTTTGTAGGCAGCTACGTCGCAGTCCCGCCTGAGCATCTGTTTCAAGTCGAGCATCCCGTCGCCGCTCGTTTTTGTGATAGCGTCCAGCCAGACCTGGTTGACAAACGTTATGAACCGGCGAGCCGCACGCAGACAGCGATGCGGAACCGCCGAGTCGGAATAGATTCTCCACAGAAAATGACGCGGGTCTTTCATTTGTGACAAATCGTCAGGACGTCGGCCATGGGCTCCCCAAGCAGCCAGCACAGCCGATGCTCGGTCCATAAACGCCGCAGTCGGTTTGAATTTTGCGCCGGGGAAACCCAACAGCAACAATATCGGATCGGGGTGCAAGCCCATATACGAATGCAGCTTGGCCACCGAATTCATTCTTGCCGGATCGACATACCACCGCGGATCAACAAGCGCCTCAATAACTCGAGCGCGGCCAGTCAGAGTACCGGTTGTCGGAAACGACAAAGCTGACCAGGCCGGATGTCGACGCAACAGCCGCTCCAACGAGCGTGTCGGTCGAAGCCCGCCGTGCGATCGACACCACTGCATCGAGCAAATCAATTCGTAAGTTCGAAGATCGTGATCGACAACCGGGTGCCAGCCGCCGATGCTGGCCGGGCCGGCCACTGACAGAGCACACTGCAAAGCCAGTTCTGGTCGTTTTCTCGCGTCGCCTGTGGGACAGACTCCCGGAGTGCCGACACGCACCCGGTAACCGGCCGTAGCCAGGCGACAAATCAGCGACGCGTTGCTCGTCATGCCGAGCACGCGGTATTCGCACGGCGCCCTGGCAGACAGCTCTGCCACGAACCGGGCAACTTTCAGCTCAGATGAAATGACGGGCGTTGTGGACTTCTCCCTGTAAGCCACAACGCCCGTCGGATCCGTGTGAACGTAAATGGGACCTCCTTTATCTTTTTGATAAGTTACAACTGAATGACCTGGTTGAACGAGCTCTCCATGCTTTCGTCATGAGTGATCATGATGATCTGCAACCCGCGACTTTTCGCAACTGACTGGAAATGCTGCAAGGCCGTACGCAGGTAGGCCCTGTTCGCGGTGTCCAGGCCTGCGCCAGGCTCATCAAGCACCAGCATGCCGGGGCTTTGTGACAGCAAGAAGGCCATCGACAGGACGACCTTTTGTCCCCCGCTAAGCCAGGTGGCTTCTCGTTCAGAGTGCCCGGGGACTTGAGCCAGCAAGTTGAAATCCTCGCCCGCCCTGACCGTGAACGGGCTGCCGAATGGCTCAAGGAACAAGTTGATATCGTCCTCAAGGCTCTCCAGACGGCTCTGGGCGACCAGCTTGGGAGCTCCGTCTCTGTGAAAGACCTCTCGGACCTTTTCCAGCCGCTCAAGCCACAAGCGGGCCACCCGGGAACGCTGGCGGGCATCCTCGAGGGACTGCTTAGCCCGCTTGTACGCCGCTGCAGCGTTTTCAGCTGTCGTTTTGGCAGCTTTGGCCAACGCATGAGCAGTCGTGTATCTGTTATTGGCGGCGACTGCTGTGGCCAATGCCTCTTTGACCGCGGGCAAATCGTCAGCACTGGCTTCGCCGTAGATGAGCAAATCGGCCGTCAGTTTAACCACGCGTTTCTCTGCCGGAGCTACAGCCCCCTTAGCCACGTTGGCCTTAGCCTCTGCTGGAGTGAGCGTCAACTTGACATACGTCGCCAGAGCAACCTCAGCCAACTTGCGTCTGGCGATCGTGAGCTTGAAATCCTCGAGGGCGGCCAACGGTTCCGTCACCCAGTGCGGATCGTCTAGAACGACGAGCGTTGCGTTATCCAAACGCGTGCGCAACGCGCCCAGTTTAGCTTGGGCATCCGACACCTGTTGTCTGAAAACGACCACGTCAGCGTTGAAATCAGCGATGCATTCGACCGTCTCTTCGTCCTGCTGGATCTGCTCTGGCAACTCGTCGACAGTCTTCTGGTATTTAGCCAGTAGCATAGTCGCATCCTGACCGCAGGTGGGACACTTGGGTGATTTTGTGAAATTCTTCACATAGGCCTTGGCCGTCGCCAGTTCGGCCTTGTTCAGGATCAACCGCTTGTTGATCTCTTCCATCGGCTCGTACGTGATTCCTTCCGGCAGCTCCAGCTCAGGCTCCTGGGCCATGTCAGCCAGGAACTCAGCCAGCTCATCGATCTGCTGCTTGTCCTCGGCGACCTGCCGCTGCTGCAGGATGTACTCCTGCAGAATGGGCACGCACTTCTCAGCTGTCGACGTGTCGATTGCATCCACAGCCGACTGCAACCGGTCACGCTCCTTCTTGACCGGCAACAATTTGGTGGCAGCCGCCAGAGAAGAGGCAGCTGCACTGGCCAAAGCTTCCTCAGCCTCACGCAGATTCTCTCGCAGGTTAGCCAACGCCGTCAGATCATTAACCTTCTGCTGGAGATCAGCCAAAACCACAGGCCCGACCTGCAACATGCTGGCGAGCGCCGTGTGTTGTCTCACATACTCGGCCGCCGTGTCGTCCTTCTGTTTACGAAACTCAGCCAGGTTGTCCTGTACGTCAGCCACAAGACTGGCATCGGCGGCAATCCGTTGACCAACCGCGTCCCAGATCCGCTCAGCCTTGCCCGTATTGCACAACCCGTGAAAGGCCATCATTCGTTTGGCCGGTGTCGCTTTGAGAAAGGCGAACGTCTCCCACTGGTCGATGAACACGAAGTTGTCGAGCACATCTCTCGGAAATCCCAAAGCGCTGAAGAGGGCTTGCTGGAATTCTCCGTCTTTGTCGATTCGCTGCCGCGGCTGCCCGGGGCGAGTAAATTCCATGCGACACTTGCTACGGCCGAGCTCACGTTTCAGTGAGTACTCGACACCATCGATATCCAGATCACAAGCGATCTCTGCCAGATCGCCGGGTTGGGACTGATCATTGATAATTTGATCTCGAGTACCTGGAAACCTGGAGAAGTCATTAGTCAGGCAAGCGTAAGCAGAGTTAGTGATTGTCGACTTGCCGGCCCCGTTGGCACCGAAGATGCCAACCAACCCCGGCTTGAACGTAATGTCCAATTTCTGGTGAACGCCAATGTTACGAAGTGTCAAACGCTTAAGTAGCATCGCCTGTTCCTATCTAGCTGGATACCAGCTGTCATCGTCACTTGTGACCGTGAACCGGTCCAATACGTTGTGATGTTTCATGTACGCCATAAGCACATTGCTTTCCAAGTTGGGATCACACAGCCCGGAGTTGGCGGCCGTACAAACCGCCCTGAGCACTTTTACAACGCACGCCTGGGGAACAATGTCGGGGAAAGTTTCCCGCAAGCAGATGACGCCACGTTCCATCGACTCACGGCAGCGCATGACACGCTCATCCTCATCGAAGAACTGCCCATTTGGCATCAGACCAGACAACGAACAAACTGGGATGTCGTCTACGAAGATTTGCATTCGTCGTCTCCTTCCAACGACAAGAATGTCTCAATGACATCCCAGCCGATCTCGCACAGCCGGTCACGAATTTGATTCTGGTTGTTTTCCAAGAATCTTCGACATCGGGGAATATCCCAATCGGGCCGTAACGATTGGATATCGCCAGGTGACCAGACCAGTTTTGCGTACGCCTCTATCACAGCCATCACGAGCCTTTCGTAAAAAACCAGATGATCACGGCGGTCAGAGTGCCCGCCACGGTACCGGCCACCGTACCAAGAATGATGGCAAACCAAGCTTCATTCCAGTCCCTCATCACGCGCCTTTCTTAAAGAATGTTTCCTTGAGTGCTTGCAGTTCGATCACCGGATTGTCGGCCAGCAACAATTGCTGACACATTCCGCGGAGCCCGGCGTCGTCCACAGTCAGCGAGGCAACCGCGCCGTCCAGGCCGCTATTGAGCACCTTGGCACGAGTTACCTTACGCGCAGTCCGTTCTTCTGATTCCCGGAACACAGGCTTCATGAACAAGTGGGCCACCGACGGCACAGCCTTGCGAAGCCTGGTCACGATGTTCGTGACGTCCGGAGCGTACTCGACGTAGATCAACGGTTCGCACAAATGCGATGGGACCTTGTCGTTCATCGCATCATGTTTGATCGTATCCGCTCGCCTCTTGATCGTATCGCAGAATTCATCCAACCCGGCTTCACTGACAATCGGCGTTGTAATCGTCATCGCCGGACGACACAGCAAGGGAAGTGGTCTAACTGACATGTCGGCGTACAGCAGGTAAACAGACTTCTCCCGCGGTTCATCGATCGACTGCAGACATGTGCTGCCGGGCGAGTAGACTGGGAATGAATTTCCTTTTACGCCAGTCACCTGCTTCTTCATGTGCCTGTGGTAATCACCGGTGAAAACAGCTTTGACCGACTCAGGTGTGTGGACCAGGCTGCCGTCACAAATGATCTGGCCGCCGCCCATGAACTCTTCCCAGACCTCATGGAGAATCAACACATCGACATTTATCATCTTGGCCAACTGGCCATTAACCTGGTCAGACGGCAGCCAGGAGAATCCTCCAAAAGCGACAGAGCCGCTCATAAACGATGTGTCCGGCTCGATCAACTGAGGCCAGTCGTGCACAGCTGAGAACCACGGCGGATCCGTCAGGTCATGCTGGCCCATGATGTAGTGAAACGGGATTTCAGCGTCTTTCAGTTTCTGACATCCCACACGCAGGACGTCAATCGTCCGAGGGTCAGGCCGTTTGGTGTCGATCAAATCGCCGGCACCGATGAGAGGAACTTTGTGTTCCAGGGCCAACTCGATGATCTGTTCAAATCCGAAGTAGCTGTCCCCCTTGATCGGCTCCCGGCTGACCCAGGCGCCCTGAGCCAAATGAGAGTCGGCAAAAATCAACGCAACTTTCTTTGGTGGCATGGTATTCCTTGTTCGTCACAGTAAATCTCGTAAGCTCGCCCGATGAGCTCGGTAGTATGCGGATGGGATGGCAAAGGGGGCAGATAAATGAACTTGGCATGCACGTCGCTGAGAGCCAATTCTTCAGACACGGGAATGCTGCCGCCTTTAACAGCAAACCGTGGACGGACAGAATAGATCAGATCGGCCGCGTTCGGTGCATCAAAGATTCGCACCTCGTCAACACCGACAACGTGCCGCAGCACATAGGCCCGCTCCAACTCGTTCATAACGGGCCGGTTGTCTGACATCCTGATCGTCTGCACAGAGTCATCCGAGTTGATCCCGACAACCAGTCGAGTGCCGTACCAGCGGGCCTTACGAAGCAGTCGCATATGGCCAGGATGAATCAAATCGAAAATTCCCCACGTCAAAACGGTGATTTCATTCACATCGAACTCCTTCTGCGGTTGCTGCCTTTTCAAGCCAGCGCTTGGTCTCTCGCCAGTCTTCCAGGGAGATGTCAGTCGTAAACAGGACCAGGGCCTCTGTCTTCGTGGGAAGACGCTCCAAAAATTCAGACAGATTGGCCAACGCTTGTTGCTGCAATATCACGACAGTGACTCCTCTGGAAACAATTGCCAGGCTTTCATCTTCTGCTTTATCTTGTCGAACATGGCCACGGCAAAATCACGGGTGACCGGCTTTTTATCCTTCAAAGCCGCAGTTCCCGTCTGCCACATTTCGTAATCTTCTTCTCGAGTGCAGACGATAAGGTTCAACATGCCGAACCGCAAGCTGGCCTGTGCAGGCTCGCCGGTTCTCCCAGGCTCCCAGCTGCCCGGGGGCCCGACGCCGGTCGCTTCATAAAAGTCCAAGATGGTCTTCAAGTCGCTGCGACTGACCATAACCACCAGGTCCAGATCAGACGGATTCTTCTCCCAGCGGGTCACTGGCCGCGGCATCCCGTACGCCTGGCTGCCTGTAACGAAGGCTTTGTCCATTTTTTCTCCCAATCAATCGTAACCCAAACATTCATCATCGTAGGGGTCTGGCCCATCCTGGTTGTAGAACAGACCAGTTGGCGCCGACATCCGTAATCCGTGTGTCGCCGTCAGAATGCGAGCTGCGCTATCGACATCGTACAACAGCAGACCAGCCGGGTACTGCAGCGTAGACCCGATCAGCGAAGCCAGCTCCGTTCGCTGCACGTTTTTCAGGTGATACTGGTAATAGAAGCTGCAACCAGGAAGCACAGCTCGCATCTCCAGGTCGTCCGGCACCTCGGAAACGACCAGCAAGTCACGCCGGGACAGTTCCCATTCCGGCGGCCGTCCAACTTGCTGCCAAGCCGGTTGCACGGTTGAGTAGGTCAAAGCACCGACGGCCTGCGTGGCATCCCGGTACAAGTTCCTGTTGCGGACAAATTCTCTGGCTCTCTGCGGCGCATCGGCGTCGTCAGGGATAATCAGCTTGGCCACAACACCGATCAATTCGCCGGGCACGTGGGGCACAAGATAGTACCCACAGCCCATTGCGTCAGCGACTCGACAAAACGAGTCCTTCACGACGTAGCGACAATAACACCACGGGCAGAATCGCCACAGCTTGCACAACAGAGTCTTAGGCTGCTGAATGACTGTGGCCATCGGGCAGTTCGTCATGTATGTCAAATGCTGAGCAACATTAACAGCATAGCCTGGCAAGGAATCAATGTCGCGAAGCCGATGCAGCCGATTCGAGTAATAAGTTCGCACAGCTTTCAACAAATTTTCCAGCTTATGCTCGAGCCATTTGTTCCCAAACATCGGCTGCATCAAAGCGAATCGCTGGGCAGCCTGGGGTGGCCCATTCAAGATCCTGAGGATCGTATGCCGGGCTGCCATTTTTCCGGGTTTGTCGGATTTCAGTGGATTACCTCGGCTAAATCCATTGTTTTCAGCCTTAAAAGGGGGTTCAGGAACTTAGTTCTATCACACATCAAATAAGGCCGAAATTTGCAGCTTTGGGAACTTCGTTCTATCACTTCGTTTTGGTCAAAAAAGGCCTGGTTTTGACGTACTCGATAGACCAGCCTGGTGACAGAGGGGGAACTTGTTTCTATCACTTCAGAGATACGCGAGAGGGGTCCATTATTTCTCACTTTTGGGCCTGAGCTTAGTTCTATACACTTTACTTCGTAAAGATTTAATGCGGGCGTCGCCGCCCCGCTTGTCAGCGGGCGGACGAGCCCTCTTAAACCAGGCCCACTACGAAACCAGACCAACAGGCCCAGGCTACCTTTTCGAAAAGTTGTCCATCAGGTCAGCGGTAGCCCATTCCTTCAGCTGGTCAAAGATTTGACCGCAGGAACTAAGCAAATCAAATCCGTCACTCAGTTCAGTTGGTGGGTCACCCCAGGAAGACCCACCAGTAAACACGTACGACAGGTTGCAGCCTGGCAGATGCATTGATCCGTGTTCCCTGCCAGAGTCTTCCAGCATCCAGTAATCCTCAAGGTCGTCAACCAGGGCATCTTTGATTGAATCGTCTGTAGCCTCGTCGAGTATGGCACAGTCGTATCTGAGAATCGCCAGATCGTCATGCGACAGGTTATCGATGATCTCTGTCATCTGAGTCAGTCGTTCGTCAGTTTTGTTTTTCACATCAGGTAAAGCATGCAAAATAAATGAAGCGCCCATGTTGTCCTTTCAGTGGGGGTTTCTTCTGTTGATTCCGATTCGCTCTCCGGTCGGCAGGACTTCTTCTGCCGCAGCCAGATCAATTTCTGTGAGCTTGAGCCTGGCTGATCTGCTGAGACCGTCAGCATACTTGTTCAGCGCACACTCATCTCTACGCATCCATGCCCACTGGACCCGGTAGCCTTGTCGCTTGAACCAATCGAACTGGCTCCACAGGTAGAAGTTAGCTTTGACCGTGACCTTGCGCTCTTTATTGCCCGTGTTGACCACGTACTGGCTGTCTGACAGGACGACAATCCGTTTGCCTGTGTGGCCGTGGGCGTGGCACCAGGTTAATGCGTGGAGTGGGCCCATAAGCTCTCCCATTCCCACAGACCCAGGCGAGCAGGCCCCATGAAATACACGGCGAGCTTTCGTTCGCAGGTCAATCATCGTAGCCGCCCAGCCGCAGGCCATTTTCCATCCGGCGCCACTTCCGTCGCTCACAATGACAATGTCAGCCGTGTCCGGGTCAACATGGGCACGACGCATGACGTCCTCAAGGGGCTCCCGTCGCAGGCCCTTCGGTTTGTTTGTCGGCAATCTGTTTCTCCAGTTCGAGTAACCGCTTGGATGCATCGACGATCTGCTTCTCGCGAAGTCGCAGGACTTCCTCGGCACGAACTGCGACAGCCCTCAACATTTTCAGCAACTGGTAACCAGATCCAAGAATGGCCTCGGGCGTTGTCAACTGACCGTCGGGACCGCCGCCAATCCAAATGGCATGCGGGATCCTTGCGTCGTTGAGATCCTTGTTGTAATCGAAAACGACGACCAGGCTGCGGACCTCGGGATGATTTTTAATCACTTCCATCCCCGCGTCGTGAAGAGTAGCGGCCGCGGCGTCGTAGAAGACTTGTGGTTGATCAGGCGTCTGATCCACTGGGTGGTCCTTTCGGTTTGCAGGGAGAATCAGGGTGAGTCAGAACGGCGAACAGGTCCATGCTACCGGTGTCGTCCGGGTTCTCGAGAACCCATCCGCACTCAATACAACGATAACGCGTGTGCTTTTCGTCCTCACAGTTGTCAATTGATTGCAGGTCGTAGTCGTAACCTAATTCCCAGTCAGGTCCAACAGATGTCACTGGCGTGAAGACCAGGACATTGATTTCCATCTCTTCGAGTCGCCTGCCGCCGCACTCGGGGCACTCAAATAAATCGGCTATTGGTGTCATTTATGTCCCTCTGATACGGTGATGATTGACGAGCGAAACACTGGGCCTCAACATCCAGCCTGCCCGGCAAACGCGCGTCGACACGCTCGCAGCGGACAAGGCGTAGATCGGTAGCTTTAAGCCATACGCCAACCCGGCTGGCAGATAATCCGCCAGTGTTAGGATTGACAGGATGTTGAGTGCCGCCCAATGTGAAAGAGACAACCAACGCTGGACCTGTACGGTCGCCCGTACCAAAAACTCGAGTAGCGGGCCCGACGGTCCTGTCGTCTTGCGACGGTAGGACTCTGGCACATCACGAATTTGCGTACGCCACCTCAGGTCGCAGTAGTTCGTCAGATATGCTGTTGAAAGCCCGCCAATGATCAAGTCCATCCAAGTCATCAGTTGTTCCAAATAAAAAACCCGCAAGAAGCGGGTGCGTTCAGAGATTGTGCCCGTTTAGCGACGAGCCAACAGACTGCAGAAAATCAAAATCGTCAGGCCGATCGGGAAAAGGATCGAGGCGTCGCCAGTTACGGCAACACAAACCGCCCCGCTCAGTACCAGAAGACCGACGACATTCTGCAGCCACTTACTCAGATCGAGCACCTGGACTATGCACTCACGTTCGGAGGAATTGGCAACACGACCGGCCACGATTCCGTTACGGCCCGGTCAGGTGATGGTGTTCCTTCAGAGTGAATGACCTCTTCTGCCAGAGGCAAAGGAGGCGTCAAAGGGTAGCTGCGGATCAACAGGTCGCTGACATTTAGCCGTTGCGTCGGCGAACGTAGCGTCGGTATGATCCCATGGCGCTCTAAAAACTCTCTACTGCTGCGTGATACAGCCATTGTGACAGCCCTTGTCTCGCAAGGTGAACGTGGTCCCCGTAGCATTTCATAGCGTAGCACGATTCGGTACGACGCTCTACCAGGGAATTTGAACTATGGATTTGGACGCAATTTTGTCTCCTGAAAAGGATGAGGGGCCGAGAAAGAAACCACCGCTTTCTAAACGTGAGCTCGCGAAGCTCAAAAAGGAATTGCGATTTTTCGAACAGACGCATATCCCTACGTTGCGGCCGATTCTGTCGAGTTTGTTCACACTGAACGGAAAACCTTATTCGCTCGATGACCATTTTCCGTTCGAGCCGTTATTCAAAACGCATTCACCAAAAGTGACCGTCGTTAAGGCGGGTCGCCAGATCTCAAAATCGACCAGTCTGGCCGCGATCGGTCTGGCTCGGTGCAATGCGATTAAGCATTTCAAGCTGCTCACAGTTACTCCCCTGTTCGAGCAGATTCGCCGGTTCTCGACAAACTACGTCGAGCCGTTCATCAACGATTCGCCCGTGCGAACGCTGTTCGTCAACAGCAAGAGCAACGGCAGCGTGCTGCAGAAAACATTCCGCAACAAATCGATGATGATTTTCAGTTTTGCCTTTCGTGACGCGAATCGTATCCGCGGCGTGTCGGGCGACGAGATCAATTTTGACGAAGTTCAAAACCTGGACAGTTCGTTGATCGGTGTGATCACCCAGGTTATGGCCTACTCGCGCTGGGGCTGGGAGCTGTACACCGGAACTCCGTTGACTCTCGATAACACGCTCGAGGGTCTCTGGTCGTCGTCCAGCATGGCCGAATGGATCGTACCGTGCGACGCATGCCATTACGACAACGTGCCCGCGCTGACACACGACCTGGAGAAGATGCTCGGACCGTGGCACCCAGACATCGGTCCAAGGCGGCCGGGCACCATCTGTGCCAAATGTCGCAAGCCAGTCGATCCGAGAAACGGCTGGTGGATCCACCAGGTGGCTGACAAACGGCAAACGATGGCCGGGTACCACATGCCGCAGATTATTTTCCCGGCCCACTATGCAAGCCGGGAAAAATGGGCCGAACTACTGGCCAGACAGGCTGGCGCTGGCAACATGACCCAAGCCATCTTCCACAACGAAATCCTGGGCGAGAGCTCCGATACGGGAACCAAGCTGGTCACACGAACGGACCTCAAACGAGCGGCCAGTCTCCCGCACCGCAATACGTTTGAGCAGGCCGAAATGGTTCCTCGAGGGGACTACATCAAGGTCATCCTGTCTGTTGACTGGGGTGCCGTAGGTGAGAGGTTCCAGAGCTTCACAACCTTTGCCGTCATGGGCATGCTGCCGGACGGAAAGATTGACGTGATCTACGGGCATCGATCGTTGAACCCGTCTGAACACGTTGTCGAAGCTCAGATGGCTGCCAGATTCTTCCGCGTCTTCAAGTGCGACGCTCTTGTGCATGACTACACGGGCGCCGGGTCGTTACGTGAAACATTCCTGCTGCATACAGGTATGCCCCAGTCGAGGATCATGCCGGTCGCCTACGTTCGTGCAGCCTTTGCGAATATCCTCACCTTCAAGCTGGCGACTGAGAAGCACCCCAAGGAGCACTGGCAGGTCGACAAGGCTCGCAGCCTCTTGCTGACGTGCCAACAGATCAAGAACTGCGAGATCCGGTTCTTCCAGTACGACTACCTGGACAAGGATCATGAAGGCCTGATGAACGACTTCCTGTCGCTCGTCGAAGAGAAGATTCCGACACGATTCGGAAAAGAAGCCTACACGATCGGCAAGAACCCCATGCACCCCGACGACTTCGCCCAGGCCGTCAACATGGGCTGCGTGGCTCTGTGGCACAGCCAGGGTCGCTGGCCGAATCTGGCGAACTCGCAGAAGTACGCTCTCGAAGGAGAACTCGAGGCTTACCTGGAACCCAGTGAACCGCTCGTTTGGGAGTGGGATGGGGAGGCGTAATTTTGGTGTCAGTTTGCTTGGAAGCCGGCAACTGCTCAATAAGCCGGCTGTCTTCACTAGTCTGCAACTCGCGAGCGGCCATGGCTTCCCAGCGTGCTTGCATCGTCTGGTGGCCTGTGGCCGACCAATCGATTCCGTTAATGATCACCTCATGTCCCGGAAATACAACCGTCCGAGAGTCGCGGAGTCCTCGCAGGTGGGCTAGTTGTCGATATCGCGCGTCAGTGTACTCTTGTAGGACCCTAGTGTCGAAAGCTAGTGCGGCCTCGATCTGGTCGTAGGTACGTGATTCTGGCTCAACGACCGGCAAATTTTGACGGCCGAACACAGCCACCTTGATGCGGCGGACCAACGTGTTGAGCCAGTTACGCAGGTTCAACGAATTACAATGCGTTTTGTCGTCTTGTTCCACACTCGGGCCTTTCTTGCCTGCACGGCTTCCTGGCGTTTTAGGTTCTGTTGAGCCTGATCTACTAAGGCCCAGGCCCGGCGATTAAGCTCTTCCGGCGAGTAAAGCTGCCCTCCTTCGGCGTCCGCCACCCGATCAGAGTAGTCGGCGTATTCCTGTGACTGTACTGGCGGAGCGGACAACGGCGGGTTGATGGGCGACCACCTGCCAGACTCTGCCGCTCGGAACGCTTGGATCGCTCCTATGTCCTGCGGGGCAGATGACGGTGGCGGGACGGACACCCAACTGCCATCCGCCTGGATCGCTCCTATAACCTGTGGAGGATGAAGGTTGGGCTGATCGCCGTGCAGCAGCCGCAAACTCGCCTCGCCTAACGAGCTGCCTGAAGGCAACAGTCCGGGCGACGGTCCAGGCAAGGCTGCCGCGTCTACAACCACGTCTCCATTGCTACAAAAGATCGAAATACCGTCAATGGTCTGGACCGCCTGTCCTGCGCCTGTTCGGCCGAGAATTCCTGTGCCCACCCTCGAAAGTCGGCAATTAGAAAAAGTCATGCTGCCAGCGTGGGGATCGAGAATGTTCAGCTCGCCAAACAAATCATTTGCGACAAGCCAGGTAGCTACGCTAGGCAGCAATACGACATTCGGAGCTTCAATGGCTATGTAGTTCAAGGAGTCGACGCGGCTTATCCGTAGATTATAGGCCATTGCTCGCCGCGTCGGATCTTGCCCAAAACGAAGTACGGCGTGACCGAGCGTCAAATGATAAATACGGCGGTCGCGAAAATCACCAAATGTGCGATTCAGTCCCCTCATCTGAGCCTGTGCCATCGCGAATGCCGGGTGATCGTTAACTCTTCTTTCTTCGTAGACTGGCATCGATTGATCTCCAGTTGGTGCAGCTGCTTGCCTTGTCGGCCCGTAGCCTGGCGTTGTCGATTGGGAAATTTCTGCACGGAAGTCCGGCGAATTCGTATTTGCAGCCCACCCCCTGAGAACGTTGGTCATCGCAGGATAATCCGTTTCTTCGTGGTGTCGAATTGTCTGTTGGCCCTGGCAGCGTTTGCAGTTTGTTGGGCGACTGGCGGAGCACTCGCCGTCTCACGTCTCCGCGGCGATTCGACGGCTGGAGACACCCGCAGGATGGGTCGCGCAGTGGGAACAATCTCCACATACCCTTTTCTACGCTTCTCGTTGATCTTAGTGTTCATGTACCGCTGAGCTGCCGCCGGGGTATCCATGGTTTTTGTTTCGGACTGACCGTTTGTGCCGCGTCGGCCGAACCGGACGTGTACTCTGACACCGTCGACGCGGACCTCCCAGAATTTATTGGCGCTTCCGGCTACGCATTCAAAACGTCTCATCGGATGATTATCCTTCTATTAGGCCGTTGCCAGACTGACCGCCGTGGTTTGTACGGTTCTCCGAGCGACGTGTCCCAGTATCCAAACAATGGATTTGGAAAACTCGATGGCGTGGTCACAAGTTGAGGCTCTCCGTCTATCGGGATCGGCGGAAATAAACTTCGTATGAGTCCCGATTCAAGCATTCGCATGCGAGTAAAATCGTTGGCACAATCCGCCACCAGGCGATGCCCGGGCGAATCCGCCGGTAGAGCCAACGCCTCGAAGAATGCTGTATTCAACTCGCGCACCTGGTCATCGTTCAGTGTGGCCTCGTCATCGCTCATCGGATGATAACCCTTCTACCACCAGTTCCCCAACGCCTGTCTTCCGGCTGAGGTCCGATAGCGATGTGCGACATATTTGGCAGGTGGAACCGTTGTAATGTGAGTCCGTGTATTGTACCCATCTGGCCTGTCGGCATGTACTTCTCTGCGTTGGATGCTTCCATCTGGTCAAACTTCACGAACAAATCGTCAATCTGCGTGAAACAGACGTCGTAAAGAGTACAACTCGGTTGGTTGACCAGCTCCATGAGCATCTTCAACATCTTACGTCCGCCGTACAATCGGGGAATGTAAACTGTCGTTTCTATGGCGTCGAACTGGAACATGACCGTCCCGACTCGGCAGCCGCCCGAGTTGCCCCGCCAGGTGACTCGGCCCTCGTCGAGCTTGACGGACTTCTTCCCCTTTTCCGGCAGCGTGATTAACAACTGAAGATCGTCGAGGGTGGTCATCTAATCCTTCGGTTTGACAGGGACTCGCTGGCATCGACGTCGCTTGGTTCTCGTTCTCTGCTGAACAACAACATCATCAGTTGTCTCGACCCAGACGTGAGCACCGCAGCTCAACGGATCGTCAGGCTGGTAGACCACCTCAAACCCCGGCGCTATGACTCTGTTTCCTCGTAGAACGCCTTTAGACGTTTTGACCGTCAGCACAGGCGCCCGTTTCCCCGTTTTCTTGTTTTTTCGAATGACATGTTGGTTCACGTGAATCTGCGTCAACATCCCTATAATCCTTTCAAACAATCGTTCCAGACGTCCAGATTTACTCGCCACCCAGTTCGCGGGCCCGTGGTTTGATGCCCCAACAGGTAGCCAGCATCGGCGAGAGCTTTCTCGGCTATGGCCGGAGAGAGTACGCCAAGTCCCAATCGGTCGGCCGACTTGATGAAGGCAGACGGTGGCACGATCAGGTAACGTTCAGACTCATTTTCTACTGTAAAAACACCAAGCCGGACTGTGCGTTCAAATTCAATACGGACATTGCTTATTCGATCGGACATGTAGCCAGCTAAAAGAACATCCAGTACAGCCTTCCCCTGCGAGGCTGGTAAGTCGAGCCGCCAGTATTTGGTAGCAGCCAGCACACACCCGGGATCGCCCTCGCGCTCACCGACCCACTCAGCTAGATCTTCCAGGATGACCTTGGCCCAGTGCTTGCGAAGATTGAACTGAACCTGATTCTGACAAATGTGTTCCAGGTAGGAGGGAACTATTTTTTCGCCCTCAGTTCGCATCCAGGCCATCTCGCGGAGAGGCTCTTCGATTGTCACAAGTCGCCAGGCGGCGAGAAGAGGCAAACCCTTCGACAAACGCGGGCTGAGCGGTACGATGGCGTTTTTCGAAACGCCGTACAACTGGAGCCACGGCTTGTAAAACGGTTGCTCGCTGGCCTTGTCCGTGTAGACCGGCCAGGCGTGTCTCGATTCCAATTTTCTGATCTTCCCGGTCGTTTCACCCAGGCTGCTCACGCCGCGGAACGGGGCTATCCCCAATGCGTGTTCAGCGACTAACCTGCCCATTTCAGATGCGCCCTTACCGAGAAGACCTATCCCGGCTGTCTCTTTCCCGTGTAGCGGTGCAATGATGTTGGCCAGACCGAGCGACAAGAGGGCCCAGAACGCGTGCGACGACTCATTGTTTCTCATGCCGGAGAAATCAGGTTGTTCGACCTTCTTGAATTTCAAGCCGGGAACGAGTCGCGTCCTCACGAGTCGAGTCTGAATGGAACTTCCAATTGTCAGATTGGGCAATTGAAATTGCTGTCCGTCATTGATCCAGCCCACTCTCGGCGAACTGTCAACCCGTTCGGGCTGCCTGAACATCAACGCGATTTTCAGCAGCTCCCCGGCAATTCGTCGATCGACCTGAAGAGGGATCCCCAAACGCTTCAATAGCAACTTGGCCAGCCACAATCGGCAAGACTTGACCTTAACCAGTCTCGACGACAAAACCTGGAAGTCGATGACGTCCTTTTTGTATAACACTCGGCCGGCGTAAATAGGGGAGTCCAGCCCCGGGCAGAAAATCGTCCGGTCGATTCGCAGGACGCAGTTACAACCGACATCCTGGGTCTTAGTTCGCTGCGAACTGATCAACCATTCGTTTTCGCATTCCGTAATGGCGAGCTTGACTTTAGTGTCTCTCGATAACTGGATGGTTGGCAGCCGGTTAGCGGTCTTCCCGGCCGACTGTCGGGCTCTTTCCAGTAAAGGACGGTTGATCGCCTTTAACTCGGCTTCCAGATCAAAATTGGCACGTTCGCAGGCCAGGCAAAGTTCCTCTATCTCCACGGCTTTGGCTGTTCGCAGCCAGTCAGCGATCGCCTCACCTAAAGGTTTGGCTGTAGCCGAAAACTGATGGACCATGTCTTTGGCCGACGTGTCTTTCCAGAATCGCGTGGCGTCGTACGTCGTGTCGTAGATAACAAGTTCGCCGCGAGCAATTTTGACTTGCTGCATCAGCCGGGGTGTCAACGTGTCGGCGACGAAGATAACCCTTTTGCCCCGCAATGTCCGCCAGCACTGTGTCGATTTAATTGCTCCGTTGTCGTACCAGCACACGATGGGGACCGGAAGACGATTTGCCAACAGATGCTGTTGCTGCAATCTCAAAGCAAGAACAGGATCCTCGAGGGCCAGCACGCAGTCGTGCCAGCCGTCTCCGGCTGTCCAGGCTGTTGACATCCCCCACAAGCCGGCGTCGGGCGCCTCGTCGTACGTGCGGGCTGTTAGGGGCTGGTAGTTGTGATCGCCTCGAGATTGTTTCCCTTCCCGCCCTACAAACAGGAACGCGCTAATATGTTCGGGTACTTGGCAGTACGGCAAGACAAGGACATTCTTCCACTCTCGTCTTCGCATCCTCTTCTGGCCAGCAAAATCTTCAATTGGGTGGGCTAGAGCTCGGGCCTCTTTTGCTGTGGTCTCGCCAAACAGTTGGCCGAGCCCGGCAGCCCAGACGTCAGGGCGTTGGCCGAGACGTCGAATCCCCAATTTGTTTCGCAGGTCGCCGAGAGTTGACCCACCACTACCGGTCCGGGCGCGTTCTGACGCTGTTTCCCAGAAAGCCATAATAGCCTGGCGATACTTCCACGGATCCATCTCTTTTTCATTTTGCATGATGGCGTCTAACGCTCGAGTATCGGTGAACAAGGCCATGTCTCGAAGTCTGGCCAGCGTGTCTCGAATCGGCAATTGCCAGATACCGGCCGCCAGCTCGACCAGATCGCCCTTACGTTTGCAGTCGAAACAGTAGTGCCAATGGCCCCCGTCGGAGAGCAAGTAGAGGTAGAATTGCTTGTGATCGCAAAACGGACAGGTTATGCTTGACTGCAGAACGTTGGGCCCGGACGGGAGCCCAAGTGCCATCAGAACTTCTGAAATGGCAAGCTTGACGTCGGGCGATACGAGCTTACTCTTGTGGATGACTTTGGTCTGTGAACCCAACTCGATCATTTCAGTTCTCGCTTCGAGGTCAAAATGGCTGACGCGACGCTTTTCGATCACGCACACGATCCCCAGGGCCGCGAATGGCATCGCCTGAGTAAACTCTATTCGGCTCCGGCCTTCGTCACGGCCTATCTAGCCGGGGAGAGCGAGAAGACAGCTGAAACAATTTTGCAACCATCTCGTCCGCCAGTCAATGTGTATGGTGATCCGGTTCGCCGACTGTTCCCCTGCAAGACGGCGGCGGAGACATGGTTGAGCTCGCTCTTCTTCACCGAAAAACGATCTGAATACACGACCAAGGAAGCATCCTGGGTCGATGAGCGATTGGCCAAATCAGCCTCGCACTTCGGAATCAAGGCCCATTGTGACGCTATTCGCGTCCGTCACACTGAGCTCTACAAGGATGCGAGTGACCAATTGCCGGACAGCCAGTTCGCCTACGTCTGGGTGGACGAGGCTACCGGCGCCAAGACCCGTCGCATGCCACTGCGTAACGTCAACGAAGTCAAAGCGGCCGCCGACTGGTTCCTGCAGTATCGCGATTCGTTTGCTTTCAACGACCGACACGTCGTGGCCGACAAGATTCTCAAACGGGCAACCGATCTGGGTACCGACCTGGAAGACGCGTACGAGCCGCTTGAACAACACGCCTGCCGCGGGATGTCCACCGGCAAGCACGTCGCCGCGGCCATCCGCACGCGTGCCCGACTGGCCAAGGAATCGGCAACGAGAGAACGACTGACCAAGCTGGCCGATGCGACAGAGAATCTGCCGTCGTTGGCAGTCAACAGGGATATGCAGTTCAAGATCGCTCAAGTTCTCGACGAAGTCGACAAGGCGATCGGACTGTCTGGTCGTTACACCGAGAACATTCTGCGACCCGAAGAAGCTTGTTTTGGCGTGACCATCACCAAGGTGGCCGAATGGCGAGACTCGCACTGTGCGACAACTACCGGTTCGATCTACGCGATGAAGGACTTTGAGCGGGTTCCGCTTGACGATCTGCACGCCGTGTTCGGGGATGACATCGTGGATGCCGTTCGCAGTGGGTTGCATGTCGACCCGGAAAAGATGGCTGAAGTTGCAGCCACTCTGCCCCAACCGGATGCTCACCTGTTTGACCAGCTGTTGCGCGACAGTGGGATTTTCCCCGTGATCAAGCAGGCCGCCTACCGACCGGTCGGCTTCAGCACCGAACAGCTCAAGAAGCTGGCCGAGGTCCAGGCTCCCGTTTAACTTTTTGAAAAGTTACGGCTACCTCGCAAACGGAAAAATGTAGATCACCCAGTCTCGGCCGTCCCACGAGATCGTCTCGTAGCCCTTGCCGTCACCGGAATGAACGTGCATCAGGCTTTCGTACCTGTCGTTATTCACGTCGCTACCGCAGGTCACTTGAGCCGGACCGTCTTCGGTTTCGTCGTCCATGACCTGAACCATCTCAAGGTGCAGTGACGTGTGCCCGATATCGATACGCCCGTGAATGTATCCGGGTTCCATCTCTTTCAGGTCATACGCCTTCAGTTTCAGATCTGGTATATCCATCTCAAACCCCCTATCTTAACAACGCTCTAGGATGCCCCACGACGCGTCGGACCGTCCGAACGCCCGATAAGACCCGCAACGGGCCACCAGGCTGCCACCGGGGCAGCCTGGAAGCCTGCGGTTGCTCTACGTGTCATCTGGCTCAAACTGGAAATAGAGCCTTGGATGGCAGGTAAACATCATCGTGCCTTTTACCCCGTCCGTCCGGCGTCGTACGTGGACAAACGGGGCCAGATAAGTCAAAACCGCGAAGTCAGTCTGCAGCTCCCGCGTGTTCCAACACTGTCCGTGTTGGCCTTCGACTGCGGACCGGTCGCCTGGGCCTTGGTTTAGCTCGGCTACAAGCTCGCGTCTCGGGGCTTCTGTGGGATCGACTGACATAGCAGAATTTCCTTTTCAGCTTTTGAAGTTTCGGAGCAGAGAAGCAGATCTGACATGTACTGCAGCTCAAACCCTTTTTCTCTGCCGTGTTCGTCACGCCGTTCTCGACGGGACAAACAAGCAATCCATCCGTTGTGTGCTTCATTACAGTTTTCGGCCTTACCCTGAAGACAATGTCTGTCTGGGCGCCGGGCAAATCATGGTCGTCGATCATCATGTAGGCGGAATGAATTCCGCGGTACATTTTGGGACTACCGGTTTCCTTGTCATACGAGAAGTGCAGGACAAAGTTGGGCTCTCGGCCAAGCTGCAGAAGCAGTGGCAGGAGCTTGGCGACTCGGTGTGATCGCGTGTACGCGAAGAACTGAATACGCCTGTTTCGGCGGACAAGTTTGGTCCACTCACGAATGTAGGGTGCGTCAAAGAAATCGCCACTCACGTGAACGCGGAGTGTACGCACACCATTTTCTCGCAACTGGTGTTCAAGCAGTTGCGTCCATCGACCCTTGCGCACAAGCGCCAGTTGTCGACGGAATTTTTTCTTCATTGCCGGCCAGGAGAAATGCCCCCGTGTGGCGTAGCACAGGCTCCTACAGAGGGCTGTGCTGCCTGGACAAGTCGTAACGGCCGGCAAGCTGAAACCCCAGACGTTGGGGCCCAGCTTAGAGTTTTGGTTGCTGATCAGGTTAAGGATCGGCAGACTGCTCAACGAACTTCCTGCTTCATGTAGTTACCTTTTTGAAAAGTTGTGCAACAAAATCCGAGGCGCTCTTCTACCGGGAGACGCATCGATTAAATGGGTGACGTCGTAGTCAGCTAGATCGAGTTCTGATCGAGTCCAGAAGCGGCCTGTGACCGGGAACTTTTCCGGGCTGTACGGTTCAAAACCGATGTAGTCGTTGCCGCTGTAGTTGGCTCGCTCAGCCCTCGTCAAACGACGAACAGGGCCCTCGGGCTTTTCGAATTTATAGTTTGGGCGTAAGACCGGATCGAGCCGCTGGTACCAGCCATCCGGCAATTCGCTGACCCGCCGCAGTGACGTGCCTTGCGGCAAGAGCAGATCCAGATTTTCGTTCTCGTAATATCCGCTCTCATCGTTTACGTCAACTTTGAAGCCCAGCTCGCAAGCTATCTCCAACGCGCGGCAGACAAGCAGATGGCATTTCAAGAAGTTCTCCGGGCTACCACCCGACGCAGGACTACCAGCGTACACAGTCTTGCAAAACCCGGAGCTGCTGAAGGCGGACTGCCCGACTTTCACAACCTGGTATTGCTTGTGATTCGAGTACGTGGCCACACGAACCGTTTTTGGATACTCGTAGAGATCGAAATTAAGAGACTCACATCCCGCGCCAGGCAAAACGTGAAAGCCGCAGTGCCACTTGGGATTGACCCACTCGCTTTTAGATTCGCCAAAATGGCTGGTGTAATACACCGTGACGGCGCCATCTACGAATCCACCACCACGAGTCACCGGCGGCCCGCAACGTAAGTTGACATAGTCATGATGGGCCGGGAATACCGGCAAAGCACGAACTCGATTCTCGAGCGTGGTCATCATCCATACGGCTTCTTGTCTGTCTCCTTCGAATTCCAAATCCCAATGAATGGTCAGTCCCATTTTCAGTCTCCGAAACGGTTGGCGACAGAATCAAGGGCTGTCTGCACAGCGGTTTGGAAATCCGGATGAACCACGTTAAACCCGGCACAAGCCAGAGCCAGAATGAGAGATTCGATTCCGTCACAACCGGCGTTGTACTGAAGTCGACTAATGACCGCGTCAAGAGGCTGCGATGCTCGAGACTCAGGACAGCTGTAAAACTCGCAGGCCATGTGCCCGCAGGCCGGGCACGCTTCCGGTAGATCGCTTCCGATTGAGCCACTGCCATCAGCCGTGTCAACAACGATGTTTCCATCGCATAGGTCAAGTTTCAGCACGATCACCTTTCCACGGTCGGATGTAATTGTCATCCAGCCACTTGTGTTCAGCTGCCAGGGCCTCTGACCGCAGCTTGAACGGGCCTAATTGCAGGTTGACGCCAATTGGCAAGAAGTCCACAGACCACTGTCCGTCGGCGGTCGGTTCTACGTGAGAAGCTCGACTGATCTCGATTTGACCTGCCGCGGCCAGATCGAGATCCTCGTCATAGAGCATTTTCCCAGCACCACCCTTAGCGATGTTGAGTACGATCACTTTGTCTCCGGGCACTGTACTTTCTCCAGATGAAGTGTAAGTTTCCTCAGCTCGTAGGGCTCCTGCCATTCAGGACACATACGCAGCTTTTCCCACGTCCAATCGCCGAAACAATCACCGATGATGTCCGGGTCTGCGTATTTCACCGGATCTTCAGCGGCGAAGAACTGCTCCAGCAAGCGATCCAATTCAGCTAACGCGTCATCCTGCACCGCATACAAATCGCTGGCCAGGTAGTCAAATTCGTTGACCATGATGCCGTCGTATTCTTCGTAGGTTGTGCCAAAAACTGCGTAAACCGTCTGCAGCTCATGTTTGGTCAAGACTGTCCTCCAGTAATCCGGCCTTCTTGAGCCGTTCACGAATGACCGGCTCGGGCAACTTGAGCGTGTCGACCAACATCTCGATCAGCTCTCCGGCCGTATGAAAATCAGGATCGTATACTGGCACGTTCTCATGCAGAGTCACCCGTTTGCCTTCCACGTCGGCTGGGGTGGCGTCGGCCGGCTCAACTGTAATAGCCGGTCGAACGACACCCGTCTCGATATCCGTATCGAGACCGATAGAGACGATTCTCAGTGGCTCACAACGGTCTTCGCAGATCTTGAATCTCGACAAGTCGCTGAAATCTCTCCAGAACTCGTCGATGAAACGATCACCTTTTGTTTTCATCATCGACAGCCTTTCAGCGCATGAGGAAACGGGTTCTGCGGGATCTGGTCTGCGTTGCCAGGTGCGAGGTCAGCTCTTGCAGGCCGGACGTTACCCGGTTGCTGAACTGCTCGTCGCGACGCAGTTCATCCGGCACGTCAACTGCACGCAGCTTGTTTGATCGTGAGTCGGTGGTCAGCAGAGCACGAATCCGTTCGACTGTATCCTCGAGCTCACGACCCCCAATTCCGTACACCTTGGTCTTCTCGCGGAACTCGTCGAACGCGGCAAATAGGTTGGTTACCACCGAATTCTGGAACGAGCGTTGTTCGCCCTTTCGGAAACCGGTAACCGACTTGACCAACTGCTCGACCGAGTTGCTGAGCATCTTGGCAACGAACTCGCGTTGCATCTCAGCCGCTTCCTCGAACTTGCGATTGAGCTGATCACAGGCCGCCTTGTACTCTGCCGGCGACACATGCTTGTAATAATCAGGCAACTCAACGTTGACCGGTTCGAAGTGGCAGGTCAACAGGTCCACCACGTTGGTCGGGTAGTCGTTCGCGTTGAACAGGGTCCCCAGTTCGTTGCGGGCCTGGTTGACCACGCTGGTCCACTCATTCTGTAGATCGGCCACAGCTGAATAGTAGTTCTCGATCAGTTCGCGGATACGCGTCGTGAACGAGTCGACCTCGGCCAACTGTTCTTCGCTCGCCTTAGATCGTATCGGCAGCAGACGGATGCCCGCTTCCGGGTAGGGTAGCGTTCTTGATTTGAAGCAGGCCAGGATTTCCGATTTGGCTGCGTTCTTCTTTTTGATGGCCGGGTGTTTGGCGTTGACGAGCTTCTTGCTCAAGTCGAGGCGATCCATGTTCGCGTCAAATCCAGACGACACCTGCAGCTTCTGACTGTCGTCAAGTTGACGCTTACCGCCGATGTCGTTGAACGTGATGCGGAAGGCTCTCGATACGCTTCGGATTTGGGTGGCCGGGGAAAGATCGGCTTTGCCGTCCAGAGGCAAGTGCAGCTGATTGGGAAGTTCTTCGGTTTTCGTCGCTCGCTTATTTTTGGGAGGGGACATGGTTGCAGGCATGGTTTCCTTCTTGAGAGTGAGACAGATTGGTTGATGCAGAATAATCTTTGAACCCTTTATCACCTTTCCAGGGTTCCTCTGATAACACGCAGCCGTTTTCGTTAATGACTGACCAGCGATTCGACTTTGGCAGGTGGATGAACAGAGTCCAAACTGGTTTAGCTATGAGAACACGATGATGCACTTTGGCGTTTATCCAGTTCCATAACCAACGTCGTTTAGGATTCTCTCCGTACCGGATTTCCACGTAACTGCCGAGAATGAGACTCAAACCACTCCACGGGTGGCTGTGATACAGAGCTACATCACCCGATCGAGGCACAAGGTATACAGCCCCAGGATCCGAGTGATGAATTCGGTGAAGAAAAATTCCGAAGCCAAACAGCTTGAGCAAGTAATAGCGATCAAGTGCGGCGCCACGAGAAATTTTCATTCGATGCCCCACAAGCGGCCGTGGGCCATTTCGACGATCGTGTCGTCGTTTCGGAAATCCAGTCCGTCGATGAGCCAGTTGGATAGGACACGCGCCACTTCTGACGTGCCCTCTGATTCAAGCCATTCGTCGACCTTGATGGCCATGAGCTCGCGGATGGTCTCTTCGCGATTCGTCGCAAGCTGGTCACGGAAGGCCCTCTCGCGGGCGGCCATGCCGTCATCTCGACGTGTATCGTGTCTGCCGGGGATCTGCTTGATTGGCCATCGATCCATGTCGTTGGCCAGAAGTCTCGCCTCGTCGATCTTTTCATGCGGGGATCCACCGGCTTCAGCCAGATCACACCAGTGTCGAACAACTTGTGCCGCGAATCTATCTCTGGCTCGCAGCGTGAACAACGGCTCACCGGGTGGCAGATCGCCGTCGGCGAGCTTGCCTGCGATTCGTTGATGCTCCAGATTGGCTAACATTCTCTTCTCCTGTGAATGCGGGTGAATTATCAATTTGTGTGTCCGGACGTCCGGGTGTTCGCCTGATCGGCCATCTCTCCATTTCATCAGCCAGGGCCAGTGCGTTGTCTGTCATCCAGATCGGAGTCTCCGCCGCGATCGCCATACCTACCCACAAGCGGACCAAGGCCGCGGCAAAGCGGTCGCTGGCCCTGAGACAGAACATAGGCTCATTGGGCGGAATTGTCCCGTTATCCAGACTCCGCTGAAGACTCTGCAATTCTCGACTTGCTTGCATGAAAGCTCCAAAAATAAAACCCCGCCGGCCATCATGACCAGCGGGGCTCGAACAGGACCGTAGTTTTTACCCTCGTTTTGGGGAGTATATATACTTCCCCAAAATGGGCTAGTTATTCTCGCTCTTCAGGATCTGGCGTCCGCCAGTCCCCGATGACGGTGACTTCTTGTCTTTGGCGTACGGACCGGGATAAGAGGCACTCAGGCAACGGGCCGATGCCCACGTTCTCAGCGAGTCCAGCGACTCCTTGGCAGTCACGGCAACCGGCCGCACATTGTTGGCCGACTCGACCAGCGAAATGTCCAATAGCGAAGACAAACGACAGCACGAGCGGATCTCGGCTCCAGTCCAGTCTTCGTCCATTGGCATTTGTGCTGTTTGTTTGTCGGTCAGTCGGAAGTGCTTGATGTACATCGGCCAGATGGCCGCTTTCTCCTTCTTCGTGGGCAGATCCAGGAAGAAGGTCGCATCAAAACGTTCAGCGCGTGTGAACTCTGGCGGCAGGCTTTCAGCCCCGTTACAGGTCATCACGCAGAAGACGTCTGACTCGTGGTCGTTAAGCCACGCGAGCAGCATGCCGAACATGCGAGCCATAATGCCGCCGTCCGTTTGTCCCGACGAGCGGGTGCCAGCCAGGGCCTTCTCGACTTCTTCGACCATGAGGATCGCCGGACTGCACGCGTCGATAATCTGCAGGGCTTGACGCGTCTGGGATTCAGTCTGTCCAACCAGACTGCCCATCAGCGATCCGAGGTCCAGGGAGATCGTCGGACGTCCGACCGCATTTCCAAGAGCCTTAGCGATTGCCGATTTGCCTGTACCGGCCGGTCCGATCAGCAGGATACCGCGGGGTTTGGCCACAGCATCCGGTTTGTGCAGCAGGGCCTTCAGGCAGAAATTCTTGAGCGACGCCAAACCGCCCAGATCAGTCAGCTGTTCCTGGCCCTCGTAAAAGTTGAGCAGACCGCTCTTCGAGACCATCTGTTTTTTCTGCTGCCAGACCGATCGGTACTCGAGGCGTTTTGATCCTGTCTGGACGAGCGACAGACTGAACGCGTTTTCGGCTTCAATGCGGGTCAGACCGCGTGCAGCCTCAACGGCCTTGTCAGTCTCCGGTTCGTCCAGCATCTCCTGCTCGTCGTCTTTCAGCAGGTTGCCGGCGATTTTCTTCAGCTCATCCTTGTTCGGGAGATCGTAGGCGATGACCACGAAGTCCTTTTCAAGTTCGGCCGGGATCCTCTGCAACGCGCTGAGAATGATCGTGAACGAACACAACCGTCGGCACATTTCGACAGTATTCTGCAGTATCTGTGCTGTGGCGCTGGCATAGCCGTGAAAATTGCGTAACACCACGACATGTGGTGTAGGCGGTCGTCGGTCAGGGCTTGTGTCGTCTGGATCGAACTCCTCGTCATACCAGGTTCGAGCCAGCGTGGCGGCCGATCCCGGGGTGGAGACCGTCCGCAACTGGTCTGGGACACCCGAGGTGATCTCCTTTACGGGGATAACTCCTTTGTCGGTGGCCAGGCGGATTCCCAGGTCACTGTCCCATACGGCCACATTCCAGCCGTATTGCTTTCGCAGATCGCAAATCTCTTCGATAACGTTCAGATGCTCATACGTGTTGATCCAGATTCCAGTGAACCCGGCCTTGATGTAATCCTCCAGTTGATGTTGCAGGGGACTTGTAGAAACGACTTCTTCAGTGCTCGAAACGGCCATAGTGTCCTTTTCGCGGATTAGTTGGAAACGTTCGTGTCGGTGGAGAGGGTCTCGAAGAGTTCTGGCTTATCCTGGTCGACCTGGATGGTCCCCAGGGCCTGTTCGAACGCGGCGGTCGCCGCTTTGCAGGACGTGCCTGTAAAGCCGACAGCGTCGATCGTGACACTTCCGCCCTTCTTGATGTTGATGTTTACGAATTGCATTTGACTTCCTTTCGAGTGATTTGAGATTAGTCGTCCGATATCAGTACATTTTCTTCGTATTCGAAATCGAACGAGAATGGCGCAACGTCGAGTCGGTCATCGAAGCGATTGACAAAATCGGAGACCTGCTGCGAGATTATCCCGCGACGGGCTAGCCCCGGGGTGTCTACTTGGATATCGCTGCCCTCAACATACACTTCGCAGTCGAGGGATGCCGGGTCGAACCCAAAAGCTTCAGCCACCGCCCAGGCGACTGGGCATGACGTGGCTGAGTCTGGTTCCCCGCAATCGATGTGTTTTTGCTGTACATCAATGCGTTTGACGAGCATTAAGCACCGGCGCCAACGCAGACCTGAAGCGTGATCGACTCGTCCTGCTCGACCGTTTCGAAGCACTCAAAGCCTTTGGCCTGAGCTTCGGCGCGGGCGACTTCAACCGCGTACCGCTGGGTGAGCAGGTCACAGTTGGCGCCAACCGCTTTCTCCAGACGATTGTGCTGATTGTAGAAGTCGTACTTCAACGTGAACGCGTCGCCGTCCTGGACGAGGCCGATCTCGTAGTCACCCTGTTGCGGCTGTGCCATGGAGATGGCGTGTTCGCAGGCCGGACGGACGCTGCCGAACGACTTGAAAGACTTCTGGCCGCGGTTCAGCCTGAGATCGAGTTTGTTGCATGCCGTATCGAGCGCGTCGATGTTGGTGATCTGGGTCTTGAGGGTCTTGAGGGTCACAATGTGGGACATTCCTGATTCTCCTGGTTTGGGGTTTCGAATTAGTCTTCTTCTTCGGAGTCCTCAACGCAATCGTTGGGGACTTCGATAGCCAGCACTATCACGTCGTTCCACTGGTCGGCGTCGCATTGAGCCTTGTCGTGTTGGGCATAGACGTGACGTGAAACTAACACACGGGTTGAAAAATTGTACAGGACGAAGTTTTTCATGCTCTGATTTTCTTGAGCTCGTTGACAAGCGTCTCAGCGATGTTTTTGGAATTACCTGTCTTTAACGGCAGGTCCTTTATCTGAGCCAGTAACTCCTGTAGATTGCGCTGCACCATGTCGTCGACCTCACGGGTCTTATCGGACTGCACAGCGTTGATCGTAGCCAGCATCTGCGGATCGTGTCCGAAGTTCCTCATTACACCAGCGGTCCGGTCGCCGTCTATGGCCATTCTCAGCATGCCTGGCGGCACGACGTAACCGTCGTGTTGAAGCAGAACGGACAAGTAGTGCCGGATAGCCGTATCAAACGGCTGCTGGCTGTCTGGCGGATTCAACATCCAGGCCTCGACAATGCCCCAGGCACACTCGTGGACGTCAGCTTTATCGAACTCGGTAAATGAGAAGCCGTCACCGCACAGAGCATTCGTCAGAATGATGAATCGTGACAGATCTCGAAAATAGAAGTCAGTCGTCACGATTGTAATGGCAGCCATTAACTTGTCAAAATTCAGCGGAAGAATGCTTACCTGGAAATCTTCCTCGAGGTGCATTCGAATCGTTTGAGGGGCCCAGCGTAAGGCCTCTTGGCCGTAGTGATCAACCAGAACGATCAACAAGGACGTGGCGAATGCCTCAGGGTCGAGCAACAGCTTCCCGATTGGGTCGCTGGTCGAACGCTGAATGGCTCGCTGCATTAGCGGGCCACGTTGTTGTGGTCGGTCGATCGTCGGCATTTGACTACATCGAGAAGCTCGAGATGGGAACGTCAATCCTGTAAGAGATCGGTTCGGCGCTGCTCTTGGCCAGTTCGTCCTGATCAACCCCTTCACCGAAATACGGGTAGGGATGTCGTGATCTGGAGACAATCGTCGGGTTACTGATTCCAGCGGCCTTGGCCGCTTCGATGGCCATGTTGGGAACTCGCAGACCTTCTTTGAGCGATTCGATGGCGACCGGGAAATCGGCCGGAGCGAAGGTCTCAGCTTCCACAGTCACGACACCGGCTTCCTTGTCGACGGACACGACTTTCAAATTCATGATCGATTCTCTTTCGTTACGAGTGGGGCCCACGAAATCAGATTATCAAATCAGAGCCAGGACAACCAGTTCATAACGCGTAAAAGTCCTGATGGGCCATGTAGAGATTCAGAGCCACTTCAGCAGCCGCATCGCTTCTGAAACACTCGCATTTGTCGCATCGTTCGACCTTCGCGTGCTCGGCAACGCGTCCGCCCTCGATTCGGGCCCGGATGCCGGGGATCGGTGCGCTCAGATAGTCGCTGCGGCAGCACTGACAGGGGGAGCCGTTGAGATGCGTGATCACGTACTGGATTAACGACGTCAGCGTTGGATGTGCCCGATGTGCCAACTCGGTTCGAGTATTGGCTACATAAACTTCCAATTCAGGTACGAAGCCTGGATCACTTGGGGGCACCTCGACGAGGATCTCCACAAAAATTCTCTTCAACATGCGTAATACCTAATAGGTAAAAGGCAACACAGTTTGCCCGAGGTGAGACAACCCTTAACCCACTGCGGCTGATGGGGATTACGGGGAACAGGTGTCGCCATCCCAAAGGATGAACAACAACCGTTCACAATAATCCCCATCAGCCACAGTGGGCCAAGGGAGGTCATTTTTGCCGGGTTACCGGCGTTATTTTTTAGCTGGCCCAGTCTGGTCTGGTTAAGAGGCGTTTTGTTCAACGACTTGATCCACCGACTGTCGGTTTTTCAACAACTCGCCCCGTGTCACTACTACCGTCTGCGGGGCTTGAATCCCCAGTCGAACTTTCCCTGCTCTGATTTGTACGACCATGAGCACAATCGTTTGGCCCGTTTGCGTGTCCGTCAATCGAATTTCCTCGCTGGCCTTTCGACTTAAAACAAGCATCATCACCTCCATGTCGCGTCGTGTTCTCTGACGCATGAGTGGGAGTTTTCCCGGCCTGGCCGACCGCTCGAAAAATTCCCGAAAGTTTTGCAACCAACTCATACAGGCGGTCTTCGCCCGCATTCAACAAATCAAGACTGACTTTCAAAACGAACTCCACCAAGCAAAGCACCATGAACAAAAGAATCCCGATAAGAGCAATGGTCGTAGCGACGACCGTTAGCAAGACTTGTCGCATGGTGTCTCCCGTACCTTATTAAAAAGTTAAACTCACGCCGGCATTGTCTGACTACCCGGCCAGGGGACGATCAGACAATGCCTCGTGAGCAGAACGAAGGTGACCCAGATCAGTCGAATCGGGCCGATGGGTCTTAATCTGGATCACCTAGAGAAGAACCGTCAGATTGCTTTCGCAAGCTAACGAGCCGCTCCAAGTAATATGCCAGGAATCGGGGTCTAATTTAGCTGCAGCTTAGAAGGTCAGTTCGACCATCCGGCCGTCCTGCCTGCGACTGTAACGAAGTCGGAGCCGCTCAGTGTTAAGCAGGTTCTTCAATCGCAGCTTCTCCGAGTCGGGCAACTCGGCGATCGTTTGCTTAACCGCGGAAAAAACATTCCCACGGGACGCCGCTTTACGGGCGCAGGCTCCGCATTTCGATCCAGTTGCCGCGGCCGTTTTGACTTGGGCGATGAACGAGAAGGCGGCCATGATGTCCGGACGACTGGTCAAATTAAGCAGCAGTCCATCATCGAGCACTACCAGAGTTTGTCGATCAGGCATCTTTCACCCGTTAATGGAAATGGACGATGACGCATCTGACTTGGGCAATTCGCCACAATTGAAATCTTCGATCACCTTGAGATCAGCTGCCAGGTCCAGCGATTGCATCAACTGACACACGTCAGATTTGACAAGTTCCCAGTATTTTTCAATGTCAGCCATATTTCTCAAATCGGCTTCAACCATGTGCGATCGGAAAAACGGATAAGGCTTCTCCGGGTCTGGTGCCCCGGGCGGATACTCGGCCATATCGACGGGAGCACACACGCACATGTAATTGTCGCTGTACGTCGACGTGTAAGGGTTAACCGGACTGCGTTTGAACAGAAAGATTCGGCCATCGATGTCACCGCTGAAATCGATGACTTCGATTCGGATTCGAAAAATGTTGCGGGTTGGGTCGGGCGTTATCATCCCGTACCGGCGAAGCTTCACTCCATGAGCCATGATTCGCATCCTTGCGATAATTGAAAATCAACTGATGAGGCGTTCGTAGGGCTGTTCGTGTGACCACGGGAAATTGTGCTGGACGCCGCGTCTGGCCGCTCCGGATGAGTATACGTGGGTCTTGTTCCGGTTGAAATCGCGAATCTTGTAACCGTGCTGGTGGCAGGCAGCCCCCAGCTGCATATCACCGTTGTTTCTGAGGCGGATGTCCGGAATGTCAGCCTGTTTGATCAGCGGCGTGTAGATCGCCCAGAAGCCGCCGGAGACGAAGTGGATGGCCGTCGCATTGGGCGCCTCACCGCCGCCAGACGTCTGGAACGGACGGCCTCTCCACCAGGTTGCCTGTTGGAACCACTGGCGAGGATCGTGTCCGTTTCGAGCAAACGACTTGATATCGTGGATGAATTTGATCCCGTACATGCCCACCTTGTGATTGTGGTTCTCAATGATGGCCTGAGCCAGGTCGGTCAGCCAGGACGTTTTGACTACGTAACTGTCGTCGTCGAACCAGACCAGATAGTTCGATCGGATCGGGCAGCTAGCGTCATGAAACATCTCGTGCATTACAGGGTACTTGTAAGCGTTCTCCGGGTGGTTGTAGACCTTGGTCGCCCCCACCTCAGGGCTATTGATGTACTCCAGCGTTTCGTCGCAACAGGCGTTGGCGCCAATCCGTAGATCGAGTCGGCTCCGCGGCACAGACTCCAGAATCGAGCTGATACACCGTTTGATCAGGTGGGGGAATTTACCGTAAGCCAAAGTGCAGATCGTAAATTTGCCACCGACGATCGGATGGTCGAGGATTGATGCGGCTTGCTCGAGTACGGCCTGAACAGGAACCGTCAATCGGATCGCCGACACCGTTGGTTGCGGTTTGATCAGTCTCGCATCCGTAACGACCGGCGGATTTAAGCGTAGAAGTCCTGCTCCGCCTGCCTGCGTGTCCGGGGCCAGTCCCAGAATTTGCGGGGCCTGTAATTGTGCGGTGTCATTGGGAGTCGAGATTTGTCCCGGCAGCGTACCGGGTAGAAGTAGGGGTGCCGCAGCCGTTTGGGCCGGTTGGTGAATCGCATGGCCAACTCCAGGAATGGGGGGCAGTTGTCTTGCCTGCCCGATCGGAGGAAGAACGCCTTTTTCGTAGTACATGAGGACCTCGGAAACAACATGCTGTGGGGTGATCATGGCCATGCAGCGTGGCAAGATCTGACGACCTGGTTCTTTGACGACGTCTCGACACATCGTCTTCATTCGTTTTGACGTGAAGTCTTCCGGCGTGATTGGATTAACCAGTGCACGCCAACACCCCTTGTCCTGACAGCAGGGCAATAAACCAATTGTATGCAAGTAAGCGTGCGATACGGGGAGCAGTTCGTGATTTTTCCCGAGGCCCTGATTCTCGCGGCGATAGGCCTCCCACCACCAGGCTTCCCGGCCGCCGGCGATAACCACCGCGGGCCGGTTGAAGGCCGCGGCAATGTGCATGGCCGATGTGACTGGGCATATCACCCCGTCTGCGTGATAGATCAACCGCATGAATGACCGGAGATTGGTCTGTCCGACCAGATTGAGAACCCCGTTCAACGGCTCATGCGTGTGACCGCGTTCGACCGAGCCCGCCTGAACGCACGGGATCCCGTAGTCCGACAACAGGTCGACCGTCTGCTGGTACCAGCTGTAGTCCCAATGCTTGATCGTAACGTCCGACTTGCCACCAGCCAGAACAACCCAGTATCGACGGTCAAGCGGCGGAACGAGCTCGTCCGGCGACAGATGCAGGTCGGGGGTTGGATACAGCAGTTCAACCGGGACGCCGGCTTTGACTGTGAAGTCCTGATGGAAGGCGCCCAGGAAATGCAATCTCGTGCCCTTCTCGGCGATGTTGATGGATCGCGAGTAGCACAGAGAATGTCGCTCCGCCCCCGGTACTTCGTTTCGATCAAAGCTCTCGATGTGCGGGTTGTTGAGCCAGACATCCCGGTAATTCGAATACACGTGGATGGGGATCGACGGGTAAGTCAGCTTCAAATCCCGGATCACGCCCGTCATGACAACCGTGTCGCCGACGGCTCGTCGATGGACCAGTAAAAATCTTTTGGGGGTCTGACTCATTCGATCTCAGTAATACACCTTCACGTAGGCCTGGTACACCTCAGTCTCTGTGCTGGACGGCACACTGGTGCCTGTTGCGGATAGGTTGAGTCGGGCGTTCTGCCAATTGGGGCGGGTGTTCAGGGACGGGTTGATCAGCGTCATGGGGTAGGTCAAGACGCCAGGATTAGTGTTCGGTGGTACGATACCGCTGACTGACCAGATCGCCGTGTAGACGCCTGGGCTTGTTTCGACTTCGACCGAGATGGTCCACGTGTAGATGTAGTTGCAAACACCAAAGACGGCCGTGACGTGAGAAGCTGAAATGAAAGCCGTCGGCAAACATCCGAGTGCGTAGTACATCGAAAACGAGATCGACGTAACCGCGTCAGGCGTCTTGGTAATGTTAGCGGCGACGACGCCACAACTTCCACCGCCAACCGGCCCGAGCAGGTCGAACGTGTCGGCCGGCGGCGACGGAAATAACGTGCCCGAGACGAATCGATTCAGGGTCACATTTACGTCGTTCGAAACAAACGCACCAGACGGCCACGCCGCAATTGGATACAGGCTAACCGGGTTTGCATCGGGACTACTGCCGCCGAATCCAGGGACAATCCTGGTGATCAGCGCACCGGGCCCCGCATAGGTTGTTGCTGTGATGGCCAGCGCCGGTGTGCCGGACAGGCAGCCGGTGAATCTCGCCAGAAATCCATCCGTGAATTGGAATGAGCTGGTCGGGTACTCACCGGCATAAATCTGGCAATTACCGAAACCGATCGACGATAGGGCCTGCATTGCCGTACGGATCTGCGGACCCAATCCGTCCACGGTCGGGGTTCCCGTACTGCCAATCGGGATATTCACTGTCGTATGCCCGCCGTAAGTGATGGTGTTATTGCCGAAAGGTTGGCCTGTCGGGATACGGAAATCAACCCACTGAAAATCGTCACTGGTTGTCATGCCACCGTGTTGAACCACTCGGCACTCCGCAACTAACGAGTTGCCAGGCAGGGACGATTGGGCTTGCAGCAAGGGCACGTCCGTCCCGGCCAAGTCGCCTGTGAAGTGAATGACGAATATGTTGGACTCTTGATTGGGGTATTCTGACTGCCCGTAAACAGCCACATTGCCGGGACCCACACTTGGTAGTGATTCGAGAATGAGTTGCAAGGCGTTCGGGGTCATCGGCACATTCGTCACCGTGGGCGAGGTCGACCCTCCGAGCACAAACTGCATGGAGAAGTGCGATCCCTGCAGATTGAAATTGGTCGGCCCGTAGATCTGGATCGTATCCGATAGCCCGTGAGGGATAGGAGCGATGCTGCTGCTGTTTGCAAAGCAGGCCTCGGTTAACCTGACGATCGAAACTCCCGTACTGGGTGTGGGCGTGATCTGAAGCAGATTCTGCCGTTTCTGAGCCAGTGAGCCAATGAACTGAACGTAGAATCCGTCGACAGAATGGCTGGAAGTTTGATTTTGTGCCTGCACGAGGACATTGCCCGGCCCGATGGTCGGCAAAGCTTCCAGTGCAGCCTGCAGGGCCACTCCCTGGTCAGGTCCGCTTGGATTGTTATACGCACCGATCGCCGCGGTTGTCTGGCCGTTCAGCGTTGCTGTAAACGTAGTGCCAACCGCCGGGCGAACCAGGTTGAACAACTGGACGTCATCGATGCCGAGCAATCCGCCCGTCATCATCGACGTGACAACAGGGCCAGTCCCGGTGCCGGTCCACCCCTCGACCTCGAGTGTCGGCATGTCGAGCCCGGTTAGTCCGCCGGTGAATACGATAAACCCGCCCATTTTATCGTTGATCGGATCGCCGACGTTTTGTGGGTACACTAGGCAGCACCCGAGCCCCACACCGTGTATCGCTTGCAGGGCGTTTTGAATCTCGAGAGCCGTCGCACTGGCAGAGATGTAGGCGGAATGATGCGTTCCCAGCACGAAGAAGTAGGTGGCAGTCGGCTGTGTACTGGGAAGCTGAAAGAGATCCAGCCGTTGTATGCTCGATGTCAGGCAGTCGTCTCTGTCTCGCAAGCTGAGACTGACACTCGAACTGGTCGGGCCTATGTGGCCTTTCAGCATGCAGGCTGGAACCAGATGGTTCATTATGACCTGAGTGCCCGGTACTGCGTTGATCGACAGAAGCGGCTGACGAACACCGCCGAGTGCGTTCATGAAATGCACGAAGAATCCGTCAACAGGCTGATTATCTCCGTCATTCTGTCCCTGGACGAACACGTTGCCCAGCCCGATCGACGGAAGACTTTCCAGGGCGTGTTGCAGGATGGTTCCCTGCCTCGGCCCGCCGACGTTATTCACAACGGCAATCGGCGCCGTCGAGAAACCCTTAAACGTGACAGTAAACAACATGCCCGGTGGCGGATTGGAAAAATTGAACAGCTGGATGTCATCCGGGTTCGCCAATTCGCCGGGGTACATCATCGTGACGACCGGGCCTGGATGTGCGCCGTTCCACCCAATGACTTGCGCGAGCGGTACGGCTTCGCCAGCCAGTGCTCCGGTGAAGAACAGAAACCCGCCACTTCCGGCATTAACGAAATCTCCAGTATTTTGCGGTAGCAGCAGGCAATTACCGACTCCCACGTTGGGCAAGGCTTGGATGGCCGCCTGGATCGTCGCAGCGGTCGAGTTGCCGTGAAGCAGCGATGTCGTGTGGTTGTACAGAGACAATCGGTAAGTGGCCGCTGGATCCAGGGTCGCGAGCTGGAACATATCCAGACGTTGAATTGTGTTCGATAAGCAGCCGAGCGGCCCGGCTGTGCTGATGCTCGATATTGATGGGACGCCAATACTGCTGATCGATGTGATGAGAGTAGTTCCTCCGCCCTCGAAACGATTGCACACATTACCGACATCGTTCATGTTCACGTTGATCAGAACGGTATTGGTGCTCGGTGAGGACGTGACGGTCACACCTGCTCCACCGTGAAAGTCGATTCGTGGACCGGCAATCCCATTGATGGTCGTCAGCACTTGATCACAACCTACCGCGCCGTCAAGCAGGGCTGACCCCGTTGGCGGCTTTTCGCCTGGGAACAAAGCCAGGTCCCCGCAATTGCCGACTACTCCGACCCCCGGGGATGCCGACAATTGGATTTCATTGGCAAAGTCGATCTGCGTCGCAATGACATTGAATCCGGCCATGAGCAGGACTCGGCCCTGCAAACACGTCTGCTGTACGAGCGTTGTTCCGGCCGGATAATCCCAGACTGGATCGGAACACCCTGATGACCCTGTGGCTCGAGTGCGGTCGTCATTGGCCAGGTTGATCGCCCAGGCCGTGTGTTGAAACTGGTCGATCACGGTCGACGGCTCGACCTGCAAGTATGGTCCGGTTGGTCCGGTCAGAGTCTGGCCGGACAGCAAGATAGCAGCTAAAGCGGTCAAATCACCTGTGACGATAAAGCCTGTCCAGGCTGGTTCCGTTGGGCATGGGCCGGTCAAGGATGTCGTGCTGGTGAGAGACTGGGGTAAACCGTCACTGTCGGTGTACTCCACACTCATTTGCGGGTCTGACAGGCTCCGCGTGAAGATCAGAGGAATACCGTCCAGAGACATGGCCGAGGAACGGAATTCGAATGTGAACAGGCTGCCGACGCGGGTGATCTTGTACAGGAAAACCGAATCGATCATCGGGTCATAAGACGAGGCGTACCCGATCACGCACCCGAAATCAACGATGGTCGCTTCCGGCAGATTGGCCAGTGTCAGCAGGCTGGAAGACCCGGATGACCCGTAAGGGCGGCCCATGATCCCCGGGGCGGCCGAGCCCAACTGGGTGAGTCCGCGGCCCGGCGATGGCCCTGACAGCACCAACAACGGGTCTACAGCCACACCCGTCAATCCTTTCAAGAACGGAAAGGATCGATAGCTGTTCTCGTTGTACCAGTCTGGTCTAGGCATAGAACCACGATAGCTAAAAAAATGCCCCGGGCCAATATGGCCCGGGAAACAATCAAATTCGAAGCTTCCGACCGCGGCAGTCCGTCGATGTCGGGCTGACTGTTGCCTTGATCGATCCGCACGAGCAGCAGCCAGTATTGTCAGACACGACCGCTTGCATAACATTTGACCCGTCGCAGCGCCAGTCCGAGCCTGCCAGATACAAAGTGGCATTCGGGGCTGTAATGGTCAAAACCCAAACTCCGCCTAGACCGTTGGGAATCAATCGGCCGGCCGAATCTTTGACGTCGTATTTTTCAGGATACCACTGAAGAACGGCTTTCGATTCTTCAATGCCGCTGAAACTGCAGGTGGCTCCGCCTCGAGGACCGCACGTGTAATCCCAGCGTTGCGTCTCTTCTACCACGGGTCCGACGACGTACGTTCCGTTGTACGATCCGCAGCTCCCGGAGACCACCTGTCCGTTGTCGCTGATCCCGTCGACAACCGCTTTCCAGTACGGCTGATTTTTACAGGGACAGTCGATTTTGGATTCCTTTTCAACTTTCGCAAAAATTGTCGCGGTCAAACATCCAACAACAATCGAACTAAGCAAAGACAATCGGGTGAACATGATTTGATCCTCAGAAGGGGTAATGAATAGCTCTGGCCGTCACTGTATATACCCCCAAAACCGGGTTAATTCAGACAGCAGAGCTCGATCCCATTACCTCGAAAACGAGCCCCGAATTGGTCGTTCGGACCCGCAAAGCGACATCTGTTGCCAGATTGCTACCGACGCTGATTTCGAAATTTCCTGTTTGATCGGGCGTCACCGTGAATGTCCCGTTGCCAGAGATGACTTTGATCTGTTGGACGTACCGCGGGGTAACAAACAAATTGTCTGGCTGGCACAACCGGCGAGCGAACAACGGATCACCGACCGCATCGACACGGATGACCGGTTCCGGATTGCCCGGGTCATTCCTAACGACTACGCCGTCATCACCAACCAGCCAGATATCGCCTGTCACCAGGCTTCCGTCGGCTAGAACAAATCCTCTGAAGCCGATCTCAGGCGACGGCTGATACACGGTCGCAACGAACTCTGTCTGGTCGGCTGTGAAAGTCTGTGTGCCGGTTGCCCAGGCCTGAAAAACTGCCAATCGTGTCGGGTCTGAAACGATTACGCCTGCCGGTCGCCCGAAAGAGTCGAAGAAGTCAATCAAGCTCGGCGGGTTTAACAAGGAGAAACTGCCGGTGGCCAGTCCGTTAATTCCCGAGTCGCTCACCGTAATCGTGACGAGCCCGCTGGCTACGGCGATACTCGAGATGTACAGACCGACAGTCCCGCCAACCGGGTAAAAGGCGGCGTCCAAGAATGTCGAGTCGGGGATGAAGTACCCAGCCTGGTTGCTTGGTTTCACGTCCAAGCTGAACGGCCAGCCGGTCGCCTGCTGGTCGTCACGCCATTCCGGAACTATTGTAAATTCGGGCATTGGTCAGGCTACTGAGTTGGCGTGCCAAAATGAGAAACGGGTGAACGACCGGTTAGATTCAAGGCCATTGTAACCGGTTGCCGGCAGATAACTGTTTACCGCGACTGGTCCGAAAGTCACATTGATGCTCCCATCAATCAGCGATAGAACTTGAGCTTGAATGGTTACCCCACTACCGAGCCCCGGCCGCACTATGACAAAGACCCTGTACCAGACGCCGAAGAGCATACCCACGAGCGGCACAGAGCCGATCAAGACGAACTGCGTACCGTTGAAGAACCACAGCTGCAAAGCTTGTGCGTCATAGTCGACCTGCACCAGATAATAGACGTACCGGTCTGCATCCGTCTGGTGCGGCCTGTAATTCAAAATGATCCCGGCGTTGTGCAAAGCGCCGATCGGCCCTTGTTGAACGTTGAAGTCTGTGATGATCTCAACACCAGACGTCTGCCCGTTGCCTGTCCAGACATCAATGTTGCGAACGCTGGCTCCAATCGTTGTCTCCGTCGACAGCGACATGTGCCCGGTTGAACCGACGGGACATTGCGACGGGCCGTTTGGCGGTTCTGAAAGCATCTGATCGGGTGAATCGTCGCTCGTAAATGTCCAGCCGCCTTGAATGATCAGAAAGTCACGAGCCACGCAAGCGTCAAAGTCGTCCGTGTAAGGCAACGTCGAGTGTCCGTGCGTCTGGACCGGTGGCCATGGCGGCAAGCTGACTTCCAGGTTTTGGCTGCTAACCAGCAGGTTGCAGAGATTCGGGTATTGATTGGGCAATTTGCCGTCCGCGGTCGGTACCTGGTTCTTATTCAAACAGGTTTCTGCCAGACCGTACGTGCCGTCGACCACAGCCCCGACAATCGGAGTGGTGCTTGCCACGTCGATCGCTCCGGCGAATTTGAGAGTCAGCGTTCCGGCGCAGTCAGGCGCCACATTGTTGATAAACTCGACGGCTGATTGGCTGCATGTGTTGCTTTCGGGTCGGCCGCCACACGCGCCTGTGAACTGTTGAAATACGTTCGTAGCTTGGCCAATCGGTTGGACCAACCGAATAACGACAGCGTCTCGGACGATGTTGTCGATTTCACGAGTTTCCTTGACGATCTCGAGAGGGGCCTGAGCGGTCAATTTGACCAATCCGGTAAGCCCCGATCCCGCTTCCGGAACACCAACAGACGAGATCGGCAAATCGGCATAAGGACGGGCAGCCTTCGGAACGACCACAGACTGGCCAGGCGTTGAAAATCGGCCGAAGAACGAATCGAGATTGTTGATTTCTTCCCCGAATACGACATAGCCGTAAACACCTGGGTACTGTGCTTGCAGGGCGATCACCCGGTAGATGTCGATAGGTTTGGGCAACGACAACACGGCCGCCGGTAGCAGAGACATGGGCCCGCTCAGCGATGTGGCAGCTTGAAACGTCAAAGAGACGAGATTGGCTGTGATCGTGACTGAGCTCAAAAACAGCCAATTTCCGAGCGATGTCGGGAAGCGGATGACCGCGTCGACAAGCACCCCGTGCGGCAGCTGGACGCCGTTGTCAGACAACAGTGTGGCTGTCTCGGCAAGCGGGTAAGCTCGTTGCTGATTCGCTACATACCAGTGTTCATTCCAGGTTGGCATAGCTGACTAGCGTATAGGCCGTGTCGCAGATTGTCATTGGCAATTCGGCTGGTTGTTTAATTGTGGCAGTCCGACCCGGCTAATTGGCCGACAAAGCAGCCCGGACAAGCTCCAGGTGGCGCGCATCCGCAACCGACCTCACAACCAGATTGCAAGGACCATGTATCGCCCATCCACATCCACGAGCAGACGGCCTGGCATACGTGCGATCCGGTACCGGACGTGCCAGTGGTGGTCGTAGTAGTGGTGGTAGTCGTGGTAGTAGTGGTGGTCGTGGTCGTAGTAGTGGTGGTAGTCGTGGTCGTAGTAGTGGTGGTCGTGGTCGTAGTAGTGGTGGTAGTTGTGGTCGTGGTAGTGGTGGTAGTTGTGGTCGTGGTAGTGGTGGTAGTCGTAGTAGTACTAGACGTCGTGGAGGACGTAGACGACGTCCCTAAAGTTGCGCCGGGATCGCAACAATCTCCGGTGATTCCATCCGGCGCCAGCATCAAGATCGACTGACTGGCGGATGGCGGCGGTGTGGCTGACGACGCCCCGAACGCAACACCGAGTGTTCCAGTCAACGGCTCAGACGACTGACAGTTTTTTGCCTCCACCGCAAATTGAACCGAAACTCGTTGTCCAGCGCTGACGTTGTCGAAGTAAGCCGTATACTGAGGCCACGACCCGGCCAATGCGTACTGCTGATCGTTATTGATCACAGTCTGGCCACAGATCACGTCCGGCGACAGCTCGGTCAGCCCGGAAAAGTTGAACGTCATTGTCACATTTGTCAGGCAGGTCCCAGTCATATTGCAGTACGATCCGACCACACCGATCAGGCATGGACAGAACGGGACCATTAACAAACGAACCGCTGTTGCCTCACGACAGGATTTTTGTGAATCCCATCTCGCGATGTTTGCCTGCAACTGGTCTCTTGCCTGGTGAGCGTCCACGTCTATCTGGTAGAACTGGTTCCAAACGTTCGTCAGGCCTCGATAGGTGTTGACGTAGTCCTGGCAATCGCAGCATGGGGCGCAGTCGTTGCTGAATTGCAACGTTCCGAGTGTCGTTTTGAACACACGCGGGCTGGTCGACGTTATGGCTCCGGCCAGTTGCAATCGATAACAGCCGGCGAGATCCAACTGCAGATTCCCATTGCTGTCAGGGCTCTGGCCATTAACCCTGCGTAGTACGACATTGGCCTCTGTGCAGTCTGAAAATTGACCCAGGCCCGCGCCTGGAACGGCATCAATCTGCAGGGCCGTCACATTCTGGATACCGCTATCAAAGCCCGTTTGTTCAACCTTTTCGAGATTGATGTTATACCCGGCCGCCAGCTGAATCTGGCCTGTGTAGACCGTGCTGCCGATTTTGATGCCCGTAACATGCGGCGGCAGACGCTGGCAGGTACGCAAATCAAGTTTGACGTTTGTGAAGGCGATATTCGTGAAATAGTTCGGGGCCGTCGGTCCGCTGGGCCATTGTGTAACCCAGACGAGCGACAAAACCCCCATCGCTGTTTTCCAGGTCAGAACAGTCAGGCTGGAATTCCAGACTGTCACGTTGAAGCTGCCAGTAGCAGAGCTGAATACTACCTGCTCGTTGGCGTCACGGATTAAGACATCCTGAGCGTGGGTAGGCGTCGGCGCGAAACTCGGTGCCGAGTGGGGCATCGAGCCGAAGCCGTGCAGCCAGTCGAGTCGGAACGGTAAAGCGAAGACAGACGCGTCGTCAGAGTAAGTCAGGTTGAGATCGGCAATGAGGAATTCCAGACCCGTCGAGGTGTCCACGAACGGAAAGTTCGTGCCACCAAGTGGAGCCTGATCCATGGCGACGGGATTAACAGGATAGTCGACGGCCATTTCATCTCAACAAACTTGGCAACTGTTATCTGAAAGACGACTACCCAGGACAACCATGTTCATTTGGTTTACAGATACGCTCAACGCATTGACGAACGTCTGCAACGTGGTCGCCTCGGCGCCAAACTGCTCGAGGTCCTGCGTAATGGCAGCCAGCTCCTGGCATCCACAGCACGGTTGCGAGCAGCTGTCCGTCAATTGTAACCCGTGCCCGATTGCTGTGATTTGTAAGCAGTCGTCACCTAAAAGAGTGAAGTCGCCGGCAGCTGTCGGCGGCACCCCGTTAATACGAGTGATAGGTACAGCCGGGGCTCCGGCACAGCCGCATTCCGAATTCAAACCAGCCCCGTCAATTGCGTTGATTTGGATCGTAGTGATCCCACCAACCACAGTTGGAACCAGGGTAATGTTTGTCCCGGCTACCAGTTCGATAATCCCCGAGTAGGCGGCACTGACTGTGGATCCATTTACCGTAGCCAGGCTTGTCACGCCGGACAGGCTGGGCACGACACAGTCGGTGTCGATCTTGGCCCCAGTCGCATTAAACGTCCACAGACCGGGCGGCTGCAGGTTTATCGAATCGAGGCTCCAGATGGCAATTTGGCCGGCCGTATTCGGGAATTGGCTGTTCCCGATCAGTTGGTAAACCTGACCCCTGGCGAAGGTCGGAGCGGCGACCAGGGCAGACGCAATCGGGATTGCCGTAGTTCCGGACATGTACGAGATAACGATCGAATAGCCAGTCGCGAATGCGCCAATCTGCGAGATGAAGAAGTTGGCTGGCGAAATAGCCCAGCTGGCGTCTACAGCCAGACGCAGTTCGACCATGAAGTCGTCGGGGATCGTGAAGGTGCCCGTCACATCCTGAGCACTTGCGTCATACGCCAACGGATACCGACGCTCGGCGTTGTGATTCAGAAATTCGAGATTAACTATTCCAATGGGCATCGATCAACTCCCGGAGAGAACGCCCACCTGGCGAATCACACCCACCTGCCCGGCGTAACCGTCGATGGCTCGGGTCACCGTAAAGTAGATCGTATCTCCTGGGCTGACATCGAACGGTGCGCTGACTGCCTCGACGTACTGGCTGGCTGCTACAGGTGCCGCTGTGGTAATAGCAACGGGTGTGTCGCTGGTAGGCAGGGCGACAGGCGTGATCAGGCCGCTAGGCGGCATCGGTAATCGCATGTAGGTCAACGCCAACGCGGGCAATGTGCCAGAGCTTCGACCTAGAACCCACAGGCGAATTCGCATCTTTGGAGTGACATAGCCGATTTGCTCGGGCACATAAATCTTGCCGCGGTATGAGGACAGCTTGCCTGTCGCCATCCCGAGATAGATCACGTTGCCGAAATTCTCGACTGTGGCCCCGTAGAGGAACACCTGATCGACATCCAGTTCCTGCGACGCGAACGGAGAGACGGCGATTCCAACAATGCCCTGGTAGATGGGATTGCCGAGGCTGTCTAACCGCACGGCCGTGCCGGTCATCGACACGTTGGACGAAAGCGGCTGCAAACCTTCTGTGACAGGGCCCCCGCTGAAAGTTCCATTGTTGAAATTCTTGAAAACGATCCAGCCAGTATCTGTCGTGCCGGACGCGATCAACTGCAGATTCAGGCTTAGAGACAAGTCGCCTGTCGTGGCGGTCGGATCGGCCGTACTGAGACATCGGACGACAATTCGGCTGTCGGCCGATCGAAGACTGGTCACGGTAGTGACGTCATTCTCAAAAACCTGTCGATTGAAGAACAAGGCGATCCGCATGTGCAGATCCCTTGGGCATTCGTTGAGATCGTCAGGCCCCAGTGACGCATCCGACTGGTGCGACTCACGGGCAGTTGACCAGTTCTTGGGCCACGGCGCATCGCCATAACAATTGGTCATCCACCAGATCCCATTGCGGTCGACGATCGCCTTACCGAGCGGGCCAAGCGGAACCCCCTGGAATCCGAACTGTGGATGCTCGCCTTTGTCCCACTCGAGATAAGCCGAGCTGACAGGAATCGGCGGCCACAGGTTCTTCAGAACGGGGTCGGCGTTGATGTTGTATCCGAACTCGGCGCCCAGCGGGGCGTTGCCCAGGAAAGTGGCATCATTGGCTGGCAGCCATCCCGGTAGAATCGGGTCGGGGTCAGTGATGACGTGGACATGACCGGGAAGCGGCGGGACTGTCCCTCCGGCCGGCAGAGCCGCCAATTCGACCCGGTAGTGCACGTGTGACTCGAGCAAATCACGGTACGTAGGGGTGAAAAGGATATTGCCCTGGCCGTCTGCGCGAAGGATAGGTACAGATACCGGCGGCTTTTGGCTCAACAGAACACCGCTGAACTGTCCCGACAGGTGATAGATGCCGGCTGTCAACGCCGCTCCATTCAGTGCGGCTGTCAGATCGAGAGGGATCATGCCGGCGAGAAGCAGGTTGGCCTGGTTGGCCGACACCTTGGCTGAAACAATTCCCCACACCTGAGCCGATGCGGCCATCGTCAGGACGCCGGTGACGGGATCCGTTGCTATGGCCGCCAGAGCCCGTTCAAACTGCTGGGTGATCGAATTATAGAAGACGGGCATGCCCACCTGGACAGCCGGCTCAATTGTAACCCCCATCGCGTAGAGGGCTTGTCCGGCCCCGGCTGCGTCGATCAGACTCTTCAGGTAGAGAATCTGCCCTTCCAGCTCGGTAATCGGCCGGTTGGTCACTCCAGCTGAGACAGGCTCGCCGGACTTGATAATATCGATCAGCGGGTTGAAACTACCCATTTGCGCCATCCTTGGCCTATTGGACTATCCGAGATTCTCTTCCCACTGCATTCCGACTTGTGCCGACGTGGCTGGTTTGATGATCTGATCGACAGCTGCGTAGTACAATCGGGCGAAGATCAAGTCTTGAGTCGCGTCATCCGGGTCAGGCGCTGCAATCAAGGCGCCCCCGTAGACCTTGGAGTTTGCCGCGTTGGAGAACGGCTTACCGTTCACGCCGGTAAGGCCTTGAGTCTGGGCAAAGAACGTCAACAGGTTGCCACCGGGGAAATTGTCGATGTCAGTCGACGTCAGCACACCTGAGATAATGGGAACCCGCAGGTAGTCGTTGTTGGGGCTGCTTGACAGGCTGCGATAGTACGCCTGTCCGCCGCCGCGATAAACGATTGGCAGCGAAACCGGATTAGACGGGCTGGCAACGTTCTCGAACTCGATGTACATGAACGAGATTTTGTAGTCCGGCGTATTTGTGACCAGCCTGTTTCCAACGATTGTCGCCCAGTCGTAGAGCACATCGTTGTGTTGCCACGGGCTTACCGACTTAAATTCCTCGCCGGGCAAAACCAGTCCAAGACGCCCGCGGCCGCGAATACCTGGTGTGAACATGGCTTAACTTTTTAATAAGGTTCGGGTTACTGGCACCGCCCAGCCAGGGATCGAGGCAAGGCACGTTCGGTGATGAAAACTGTCGGATTGATTGTATCCTGCAAAATCGGCGGTATGAGGAACTTGCCCAGTGATTCTACGATACCTGGGGCCGATGCGGTAGCCGCTTGGGTGGGCAATAAGGGCCCTTCTGCCATGGCCAGCTTGATTACCACGAACATAATCGTTTGTGGGGGCAGGATCTTATGCAGCAACCGCAGGTTATCGAACCCGATTGCGTTGCTGTTCCCGCTCGACGGGGTGAACATGACGACGAATGCGTTGCTTCTCAGCACATTCGAGATCAAAAACTGCAACGGGTTGATCGTGGTTGGCAGGGCGATGGCCGTGGGCTGACCGTCTTTGACTGGACGGGTATCCAGTAAATCGGCCAGCGTCTGCCCGGCCGCCAGCCCGGCTGCATGCACAGAATCCCAGAACGCGGTAACATCCCCGGGGAATCCACCGATCTGGAACTGGAGCTCAGTGAAGCCGTTGGCGTCAGTGGTCACTACTGTCGGGACGGTCATGTTTTGGAAGACCAGATCCTGGTAATAGCCCTCGGCCAGGACACCGGAGCCTACAGCCAGCGACTGTAAACCCGCGGGAATTTTCCCCTGGTTCAATTCGTAGATCTGCAGACCGTCCGTCAGGGCTTGTCCTTGGGTTACGGTCTGCCCCACGGTCACCAGTGGCGTAGCGCTGAATCCGAACCGGTAGACGTTTTGGTCGGTAATCACCAGCCGCCCTGACGCGTCCTGCGTCACGAGCTGCACAACCTCGGTCCCTGCCGCCAGAGGGATCCCTGTAATGGCCGACATGAAACTCTGGATCTGCTGCATGGCTGTGCCTTGCACCATCGCGTCGAACACGGCATTCAGCAATTGCTTGTACGCGTCGCTGGATGGAAGCTGGACACCCAGCACAGAGCCATACTGCAGGTAGAGCTGGTTTGTCTCGTAATCTCCCGAGAACAGCCACAGGTCCAACGTCTGGTCTGATGACGCCCCGTCAAATACGGTCTGAGGCGAGAACCTGGGGTCGGTGAATGGATTGTTGCGGAAGGCGACGACGCCGTTAACCGTGTCCAGGATGAAGTCGATATTCAACGACAATGACACAGTCGCTGTCGAGGGGGCGTCGAAAATCGTGTGGCAGTTTCTCAGGGGCGATGGACAGGCGAATGCGAAGTCGGACCGGGATAGGGCCCCGTTGTACTGTAGTCCGCTGTCATACGCGGCGCCTGCGTCGTACAGCAATGGGTTAATAACCGAGTTGTTCACCTGCGAGGCGACAATTGTGAGCCGCTGCCAGTCCTTTTTGTGGAACACAGGGATCGTGTGCCGACTCAGACTGCTGGCCGTTTCCTGCAGATCGGCGAAGGCTTGGCGTACGACGGCGGCTCGGCCCTGCAAGAGATCGACGACGAAATCTCGGCCGTCATAGACATTGCCCCAAAATGAACCGATCGCCGCAATTAGTTGTTGCGGTCGATCGAGGTCCGAGGCCGGGTAGACTGGCAACTCGAGCATCTTTACCCTGTGACGGCGTCAAAATTGTCAGTCAATTCTTTTTCAATCAACCAGCCAAAAGCCGCTTCGATCGCTACGGTAAACAGAACTACCGGGCCAAAAGCGAATCCGATAATTGCAGCCACGCCGAGCAGGGCGATCGTGAAACCCGACGGCAGCTCGACACCGAACTTCTGAGCCACATCCTGCTTGACCGCAGCCTGTAAAGCTTTGATTCTGCGCTTCTGCTTGTGCCGCGGGGCCCCGAGCACTCTGGCGTATTCGGGCTGCTTTCGCAATCTGACGAATGCCTCGGCTGTAGCAGCCGCCACGTCAGCGTGCGAGACCGTCTGGCCGCTTGCCAGAGTGACAAACGGGGCTTCCAATTGTTTGACCTTCGCCTGGTAATCAGGCGAGGCACACATTGTCTGGCTGAGCTCTTGAACTGTCGCCACGCGATGGCTCCTACGGGGTCACTGTCTTTCGAAGAATCAGTTTCACATCGAGGGTGACTGTGTCGCCGTCGACCTTGATTGCGTCAAAAAGATCGCGAATCTTGGCCGGGTCGATGGCTGCGACAATCTTCTGGCCCTCCGCGACCAGTGCTTCAAGCTGGGGGATCACACTGAACAGACCGCCCATTTCGTCTGGCCGTTTGCCAATCAGGGTCGGCTCGTCACCCGGTGCTGTCTCGTTGCTCACGATAACTCCTCGTTAGGCGGTTCGGGATCTTCGGGCGGACCAACTTCAAATCCGGCCCAATACAGAAAGGCCACCAGTCCGTTGGCCAAATACCAGCAAATTTTCACGCTCACCAACATGCTCATTGGTCACCTCAGTTTGAAGCGTACGACTCCACGATAACATAGCCACGCTCTTCCGTCACCTCGACCGTCTGAATTGACGCCGGGCAAAAACCGCCAGGGCAGTTACCGCGACGCTGCGGGGCAAAATAAAATTTGACGGCCGGCTTGGCTTTCGGGGCGGGCGGAGCAGCCGCCGGAGGTGCAGATTGAACGGGCTGCGGACGAACCGCATATTCCCATTTCACATGCCCTTCGTGGTCGTCACTGTGCAGCGATTGGACCTCGGCGTTCGACAGGCTTCTCAACCATGTCTGGTCAAATTTGCCATTATGCTCGCCGCGCGTCAGATGCTGCCAGTCGGGACACCCTGTCCACCACCCGCCCCTAACCGGGTAGTGGGGCATGGCCACTACTTTGGGCTTCGGCTGTTCTTTCGGCTTGGGAAGTTCCTTGGGCTTCAACGCGTCGAGCTGGCCCCTGAATTGGGATTGTAGCTGGCTGGCCATTACACTCAATTTCGTATCCAGCCTCATGTCCAATTGCTCAAGCATTTCTTCCATCGTCATGCTCTTGGGTTCTTTACCCGAACCACCGCAATGGGCACAGACGTTCAAGCCGTCTCCTGATTTGCCACTCCCGTCACAGTAAGTGCAAACGCCTTTCTTGTCGGGGGCAGGCGCCGGATTGGGCCCGGGTGCCGACGCCTTTAGAGACACGATAGAAGCTTCAGCTGCCAGGAAGGCTCGCATTCGTACGCGAACGTTGTCAGGAACAGCAGTCTTCTTTTTGGGAGTAAAAATCGATGTTTGAACAGCCGCGGGTTCGGACCCGGTGACCAGTTCCTTTAACGTGATTTTGGCCACTGCCACATTGCAACTGGCCAAGACTAACAGCGTGACGATAAATCGTGTCATCGGAGCCTCCATGCTCAAACAGGGTTAGTTGTATCCCTTGGTCCAATCGAGCAGACGGGATTTGTCCCAGCCGTTCGTGTAACTGATCGTGTACATCTCCTTCAAAGCACCGACCTGAACGAATTGGGAATACGGTACCAGGATGTGGCCCTGCACGCCGAAGTCAAGACCCCAGCTATTTCCCATATTCAACCAGTACGGGTTCCCGCCGGCCAGACTCATCGTGAGAGTATTTGATCCGCCGTAACCGCTCTGCGCCTGGCGTTTGATGTAGCCGCAGAAATTCACCTCATGGCCGCCTGGCTTGGCGCCCATTGCCAGCTGCTTCGTCAGGAAGCCGTTCTTGTCGCAGTACGACCAGCTCTGCGGCCAGCTGATCCCGGTAAAGATGATGTGTCCGGACGCCCAGACTTGCAGGGCCGAGTCGAAGTCAGCCACGGCTCGGCAGTCACCGGTGCCTTCCCCGCACAAGTGTTTCAGACCGAATTCAATCCACATGGCCGGGGGAGCCACCCCTTTTGTTTCCAGTTGGGGCTGATACGGGTAACCGGAGACCAGATCGGGATCCGTTACAGCGTCGCAGGGGGCCTCGTGGACGACTCCGCCGTACCGCCCGTTGAAGTTTGCGTATTTGGTCTGTGCGTAGCCCTGGAGGACCAAGGCGACGCCCTGGGTCATGGCTCCGTCGCCACCCGGCTTGCCAAAAGCGGCCTGGGCACCGTAATACAGATGGGAAATGGAAATCTGGGGATGATAGAGACTTTGACCAAAAAAGATCTCCTCCGAGTTCATCGTGCCTTCTACGACGTTTGAGGCACACGCGCAGGTGCAGTCGCCGATCTTCTGCAGGCACGTACCAACGACATCTTTCCCTTGCCCGCCGGCAAGGGCCTTGGGGCCCATCAGGAAGACGTCGGGCAGAGGCAGACCTCTCATAACGTCCGGAACGTCCGGATCGCTCCAAGGCCTCGCTACGAGGTCTCGGCGGCCAGGGATAGCGTCCGCCGCATTAAGCAAACAGCCAAACGGGGCGACCTGTGTCGGATCGCTGGGATCGTAGATCAGATCGCGAGCACCAGTGTCTGGATCGACAGCCCAGACCTCGTTGCCGCCATACTCGGTGTAGTACTCGTGCTTTGGCCCCTGCACGAAGATACCGGGATTTTCCTGCAGATCAGACATTGGGCACCTTTCAATTTCGCTCAATAGCTGCTTGAGCGGCCATGAGTCGCATATCGTACAAAAATTGACCGATCAGGATTAAATCATTAGCCGGAGCGGCCTCTGCTGCTTTTCGACAAACATCTCGCAACAGACTGACGGCTGCATTGTTCCCTGTGCGGGCCGACGCGAGAACATTATTCAAGAATGACATTTGTTCATTCATTTCGACGCCTGATAACAACCCCACGCCTTGCTTCGGCAAAGATTTACGAACTTGGATCTGTTGGTTGGTGTACCGTCATCGAGCTTGGCGCTTTCGGGCAGCGTCTTCTTATCGAGATCCACGAAAGCCGCAACCACATTCGGGTACCGGCGAGTGATCGAGTTGAAATCGGTTCCCAGGAGCATGAAGTCGGCTTGGGCGCCTTGCAGATTGACCAGATCGTCGGTTGTAGTCAGCTTCTTTTTGGCAGCACCATCTCGTTCGACCAAATCGGCAAGTTCCGCATACATGGCCGCCAAGACAGCAGCATCGCGTTTGGCCACGGCTTGATCGCGGTACGACGCAAACAATGGGGGCACGGACGTTCCGAGGCCCATATCGTCGGCCGGCTTCACGATATCGTGGACGTCGATCACCGCTGGTGTCACGGGAGTGTCCGGGGTAACCGGATCTGACTCCCCCGGCACTGACCATCCCGGAATACTGAGGCCGCATCCGGCCAGGCTCAGGCAGAGCCATATTGCAAACAATGATTTCTTCATGGTGAACCTTTCAGGCTTTTGCGGTCTTGGTGAGGTCAACTGACGAGGGGGTCGACGAATCGGTAATCTTGGCCCGGTGTGATGTGTTGAACAGGCTGACCCATCCGTCTCTGAAATGGTCCAGGGCTTCAACGTTCGTTTCGGATTCTGACGCGGCTACCAGCTCCTGGTAACAGCGGTACAATTCGACTTCAGTTTCCTTGTCGCCGAGAGGCGTCTGAGCCGTGGATGGGGGCGGATCGAACGTGTCAGGACGAAGCCTGTTCACCCAGGTCTTCCAGCTCGTCCCTTGAATCATGCAACTTATGATTATCGAGACGTAAGGGATTGCCATTGAGGACGAGGTCAACGACGCACCGGTCGAGTGCGCGACTGCAACGCAGCCAGCTGCCCAGATTAAGAGGCCGTTACCGATCAGTCTTTGCCAAATGGACGTGGGGAACATTTCATGTCTCCGGGGCTGAGAGAGTTTGGACAGCAATTCCAATATCACTGGGAGTGATGAAGAATTGCACGGTTTGGTCATTTATCATGTTCGCAGGGTCGCTCGGAACTTGCAATACGGCGTTATTACGAATGTATTTAAGCGTCCCATCCGGTCGTCGGATCTTACCGAACATGTCGATCGGTCCAATACTCTGATTTCCGGCCAATAGGCCCTGGGCCACACTGACCAGATTCGACGCGAACAGACGGCCTACGAAAGGCGTATTGTTCACGACCTGAGCCATGGCCTGTGCGATGGCTGATGTGTTGGGTGTAACGTCACCTGTTTCGATGAAGATGGTCAATGACAGTTGCAAGAAACAGGGAACCGGTGCTTTGACCAGGATATCGGCTGTGGGGAATCGTACGCCATTGGCCGCCACATAGTCGTGCATCTGGTCAATCAACGGCAAGCCGCGGACAGAGACAGCATAACTGGCTGTCGACTTGTTGATTACCAGGCCGGCGGTCGATGCGGTCGTGTCGTTGAACTGGATGACGGCCGTTTGAAATCTCGAATAGGCCCCCTCGACCGGGTTGGCGATGTCGGGGATCAGGCTGGTCCCTATCGCAGACAGGTCAGTTCCTCGGACGTCAGCCGTAATGGCCAGTGTGCCGATCGCGCTCGAGTTCAACGGAAGAACGGATGTCACATCGTAGAAGCCCGGTGCGTCACCGCGGCCGATAGACAGCTGCCAGACGCCCGAACCGTCAGGCAGGATCTGAATCAGAGTGGCCGTCTTGGTGAGCACAATCGTTTGAACTTGCAACGTGCTGCGGATGTACCAGTCGATTCGTCCGCCGAAGTGCATCGGAAAGATCGTGTGCATGTCACGAAGCATGGCTGCATTTCCGTAACCAACAACTGATGTCGTAACAATGTTGGCGAACGCCGGTACGTTCAAGAGGGCTGCGTTCATCGCAATTGAACCCGACAGGGCTTTGGCCGCGATGCCGTGCTGTTGCTGGAGTAGTAATTGGCTGTTCGTTTCCGGGTCCAGTCCGCCGGTAAAATCGGATGTTGCGTACGCTTTCACAAACGTGACTGGAATCACAGCAGGAATCAACAGTGTGCCTTGCGTGAGCTCAGCCGCTGACCCGACACTGGACGCGGTCACATTGACTGTGAAGGCAAACAGCCCATTCCCCAGTGGCTGTAAGAGCCTGTCTGTACTCAACACGATCAGCGAGGCACTGGTTTTTGCCGAGTACGAATCATCCGACGTGAACTGCAACGTCCCGCTGGTAAATATGGTTCCCTGCCCGATCGTGACCGGCGAGTTGGCATTCACAATGATCGTGACACTTCCGGCTGCCGCACTACCTGGGTTACGCGTCAAGTTGTAGTTAGACAGGACCGCGTCAACCAGGCTGGTATCCGCACCGGCCGGATTGCTTGTAATGGCCAACAAGCTGTTGGACGACGTGACCAGCTCGATATTGTCCTGAATCATTTCAGCAAACTGGGCTTCAGATCCAAGCACGATGTCGAAGACCACTCCGCGGCGTGTGTCGAGAGTTGGATTGTTAGCCTGCAGGGCAGCCTGCAGCTGGGCCAGCAGGTCCGCTACATCCGTCTCGTTCAGGGCGTCGAGGGTTGTTAATGCCAGAGCCATCAGTTGGGTCCTCCAGTAAGCGTCGTTGAAAGCGGCAAAACAACCGTGCGGCCGGTCCCAGCCTGACTCAGCACGCTGACGCCAAATGTCAGAATATCGGCAGAGAGCGAGATGCTTGTCAAAGTGGCACCGGCAAATTGTTCGTCAGTCGGATCAGACAACAGTTGATCAGACAGCAGGTTTCGAGTGATATCCACCAGGGCCGAATTGAACAACTGGTGGGCGTCGAATGATGTTCGAATATGGCCCATTCGGAGGTAGGCCATGAACTGGCACCCTCGAGTAGGAGCAAAAAGAATGGAGCCCGACTCGGTCAGCAGCTCGAGCAGGAATCGTTGCACCAATTTGTCTATGCCGGCAATGATCATCCCGTCATTGCCCGGCAGCATCAGTGCGGCCGTCAGTAACCCGTTCTGAGTGCTGGGCCACTGCCAGGCCAGCACGTCGACGGTCCGTCCTACATAGTCGGCGATTCCGCTCATGACTGGGGCTCCGATTTGCCAATCGCTACAAGTTGCTGCAGCTGTTGCAGTACAGCCAGGCCGAAGGTCCCATAATCGAGCCCGTGGCCCCGTTTCCTGGTCGCTGCGTGAGCGAAGGCCCGGGCTTTGTTGGACGTGTGTCGCTGGAGAAAGGCTCGCTGCATCGTAGCCGTGTAATCAATGACCGTTTGTAAGACCTGCGCATCACCCTGTGAGCCGGGCTTGGCTGCCGTCGTAATGTCGATGTACTGTTGATTGGAACTGCTCCTGTCGAACAGCTTAACCATGTTGACGTAGTCAGTGACGTCGCCGGGCCATGGGCTCGATGACGGGCTGATAGCTGGGACCATCCACAGGGACGCACCGCCATTCTGTTCCGCGTCGGCCAACTTGGACGACAGGCTTTGCAGCTTCTGGATCAGTGCGTTGAATTCCGGAGGAACGTCGACGGCAGTGGGCATTAGAACGGAGAGAGCTCCGACTCCTTATCCAGTGTTTGTTGAATGCGAGCCTTGCGTTGGGAGATGGCTCCTGGCGACAAGCGTAACAACTTGGCAATTTCGTGATTAGGCAAACGGGGTTGTCCGTGTAAACCTAGAGAATGTTCCATGATCTTTTGATTGATCGGATCCATGTCCGAGTAAACTGCCTCTGTCCACGCAGTCGAACCCGGCTGAACTCCTGGCACGTATGACGACACATAGTTTTGGCCGGACGCAGCCAGATCGCTCTCGGCCGCCGGGAAGATGGCACCGCGAAACTGCTGCACCTTTTCGATGGGTAACTTCGTATGGCTGGCAATTTCCTGCATGGTCGGCGCCCGGCCCAGGTCCTCGCTCAATTCATCCTCGGCCCGTCGAACTGTTTGATGCGATATGAGCCAGTGCTCGGGGATGGGGATGGCTTGAGCTTGTCTGGCGTTCAGCCGTTTAAGCCGCTGTAGATTTCGAGTCAAATGCGTTCCTACGCTGGCCCGGGCCGGATCGTACGATTCCATCGCCTGCAGAGCCAACAGTTTGGCGTGCCCGCCCAGAACCGGGTCGCTCTTCGGCCCGATGTTCAACGTGACAGCCTTGGTGATCGCGGGCTGGATCGTATCCAGCAGATGACTCGTGGTCTGCTGAGACGGTTTTGTCTTCCAAGCTACCCACGCGGGGCGATAGGCAGGTTCAAGAAAATCGGTCGGAGTGGGCATTGTAACTTTTCAAAAAGTTAAGTATCGAACTGCTTCGAAATAAGCGAGAAAAGAGGGACGGATCGGCCTTGTAACAGGCTGGCCACCTGCGAATTGGCTATTCCTGTTACTTCCGGTGCAACTGCTTGTTGGTACGCACCGCCCAGGCCGATCGCATGGGCATCCACGATTGCGTCCATATTGCCATGCAGGATCAACTCGGCCAACGCGGCTCCCTGACGAAATTGACTGATGAACTTTGAACAGGTATCAACTGTGCGTTCCTTGTTTACGAATTTCAAATCCCCAATGCTCTCGTAGTCAAGGACGCCGATCGGATGCCCCAGTTCCTGGGCAGCCAGCTCGGCGATCTCCGTGCAGGGCGGTGTCAATGGAACAATGTCGCCGGCATTCTCGTATCGGTGAATCGAGATTGGCATCCCGAATATCTTATTGGCCGATGCGGCACCTACGCTGCGAGCTGCTCCAAACGTTGTAACGAGTGACGGTCGGCCGGTCAGTCTGTAAAACTGAATTGCTGCGAGCGTGGCCATTGCCCCGCCTTTGCTGTGACCAGTGAAATACACGCCAGGGGTATCGTCGGTAATAAGCGATTGAACCGTGGGCCACATTGAATCTATTGCTTCGGCAAATCCTGAATGCACAAATACCCCATTCCAGTCTGTCTGGACGGCGTCGAAGTCCTGCATCCAGTCGAGCAGCCTCTCCTTCCACGGTCGTGTGTGATCATTCACAGAGATCGTACCGCGGAACGCAACCGTCGTACCGATATCCATTTTGCCGACAAGAGCCGCGTTGATGTTGTCCCTTCCACTGGCGATTGACACGGTCGTTCCCAGCAACCCGGCAGCCTCTGCCCATGGGCCACTGACCGTAGTTGTCTCGTCAGAATCGTTGACGGCTTTGGCCAGATTGCACATGGCCAACATGCGTCCCTCGAGTGTCTGAGCGATCATGACAGTCTTTCAAATGTTTCCGATGTTAAAGGCGGGGAGCATCGGTGTTCCCACAAAGCGTGTATTGTACAACGGATTGGACGCCTGGCAGTACCCTGACTGCGTTTCGGACAGGCTTCGAAGGTGCGACAGCTGATAGGTTGTTGCAGCTTGTTGGGAGTCTGCATCGATCAGAATCGACGATCGCACGACCAACCCGTAGACGTCCTGGGCCAATGCATCCTGGTTTTTGGACAAGAACAATTCCGATGAACCCATCAGTTTGATCGTCGAACCCGGAGCAATATCGAATCGCAGTCGGCTGGCAATCGTGCCGACACGACCGGCCAGGGCCCGTTGTACGTACATTGACTGGGCAAACCGGTTCAGATAGTTGAATTGCGTCTTAGCGAGGTCGACACCGGCTTGGGCCGCATTGTTGGCATTGGCTGGTTTCTGTGGATTCTCAGCGGCATTAACCACTGCTCCGACCTGTACGCCAGGTGGAGCACTGTTTCTAGCTGCAGACGGTTCAATCTCCTGGATCCATTCGGGGGCTTGCAGAAAGACAATCGCCCCATTTGCTGCGTCGGGTATATCCAGCGGTTGGAACAATCCGTTAAAGCTGACTTTGGTGATGTTAGCGTCCGTCGACGACCGGCCCCGGTTATTTGCCACCACAACAGCCTTGATCGGATAGTGCAACGCTGCCTGCATGTTCTCGGCAAAGTAGTCGTCGACAGCCAGTGTTCTCCACGGCGTCTGATTGCCCGTAAAACTCAAGCCGGGTGTAAGCGGCACGACCAGAGCCCGGTCGATCATTGGCACGACGTGCAGGTCGAAGTTCGGGCTGATCTCTCCAACAAGATGATCCCACAACGTCCCGGCGCCATAGACTTGATTGATCTGTTTCATGATCGAAGATCGGATAGCCCCGGCCACCGCCTCGTCACCAGACGGTGAACTGGTCTGCAGCGGGCTGCCCGGTTTCCCGAAGTTGTACGGAAACAGGGCCTTCCTGGTCTCTGCAGTCATGCCCAGGCCGCCTTCCATCCTAGCCAGAGCATTCTTAGCCAGATTATTCACGGCCGAGTTGGCTACCAGATTTGTTGAAAAATCCCCGCCGAAGTCCATTGGACGTGAGCCGGCGTACACGTAGAAGAAATCCTTGAGTGCTCCCCAGACGTCCTGTGTGAGCTGGGGCAGATCGAGCAGGTCAGGGCCCACGTCGCTGACCAGAAACGGCTGTGTCGCCGCATCCCCGGTACCGGGCGCCAATCGCGACAGGGGAAATGCTAGGTTAGCTGCTCCCGATGGATGTACGTACTGGCTCAACAGGCTTGTGTTAGCCAGATCAACCAACCAGTGAATCAGCTGGACAACCACGAAGATTCGTCCGTCGATCTTCTGATAATTGAACCCGACCAGCTTGCCGTCAAACAGCACCTGATACCCAAGATAGTTGGCCGCACTGGCATCTCCGCTGGTCTGGGCTATTGACGTGTTAGCTGCCGTCTTTTTGGTTGTCGATGTGGCTCCCGGCCACTGTGTGCCGGCCGCGTCATAATCGCCAGAAAATTTTCCGACGACCAACGCCTTCTGCATGGCTTTCAACTGGCCCGCTGTTGAATTGAACGGGTCCAGCTTGTCACCTGGCACAGGCTTTCCGACGGCCAATAGGCAAGTTGCTTGAGGCATTTCGTTAAGCGCAAAATAGCTGGCATGCTGAACCAGTCGATATTTCAGCACCTTGCCGCCGTCCAGGGTGACCCACAATTGGACATCGATGCCCCCGGTCAACGCCCATCGTTTACTAACTGCCACTGTTCACCCTGAGTAGTTCCAGCTGGTGCAAGTAGGCCAGCAAAAAGCCGATCATGCGATTGCTTGTCTCAGGCGCCAACTCCCACAAGTTACGGTAGGTGTTCCACGGCTCTTCCGACTGCGTCGTAAACACGGCAGCCAACGTCGACTGGCTCATGGACTGCAGGATATTGACCATGTCGCAGATCGAACGCTTAGGTGTTGCGGTAGTCGTAACATTCCATGTGTCACCGATCAGCCCGTAAAATTGGAAGGTGTACCCCGAGTCGCCCAGTGCGATCGGTTGAGACAAGTTACTTATGAAATTGTACGTGTTAAGCCACAGTTTGCTGTTTGGTTGTTTTGTCACGGCCACAGTCGCCATGCTAACACCCACACGCCCGGCGAATGAGCCGTACTGTCGGCCCATAATGCCAGGTGCGGCAGAACCGAGTTGGGTGATCGCCGCGACAGGCGAGGGCTCTATTGCGAACTGTGGTCCCAACTCTTGCGTCACAGTAACTGTCCACTGTGCTCGCATGATTCCGTCTGAGTCTGGCGGATCCTCTTGGCCCAGCACGTAAAGGGTTGAACTGGGTCGAGACGTCTGCATTCCGATCTGAGGCGAGTAGGTCGACGGCAGATAAAAAATCGGATCTGTGCTGTTCAAGTAGGTGACCCGCGGGTCGAATTGCAGAGCGTAGTTCGCATAACGCGAATCGTGAATCATCCCGAGCAGTTGGCGGGATCTGTAATTGAGCATGGTCCTGTCTGGGGTCGATCCGCACAGGGCTGCTCTGAC